TTATACCTATCTCACGCAATTCACTGAAACTTCTCATACTTATTACACAATACTCATCATTCATTATTAAACTACACAACAACGCAGCGCATACATGCACAGGTATCATTACATTTGAAGCAATCACTTTATTAGTAAGAAGAGTGTTTCGCTGTTGGCGAATAAGACGAAGACGTTTAACATGAGTTAATGTATTCGTTGATAATGGGGTTGACTGTCCAGTACTTCTTAGTATAGCAGAGTCAAACTCATAAATAGGAATATTATTATTAGTATCATTATCAGAATAAGTTATATAAAACCCTGTATTCCAGTACTGAAATCGAATTGATGCTTTGTAAAACATATAGATACCCTCTTCCAGCTCAGGGGTATCTTCATCGTTGTACAATCCGTCGCAGCAGACCTTAATATATTCTATAGGGTAAATTGTGTCATTAATTGCTTCATAAATATAACATCCTGCATTTTCAACATCTTTATTTAAAACTGCAAATATTGGTGGTAGCATAGGGGCCTATAAATATAAAAGATGTTAGAAATAGTCAATTTTTTCTGATGTAAAATACACCAGAAAAATTTGATTATTTCGTTAGATGCATAGAGTATGCACAATGGAGGAATTCACAATACACTGCGTCTTTGATTTGAAAAAGGGAGGAGGGGAGCTGAATGAAATAGGCTCTTTCTGTATAAGAAAGAATATACGATGCATAGTCCGCGGATTTAGTCATGCATATGAAGAAGATAAAGATGAAATCGTTAGACTTCCAGCATTTCATCTTTATTATAAAGATAATTATGAGCTGACCTTCTATCCTGGTGACTGCCCTGATGCAACCCTCTTAGCAATCAAAGAGGTTACTATGAAACATCCTAAACCAATACAACATGATAATAAAAAAATAAAGTAAAGATGATAGAAAGGGTCTAATACTGAATAAATACTTACCATAATGAAGGTCCAAGCGCTCCACTTTACAGATAAAATACCAGAAGAATACCAAGAGATTCACATAGAAGCATTTGGAACTCCTTTTGTTTTTCTACAAAAAGAAAAGTATCTATTACATCCTAATACAGGTACTCCTATTACTACTCTTATTGTTGAAGGACGAACAGATGAAGGGCAGCTGATTGGATTTTTTATTATTATAATACAAGATACTATTGGAAATATCTGGAGCATCTGTAAAACACGCAAGTATCCTATAAAACGATTCTTCCAGAAACTACTTGTGCATTTCCTCACACATATATTTCATATACCTCATCTAGTCATGCTCTCTTCTAGAGATTTAGTATATGAGATGAATGAAAAGGATAGACTCTTTTATTATACATCTATCGGTTTCAGAATCACACGTGATAGCGAGATAGAAGATTGCAATGGTACTGCACATAAGGTAGTTGAACATACTGGAGACTTTATAGATGTAAGTGGGGGTAGACTGCCTCTCAGTGCCATAAAAGGAAAAAATTTTGATTTAAGAATGCTTGCTTTTAGAGATGAGGTTCTTAGATTGCACTGATATCAATCTCCTCATCCTGGGCTGCGGACTTCTCATCCGCCTCGATAAAGAAGCCGCCTTGCTCTTCATCATCGCCCTCCTTCTGGCTACTATCCACAAGCCGAGGGTGAATGCGCTTAGCCTTCAGCATAATCTTCACGTTCTTGCTTGTGAGAATGCCCTTCAACTCATAGACGCGGCCAGACCTCACTACAATGACAACGTCATTGATACTGATGCGCGCCATGTTCTTATCGACTGCCTTCGCTGTCACCTCAATCAGCTCGTTCTCGTGCTCCTCGTGAGGAAGACAGATGCGAAACATACCGTCGCCAAGAGCCTTGATAGCCTTGCCAAAGATTGCCTTGTCGTCCTCAAGAGCATCCATCTCCACTCTGTTATTCTTCTTCTCCCTGCGCTCATCCGCCGCACGCTTGTTCTTCATGTTCTTCATGTTGACGCTCATTTTTGTCGTTGATTTGATACTTAGCTTGTGGCTAAGAATCGATTCAATTTTTATTCAAGCCCTTCGTCGCCTGAAATCATTGCAATAAGAGGCCACCCACCCATCTCTAACCATTTTGCAACATTATTAGGATGCCAAACAGCCATCGCAATCCCTTCCTTGAAGTCGCGCATCCGCAGCTTATGCTTCGCCTTCTCAACATCCTTATAAGGTTTTGCAAGAGATACAATTACCTTATCAGCAAAAGGTTCCATGGAGAAGTAGGATGCAATTATCTCATCTGAGAGAAGTAAATGGCTGCGCATCTGAGGCAGACTAAGAGCCTCCTTAACAAAGCGCTGGTGATTATCATGAATTCTGCCACGCCACTCTGGACCATCTAGCTGGAGAAGGCGCTTTTTAAAATAGACAGAGGAAATGCGAAAGATAGATACTGGAGAGGTTGCTGTATTTGCCAGAAGACGACCTAGACGGCTCTCCATACATGGCGTATAGTCAATCAGAGCTTGGTTGTTGTACATCTTGAAGTAGTTGTAGATGGTGTGGTGAAGAATCTTCTTGTTCCATGTCGGTAGAATCTTTCCTGTTCCGCACATCACAGTAAAGACATCAGTTAGTGAATTGTGCGGCAGGTTCCAGCTGCTCTGAGGAACAGACTCGAAGACAGCAACCTCGGGCTCTGTGAAAACAATCTTTTCGCTCTTGAGCGAGAACTCAATCACATGCTGGAGTCGACCGAATGTACCGTTTGGAGAGTAGTCAATGCCCTGGAGAAGATGGCGCGTATTCTCGAGATTGAGAAAGCGGTGCTTCCAGACGGTCTTATCATAGAAGTCTCGGTGCCTCAGGCATGTGTCAAAGTCTGGATGGCAACGGTTGCGACACGGCTTGAAGCTGCTGAGGCCAAAGGCTTGGCATGTGGTCTCCATTTTGCGCTGGCTAGGTGTAACAAAAAATAAATAAGATGTTTTTTCAATTTTATTTGCATGAAGGCTTATGCCTCACTTAGTCTTCGCGCCCTTGCGCTTCTCAGCTGCGATTTCAGCGAGGCGCACATGCTTGGATGAGCCGAGACGATTCGGATTCTGGCCCTTCTCCTTACGTCCCTTCTGCGACTGCTTCTTCGTCTGAGGCGGGTCCATTTGCTCTTGTTATAGTAGAGTGTATAGTAGGCTCTCCTCTGACGGTTGTATTCAATTTTTTTTAGTCATACTCCTCATCCTCTGGATTCATTACATGCCTATAGCGTGCCTCCATCGACGGTGCCTTTCCAAATAACTCATTAAGAAGCACAGGCAGCTCTGCAAAAGGGATTGCAGTATACTCATTTGGCTTATACCAAATAGCTTGCCCCTTAATATAAGTATTACGCTTCCACGTCATCGTGGCGGGTGACAGGATAAACTCATCCCATACGTAATTATACGCGATATTGAGAATGCGCTTAGGGCGAAGAGGAAGCGGCGGCGTCAGAACAAGAGTAACATCCTCTAGCGTGGCTGGCTTCTTGGCATTGCCAATGTAGAAACCAGGCTTGAGATGAGCCAGATATGACTCCTTGGCCAGCTCTGAAGAGACGAAGGATGGGAGGTGCTCACGTCCATTAAAGATACTAGGATACTCCATGTTCAAATACTTTGCCGTCTCCTCGCCCGTTGGGTCAAGGTCGCAGACGTATGTGAATACGTGCGAGAGGGCCATCTCTTCGCGCATACTTGCCCTCTCGGCAAGAACCTCCTCAGCGGTAATAAGGCGCGGCTTTCCTGCGGTCTCCATGAAGGTAGAGGGCTGCATTGCGAAAGAAGGAGGTTCGATAGGAAGAATGAAGGACATCGTGTAAAAAAATTTATTGGGTTTTTTATATTTCAATTTTTTTATTTAGTACGTCTTCAATACCCACCATAGTCAGGTGTGCGCGCGCGGTGAATCTTGCGCCGACTGGTCACCTTCTGCCAGCCATGGATGTCGTCGATGGTCAGCGGCTCACAGTGGGCGGTGAACTCGCCCCATGGGCTGGTGACGTAGTAGGCAGGGCTCGTCTTGCACTGCCACAGGGCCTTGATGTAGTCCTGCCGCAGCTGGTCCTGGTGCACGTCATGGTTGTAGTCGCCGCTGTAGGGGTAGCGGGCGGCGGCGAGGCGGTCGAAGCTAGAGATGGAAGACATTCTAGGAGGTTCTGGGATGGGTACTTATCCCTTGCCGCGAAAACACGTTCAATTTTTTACGAGGTGGCATCCTGCTCCTCCTGCTCACAGTGTGAGCAGAGATGCAGCTCATCATCTTCAAACTCCTCTCGCGTGATACCCCAGTCAATCTCTTCACCACATCCCATACAATAGAATGTGATAGATGAATCAGAGCTTGTATCGTCCTCGTCATCTGGAAGAACAGAGCCTTCCGTGTTTTCCTGATAACAATGGTCGCAGAGAGGCACAAAGATACTGGTGTCATCTGCAGGCTCTAGACGGCGACAGTTCCCGCGGTCATCGTCTGTGATTTCGTGAGTAGGGCGAAACTCGTCAATCTCCGCTTCGCCGAGACGAAAGCCGCAATCGTAGCAATAGAGCTCGCGCTTTACAGGAGGGGTAGAAGGCTCCATGGTGGTAAAAAATAAGGTGAGATTTTTATACATCAATTTTTTTTATTGTGGCGTGTTAAACGCCGACGCAGTAGAAGATAAAGTTGCTTTTGTAAGGGTCGGGGTCCTCGGACAGCTCCTTTGCAGCCCTGATGCTGCAGCCGTTTTTCTTCGCTAGGAGCTCTACCTGGTACTCACGATAAAGCTTTGTAATGCGGCGCATCTCATGCGACGCATGTACATGCTTCATCATAATACGCCTCCTTTCCTTCTGCATCTTGCTGGTACATTCCCTTGCATCCACATCAATGGTGGGACGAAGAGTAGACATGTTTGCTTTAGAAGGATGCTCTCTGCTTTGAGGAGCGTGTCTTTCAATTTTTTTTCTTAAAGCTTATTTCAACAGGCGGCGCCTCTTAGAATAAGTTTTTATATAGTAATTGTGAATATTTATGCTGCACCATCCGCCTGTAATCCAACTACAGTTGATGTAATTACTCCAATGTTTCTGGCAATCTCAAAGAGAGATGTGCCATCGCTTATAAAAGTAAATACAAAATTCGCTGCAGCAGCATTTGCAGCTATAGTTATAGCTCCCTCATCTGCGAAACCTGTAGTAAAACTTATTCCCTTTGAATTACTTGCAGCGACAGGTCCTGAATTGAAAATGATTACTACCGTTGTACCAGCAACAGGTACTGACGAAGTTGATATAGTAAATACTATGTTAGCAGTCATTGTTGTAGCGAGTGATAACTTAAAAATCTTTGCTGTTGAAGCATCAATAACTACAGACATAGTTGTCGCAGATGCCACCGGCGCAAGTGAGTTTGATACAAGAACATTTGAGCCTAAGTTATCCTTTACTCCACTCACAGGGTTTACACCGTCAATCTGGAAATTAGCCTTGCTTCCGTTGTATAGCTGAAACTTGTTTGAGTTCGGGTCGATAAAGCCGCTCAGACCCGAGTTAGCATCATAGACACCGACAAGTATCGTCTGGAGAGTTAGAGCGGATGATGTAACGCTGCCACCACTACCGTTGGCCTTCACAATCGTGCTAATAGGATTGGCATCCGGAGCAAGAGTGCGGCCATTCTCGCGAAGAACGCGATTGCCAGGGCAGTTCCCTGCCGTACCCACGCCAAGAGCATCGAGCGTAGTCAGGGTACCGACGGTCTGGAAAGCAGCGTTAACTGACGTCGTGTACTTAAAAATGTCGGTATGGAAAGTACCTGTTGTAATGAAAGAACGGCGCGGGACAACCGCGATACCACGGTTTATGGGGCAGATTAGAGCCATTATATTTATAGGTTAGTTTTTTTTACTCAAAGGGATTGCCAAGAGCCCGCATAGGCATAGCCTCAAAGCGCTCGCGCGCAGACTTAGGCGCATTCTTTCGCCACACGTACTTAACTGCAAAGACAGCAGTACTCGCATTATTGATATCCTTGTATCCAACACGCATGTGGGCCTGCCCATGCTCCTTCCCCACCTTCATATCGGCATGATTACCACCCAATTCAGCTGTCTTGCTGCCATTCTTAATCTCCATCAGCTCAGAGTAAGTAAGGCGGTGCTTTCCCTTCTTTGCTGTGCTATTGCAAATATAGAAGCCATCTTTGTCCTTCTTTGGGACTTTCGCGCCCTTCAGAAGGCCCTTGATAGACTCTAGGTCATCTGATGCAACCCATGTAGCCACATAATCAGCAACCTCATCGATATAGACCCTGTCATTTCCAGCAGCAACATCAATCTCAAGACGGCCAACGTCGCGCAAGTTAAAGTCGTAAACGAGGCGGCCAAGATTTACAGCAATATTCTCTTGCTTGCGGATAGTGCCCCACATTTTCGTGGTAGTGATGAGCGTAGATGGCGTATAGCCAGGGTAACTGCGGATGTTTCCAGCCATGCGACATGCGCACTGATAAGCATCCGCATCATCTGCAATAGGTGGAATAATACCAAAGTCAAAGAGGAACTTATCATTCTGGAAGGTGAGACCACGACCTAGACACATATGACCAGTCACAGCAAACGGGTACTGAGAAAGACCATTACTATGGTAAAGTTTTGCAACCAGCTTGCCAATCTCCTCAGGGTCTGTCTCATTCGCATACGCATCAAGACGCAGTACGAGACCATCAGGCTTCACAATGCACTTGCGCTGACCATTCAGAATAAGAACAGCATAGCCCTTTGTCTGAAGAAAGGTAGCAACCTCGTCGTGAGAAGCGACTCTTATATTGCCAGGAGCAAAGAGACGCATGCCAGGGACAGAGAGCCGTGCCTCATGCTTAGCAAAGACTGATGAGATATAGCCAACAGCAGTATCGGCCACTGTATCATCCTCAATGGGGATGCAATCAGCAACCTTGTGGTAACAGGCTGGATGCGTCTCAACAAGAGGGAGAGCGCGGATGCGGCCATACTTCTCAATGATGCTGTTGAATGTAGCGCTCACGAGAGTAACCTTATCGACCTTAATGAGGCGAGTCGCATCAACATCGGCGATAGACCACAGCTTGATAGACTCATCGGCTTCATCAATCCAGATGTTAATCTTACGCTGGAAGAGGGGCGTCTTGTCGAGCTCGCTGAGAAGCTTGAAGAGGTACTCGATGCGCTTCTTGTGAGCACAGCAGACCACCATCGATACGTTCTGGTTAAGCACCCTATAGGCCAGCTCAAAGACGCTAACGTTGTTCTTCTTAGTGCCAGAGGTCCAAGAGAAGCAGGAGCCCTCAATCTTGTCATCTGAAGGGCCCTCTTCGCTAAAGAGGTCGCCATCCATACGCGCGGTAGTCTGCTCAACAAGACTGCGGTTATTTGAGCAGATGACGATATTAACAGCGCCATTGCCACCAAATAGCTCGGATGACAGCTCATACTCCTTAATCTTCTCTTGCATCGTGCGCGTCTTGCCACTCTGGCCAGGACGCATGAGGCAGTCGACCTTGCTGTTAGAGGAACCCATTGTTGCTTTTGATGTATGCCTATACATGCTTGGCATATGGGTTCAATTTTGCACAAAAAAATAAAATAACTAAGAGATTTTGTGGTTTTCTTTACTCGTGAGCGCAGTAGGGGCAGACCTCGCGGTTCCGCACCTGCTTCTTAGCATACTGAGCCTCCTCTGCCCAGCCCCTCTCGCCAACCTCAGCTACCGCAGCCTTAACAACCACAGTCTGCCATACATAGGGGTTTGCCTTGCGCCATACATGCCAGCGTGCACAAGCCTCTTGCCTCTCGCGCGCAAGCTGCTGCTGCAGCGCCTTCTCAGCGTCGCGGGTCGCCTGTGCCGCGTCCATAGCGGCAGCCACAGCGGGGTCCTGGCGCGCATCGGAAACCCAGCTAGCAGCGTCATCCTTCCAGGACGGCCTCTTGGCGACAACAGGCGCCATAGCGGCGGCGAGGCGTGCCCTCTCAGCAGCGAACAGCTTATCCAGGAACTGCTTAGCAGCGGGGGTAGCCATTTTGTGGTTGTTTCAGAGTGTATTGCTTTGAAACATACTTTCTATGATAGGACGCTCCCATTCAATTTTTAATAGAAATTGAATGATAGGGCAGAAATTGACGCCACATAGAGGGTAAATAGGCGTAATTTGAATGGCCCATTCAATTTGCAAAAAAAATTGAATGGGCGTTTCGGCCAAGAGGTAATCATCTTTCAAAGCTAATAATACTCTGAAAGAACCCCAAAATGAGCTCTATCTCTCTGAACTCGCTCTTCCAGTCGCTCGAGGCGCAGGTTGGCAAGGAGGCGCTGCACGCTGCCTTTGCCGCCTACAGCTCTGACAGCCCCGCCGCCGCGCCTGCTGCCAAGCCCAAGCGCGTCGGCAAGCCGCTGACGGAGGAGCACAAGGCTAAGCTCGCTGCTGGCCGCGCGGCTGCGAAGGCTAAGAAGGAGGCTGCGAAGGCCTCTGGAGAGCCTGCCGCGGAGCCTGCTGCCGAGCCTGCTGCTGAGCCTGCGGAGGATGGCAACGAGAGCACCAGCTCTAGCCAGAAGAAGCGCGGCCCCAAGAAGCTCACCGAGATGAGCGCAGAGGAGCGCGCTGCCCACGACAAGAAGGTCGCGGAGCGCAAGGCCAAGAAGGCGGCAGGCACGGCAGAGAAGGCCGCTGTTGTGCCGCTGCCTGCCTCCTCTGACGAGGCTGAGAAGCCCGACCCCTCGGTCTTCGCCGAGTCTGTCATCAAGGGCACCAAGTACCTGCGGAACTTCCGCGGCGACCTGCTCACGACGGACTACGAGTGGGTCGGCCGCTACAATGGCAAGACCATCGACACGACCTTCGCCAAGCCTGCCGACCTTGAGGACGACGAGTAAATAACAAAAACCCACAAAAAACATAACAAAAACCCACAAAAACAAATACAAAATTTTTTTTGCGTAAAATTGAACACGTGATAGGCGGTATAGATAGCATGCATTCATCTCATACCAAGATGAATGCAATCAACAGCAACATGAACACTATCATGGAGAAGCTGCGCCTGCCTATGACGGCCGCACAGAAGGCCGACTGGCAGAAGCTGTTGGAGAAGCAGCTGGATGCTATCGACGCGTTCTACCGCCCTGTAGACAAGTGGGGCCGCAGTGCACAGCAGCAGAAGGAAGACGCTGAGAACCCCTGCCTCTGTCGCCACCCCACGAAGACTGACGCTGCAAGCCACAACTGCAGCACATGTGGCTTCTGGTTGCCACCTCTGTCAGTAGCTAAGTGCGGCAGCTGCGGCAACTTCGGCAAGTGCAGCATCTGGTGCGAGGATAACGAGGAGTACTGGGAGTCTCGGACGTGGCAGACGTGCCGAGACTGTGGAGTCTACGTCTGCGGTCTCAGCGACCACCAGAAGACGTGCGAGGACTTCATCTGGAACGAGACCCACTGCGACGAGTGCGGGAACATCCATGCGCACGTCTCACGTTCCACCCCTACTGAGGCTCGCTGCTGGTGCGCCTATGACCAGGATGACCTGAACAAGATGGACCTGGTGAACCGCCGCGGCTTCTAGAAAAAATTGAAATACATAGCCTTATTTATTTTTTCATCCTCTGACAAAATGGCATCTCCTCTTGACGCTTGGAAGGCTCTCGTGAAGTTCCATGAGGCACAGCTTGCTATGGCGAAGAGTAAGGTGCAGGAACTGGAGGCGGTAGACTCTGAAGAGGAGCTCACCGACTCTGAGATGAAGAAGCGCGTCATCGCCATTGAGACGCGTAAGGCCTATAAGCCCAGCTGGAAGAAGGCAGTAAACGATGGCCTCCTGCTGAATGTCCAAGGCATCCTTCACGACTGCTACAAGCCCTACCTTATTCGCAGGGATATGGGTGATGAGTTCGTAGAGGCTGCCAAGAAGAAGATGGGTAAGAAGAACAGCCTCCAGTGGCAGCTCTTCACCATGGAGGTCATCCAGCACCTGTGGAAGAAGGGCTCTTTCATTCGCGAGGAGGGTAGGTTTAATACCTACGAGGACACAGCAGATGGATGTGACGAGATTACATGGGACGCAGGTATTGAAGTCATTAAGGCCTCTTACGAAACACCAGCTTAAAATAATGACAGCATTCTAGACTAGAATGTCTACAAGTTTAACAGTATACTACCCACTAGAAGAAAAAGAAAAGATGTTCGATGAGACCTTCGCTGTAAATGTGCAGAGAGTACTTATGACAGCAATATTTATTTTCTTTGTATACCTCTTCAAGTGTCGCCGCGACTAATAAAATCACTAAAGAATAGAGCCCCATGGCTGTTTTCAATAACCCTACACATCCGCCCAAGTTCAAAGCAGGATACGGAACTGCAAAGAAAGCGCGGAATACTCTGAGACGTCTTCGTAGAGCAACTCGCAAAAAGGCACAGCAGGTCGCTAGAACCATGTATTACAGAGCAAAATATCATAAGTTCCAAACGCCTGGTATGAAAGATGCTATGAAGATTTATAGAGACTATTTGAAGCCCTATCCGCGCAAAAAAAATTGAACAAGGTGTTCATATGGAGATATGTATCCGTTCATAGCAATACTACTCTGAACAACATACAAGATGGCCACCATCGAGCAGCTGAAGACCACCATCGCCGACCTCAAGACGCAGCTGGCCACAGCTGAGACACAGCTGCAGGCGCTGCAGCCTGCTGCTAAGCAGGAGTTCTATGCTGTCGACGAGGAGGCCGTGCTAGCGCTGGCGGAGGACGCTTCTCCCTCCTACAAGAAGGCCTGGAGGAAGTTGGTCACCCAGATGGACCTCGTGGAGAACGTGCAGCGGATTCTGGAGGAGTGCCGCGACTACTTCCTCTATGACTGCGACAAGCCCTACGTCTTCACCGTCCACGCCAAGAGGGTGATGGGGCAGCCCAACAGCAAGGAGTGGGCTGACTTCACGCTGCAGGTCATCAAGCTTCTCAAGATTGATGGGGCCTTCGGTGATGAGACGAACTTGGACAACTTCGAGGACACGGCGGGTGGCTGTGACGAGGTGACGCAGGATGCCGCCATCGCTGTCATCGAGGCGGCCATGGCGGAGTGAAAGAATAAGCCAAAGCAAAAACACAAAACAAAACGGTATGGCGAATTGTATATAAAAAATTGAATAGTTTTTTATGTGAAAGAGAAACTACTCACAACAAGCAAAAATGGCCTTCTCTCGCAATGACATCCACAACAACAATGCTGTCTGCAAGGAGTACATCAAGCAGCTGAATACGGCTCTGCCCTGTTCCCTGGACCTGCTCATCCAGAAGGCGCACACACTCTCTCCTGAGATTGCTGCCTTCTGCAACGCAGCCACGACGCCCAAGCTGACCGCCAAGGACAAGGGAAAGACAGGCAAGCTCGTCGAGTTCTTCATCTTCGGCCGCCTGCCCAACAATGACAGCCATGCGGATACCTCCTTCGGTGACTGCAAGGCGACCCACCTGAAGAAGTGCAGCGGCGGCTACAACGCAAAGGAGCGCCTCACCCTCACCAACTGTGGTGCAACCAGCGACTATGCCAACCTCCAGCACATCATCGATGCCGTGACGCTAGACAAGTCGCGCTGCTATGGCAAGATTCAGACGGGTATCCTGACGGTTCTTCAGGAGGATGAGACTGTCGTCGCGCTCTTCCGCTACGACATCACCGAGCTGCCTGCCGAGTACCAGACTGTTATCGCCGCGGACTATGAAAAAATCCGCACGTGCGTGGCCGAGAAGGCTGTCTCTCAGAAGGGACAGACGTACCTGCACATCCACCCCCATGGTAGCAAGGGCTCCAGCACGCGTGCTTTCGGCTTCACCAACGGCTTCGTCACGCGGCTCATCTCTCACTACAGTGGAAAGCCTATGGTGACGAAGGGCCGCTCCACCTACATCAATATTTAGCAAGAATGCTCTCAGCCAACTTACAGTACTCTGCACTAATCTCAAAACCCAAATACTTCCTCTTATTTTTTTTGGCCATCTTCACAGTCGTGCCTGAACCACAGAAAGGGTCCAGCACAAGGTCGCCCTCGTTTGACCAAGAGAGAATATGGTCCTCCGCCAGCTTCTCAGGAAAGATGGCAGGATGCTCATGGCTCTCCTTATCCGATGAGTTGAATCCCTTCCCAACAGTATACTTCCAGATGTTGTTGCGAGGAGAGAACTCGGGTACAGGCTTGATGTCATCCGTCTGTTTCAGCTCGCCGTCAGGGCCCCTCTGCGTATTCTTCCCCCAGTTTGTGTGACCCGCCCACTTATTCGGCTTATCGCAAATCATGTGCCCTGTCTTCGGTGCACCCTTTGAGAGGACAAACATGTACTCGAAGATTTGCGTATACCTCTTTCCATCCCGCTTTGCAGGAAACGAAGAGGTATTCTTCTCATAAATCATCGTATCATGCAGCTTGAATCCTGCATCCATAAAGCCAAGAGCCTGTCTGAAGGATGTGCCTGTCTCTGACCCATTCTTTGTGGCATCACCAACGACCCAGACAACAATACCACCAGGCTTGGTCACACGATAGAGCTCAGCAGCAATCACCTTGAAGTCGTCATGGGTAAATGCGAAGCCGTTGTAATCGCGAATGTCATCATAGGGAGGGCTCGTGACTGTCAAGTCAACGCAGTTTGCTGGAAGTTCCTTTAGAGCAAGCTTGCAGTCCTTATTGATAATCTTATTCTCCATTGTGGTACATCCTATATCAGTATCTTTATCATCAAATTTGTACCGCGTCTAAAAAATAGAACTGCTATGTCTACTCACTACAGTAATGTATCCCTGGTATTATATATGGAGCCCGCGATATGAAATATTTCACCAACTACTATCCAATTCTTTGGTAGACGCTCCAGATATTGCTCTTAATCCTATCTTTGCGGAACAGTCTTACTTTACACGCAAAGTAACAGAAGGTCATGCTTTTACAGGAATTAGTATTAAGCTGTTTATGATTCTAAAAGCGCTTCGTCAACATAAGGGCGAGTACATTATCTGCTCTGACGCAGATTTAGTCATTCTTCAGAAGGACTTACTTTCAAGTTACTTAGATTCCTATAAGTCCGACATTACATGTATGAGAGATACAGATTCGCCAAATAGCGTATATAATATAGGATTTATGCTTATTAAGAGCAGCGATGAAACGATTGCCCTTTTCCAGAAGGTATATGAGAGAATACAGAAAGAAAATGGCCATGACCAAACCATTTTTAACGAGGAACTTGCATCGTTCACAGGCACCTGTGCATTTTTCTCACTGCCTGAAATTGTTCAGTCCAATATGAAAGTTAAAGACAGTACAATTTTATTTCAATGTCTTGTCTCTGAAGAAAATGGAGACATGGCTATGGTTGAAAAATTAATATCTATATCGAATTTTCAAGACATATCTTATTACAAGTATCTTCTTACAAAGCCTATACTTGTAAACTTAATGTATGTCATAAAAGCCACCGACCCAGAAAACTATATAGCCGCGTGGGACTTTGAGTGTGTAGATGAATATTTACTTCCCCCTGCCAATCAAAGCAGTCATAATGCGTAGACGAATCGTGCTCTCAGTAAACCAGTGAGGAATCGTGAAGAGTCTAGGAGGGGCCATCTCTTCTTGATTTCATAAAAAAAATTGATGTAAGATTGTGAAATAGAGATGTTACATAAAATGGAGACAACCTACTCATATTTCAAGCGGTCGCTGACCAAGGGTGACTACGATGAGTGCCTCGCTAAGCTGAAGGCTCTTGGTTATAATAATAGTGATGCCTACATGGCGTGGGCATGGACTATTCCTGGTATGTACGAGGGGGTGATTCAAGACTCTACTACACTGGCCATCTCTCACGAGGCTCTTGAGTTCTATCTCCAGCCGCTTGAGTTCTCCTCTACACTGGGTCTTCCAAGAGCCATTGGACAACCCGAGGTCGCGCAGCTTCGTGTTGCTGCTACAGCCTGGGTAAATGGCGGAATGAAGATGAATGATGCTACGCTTGCTGAGAATGTGAAGGAGGCCATCTTTAACAAGTCAGTGAACTTTGAGATTGCATGTCGTAGTCTGGTTTCACGGGTAGATGCGGAGTGGAAGAGAATTATGTGGGCAGATATTGCTGCCCGTGAGCACCTATCTACAGCTCCTGTCATTAAGCATCTTACAGATATTGTCAAGATGAAGGATTCATTGGTAAATCAAGGTATTAATGCAAAGATTTGCATTCATAATATGCTTACAGGTTGTGTAAATGAGCTATTTGAATGCCCCATTTGTTGTTAAGCCTTCCGTGTCTTCGTGCCACCCTTCTTCCAAACATAAATACCTTCGGTCCTCTGGCCCACATTTTTCTCACCGATTGAGCGGCCAGCTGATGCATTACTAGGATGACGACTTGCGACAGGTAGTTGTAGCCTCTTGTGAAGAGGGGGCATGTCCTTCTTTACTGCATCATACATCGCCTTCGGCATGTTCAGAGCCATGAATCCAGGTGATTTCAGGTTTTTCCAGGCATTTGCGACTACAGGACGGAAGAACTTCTCCAGGAATCCCTCTTCAGAGCCATACTGCGGCATCTTTTCATACTCCTCCAGCATGAAATAGGGAGGACTTGTGAAGACTAGGTCGTACTTGAACTTGGAGAAGTCTACTGTCTCGGAAGGCTGGAAAAATAGCTTCACGTCAGCATCAGGGTCAACCGTCTTCACCATCTGCTCATAGGCTGGGCGCATGTTCACATTCGCGTCAATTCCAATATAAGGAACACCATAAGCCATCGCTCCCAAGCAGCGACCACCCCATCCAGCACTGAAATCTAGAATGCCTATCTTAGGCTTGAAACGACAATAAAGACGCTTAGCCTCGGAGGGTCTGAACTGATTAATAGTTCCGTAGTATAGCTGAAATACACTATAGCGTTCCTTCAGCAGTTCATCCTCTGTAAGAGAGGAGGGGGGATTCTTCTTTATCTTCGTTATCTTCTCATTGAGATAGGCCACAAGGTCATCATCCTTCATCGCCTCATAGAAAGAAATATGACGCTTTGTCTTGGCCTTGATACGATGCTTGAGAAGAAAATAATCTAGACAGGGAAGACCGACGCGCGAATTCTTTCCAATGTCGGTGCATTCGAGTGCCTTCAAGTCTTCATAACTTTTTATAGCCTCTTCCTTTGTTACGGAGCGAAGTCTCTTCGCTATCTCCATCTACCGTGTGGTTTCATTTCTTTTCTTCTTCAGGTTCAGCGATTACAATTGCTTCGGGTATGAGTTCATCCACAGCAGGTGCAGCAGGTGCAAACGCGGCAGAAGCGGCGGGTGATGTCTTCGAGAAATCAATATAAATATCATCAGTTGGCATACGTGATGCAGGCTTTGCAGCCCTTAGAACTGCAGCACGTCTCTGTTCTAGAACAGTCGCGAAGTCAACCTCAGAGGCCTTGAATAAACTAGAGGCAGATGGTTTTGGCAGAAGAACAGGGACAGCCACAGCCGCAAGCTTCTCCTCTAACTCTTTCTTGGTCGCCTCAGCAGTTGAAGCAACTGCACTCGCAATCATGCGGTCCAGCTCGGGAATAATTTCCTGTTTCAGAGCCCTCTTCTTCTGGAGAAGCATGAGAGCAGCATCTGCCGTCATGTTCTTCAGCCTACTCTGCGAAGAATCAAATACACGTGTATGGTCAAGACCGTGGCAGATATCAGGGCGGCGGAGCTTCTTATTGTCCTTAAACTCAGTCTCAAAAGCGGCAATGATATCGTCGGGGATTGCAGGGCTCTGCTCAATCAGACGGTCAAGCTCGGCGCGGCAAATCTTCAGAAAATCTAAGCTGTCCATACGCTCATTCGGATTCAGTGCCAGCTCTACTGCAATTAGACGTTGAAACTTACCCCATGAGACGCCAGCAACACGATTCGACTCGCCAAGCTGTGCATAGCGTAAAAAATTATTGAGTGTTGTAAGAATTGCAGCAATTAGACTGACACCGCCAATACCAAAATTCATATACTTCTGTATCTGCTCATCGCCGTTCGCAAGACTGCTGATGCCAACGCTAGCTGTTCCTGTTAGCGTTGAGAGGATGATAACTGGAATTGTCATTCTCATATTTTTAGAAGTATACTGTTTCTCAGCCTTATCGTGCAGCCAACGATAGCATCCAGCAATATCTGACCAATCAGCCATCAGAGCATCTTGTTCCTTGCTCCAGCCATTCATGAAACGTTTTACTTTAGGAGGTTCAGCCGGCCTCTCTGTGGGGGGAGCCGATGCACTGGGAGAGGATGAGCCTGATGACATCTTTATTTTTTGTTAGAAATTATTAATACCGGACTACTTCTTGCGACTTAATGAAGCAACTGAGTAAATCTTCGCAGCTGCCTCCTCAGTCAGAACACGTGGGTCCACTGCGTCAGGAAGAGAGACAAACTTGACCTTCTCCTTTCCCTTCGCCTTCTTAAACATATAAACACCATAAGGGCCGCGGCGAAATTCATAGGGACCAAGAGTATGAAGAATACTCTGTCCTTTTGCCAGCAACTTTGCCTTTACTGTTTCTAGTGTATCTTCTGCAGTGAAAGGAAGCTTCGTATCACCCCACTGCACATAGACCCCATAAGGACCCTTCTTTTTCACAATCGGCTTATCATCTAGACTGCCCAAGACATCACTGTTCCCCTTCGCTTCACAGAATGCCGTCACTTGCTCCTGCGTAATCGACGCAAAGGAGACACCCTCTGGCCAGCCAAGAAACTTCGTTGTCTCTCCCTCCTTCTCAATCAAGAGAAGGGGGCCCTTCTTCGACTGAATTGCCTTGATTTCACCAAATATCTTCTCACCAGGCTTCATAGAGGGTGCCTTCTTAAGGTCTGTAAGTTTGTCCTTGTAAGAGGCCCATGTATCACGGCACAAGTTCTTCCAAGGCTCTGAACCCTGCGCTACTAAATCCAGGCGGTCCTCCATCCTCTTCGTAAAGCCATAGTCAAAGAGACCAGGGAATTCCTTAATACAGAAGTCGTGTACTGAAATACCAAGGTCAGTCGGTGTGAGCTTCTGCTTCTCTGCACCCACCTTCTTCTTCTGAATCTGTCGCGTAGGCGGCCACTGCTTTACCTTTTCAACATGATATGAGGTTACGCTCACCTCCACAGCGGCCTTATCCTCTTTCTTCGCATACTCCTTCTCTAGCACGGTCCCAACAAGAGAGGCAAAGGTACTCGGACGACCAATACCCTTTCGCTCCAACTCTCTTACAAGGGTCGCCTCCGTATAACGACCTGTCGCCTTCGTCTCATGAGGATTTGCTGCGAGAGAGGTCCAGTTCACAGTATCTCCTTCTTTCAGTTTTGTCGCAGCAGACCACGCCGCCGCATCCTCTGCTGTCTCAGTAGCATCCTCATCATCTAGAACAACCGCTGCAAGCCCAACCTTCTTCCATCCTGGAAAGACACTGCGCTTCCAGACAGCCTGCCAGTTAAACTCACCAGGGTCAGCCAGAGCCTTGAAGAGAACAATGTGCTCTTCTGATTTGGCAGGTGCCATAATGCTCTGAATAGCACGTTGCCAGATTAGCTTGTAGACACGCAGCTCAACACCTGTGAAGTTTCCATCAGGTACGAGAACTTCCATATGCGTTGGGCGGATTGCCTCGTGCGCCTCCTGCGCACCATCTACCTTCTTATACTTCTGTGATGCAGAGGCAATATACTCCTCGCCGTATGTCTTTGTCACATAGTCGCGCGCATCCTTTACTGCCTCTTCTGACATATAGGTTGAGTCTGTTCTCATATAGGTGATATGACCCTGTTCATAGAGAGTCTGTGCAGCCTTCATCGTCGTCTTTGGAGGAAAGGAGAAGAGAGCAGATGCCTCCTGCTGAAGCGTGCTGGTAATAAGAGGCTTAGGGGGACTTTCTGTGCGCGGCTGCGTCTTGGTAGCAAGAATAGTCCCTCTCGTATCATCGTGAAGATTCTCCAAGAAGTTCATGGCGTCCTCCTCAGCCTCAAGCTCATCTGCAAGTGATGCCTGGAACTGGAGAGTCTTGGCCGTCCAGTTCCCAGAAATGCGCCAGCTCATCTGGGCCTGAAAGCTCGTGATTTCGCGCTCCCTATCGACAAGAAGACGGAGCGCAGGAGTCTGACAGCGACCCGCTGAGAGGGCCGGACCCACGTGTTTCCATAGAAGAGGACTGATTGTGAAACCGACCATCATATCTAAAATGGCCCGTGACTGCTGGGCCTCAACACGATTCATATCAAGACGGCGAGGCTGGGCAACCGCCTTCGTAATAGCCTGTTTCGTGATTTCATGGAAGATTGCACGCGGGGTCTTCGCGATGTCTAGATTTAGAAGAACAGCAACACTGTAGGCGATGGCCTCGCCTTCGCGGTCATCGTCAGCAGCAAGATAGATAGTGCTAGCTCCCTTTGCGGCATCGCGGATTGCTGACATGGCCTTCCCTTTCTCCTTGATAAAGGTGTACCTAGCCTGGAAATCGCGATTAATGCCGATTGCGTCCAAATCCTCCTCTAGAGTACGAATATGACCCATCGTAGCTATGACTTTCCAGCCTGGGCCGAGAAAGCCTTGGATTTTCCCACATTTTGCGGGCGATTCGACTATGCAGAGAGAGTACATGCTTAGTAGAAAGCATTTTTGTTCATCAAATTTGAAGGTATCTTTTTAGAAAGCTATAATTCAAATGGCTGAGTGTCGTATTCTTAATGATGAAGAGTTAGAACAACAGTCTGTAGTGTTAGACAAATCAAATATGCGAGAGTGGAAGGTCACACCAACCAATTCTCGTCCGTTTGATAGAGGATTTATTAAGACATCTGCCTTTCCAAAGGCTTTTAAGAGTTATCATTTACATACTGTATCTTCTCTTAAATCACAGTCACTTGTGGAGAAGGTAAAGAATATGGTTGCTCCTCTTGATAAGGGTGAACAGGCAGCGGAATCTAAGGAATTATCTTAAATAATGCGATTTACAAGATGCGGTTTAGATTTCAGAACCAAAAATACTACAATCATCATCACGATATAGATTGTTAACTCTATCATTTTTGATTTAGCCGAAAAATATTCTACCGCGATTAATGTAATTCCCCAGAGAGCTATCCACCAAAGATTTAAAAATGTTATGGTGAAAAACTCCTCCATTATATTCTATAGGTCTAAATTTTTTCAGAGTTACCGTGATAACTCAAATAGTCGTTGGACATTAATTCTAAGAAAGCCATATCTTTCTTAGAATTAAGTCACGACGTTATAGAATATTCCTTTAAACCATTTAGTATGCTTAGAACCCTTGTTCTTTTTGCAGGTCTACTTGCCACAAAGGCACAGACAAACTTTTGTAATGATTTAGCACAGATAAAAGCAATTTCAAGTGGTGCATGCCCAACTGGTGATATAACACCCGATTGCGGATATATCCAAGGCAGCATTTATCCACTTTGCGGAAATGCACAACTGCCTCTGAGTACAGGTATAAATGGAGTGGGCTGCGCGGTTGTATCTGTATCTTATGGCTGTGCTTTTATTACAACTTCTATTGCAACAGACTTCACATTCTGCTGCTCACCCTTTATGCCAACTCCGACGCCTACATCCTCTGCAAGCGCAAGTGCCTCTGCTACTGCGAGTTCAATAATGTCGTTTCCCACACAGTCTTCAATAATACCTATAGTCGGCTCTCTGTCTGCAACATCTTCAGCTACACCGTTTGTTAGTATTTCAATTATACCACCCACAAGCGCAGCATCTACAACACCAAGCCCTTCATTCACAAGCTCTCCATCTGTAACATCTTCTATAACACCTTCTGCTACATCAACTCCGTCACCTACGAGTTCGCCATCTGTTACTGCCTCTGTTACACCTTCTATAACACCCTCTGCTACATCAACTCCATCACCTACGAGTTCACCATCTGTGTCGGCAAACTGGGCCTCACCGCCACCTCTCCCCCCACTTGTTAACATAAGTTTCAGCCAAGTTAACCAATTTATTAACGAAATTTCAAATTACCAACCTGATACTATTCAAGGTGTACTTTTACAGGTTGCATCTGCTGCTATAACAAATGGTAGTTTTGCAATTACAACAACCTCGTTTAATATGACATTACAAGCACTTCCTCCGAATATAACACATACACTCTCGCAAGGAGATATACAGGTCGTGATACCGCCTCTCCCTGGTGTAGATGGGGCAGCATCACTCATTCAGTGGAAGACGAACCCTTATCACGATTCAAGTGACGTAGTACCTGATTCTTCAGTTATTTCTATTTCAGTTATGAATACGAATGGTACTAAAGTACCTGTCAAAGGTCTTGCGAACCCTATCTCCTTCAATCTCCCTCTGACAATAAAGCCGAATGACCCTAGGTTTCTTCCACCCCCACTCTACCTCGTACTGTGCGCCGCCAATCAAATCATGATTCATCAAGGGTCAGGTTTTACTCCTTTCAATGGAGCAAATCTTACGAAGAATGGAACCTGGGCTGTTCCATGTCTCCTGAATAGTTGGCAACGCGTAGACTGCACAGCTCCTATACAGGAATATCAATGTCCAGCACCAGTAATTACATATGAGTGCCTTTACTGGAATACAAATAAGTCAATGTGGTCTGGAGATGGATGTACAGCGAAACTTGGTAGTCAATCATCCATTACATGTGCATGCACACACTTAACCGATTTTAGTTCACGAATTAATGCGGTTGTAACAAGTAATATTAATATATTTGCAAATGCTCATAATGTCTATTCTGAGAGTGGTCTAGCAAAATATGCAGAGTGGTATGGTCTATTTGGTGGACTAGGCGCAGGATGCATTGGTTTATGCTTAGTTGTATTATATATTGATATACGTTCAAGAAGACGCTATATCCACTCTCTTTTCCGCAATGAAGAGATTATAAAGATTATGAAAGATATACCCAGGGTACCAATATCAGCATATGATGCGACTGGAACTTTACAAAATATGAAAACAAAGAAGAGGGTAGTGGAGGAGCCTCAGACGTTGAATATTTTCCATCGTATTCTTCAACAACATCCCTTCTTCCACTTTATATTCCGTTATGACCCGCGACTAAGCCGTGTATTACGTCTTATGTTTATCTGTGTAGTTCAGTTTCACTCACTTTTTATAACAGCGCTGTTATATGGATTTACTTATGGAAATAAGGATGAAATGGCCTGGTATGATACAGCCATTCTTGCTGCAATCACAACAGCCCTCAACTTACCTGTTGTAAATATCTTAGTATGGGTATTCAATAGAATAGGCACTATCGAATTCCAAACGCAATTTCCTATCTTATATAATGAATATCTGCGCCGTTCTGCATTTGAACAGATGGCACTTGTTTATCTACATAAATTAGGTGACAAAGAAAACATAGGTAGCCTGGTCTTCAAAGCGCCGCCTGTCATAGTTTCAGATAAATATCTGAAAGAGAATGATGAACTCAATGAGTTAGATGCGAAAGAACTTCTGAGGAAAATGGCTGGAGAAATTGAGCGGCGGTATCAAAGCACGCCTGATTATGGAGCATTCTGGAATATCTTTCCAACACATTCATGGGAGGCAAATCTATCTCTTACTGCACTTCTTGGATGGCTCGGATGGTGCCTGAATTACCTTCTTCTCTTCGCATCGGCGAATAATGTAAACGTTGGTCAAGAAGTAATGACGAGCTGGGCGGCATCTGAAATCACAAATATATTTGTTATACAACCCTTTACAATTGGTCTCACTGTTGCCTTCTATATCGCAATGAATCGCTATAATAAATACATACCCTCTTGTATTAAGAAAAATAAGACTATTCGTTCAATCCCCTCTCTTTTCTATTTCAGCAATCCTTGGAATAATCTTTCCCATTCCACGCTGACCTCAGAGTTTGCATATATAATCTTTGTTAAATGCGGAGCATTCGCATCCCACGCAGAAGAACTTGCCTATGCACCGCTTGATGCAATCGCGAATGAGGTTGGGGATGAAAAAACCAAAACAGAAGAGGCGCGCGTGAAGGAGCTCTATGAGGCAATGAAGAAGGCTTATGAAGAGCTAAATGAGTAAAGCAAGGAGCTTAACGAGTAAACTCTTCTTAGTAGAAAGATGATAACCGTTCGTCTACAAGGTGGGCTCGGTAATCAACTGTTTCAATATGCAGCTGGACTTGCTGTTAAAAAAATAACAGGTGCCAGTTTATACTTTATAATGTTTGAAGAAAACGTCCATAACAAGCTGGGGCATGATTATACTGAACTCTTTGAAGGACAGTGCCACGCGAGTGTCCCTGAAACGGTTGAAGTTGTCTACAATCAATACAGCTCATTTGAACCATGGGAGCCCTCAGTTTATAGAGGAGAGAGTGTATTTTTAAATGGATATTTTCAGTACTTACCTGCTCTTTTAGATGTAATACCCGATATGCGTGTATCTTTTATAGGTCTTTTACGTAAAAAGTTTGGTAGTAGAGGACCAATGCCTGAAACTGGATTTGTTCATGTTCGTCGCGGAGATTATCTACTGAATCCAACCTACCACTGGGTCCAGCCTGTTTCCTATTATCAAGAAGGGATGCGGCTTATCAATGCAAAAAACTGGATTATTCTCTCAGATGATGTGGAATGGTGTCAACAACAGGCCTGTTTCAAAGGAGCTCAGATTCTTACAGAGCCAGATGAACTAAAGGCAATGGAACTCATGGCTAGCTGCGGAAGCGGTGCAGTCATCTCCAATAGCTCCTTCAGCTGGTGGGGTGCGATGCTAGGTGGGACAGAAAGGGTTGTATATCCTGAACTCTGGTCTGAACTACACAAACCTACGCTATTTCCTTCATCATGGCTTGAGCTATCCTCTTCATCGTGAGAGTGACCACCACCACCTCCTGCGCCTGAGAATCCAGGGCGAAGAGGCTCGGTGAGGTCAGGGCACTTTTGCATGGTATGACCCTCTTCCTTACAGAGAGAGCAACGCGTGTACATGCAATGTATGTAGTCGTGTTGTTACTCAATTTTAAAGCGGAGATTTATTTTATTTAAAAACGAATCTCCACGGTAGATGGATGCTAAGAAACTTATCCTAGTGTGGGATATGGACCAAACACTTATAGGAAATAATGTAGATAGTGAAAAACTTATCTTTAATGATGCTGCACTCCATATTTTATCAAAGGCTATTGAAAAGAAGTGTATCATTTTTCTTCTTACAAATAATCCTGCTGATGAATATATTCAGAAGTTTCATATTGCATTGAGTCTTAAGCTAAAAGTAAGTTATGTCTTTGATGGGATGATGACAGCAACTGACTCAGACCGTGTACTAGATGCTGGGGGTGTTCCCATTAAGCATCTCCAAGACATTAAAATTCTAATGGACAGAAGTGAAAATTCTTATGATGAAACTTTAGCGTCACGTGTTTATTTTTTCGATGACATACCAAATCACGTATTGGCAACAGAACTTCCAGAAGGTCATTATATTGTAATCAAGCCCCCTTTCCGTCCATCTCAACCAGATGAGACTGATTATTCATCAATCCGCCTCGCCCTAGGAATGTCTGGCGGCTCAAAAAAAAAACGAAAGCTGAGCAAAAAATGCAAGCGCTCAAGAAAATTTACGCGGTTAACTCAAAAAAATTAAATTTAATCTACTATTATGGTTGAAGTTGTTATTGCAAAATACAAAGAAGATACGGCATGGACACAGGGTCTGAAACATCCTTATATTATTTATGATAAATCTGATAGCCCTCTTTACTATTCTGTAAGACTGCCAAACATAGGAAGAGAAGCTCATACATTTTTATATCATATTGTAACAAACTATCATAAACTCGCTGACGTTACTGTTTTTCTACAGGGAAAACCAGATGACCATGTTACGTTTGGTATAGAGGAATGTGTTTCAAAAATAAATGAAATGACGGGCAATGAAGAGTTTATGTCATTCTTCAAAGAATTACAGCATGACTTAGACTTTGAACATTATCGTTTTATAGATAGAACAAAAATCTTTAAAAACTCTATTATTATCTATAGTGATGATTATGTATATTTCAATTATTTACCATTAGAACATCTAATCACATTCGGTAAAATATGCGTACCTTCATTTGCGGCAGGTGCGCAATACATTGTTCCAAAGCGTAATATATTAGCAAGACCCCTTGAGTTTTGGAAAAAACTGCTTGAATTTTCTAAGACAACTAGATATTTGGATAATGACTATAGACGATTAGATGCATGGGCATTTGAAAGAATATGGATTCTTTTGTATACTCATATTGAAATTAATCTAGATTTTTCTCCTATTGTTGCAGATGTTGAAATCGTCGTAGCAAGAAAGAATAATGAGGAATTAGAATTTATAAAAGATATTCAGCATTTACATATTGATTATACTACACCGCTGATTGGTAAAGAATTAACTGTATATCTACAACATATAGTTGATAAGTATGAGCGGCTAGCCGATGTTACTGTGTTTGTAAGACAACCAGAAGATGATGATACAGAATTTTCGCATCGTATAAATACTATTAATAAAAATACAACTCTAATGCCATTTCTTCCAACCCTATCAACAGATATAAGTGATAGAGACATTGAAATCCTAAAATCCTACAGTATTAATATAGATAAGACAATACCCTATTTTAGCGGTAGACAATACATTATTCCAAGATATGTTATACGTAAACAACCCATAGAATTTTGGAAAACTCTATTAAATTTATCTAAAGAACCTAAGATTTCAGAGATGAATTTAATGGAAAAGATATGGTTTATCTTCTTTATTTGATAAAATTGAACTCGGTTCGTGGTCGATTACGACTAAAATGAATCTGTTCATCCTCTCTGCAAATCCCGTGGAGGCGGCGCAAGCCCACGCCGACACTCATGTGGTGAAAATGATTTTAGAGGCGTGTCAAATGCTTTATTCGGCGCATTGGACAGCCGCATATCCATCCCTTTTGGATAATAAATCAGTCATGGCTGTCAGCAAAGCACAAAAAGCCCTTCCACTTCCTCCTTCTATACTAGATGCTCCAAGTCGCAAGAATTCTAGCGAACGTGGTTATCGCCCAGTCCATCTCCACCACCCATGCACAAAGTGGATACGAGCAAGCAGCGGTAATTATGAATTCGCATGTCAGCTCGCTATTGCAATTGGGGACGAGTACAAGTATCGCTACGGGAAGGAGCATTCATGTGCAGAACATGTTAAGTGGCTGCAGAAAAACAGACCTGTATTGCCAAGTGGACCGCTCCAACCCTTCGCAATTGCGATGAATGATGCATATAAGATTAGCGATGATGCCATTGAATGTTATCGTCACTACTATGAGACTTCAAAGGAAGAGAGAAATCTCTTACACTATACGCGCAGGGAGAGGCCTGCCTTTCTCTCACTTGGTACTAACGGTCCGTTAATTTGAGCCTCTAAAATAGGGGGCATGGTGCTAGAAAAACATAAAAAATATAAAGATAAATACGGTTCCAATGAACTCTTCTGGGGTATCGGTATTGAACTTGAGACATATTTTCAATTTGAGAAAGTACTTCATGTTGCCAGACCTATTCTCAAGTCGGCTCACAAAGCAGAACGATATAGTGTAGATTATTACAAAAACTATAAGTTTACTGCTTTTCATAATATGTTTTCTGAACCATTTTATACAGTTCCCTATTTTATAAACAGTCATAGCTTGACAAAAGTAGACAGATTCGGTATTCATGCGACAACCTATGAGAAAGTGCCGAAACCGAATAAAAAGTTCTCTGGAAAAACACTCTTTGATGAACTGAAAGATTTTTCTGATATAATTAAGAATGATTATGAAATAAAATATATATTTGACGGGGATTCAATTGAATTCATGACGCTGGATTTTTATAAGGCTAGACTGCCAAAAGTGATTGAAGAGCTTGTGACCTATAAGAAGATATTCTTGGATGAACTGAATCGTTTCTTACGAGAGAAACGTCTGTTTAGAGACAAAGGATTCCTCGTCTATCCTCCGCGCAATCCAGGCTTTGCAATGATGTATAGCAATCCTGGTAATATTGTAATGTTTAATAATGGAACTTATCATATTAATATAACAATACCATCTCTACTTGGCGCAGATTCGGTGCTAGTAAATCCAGACTTATTTAGAGAAGAACATAGGCTTTGCATTAAACTTATACAGTGGATTGAGCCTTTTTTAATAGGAGTCTATGGAACGGCAGACCCCTTCTCTTCCGTTTCACCCTTCTTTTCAAAGGGCTCTCAGAGATGCTCCATATCAAGATATATTGGAATTGGAACCTATGATGTTGATAAAATGGAAGAAGGGAAAATAATGACGCGCGATGTGAAGGAAATAATAGGTAGTTCTCTGGATTACTGGTGGTACAAAGTATATCATGCTAAAAGTGCTTATCAAGCGCTTGACCAAATTGGGATGGACATTAATTACAGAAAACACTATAATCATGGTATTGAACTTCGGATTTTTGACTGGTTTCCAGAGGCTCAGTTAAAAACACTGGTTACATTCTTAATTCATCTGTGTGATTTAGCATTGCAGAGGACTGAACCTGGCATCGCCGCACTCTCCAAAACCTGGAATTTGTTTATTATAGGCGTTTTGAAAGAGGGTGGTGCATTTCAATTAACAGATGAAATTGCCGCTATCTATGAGCGTGTCCTTGGAATACCTATGCTCGGGAAGAAATTATGTGTGACTGAGGCCTTTGAATATATATTCAAAGAACTCAAGCGCAAAAAGAAAGGTCGTTGTGCTACTTATATGCTCTAATTACGGCGACGCGTAGCCTTCTTGGCCTTCTTAGACTTCTTAGACTTGCGACGACCGCCTTCCTTCGGCTTTGTCATCATGCTAGATAGTGTATTCATCATACTCGGCGTCGCGCCCTTGTTAGCATTTGCGGTTCTGTTAGCATTTGCGGTTCTAGGGGCTGCAGTATTAAAGTTCTCAACCTCCTCAAGTGTTAACGTACCTGCATTGCCTAGAGACGTCTTCGCAAGAGAAGATGTGTTGTTGCGCGGCGTTGAGAACATAGGCTTCGGGGAGGTCATGGATTCCATTGATGCCATTGATGCCATTGGTGCCAGTGATGCAGTAGGTGCCAGTGATGCCAGTGATGCAGTAGGTGCCAGTGACGCAGCAGGTACGGCAACTAAAGATGAGGTATTCCACTTGTAGGTGATATTGTTCTCATTCACATCGTAGTCCTTCTTCACATGCTCCATGGCCGTAGCCACTGAATCCTTCATGATGCCGAGCTCACGCTTCTTGTCCTCATCGACATATGCATCAATCTTCTCCTGGATAGCCATCATAAGGTGATTCATGCCACTTACAACCTTGCTGGCATACATGCGCTGTAAGTACTCATCCTTCATGGACGCAAGGTTGCCTACAGAGGACTTCTCCTCCTTGTACCAGTTCTTAAGGTCGGGCATAGGAACATTATAACGGTGGGCCATTCTAATAAGGCCTAAGGTTCTTTTTTTCTATTTACTAGAATATGTTCAAGTTACTTACTCTTTTTTTCGTACTATTCAAGAACGAAAGCACATCACGGGAGGTTGCGTTTCCTCTAGAGTATGCACCTTCATTTGAAGAGTGGTCTGCAAAGTATGGAAAAAGCTATGCACCTACTGAACGTGATTACCGCAATTCAATCTACGATGCAAATATACGCAATGCTATTTACCAAACGAATTCTGCATTAACCGTAAACCAGTTTACAGACCTCACCGAAGATGAACTTTCCTTAGTATATCAAAAGTCACAGCGCTCTAAGAAGAGCCTACGCGGGTATAACAGTTCCGGAACTAACTAATTGCTCAACTGCTTAAAAATAAAAAAAGATGGGCTACCCCATGTTATCATGTTGTCTCTTGCAAATTTATTAATCCAATAGCGTCTGCATTCTTTTATCATGTTTCTTTCTTCTTCGGTATAATACGAAAGAAACAGCCTGGAAAAATCATATATTTCGTGCAACATTTTTGGGTATATTTCTTCAAGATAGGCTGGTGTTATCTCAGAATAGTCCTTCGTATACAGAATAGGACATCCTGCGAACTTCTCCCGCATTAATGGATTATCCTCGCAGATAGGTATACAACCCGCCATTAAAGCTTCATATGTCCTATGTGTATCTATACCAGCACCTTCAGGAGATATTACAAATTTATAACTCGGAAGTCCTCTAAAATAATCTTCTGCTCCAAGAATTACATTTACAATGCCATTTTTAGAAAGAGTATCTATAAATACTTCGCGCTTTGGTGCTGTGACTGAAAGTGCGCATAAAACTGTAGTATTATGGTTGCCCATCTGTAGTGCTTCAAGTTCTAAGAAAAATAAACCATATTGATACCCCATTCCAATTGGAAAAGGTTGCCATGTATCTCTATGGTCTGTGACAGATGCGCATGCAATAATACTTTCTGGGCTTTTTAAAATGGTTTGCCATCCATCCAGTGTAATTATAGTATCGCAGTGACCTATTATTGGAGGAGCTGATGAGTCAAGTATATATGTAAATGTATTATGAGAATTGAGCATAAATTTATTATTCATCTACTCTGCCGTTAAATGCTAATTTTAATAATAAATCGCAACGGTCTAAATTGCTTTCATGAGTTAGACTAGATGGAGAGCACAAAACGCCCTGGTGGCGATATAACAACATTGTTGGACCTCACAAACAGAGATAAACAAGATAATGACTTATTCCCTCTTAACACTGACGAAACATGGTTTACACGTAATCCTGAACGTCGTCTCATTCCGACAGTTCCACTCGTAGCTGACTTTCCTTTTCGTGGACCTGCAAACTTCGGCCAGCGATTCACATTTGATATTGGCTCCGTTCCTTCTGGAGATATGCTTGCTGCCTGCGCCGTGCAAATACGTCTAGACCATTGGCTAGATGCGACGACGAGACTTTACGTTCAGAGTGGTCGCTATACATATACTGACCCTAAAGCTGCATGGTTTTATGCAAATTCACTCGGTTCTAGCATTATAGAGAAGGCAGAACTGGAAATAGATGGAAAAACAATAGAAGAACTGGATGGCGATTTTATCAATATATTTGCAACACTCTTCCATGATTTGAACAGTCAGTTCGGTGTAGCGACGGACCACTTTGGTCGTGTATCCATCCCTAGTTTACTTAGCTGGAATCCTAGCCGCATTTATCCTACAGAAGATGGAATTCTTCACTGCATTCTCCCCTTCTTCTTTATGCGAACACGCTTGCGAGATTCTCTTCCAATGATTGCTATTAAAGAAGGGTCGGTACGTATTCATATTACACTACGACCTTTTCTAGAGTGTATTCGTTCAGCCCGCGGCGTTCGTGATGCTTCGTTCCCTACATCACTTATGTTTCGTGATAACAGTTTTCCTTATGAGAAGTTTGTCACTGTCAATACAAATATTCCTGGACTGACCGATGTGCGTCTACTCACTTTCGGTTCACTCTTAGATGGTAAACTCCGTGAAACAATGCTTCGTCAGCCCTTTGAGATTTTGCACAGAGAACTGCAGACCTTTACATTTTCTGAGCCACTCAAATACACGGTTGCCAAGACAGGAGGTGACACAATTCGTATCTCACTACCACTTGAAGCAAATCATCCTCTTGAAGAGATTCTGTGGATGGTTCGTCGCAAAGATGTCGCTGGAAATAATGAATGGACAAATTATGGGAGTGTGCTAGAAAAAGACTATCATCCTGTGTTTAATACACCACAACCTCTTCTAGTGAATGCGGCGCTGCAAGTGAATGGTATTTTCTTGTGTGAAGCTGGCGAAGAATATTATAGAGACTTAATTTCTCGCACACATCGCGGTGGAATTATGTCATACAACAAGTTCATCTATGGCTTCCCATTTGCTCGTAACCCTGGAATGCATCAACCTAGCGGCACACTCAATGCAAGCCGTGTTCAGAATTTACGGCTTATACTTGAAATCAATGGAAAAGGCGGCATAGAATGGGAAGTCAAAGTATTCTGCATTGGGCTCAATTGGCTGCGCTTTGAGAATGGTATTGCGAACTCAGTATTTGAAGACTAAATGCAATCAAGCCTTAAAGATACTCTAAGTAACAAGAAGAGATGGTGGCCGCACTTCTTCGGTCTCTAAATACTGGCATTCAAGATAACAGACTCTTGCCGCCTCAGAGCTCTCCACAAATACGAATGTTCTTAAAAGCATTTATACGCTGTGGACGATTTACCACACAATTTAGTCGCATAGATTTTGATACAAGGCCTGCTCTAGGCACATCCTGTACACTAACAATACCACGCAAGGGCCATCTTTTGTCACGATTATATTTGGTAACAACAATGCCTGATATTGCCACGCCACAGACTAGAGCAAAGGCTGCATGTGATGCATCAGGATTCACCTTTGCTGGGCCCACCTATGGATGGACGAACTCGGTTGGTCATGCACTCTTATCGCAGGCAACAATTGATATCGGTGGCTCAAGATGTGAGCGCCTTGATGGGCAACTTCTAGAGGTGATGGATGAGTTCTACACGCCTTTAGAGAAGACAACACTCATGAACACGGTGCTTCCGCGACTAGATAATGGATTCACTCCTGGCTCATTTGGTGCTAAAACGCAGACAACTGCAGTGACGCCGCTCCCCTTCTGGTTTTCATCAGGGGACAGTGGGGCCTTCCTGCCAATTGATGCAATCCAGGCAGATTCAGTTGTACTGACAGTGACCTTCAATCCAGTCACGAGCCTCTATGTTTGCAGTGCGCAACAGAAGCCATCTAATCCCACAACAAATGTGGCGGGGGACGCATACTTTCCCTTAGCAGGCGCCCCCTTTTATTATGGCGGTGGACCCCCAGTCTATGGTCTAGGTGGAGACCCTACTGTGGCTGTAGCTGCAACCGTTCTACCTGGATATAAGATGCCTACTGTATACCCATTGGGTGAAACCTATATAATGGCTGAGTACATATATCTCGATAAGCCTGAGGCAAATCGTTTCCGTATCGCAGATATACAGATTCCTATCCCTCAGCATTATCCATTCGACCCTCTTGATACGCAGACACTGCCGCGCGTAAAGTTTCCACTGAAGGTGCCAAATCCTACACGCAATCTGTTCTTCTACCTGCAAAGATGGGATGCAGTTCGCTATAATGCGCCCTTCCTGGCAACACGCGACATTTCAGGTGGCTCTGTTGCTGCACCTTGGTGGCCAGATGCGGTAGGTCTCAATGTATATGGCGCAGGTGATTATAGTTCTGGATTCAGTACACGCGAATCAGAACCAATTAATTCAGTGGCTCTCATGTATGAAGGAAAGCTTATGCGCTATTGGACAGACGCACCCTCTCTCTTCCGCTCTCTCCTACCGTCAATAGATATGAGAAAGAGCCCATGGGTGAATCGCTACTACTATATGATGCCGTTCGGTCTCCATGGGTTTATGCCTGCATCCTTGCAAACTGGAGAGGCGAATTTAGATAAATTATTATCTATTGACCTGCTGATGGACTTACATCCTAACAGAGGGTCAATTAATCCTAACGATGTTCCGCGTTATCTTGTACATGTATGGGCAGAAACGTATAATATCCTACGCGTGTATGGTGGTCGCGCTGGGTTACTCTTTGCATACTAAAGGTGTCATCATTGAGTAAGATGCATTTATCCGCCCTTTTCTTAGATATGAGGGGTCCAACTCACATATTTTTTCACTGCTCGTATTAGAAGTCATAATCAGAATAACATTCTTAAAAAAGAACATATCATCCATAAATGTATTATATGTGCTTTTATTGTAAATAGATGTTTGGACTTCCTTGTGACGAGTAACATTGTTTGCATGAATCTGTTCAATCAATATATCTACTTCTTCAATTACAAGAACAAGAGGTATTTCTGATACATCCGCCACCTGCGCTAGACGATTAAGATTTTCTCCTGGACTTGTTGGATTAAATGTGTGGCAAAAGGATGCACTTATCTCCTTTGCAACAAGAAAACCAACTGTACTTTTTCCTGCACCTGATACACCATGAAGAAAAATGGTGGCTCTGCCCTTTTCATTGAAGAGAGATACAATCTTCGAGACAATCTCAGCCTGTTCACCTTGCGGCTTCAAATTAGTCACATTTAGGTCTCTACTACTATAAAATGTATCGGTATATGAACCACTCGTACTATAAGTTTTAACAGTCTTCTTTTCAGTAATAACTGTCTCTCCCTTTTCAATTGTGAATGTACTCTCGTCATTCTTTATAAGTGAGTTAAATACATCTGGCCGCGTTAGGATACTAATCTTACTGTTCATATCATATTTGTTACCAGCCGTGTAATAACCAATACAGTTTAATCCTATGAAGACACCAGAGGGTGTAATTTTACCATATTGATAGGATGTTGCGCTTGAAAGTGTAGTGTTTCCAAGAATCTTAAATGCATTTCGCACCTTCTCTTCATCGTTTTGTATTATATAATATCCTAACCCAACAAAACGAAGAAGTATAAAAAGTGGTTCACCTAGAAATGTTATAAACCATAATATACTGCTAACTATACTTAGCATTCTTATTCTTATTCTATATTGGTCAATAAAGTTTAGACCGTCCTGTCCTTCTAAGAAGGTCTATTGTGTAGATAATGGGGATATGGTCACTCAGAGTAACTTCATCATGATACTTTGTTTCTATATGGTCTATCTTACGTCGGTCTCTTAACAGACACAAAAGATTATCAAGATGTTCTCCTGTTCCAGGAAATGTCACATGAAATCCCCTGTCAACCTTCTCAAAACAGTCAAATGAAAATGTGTTCATGTCACCGACTAGAATTGGAAATTCATTCGCATATGCTGAGACAAAGAGTTCATTTTCCTGTTCTTTTCTCGATTCATCATAATTGATACGCCAGCACCAAACGTCAGTAATATCAGACTGCATATGTGTATTATAAACTTGGAATCTATGAAGACCATCTGTCAAATGAACTATGAAATATCCCTTTTTAACACAGCGGTCAGCGCCATGTTTATTATGAAAAGGCTCAAATCTGGAGCGAGTAGTCGTTTTATAAGAAGACTTAACAAGCGTAAGAAGACCACTTCCACACTCTAAGAAAGGTGTGCATGAATTGTCATCTGGATAATAAGCTGTGTAGTCATCGCTCTTAGCACGCTCTATCAAATATAGCCTATGTTTGATAGAGAAAACCTCTTGTAGGCATATAATATTTGCTCCTGTACTAAATATCCAATCAGCAGTTTTTTCTATATTGATTCCAGACCAAGGAACCCCATAAATATTATATGTAAGAATCTTCATCTTGTTTTAATCAGTTACCGTGTTTTAAACCACCACGACCATTTTCAAAGGTGGCAATGGCCCATGTATCAACAATAAGACGCATTTCAGTTGCCTTCTGTTTTGTAACTGTATCAAGAGGTACATCTTTGAGGTCAACATAAATAGTAGGTCTATCAGCTGTGGTAAAGTTCACAGTACCCTCTGGTTGGTGCTGATAAGGTGCTATACGACCGCGTAACTCACCCAGCTCCCAGTTCATCAGACCGAATCCAGGGCCAGGGTCTCTCTCTTCTTTCGCCAAATTCTGTAGCTGATTCCAGACAAGAGGAGAGAATGATGCCTCGCGGTCTCGACCAGCAATATAGAACGATGCATTATTGTAATATTCTGTTGCATTTGCACTTGTGATTGCATACTGATTCGCCCTCAATGCCTGGGTTGTATGGAACCAGAATACCAGTCTACCAGCGGGATGTGTCGCATCTACACGGCGACTCGCCAATGCAGTTGCTCCTCGTATCATAGGTGCATAATCAAATGCACCGAATGTGAAGACATTCTCATAAAGACGAGAATACGGTACCTCTAGCTGGGACCTTCCCATACGTTCGCGAGTCTCAGGGTCAATGTATGTATGACGTGTTTCAAGTGCAAGAGTCGGCGGACCTATTGCTGTTCTTAGGGATGTGGTAAACTGTACAATACCACTTTGCGTCTGTATTGTGAAGTCTGAGCGACCCCAAGGTGTCGGCGCGTCGCGTCCATCACTTGCCTCTACCAGCTCCTCTAGTTTACGAAGAGTCAACCTGATTTTGTATGTCTGTGAGCGGGTTGCAATACTAGGGAAGCCACCGTCATCTGGATGCTGACATCCTAGAAGAGGAATACGCAGACGAATGTGTCCGGGTGTAGCAGCCCTCGCGATAGACAGCTGACTTCCATCATGAATGCCTGTTAACTTATTTTCTAGGAAGGCTGAGCTAAGTGAGCCGCGCGACCGAGTCGCTGCATAAAGAGCATCTCCACTGAACTCCTGGAGAAGAAGCTGGTCCTGAAAGATTTGTATATTCTTGAAGAGGAAATATCCAATTCCATTCGTATAGCCATAAGAGACACCTGATAAGTCCTGAACAAATGCATTCACATTCTGTGCAGCCTGTATGGTAGGAAGCCAGGATGGCAGAGTTATCTTGATGATTGGGTCTGTGAAAATCTCACCTGCAACCTCAAACTCAAACTCACAGGAGCGGCCGAAGTCTGCACCATTTAGAGGAGGAATTGAGCGCCTTTCGTGGATTTGGGCTGGAATCGGCATATAGCGATTATCGAAGGGTGATACGGATTTCATGTCATCTTTGAAAAAATATGTGTCTTTGTTTCCTCTGGAAAGAAGTTCATAGAGAGCTCCTTCGTTTGTAAGGCCCGACCTCGCCATTGTTCTTATTGATATGTGGGTTTATCTTAGACCGATTTTTCAGGGACTACCAAATAGGATGGTAGAATATTATGTGTTAACTGAACAAAACAATATTCTATGTATATTCACATCTATGATGGATATTCTTGCATGGACGCCACCGCGTCGCTTAAATGAACCAGTTGAACTGAACAGAATACGCGAAGTTAATTCTGTATTCACAGTTCAAAAAATCGGTGTAAATGCAGGTATTTTCAATGCTAGACTCTAGAATTGCACAGGCACTGCCTTTAATACCATCTCGGCAGCCCTGTCGGCTCTTTTCGGCAGAGTGAGAATACCCCGCCTACGATACGTTCTGAATTCAATCGTATGCGTTGCCTCTTCCCCCGTCTTAATCCATTCATCTAGATGAGCCTTCGTTGTAGTATAACCATCATTTGTGTCTGATATGCCATTTGACTGTAGACTCTTAAGAAGATGGACTGTCTCTTTCACACGGTCAAATTTAGTTTTTTCCATCTAGTTCTCTTGGTAGAGACTATTTAGATGGTGAAAATATATTATTCAAAACAAGGGCGGCTCGGTAATAATATTATCCAGTATATGGCCGCCAAACTCATTTGCAAGACATGGGGTCACGAACTCACACAGTGGAAGTGTGAACTTGAGAAACCAATTGAAATCGGTGACACAAATATTGAACAATATGGGTTCTCTTGGAACTGGTTCTGCGAGGCACTTCTGGAGGGTGAAGACCTAACTGAACACCCTCTGAAAAACAGGAATATTTGGCTGAATGGTTTTTTCCAGCGTTCAGATATCTATGTTTTCTTCAGACCCTGGCTCCGCTCCTTATTCACGATAGAAAATACTGACTCTCTGAACTTTTCAGTGCGCGTCTGTGATTTAATGCGTGCAAGAGGGTATAAGACAGAAGGTGTTACCCTTCATCTTCGACTAGATGATTTTCAAGATGCCAACCAAGTTGTAAATCCAGGGGTTTATTTAACTGCCTTGCGAAAACTACCTAGACAGCCTCTCACAATTGTGGTGCAAAAACCAACACGACTTGAAGAGGAGTTCTATATAGCGCTTTTTGATAGTTTTCATCCTCATATTGTTTCAGATAAAGTGCTCGAAGACCATGCAACTCTTAGACAGTCTACGATGTTAATAACATCAAATAGCACCTTTGCATGGACGGCTGCATTTTTAGGTGATGCTACGCGATATATCGTTCCATGTGTTGATGGAAAAAACCAGTCACTTACACAAATAGAGAGCAGTGATACACTACTCAAGGTTGTCTATGCAAATATAAAAAAATACACTGAACACACTGACTGCATTTCTGGAGAGGATATCCAGGCTCTATGTGATGTGACCATCCTAACTAGAGAGAAAAGAGAGTTCCATGTATCTCTTGGTGTCTCTCGTGCAAACCAACTTTTATTAGAGGATACTTGGTCAACCCATAAAGATGCATCGATTATATTTGTATATACAGACTTGCTTGATGTATCTATACAAAGAGTCTGCGAATATTTCAATCCACGCCTACTTGTGATTCACAATGGAGACACGGAACCTTCAGCTGAGGCTATGCAACTCTTTCTTTACACGTTTCCTGATGCACATATTTACGCACAGAATAACGTGGTGAGTCATCCTCGTATTCACAGTTTACCTATGGGAATTCAAAATCGTATGTGGAGAAAATGCGTGCTTAATCTCTACAGTTGCGAGGATAAATCAACCCTCGCATATGCAAGTCATTTTTCAAATACACATCCGAGTCGTGCCAGTTTAATGAAAACTTTGAAAGAATCTCCCTTTCCTGGATTACATATATCTTCAAATATATCGCACCGAGACTATTTTCATACTCTACAGAATACGTTCTACTCGTTCTGCCCACCTGGAAATGCACACGATACACATCGTCTATGGGAGAGTTTATATTGTGGTGCAACGCCTATTGTTCTTAGAACACCTTTCATTGAAAGACTATTAGATACATGTCCCTCTCTAGACCTTCTTGTTCTTGATACATTTGACAAAATAGATGTGGGAGCACTAAAGCCAGTTCAAATCACAACACCTGTCTATCTTCATTTACGATACTGGCAGCATCTATTTGAAACATATTGTTTATAAATTGGTAGCGTTAGTCCATGAATGAAGACTTACAATAGGTGCAGTTGAGTTATGTATTTCATGTAAGGATGCTATGCTGTCGATGGGAATAATTCTTATAAAATATTCGTCTGGAAAAAAGGTTAGGCAGTAATTAAAATAGATTTCGTAATCGGCCATTCCAGAATGAGAATGGTGCTCAGGCTCTACAAGAGAAAGGAGTGCTTTCCAGGCAGATAGACCATGCACTTCTTCAATATGCGTGAGTAATTTCTCCATATGCGGTCTATATGTCATCATATGGTGACATATACCTGAGTACTTCGGTAGTATAGCGATTCCAGGAATAAGCTTTTTAAGATGTGTGAAATAAGGTTCATGATGTTCATCTCCCATTGAAAAGCATATTTTATTATCTAAGAAGAAGGCTACAGGTTTCAGCATAATAATATCAGAATCAAAAATTAGAACCCTCTCGGATTTCAGATATCTATAAGCATAGAGTTTAATTAGTTGCTGAAAATACCAGCCTACACGTGTGGGACATTTGATATAAGAAGCCACATCCTCTTTTGAAAAAGGGAGGGTTGCTTCTGGGACCCAGACAGTATCATCAATCTCTGGGTCCGTTTCAGATACAATATAAATGGTTCCAATATCATTTGCATTGTGTTTTAATCCCTGAACACAGAATGGTAAAATTGAACAATCCTTTTCATGGTAAGGAATTAAGACATCATAAAGAACCATCTCTTTGTGTAACCATGGAGTGTCCCTTTATACTCATCCATCTTGGAACTGAACACTTTCCTGCATATGTAAATACATGTATCAAGCAGATTCGCGCTTGGAATCCTGCATCAAAGATTGTGTTTATTGCGAATAGTTCTCATAAGGAGAACGTGACTGAATCTTGTGACTTTGTTGCTCTAGAGGATATTCCTATGGGGCAGAAGCGTTCGGCGTTTCAGGAGCGGTGTATATTCGAAGGTGGTTTCTGGAGGTACACGATGGAACGCCTCTTCGTTCTAGAGGATTACATGGAGATGAGTAAGATTAATGAGTGTGTTCATCTTGAGAATGATAATATGGTCTACTTTAGTCTAGAGCATATGCTCCCTATTCTGCGTCAGGAATACAAGGGATTGGCCGCGCCCTATCTTGGAAAGGGTGAGCTGACATTTGGTATTCTCTACGTGAAGGATGCCGCTATCTTAACAGAGATGAATTACTTCATCCTCTGTATGTCACACACGGGTGACAATGAAATGCGCCTGGGATGCCGTTACTTTCTGGAGCATCCACACGTCGCTGGCTTTCTTCCAACTGTTTCAAATGAATGTGAAATCAGAGAGAATGACTATATCTTCGCAACTGCACACGGCGAGGCATTTCGCGGGGTCTGGGACTCTGCGCCTTATGGGCAGTATATGGGTGGCAATGATGGAGGTGAACCTGGGTTTGTAAATAAGACTGCGGCCTTTGCCACAGACCAGTTCACATATGAGTGGCGCGCATATGATGATGGGCTCAAGCATCCTAGAGCTCATCGTCATGGTCATTCGTGGCCAATCTATATTCTTCACGTGCATTGCAAGCGATTGGAGGAGTTTGTTTCGTCGTGACTTAATTCTAAGAAAGCCATCGCTTTCTTAGAATTAATGTCCAACGACTATTAGAGTTATGACGGTTTCGTGATTAACATCACGCTCCATTCGTAATCGTACCAAATCCTATTGTGGAATATCCATTCGCATAGAACTTTCCAAGAGCAATATTGTAACGCTGGTCAAAATCTGTATAATTTATTTTTACAGTAGAGGGTGAGCCGATGGGACTGCTGATATTTGCAAGCGGTTCCTTCATCATTAGACTCTGTACTGTATAATTATAGGCAGTTTGAGCTCGTATTCTTCGGATAACATCGCTTGCGTCCATTTAAACTAGAGTAATATTTTAAAGTAAGACAGATATGTGTGGTATATGGGCTTGCATTGGATTCTCTAATGAACTCATAGATTCACCAAACCGTTGTATTAAGCAGCTGCATGAGCGCGGCCCTGAGGCAAGTGCACGGAAGGATTTGAGTGGATGTGTTCTCGGATTTACACGTCTTGCCATTAATGGACTGAATCCCGAGGGTATGCAGCCCATGACAAATGGGCGTTTATGGTGGATTTGTAACGGAGAAATCTATAATTGGAAGGAGCTCGCCCAGAAGTATGGTATTACTGGACACTCGGGAAGTGACTGTGAAGTTCTGGGTAATCTATATCAGAAGATTGTTCTTGAAGATGGTGCTGAGCCTGCTGTGTTTTTTCGTATGCTAGATGGAGTCTATGCTATTGTAATTGTTGACACTGCGCTTTCAACTGTCATAATTGGACGTGACCCTTACGGTGTGCGCCCTCTTTTCATAGGAACTCGTCATACAATCATGTGTAATCAGCTGATACCCTCCTCTATTTTCGTGGGTAGCGAGATGAAGTCTATTTGGCCTCTTGTACACGGTATTTCACAGTTTGCACCTGGAACATGCCAAGTCATTAACTCAAAGACACTGGTAACTAGCTACTCAGCGCGTCATCATTTCATCCAGTATCTCAAGAACCCCATGTTCTCGCCGAGACTTGCGGGTGGTCTAGAGATGGCATGCATGAATCTACGGGTTGCCCTGGAAACAGCTGTTAAAAAGCGGATGCTCACAGATAGGCCTGTGGCTGCCCTCTTGAGTGGTGGTGTAGATAGCAGTCTAATCGCATCTCTTGTTGCAAAGCAGCTGCGGGATGCTGGTGCCGCTCCTCTCAAGACATTCAGCATTGGAATGGTAGGTTCAGAGGACTTGAAGTATGCTCGTATGGTTGCGGCATGGATTGGTTCTGTTCACCATGAGATTGTTGTTACACCTCAGGTATTTCTCGATGCGATTCCTACTGTTATTCGCATTATTGAATCATTTGACACGACGACGGTTCGCGCATCTGTTGGAAACTGGCTCGTTGCGAAGGCCGTTGCTGAGCACTGTGATTGCAAGGTTGTCTTTAACGGTGACGGCAGTGATGAGGTTTTTGGTTCCTATCTGTATTTCAATAATGCGCCGAATGACTCTGCATATGAAGAGGAGGTGTCACGCCTGCTAGGCGAGATTCATCATTATGATGTTCTACGCTCAGACAGGTGCATCAGTTCAAATGGTCTGGAGCCGCGGACGCCTTTCTTAGATAAGCAGTTTGTCTCGGTTGCACGCTCTATTTGCACAGAGTGGCTACGACCTGTTAAGGGTGTGCGTCCTGAGAAGTGGCTTCTGAGGCGGGCGTTTGATGATAGTATCACACTACCTTCTGAGGTACTCTGGCGGCGGAAGGAGGCTTTTAGCGATGGCGTTAGCTCACAAGAAAAATCATGGTATGAGGTAATCCAGGACTATACCCTTGGAGTTATGTCTGAGGGATGGGAGGAAAGAGCAGCACACAGCTTTCCTCTTCTAACTCCCAAGACCCCTGAGCAGTTTTTTTATCGTTATCATTATGAGGCGAATTATGGAAAATCAATTAATTTAAATCATTTTTGGATGCCGCGGTGGTCACCTGGTGTTACAGACCCTTCGGCCAGGGCTTTACCCACTTATTAAAGAGGGGGCGGAGGGGGGAGGTTGCGCCAAGTCGATGGGGGAGGAGGGGCAGTAGTCATCTTTACAGGAGTATCAAGGGGGGTCGAAATAGTTGGAAGCTCGGTGCTGGGAACAGGTGCTGAGCTAGGGTCAGGGGCAGTAAGGTCTACCAGCTCGGCTACATGCTCTGCTAGGGGCTCTACCACAGGCTCTACCACGGACTCTACAACAGGCTCTACAGTAGCCTCTACAACAGACTCAATGACAGGTGCATCCTCCTTTGACTGACATACAAGCTTGTGCCCAGCCTTCCAATCCTTCTTCTGACACTCCTGGTCACAATAGTAGACCAGATTGCATCGTGCACACTTGCCTGCACCTGAATTGCTTGCAATCTGCTTACAGCAGGTCTCCTCAGCACAATAGTGCTCATCCTCAGCCTCAGTGTGAGGATGAAGACCATTCTGAGGAGAGTCGCTGAGAGTGTCATCCTCCTCTTCCTCATCATCCTCCTCCTCTGGAGCATCCTCCTCCTCTTCCTCTGGAGCATCCTCCTCCTCTACATCCTTATCCTCTACCTCTTCCTCTACATCCTCTTCCTCTTCGTAATCCTCTTGCTCAGTCGTTGCATCAATGTGCTGATTTAGCTTATCCTCAATATCACGCACACTCAGAATTGCATATGTAACGGTGATATAGATATACAGTGCGATAAGTACAAGGGGCGCAATACAAGAGTCTTGCGTCGTCCCCAAATAAGAAGCCATCAGAAGAGCCGCGCCATTCAGAATAAAGATATCACGTGTATGTACAAAGGGCATTTTTGCTACCTAATTCTAAGGGGGTAGACCCCGTCAAATTTTACCGGTGCGAAAATTTGATGGTGCCTAGACAACTCAGTTGAGTCTAACAATGACAGATACAAGCTGTCTCGCATGGTACGTGACAAGCGAAAAAAGGCTTCCCTTTGAAGGAGCTTTTACTGCTTATGGTAATCCAAAACAGTTCTATCTACCTATTCGATGTAGAAAGGATGTTAAGAAAGGAGAAAAGGTTTGTGAACGATGCTCTAACTATAAGAAGAAGGAGAAGGGATATACTGGGGTAGGACTTTATTGGGGTCTTGTTACAGAACCAATACAGAATCTTAGTAAGCGGACAAATCAGATTGCATTCAGTCCCTGGTTTCTGGAGATGGTTAAGGAGCATGGTATCTCACCTGAGAATCTACAGAAAGCAAAGGATGCATGGATTGTCGCGACAGTAGGGCTAAACGATGTTCCACCTCTTCCTGATATGGAGGCTAAGCCAACAGAGAATAAAAAGAAGATTAAGGTCAAGGTAAAACCTGAGGCAAAGCCAGATGCAAAACCAGAGGCAAAGCCAGATGCTAAGCCAGAGGCAAAGAAGAAGCGGCAGCAGAAGACAGTTGCATCTGTTCAGCCAGTATTTGTTGTCTCAAGTGAGAAACCTGAAGAGGTGGACACAGTTGTAGAGATTCCTGTCATTAAGATGGAGATTAATGATTGCATGTATTATGTGGATACTGCAAAAAGCAAGGTCTACGATATAAAAACGGGGGCTTTCAAGGGTCGATGGGACTCTGCACTAAATAAGATGGTAACCGATAGACCTGATTCTGACGTCGAGTCTTAAAGAAAAAACCATCTACTAACTAGATGTTCTGTGAAAATATTATAGTAGGAGCAGGTCCAGCTGGCCTACAGCTGGCTTATTACTTCAAAGAAGAAGGAATACCATATCTTGTTCTTGAAAGGAACGCTGCGGCTGCAAGTTTTTTTACAAAGTATCCGCACAGTCGCAAACTCATATCTATCAATAAAAAGCATGTAGGAAATGACCACCCTGATTTCGCACTTCGACATGACTGGAACAGCTTGATTGATATATCAGGCACCAGATTTACAGAAAAGACAGACGATTATTATCCTGACCGTGAAACATTAGTTGAGTATATGAATGAGTTTGCAGCTAGACATCAGTTAAATATTCAGTTCAATGTGAATGTTCTGGAAATTACAAAGAGTAATAAAGAGTATAAATTATACACGGCTACTACAAAATACACATGTACCAAACTCATTATCGCAACAGGTATGAGTTTACCTCATATACCAAAGTACCAGACAAATGTAAACGAGCCTATTCCACACTATGCTGATTATCCACCAGGATATTTTCAGAAGAAGGAGAATTTAGAGAAATATACTAATAAAAGTCTTTTGATATTTGGAGGTGGAAATAGTTCATTTGAATTAGCAAATATACTCACACCCTTTTGCAGTAATATTATTATTCTAGGAAAAAGCATTAAACAGTGGGCTATGAGCTCACATTATGTTGGCGATATTCGTTCTGTATATCTACCTTATATAGATACATTTTTACTAAAAAGTTTAAATGCAATGGATAGAACTCCTATAAGTAAATGGATATTTACAAAACGCGATGATAAATATGAAGTAGGTTATTTATGCGATGAAGCAAATTGTAAAGATACGCATGTAAATCGCACAGTTCATCATATTATCTTTTGCACAGGATGGAAATTTGATAAATCTATTTTCAAGTTTACGCTCGATACGATGATGAATGAAAAATATCCTCGTATTAATACAAAATATGAAAGTATAAATAATAACAATTTATTTTTTATAGGCTCTCTTATGCACAGTCTTGACTTCAAGAAGGGCAGCGGTGGATTTATTCATGGATTTCGCTATTTATTAAAATACTTTGTATCGCTAAATTACACGAAGCGGTTTGATATGAATACTTTATCATATGATGAGCTAATCACTCATATTCTTTATAAAATTAATAAAACAAGTGCCCTTTATCAACTATATGGAGAAATGTGCGATATAATTCATATCACAAATAATATAACATATATAAATAATGTACATTATTCTTTTATAAATGATAAGTATTGTTCATTTACCTCAGGAATCATCTGTAAACTTACATTAGAGTATGGTCCAATTATTACAGATATACCGAAACTTGGTATACGAACAACAAGTATAGGCAATGAAAATAAAGGCGTCCTTCTTCATCCTATTTTAAGATTTTATAGACCTGATTTGTCATTAATTGATGAAATTCATTTAGATGAGGACTTACTTGCCGACTTTGAAACAAATACCACTAAATACAGAGACCGTCTCGAACGCATTTTTCGCATGTTTATTCCCATGTCTTCTGTAGCGCCTTCCAGCTAATAGGAAACTTCTTCTCCATAATATCCGAAACCTGCTGCGCATACTCGCGAATCTCTTTCTGTGCTTGAGGGTCAAGCCGCAAAGAGCAAAGACGAGCGTAGGCAGCCAGAGAAGCCGTCTCAATAAACTCTGTGTACATCGACTGCGGAAGGACAGCGCGGGCAACCTCAGGGGCAACATTCTGCGTCAGGAGAAAGTTGTAGAATGCAACCGAACCATCAATGTGATTCTTAATCTGCTTCTGAATCTCGTCATTATTAGCAATCGGCTCATCCTTTGAGCCCTGCTTCTTATTCGTGTCGCGCTCCCTCAGAACAGTAGGAACCCAGCACTCTGGCTCGTCATCCACATAGCGACGACTGACCTCGTTGCGGGCAAAGCCTACCGTGTGACGAAACCACTCGCGTGCAACGAAGATAGGCATCTTCAGACGAAAGCGAACCTGCGGATGGAAGAAGGGACTATTATGTCCGTGATTGGCAAGATAGGCAATCAGCTTCTCATCGCGAAGCTCTAGTACAGTACTCTCCTTTGCAAAAGAGACACGTGCAGCATTCACAACTGTGAGGTCATCCCCAAAGGTGTCAAGGCATTCAACACTCATTTTATAATGTTTGTTGTTAATTCAATCTCCTCCAATTTTACGTCCTCGCTTTTTTCTTTAGGAATGCGAATTCTAAGAGTTGTTATAGTTTTAGGTTCAAGTAAGGGCACATGCGCCCTCTTGCAACAAGATAAACAAGTGCCCATTCTGATTATGCAATGAGTTTTTGCGTTAGGTGCCACATTCCATCACAGCTGCTATTCTCCTTCCACCACAAATGGGCTGCATCCGACATCTTTGCCCACGTGGCCTCGTCAGTCTGGGTCGCAAGATGACGAGCCTCCTCAGGTGTCTCCGCAACAAAATAGTGGAGCCCCTTCACTGGAGGATTCGCATAGTTTGCCATGTCCACCTCAGGGCTGACAATCGGTACACATCCCATCGCCATACACTCAACCTCGCGGTGACACTTCCAGCCATATCCAGGTAGACAGAGGCCAAACTTCGCCTTACTCAGCTTCTCCAGATATTCCTTCTGGGAGAACGGATAGGCCTTCTCGCCTCCAACAGGCATTATAAACTCTGAGCATGCCGCGGCCCAGTTGAGAGGGCGGCGCTTCTTCTGCGTCGCATTCTCTATCTTGCCATAGAGAACTAGGGTCTGAGACCTCTCACTGAACGAAGGTAGAGGCAGGGATGCAAGTTCCTCCACCAGCGAAGGACGGCGCGGCCAGAAACTCCATGACTTTCCGTTCTTCGGCGCAGGGTTTCCAAAAAGAGCGAGCTTGTACTTCTGTTCATCGGGTGGAGATGCATCCAGCCACTCGTAGGTAGGACGGTCATACAGAAGGGTGTGCCCAATCCCATGAAGCCATACCTGATGAGCCGTCTTATCCTCTACAACCCGCACATATCCCTTGTGAGCCCACATCATTGCCATCTCGCGGAAACTGTCGCCAGCGTGGCCAAAGAAGCTCTCAGATGACTGCTTAGGGAGAATGAGCAGGGGTGCAGTTGAGGGTATTACATCAGGAAGACCAACCGTGAGGCTAGCAAGCACCTGCTCCACGAGCGCCTTATGATTCTGCAACTTACCCTTAGGGCAGATACACAGGCTGTGCTTCAGCTCAGCAGCTGCCGCGAGATGGAGACAGTCACCGTCAGGCTGCATCTCGTTCTGAAGCTGAATTACATGTGTATCCTTCGGTGCAATCCAGACCCAACCCCACTGTGTAATATCACCACCTGTTACGATTAATGAGGCGCCAAGAAGGGTCTCAGTAATGGCCTTGGTTTCAGGCCACACAACCTTCACTGACATGTCAAGCCTATCCTCAAGCTGATTAATAAAGTCGCGCGTGCAATAAACATCGTCATAAAAGATGACACACTTCTCGGTGGGTGAGACAGGTATCCAACCAGTTCCCTTAAGTCCAAGGAGGCCATCGCGCAGAGCACGCACATGATGACGCGTTAGCATTGGAGAATCGGTAGGCAGCATGAAATAACCCTTCTTGCACCAGACCTGAATTGTCTCGTCGCGAGGAAGAACAGGAACCTGCCGCTGCTTCCAATTGAACATCTGAAGTGCATCCAAAAAAGGCTGCTCACGCGGTGACCAGAATTCACCATGTCCACCTGCCTTCTCACGAAGAAGGAGAATATTGGAGAGATAATACAGTGTATAGAGTGCACTATTCTTCACGTACTCATCAGGAAGAGGAGCAATTAGACCGACGTCGACTGCGAGGCTGGGGCTGAGACCTGAAATCTGGCTCTTATTCCACGCCTCTGTAGCAGCCTTTGACTTTCCAACATAGAGGTTTGAATACGTGTATGCTAGTCCCGTGGGCGTCTGAAATACATTCTTCGTCTCATAGATGGGAATAGGGTCAGATGTATAAAGATTGGGTGTATCAACAGAAAACTTATACTTCTCATTGCGCGCCAACATCGTGCAGAACGTCTTCAGATGTGCAATCTTTGCACCAAGAACGGGGCGGGCGAATGGAACCACAGGAAGAGAAGTTGCAGGTGTCGGATTGAAAATAGGCATCATATCATGGAGGGCGGTCGGCTGAATGTAGAAATACATCGGCTTATCCACGATATCTTGCGGGTCATAGTTGCGGACCTGCGACCCGTGAAGATGGTGGGTCTTAATTGTTAGCGATGGATTTGTGACAGTGAACTTCATGCGAAGCATCTCAATGTTAATCGCATTGTCACAACCAGCCTTACCAAACATGAAGTCCACTGCAGAATAGTCCCACTTCCTCTGCTTCACACTATCACTGAGAACAGCCCATGTATCCTGACTGTCAGCACGAGGACCGAACAGCTCATGCTTCTCATCAGAGATACCATCTAGCGCCTCATAACGGAGAAGGGAGAGGAAACGGTCTTCCATCTTTGTTGCCCACACATTCTTCCAGGTTTCATCTAGATAAATATCGGAGTTTGCGAAGACGCAGATTGTGTTCTCAGGCGCCTTCTCAGCTATCCACTTGAGGACAGTCGAATACTTCAGACGCTCACCGACAACCTCCTGGAGAATCTTATCGGAGCTCGGTACCTGCATCTGCGTCTCCGTTAGAAGGACCATCTTGTCAATCAGCGGATTCTCGAGATTCTTCTTCAGGCAGTTTGTGATTTCACGAGCACGAGCCGCAACGGAAGGCTTGTAATACTGAGTAATCATCCAGAGCTGGGGCGGAGGAGGGGGGGCTAGAACTGTTGTGATATCTCTTGATGTAGAGGGAGCAAGACCAAATGCGCGGCTCATGCGAAGAAGCATGGAGGCTATGAGAGCTGCATCATTCTGGGTGCCGTCCCACTTAGACCCAACGAAAGGATAAATCTCAGCCGCCTCCTCCAAGCAAATCATATTTCCAATCTTCATCTGCTTGAGAGCCTCGTCGCCTAGCGTATCAAGAACTTCCTTGGATGCAAGAATCATCTTGAGGTCGCGCCACCGGTTCTTGCTCAACCACGCAACTTCCTCTTGAAGAGCGGACGGGTCACACAAGACGAGAATATCCGTCGCATCACTGAGATAAGGAAGACCGAGTGCACCTATATCCCACTGTTTTGTAGGCTGTGTAGTAGGGCCCACCCAAAGAATGGTCTTATTATCTTTTGATATACTGGTCTCCATCTGTAGAATCCTAATCGGCTTTCCTGTCTTTGGATGACGACCCCACATTCTACTTGTAATAAGGCTGTGTAGATTTAAGCTGTTTTATCCGGTCTAAATAGCAATATATATTCATTTAAAATGAAAGGCGCGCTTGTTATTCTTGGAACTTTTTTTCGTGAAGGTGTGCAGTTTGATAATAAAAAAGACACAGATAGTTCATTTGAAACTCAAAAGAAGGCAACGGAGTCTCATGTGAGATTTGCAAAACATTTTAAAATGGATATTCTCATTCATGCATATCCTACTAAATGGGAGAATGAGCTAAAAAATTGGTATAGCGAGTCTACCTATACTTATACTGTTCATCCTAAAAAGTATGATGTGCTTGAGCAATTATTAAATAAGTGTGAGATTAGCAATGAATACGATTATATTTTTGTTATAAGGTCAGACCTCTTCTTAAAAGATTTGCTATTCGAAAAATTCAATCCAAACTGGCAGCGTATTATGTTCCCTAGTATATGCTGGGCACAAAATGCAACAGTAAAAGATGATAGAACAGGAGAACTTCTACCTAGAGTAAGTGATACAATGCTCTTCGTACCCCAAAAATATATTAAGAATCCTATGTTTATGAGTCACGATGCATGGCTAGACTATATAAAGATAGGAGTATTTGAAATGAATTTTATTCTGGATACTTTTCATGACTCAGATTCTTTTAAGGACTTCAATCCTCTCTATTATTTTGTAGGACGTCCAGAATGTCAGGTTGTTAATTCTGGTAATCTGATAAATCCTCTATATCGTCCTGACTAAAATTGAAATGAGGAGCGTGCATCTAAACCAGCCAGACTACTTCTAAAGAATGGATAGGACCGATGTTGCATATCTTATCAATACAACTCCCCAGTATTTCTATCTTCTTCCATTACATGTCGAGCTCATTCAGCGATATGCGAATGGGCTTGCCTGGGATATTTGGGTCGCAACTGAAGAGCCTGACCATCCCATCTTCAAAGAGCTTGATGTGAAGATTCTCACACTAGACAAGTCAGAAGGCGGATTTCTGAAGTGCAGAGAGGCTTCTCTGAGGAGGTTGAAACAGTATAAGTACATTGTTCCAATGCAGGAGGACTTCTTGCTTGAGCGATTTGTTGATGCGGCGGCAGTAAAAGACGCAGTAGATATTCTAGACACAGATTCCAGTGTGCTAAGTATTCGTCTTATGCCGTGCCCTGGACCGGCTGAAGAGGACCCAGTCTATAGGGGTCAATGGAGGGAATTGGTCGCGGCAAATAATGAGTATATGTTCACATTCCAGGCCTGTATTTGGCGATATGATGCGCTTCTAGATTGGTATACTCGCCTCTACGCCCAGTTTGAGATTGATTACCCTACGACACTCTCACCCTCGCAGAGGCGCTACGCTGAGATTCGCGCGAACTATGCTGAAAATACGAGAGGACAGGCATATTTCAATGCATGGCTGCCGTCTAAGCACTTGGCGTGGACGCGTGTACATAAGCATCCTAATGCGGTGTACATGAGTCCGTGGCCTTATCGTCCAACTGCTGTTGTAGGAGGGAAACTGCAGGAATGGGCGATTGACTTGGCAAAGAGGGAGGGGGTTAATATGACACTACCGCGTAGTTGAAATATTGTGTGCTTCCCACAATTGCAGTGCTTGTTGTTATTGTAAAATATCCTGCAAATGCACTTACATAATAGTTTCCAGAATACGAACCTGATGCAGTTGTGACTAAGATTATACTATTTATTGTAAGAAGAGGATTTGAAACCGTCACACTTGTTTGACTAACATTAACTCCTATCTTCCCACATGGCATAGGATATACCATTGTATTTGATGCGGTGTTAATTACAAGAGAGGATACATAGGCTGCCGAGTTTACTGTGAGAGTAGATGTACGAAGAGTGCTTGTTAGGATAGTTGAAAAAGCACTTGAATAGGATGTGATACTTGAAAAGGAAGCAATATTTGCAAAGAGAGTGGATGTTACCACGGTACTTGCAAGAATCGTCGAGAAAAGTCCTACATTTACCGCAAGAGATGAGATGGTTGCAGTATTTGCATTTATAGTTGACAATGATACACTAGAAAATCCTGCCACATTTGCAAAAAGACTTGATGTATAGGTGGTACTCGCAAGAAGAGTGGAAAATGAGCCCACCTGGGATGCAAGCGAAGAGATAGTTGCACTATTCACATTTATCGTTGATGCTGTTATTGATGAAAACGTGGCTGAATTCGTAAAAAGCGATGATAGTTGCGCCGAATCGCCGAGCAGTGTTGATATTTTTCCAATGTTTATCACAGTCATCGTTGAAAATTGTGATGAATTTCCTTTCATAGATGAAATAGTTTCTAGAGGAACATTTACATATGGTGTTGACCAGTACGTTCCGCCCCGCCCATCGGCCGTAAGAACAAATGAGCTAGGAATTACTGCATTGCTCGTTCCACGAGCAAATACTGTGCGTAAAGTTATATTATCAGAATCAAGTGTTCTACGTGCACTCGCAGACATCTAAATTAGTCTTCCTTTTTTATTACTTGAAGTGGAACGCCGCCATACATCGCGGCAAGTTCTGAGAAAGAAGAGGCATAACTTCCATAAATTTTAGAGCATAGTGAAAGTGCTATGAAATCTGAGACTGCGCTGTTCATACCACTTTGGGTCATTCGTGATAGACTTGTCGAAGGAAAAGTAACTCGTTCGCCAAATAAGACCTGGAGTGCTTCACGCTCTGTCATAGAGTCGGTTGCAACAACAAAATTTATAAATTTTGGCTGTTCTTGCATGACCTGTATGAATGCCTGGAGGGGGGAAAATCTTTTAGACTTCATATGGTCACCTCTGCGGATATGAATCCCCACCATCATCGGTGTTACAAGAGGAATATGAATTGAAGGATGCGGCTTAAGTGAGCGAAGATATTTTAACCATCGTTGCGCATCCTTCTGGTAAAAATGCCCATAAGAACGGATGGGCTTGGGAGGCTTAGAGAGCCAGAGTTCCAAATCTTCGGGGCTCAGGACTTCGGTTGAATTTTCAGGGGCAGGCGATATGGCTACAGTCATCCAGTTAGGGAGTCTCATCGTATCAAAAAGTGTCTCAAACTTTGCCATACAGGCTGGGTCATTTACTGACCATATTATCTGCAAATTGAGAGACAAATCTTCTGCTAAGCACATGGCTGAAACGAGAGCGCGCAGCCTATTTGCCATACCTGCCACAACCTCTACGGTAAGAGTTTCCGGCATTCTATACAATAGAATGTGGAATGTTCTTAGACGGTTAATCTGTCGTAGGACATAAAAGTTAAGGAAGATTTTACTTCCTTAACTTTTAGTCACGGCGGTACAAGTGTGATGAAAAAATTGAACGACTCGTGAGAGCCTAAGTATTTATTTCTAAATTTCAAACATCTCAGTAACACTGCATAAGTTACATTCAATCGTTTCTCGTTATGCGGCTAACGCAAATGTTTGCGGCTCTTTCTACGTCATGTCTGCATCACGGGTTGAACAGCTTCAGTGTACCTGGTCTTTCAACCTCCCATCCGTCACCCCCTATTATGCTGTCAAGTGTAATCCCGACCCGAAGCTTCTCGCTATCTTACGACAGTATGCCTTCGGATTTGATTGTGCGAGTCAGCGCGAGCTTTCATTAATGAATAGCCACGATTCTATCGTCTACGCAAATCCTTGTAAGTCGGAGAGGGATATCGCATTTGCAAAGAAGTGTGGCTCCCCCCTTACGGTTGTTGATTCGTTTGAGGAGATTGAAAAGCTTGATGAAAATTCATACACAGGAGGTGCTCTTATCCGTATCAAAGTAGATGATTCAGGGAGTAAGATGCCATTTGGGGCTAAGTTTGGCGCAGAGCCAAGCATGGTAGCCTATCTTGCAGAGTATGCAAAGAGAAAGAATATAGGTCTACGTGGAATTAGTTTCCACGTAGGCTCGGAAAGTAGTAGCCCAACAGCACATATGCAAGCCATTCGTCTCGCGGGAGACCAATGTCTTAAGCTGTTACAGGCGGGGCATAATGCGAATATAATTGATATCGGTGGCGGATTTGTGCAAGGTAATTTCGCATACCAGAGTGCATATATTCGTGAGGCCATTCTGGAGAAGAAGGGTGCGGGGTTGCGCTTTATTGCGGAGCCTGGTCGCTTCTTCGCCACGGAATCGCAGGACCTCTTTGTCCAGGTCATTGGGAAGAAGCGGGCTGTTAAACGGGACGGATGGCGCTATACACTGGATGAGAGTCTCTATGGGCAGTTTACAAACATCCTCTTTGACCATCAGACGCCTCGGTGGGTGCGGATTCCTGCGAAGGTGGGTGAGCCAAAAGGTGCACGTGGGTCAGGTATTCTGTTTGGTCGCACGTGCGACAGCTTGGATGTGATTGCCAGGTCCGATGATATGGAGGAACTAGAGGTCGGTGATTGGCTCTGGTTTCCGCATATGGGTGCATATACGACCGTGACAGCGAGTGAGTTCAATGGCTTCCCTAAACCGCCTGTGTTTATGAATGATGAACTACCTTCGCCCAAGCATATGGATATGTCTTCTTCTGTTGGTGCTATACGATATGTGAGCTCCGTGTCTGCGAAGGAGCTTTTGGCTTAACGTCATTGGACATTAATTCTTAGAATTAATTCACGACGTTACCACGTTGCCCATTTTGCTCTTAAATATCCTTCAACAAGTGTCACATCAGATGCTGTAAGAGGACCTCTATAAATAAGAACTTCATAAAGCGTTACGGGATATGAAGCTTGTGTAGCATTTGGTCCTCCACCGTTCAAGTAACAAATGATGGGATTAATACTAGTACTATTCCAACCATCATTCGTAGTTTGGATTGACTGACTTACTCCGTTTATATTGAGTGAAGAATTTCCATTTCCACCATAATTAAATGTATAAGTGACTGCAGATGTAATAGGAGTATTACCAGTCGAACCAGAACCAAGAAGAGGAAATGATAAAGCATCATTCACAAGATAAGGTTGATTTACATTGTTGGCTCCGCCGAGATTGCCGACACCCATATAAAAGTGGTTAACATTTGCCATATTACTCTCATTATAATAGGTACACCCTCCAGTTGATGATGCTTTAGCAACAATAAATATAGTGCGGTTATCAGTACCCATATTGAAAGACCAAGTTCCATATGAAGATACATTTTGAAACTGAATTCCATTGAGACCATTTTGTGTTGTTGTTACTGCACTTCCTGTTATAACGGCATTGGTTGGCGACGGTGAACTCGAACTACTAGACGCCTGTTGTGTCCATGATTGAACAGCACTTCCACTCACAACAATATCGGACTGATTTTTTCCAAACCAAGTAACGAGAGTTCCTGATGTTATAGTTGTAGGGTCAAATGAGCTTGTTCCAGGTGAGATATATCCATTTGTATTTGCGGGTGAACCACCGCCATAGGTTGTAGTTGAACGAATTGAACAGTAACTTCCATTATAATAAGAGGAGCCACCGCCGCCGCCGCCAAGGTCCTGGCCGCCGCCGCCACCTGGTCCAGCGCCTCCACCATACAGTCCACCACCGCCGCCGCCACCACTATATGTATAACTACCTGAAGCTCCTCCTTGTAGATAACTACCACCTTGTCCGTTAGCTCCACTTGCACCACCCCCTCCTTGTGTTCCTCCTGTTGCATAATCGGATGGATTATTTACAGATATACCGTTTGCTCCGTTTGGATATCCTCCTGCGCCTCCACCGCCTCCATATCCAGTGCCGCCGCCTCCTGCACCTGCTATAACATAATAGGTTGATAAATCTTGACTTAATATAGCGCTAAATCCACCGCCGCCAGCACCAGACTCGCCGCGGTTTGCAGGACCACCGCCTGGCCATCCACCAGAAGCATAAATATTTAGACCGCTCGCGCCCGTTCCACCAACGGCAAGCGCAACAACCGTATTTGCTGCAACATTCAAATAAATAGAAATTATATTTCCAGCGCCGCCGCTACCGCCGCCGCCACCCGCCCCAGAAAGAGTAAAAGGATATGCATAATAAGGTACTGTAAAGTACTGATATGTGCCCAAGAATCCAAAATTTCCTTTTGTCATTTGTACAGCAGATGAACTGAGAGCTCCAGACGATGTTCCATATCCGTTCACACTTTGAATTAAACAATAATACCAGAGTTGATTTCCTGTTGTTGCTGTTGTTGTTGTTGTTGTTCCAGTTACACCTGAAAATGATTGGAATGTTGAACCTCCTGATGTTGAATTAACTGATGTAACATAAAAAGTTACATTATATGTGGTTGCATTGATACCTGTAGTCCAGTTAGCAACTATTGCTGTACCTGATGTAGTAATTGTAACAGATGACGGATTTGTAGGTGTAACAGAACCAACTACAGCATTTGATGACGTGGTCGGTGTAGCACCATATGTATTTACTGCATATACAATACAATAATAGTACTGTCCATTTATTAATGCAACAGAGGATGTTTTTGATAATCCAGATACTAATGTATCTGTCTCAATTAATGTTCCACCCGATGTTTTTTGCGTCGCGACTTGATAAAAAGCTACAGTATAAGTTGTTGCACCTGTAGCAGCAGTCCATGTGGCTAAAAGATTGGTACCAGATAAATTCATTGATACTGAGGGTGGTGCAGATGGAGGAATTCCACATACTGTGCCTGCTGAAACAAACTGTGTACCTGCAATCCCCACTGCATCATAAGGTATTACAATTGCATAATATGTGGCACCGACTATACCACCACTTCCTGAGCTTACTATTGTTCCAGCAGTAGTTGATGAACCTGAAACAATAGGAACAACGACTGTAAAACTAGATGATGAACTTGTTACATAAAAATTATAGCGCGTTGCATATGTAGGTGGTGTAATAACTATAGTTGCCGCATTCGGATTTACATATAACAAAACTACAGAGCCACCAGATGGTACTAGATAGGTAGGATTGGTTGCACTCGCGAAAGAAAGAGCTCCATTATATAATCCCATCATTCTCCATGAAGAGATGCCATCTGAAATAAATGTCAGAGTTCCATATGCATTTGAGAACGAATAACTTATATTATAGTCATCTATAAGGTCAGAACCTTGTGTTGTTATGGTGATTGTACTTTGAGTTGCAGTACCATAATAGTCTTTAATGACAAGAATACGCCCTGGATTTGCTTGAACTGATGGTAAAATGAATGTTTTACTTATTACTCGTGTATCAACGATAATAAGATTTGTATTTTGTGGTATTGCGGACATTGCTTATTTCTATACCGTGATAACTTAAAAATTTTTAAGTTTTATCACTCTAATAGTCATTTGACTTCAAGCAAAAAAGATTCCCATGGAGAGGGTGCCAACTGTCATAGAGCCTGCGTACATGGCGGGAGTAGAGAGGAGCGTCTGAAAACGACCTGTTCCGCCCACATCCAGTGTGAAGCTAGGAGTTGCTGTCATGATTCCAACGTTGCATGTTGCCGTGATTATCATTGTAGGTGTTGCAAATGTAATAGCATTAGAGAAGTTGCGCTGTGGTGCACCTGTCTCAAACAACATACGACCTGTCGTCTGAAAACGAAGTTGGTCTGCTACAGTTGAGCCTTTGAAAAGCAATAGCTCTCCTGTTGTTGTACCTGTTGATTGCTCGGCAATCACGGTATTGTTATATTCACCCTGTTTTCCCCAGAATTTGATTGTATTCTGTGTAGAATAGGAGCCGACGAAGAGACTGCTGATGGTACTACCGCCAGAACCACCTGAGCCCACAATTTTTCCTGTGCTTACAATTGCTGTACTTATATCAAAAAGTGTATAATTCTTGAAATAATTGCTCGTATTCCTGAAAAAGTTACTGGAGTTGCTTGTAAGAGAGCCTATCGAAGACACATTTGTTGAAAGATTTTGGAAGTTGCCGGCAAAATAATTACTTATCTGCGTGACATATGCTGTAGATGCGTAGCCTAGAGAACCAAGTCCATCCACAGTCGATGTGAGATTCCCAGTAATGACAGAACCTATGGTTACATTGGATTGCACTGATGCTATAACAGTATTTATCAGGGAAGTTGAGATATATCCTGCGACTGCGAGGCCTGTCGCATTCACAACAATCTGACTGATACCTGCGCTGAAGTAATTGCTGTTTCCAGTCAGTGTTGAGATAAAAGAGGTGTTTGAATTGGCCACGAGTCCTTGAATACTGGAGATAGTAGGAGAGGAAATACCACCCTGCGCATAAATATTTCCATATGCCACGATATCTTGGTAAACCAGAAAATTATTATAAGTAAGAGTCGAATTATAAAGTGTTGGATTATTGCTTCCTGATTTCGCCCACGTAGTTGGACTCTTGCTTAAGAAAGTTAGAGACTGAAAAGCATTTGAAAGTATATAAGTATTGCTTCCGTTGTCAAATAAGTTTGTAGCCTGTGTTGAGATTGTAATGGGGCGAAGATTCGCGGACCCTGTACTATCTGTAATTGTCAGGACGCGGCCTATTTTTTGAATGGAGAGCGGAAGAATGACAGTTTGTTGAGTATTTGTGTTTATATTTAATGTTGTAGCCGTAGTTGATGCATAGACCAACGACATCCCTACCGTTTCATGCTAAAATTATTAAATTCTAAATATCGACCACCACAACTGTCTGCGCGTCAACCCAATTACCCATCACAGAAGAAAGATAGGATTGGCCGCCGACCGTCATACTATATTTAGGAGGATACACAGCATAATCAAGCGTAGTGGCGAAAAGTATTTGTTTTCCATCAAATACGTTGCCAAAACCTGTCCATGTATATCCATCTGAGCTATAGGAAAGTACATTACTTGAGCTTGCACTATACCCACTTGCAAAAAAGTAAGTACCGTTCCATTTCACTGTCAGACCATATCCTCCAGCGAAGGGGCCTCCCACTGTTGCCCAGTTAATACCATCATAGCTTAGACCAATACTCGTAGTACCATTTCCATTAATTCCTGTTGCAATAAACCGATTGGAGCCCCAAATAACAGATGTTCCGAAACCACCTGTGAATGGGCCAAGTGTGGTCTGCCATGTGGTACCATTATAGCTTGATGCGACAGTGCTTGTATTTGTCTGGTCGCTTCCTATTAGAACCCAGATAGAACCATTCCATGCAAGACCCGCATATCCTGCTGGATTTTGGAAATTAGGGCCGACAGAAGGAGTCCAGTTGATACCATCTGTTGAATATGCTAGCGTATTTCCTGTTGAAGATGAATACCCAGAGGCTAACCAAATTATATTATTCCATGCGACTGCAAAACTCTGTCCACCTGGAAAGGGCGGTGTTCCTGGGGTCCATGCCTGACCATCTGGGCTTATTGCAACCGCATTGCTGCTATTTGAGTCTGTTCCCAATGCAACCCAGAGTGAGCCATTCCATCCAAGCGAATTTGCCATACCTGAAATGAAAGGGGTAGGATATGTTGTCCAGATAAGACCATCTCCACTCTTTGCCGATGAATACTTGTTATTCTGGTCTGTTCCGAGAGTTAGCCAATAGCTTCCATTCCACTGTATCGCGTTGAAATCACCTCCAATGAAAGGCGACGGTGATGTGGTCCACATTAGACTATTATCTACACTGCGTAACAAGAGAGTATCACCTGTAGGCGTGACTGCAAAACTTATCCATTCTGATTGAGTGGGGGCTGGTATTGTGAGATTGGATGCTTGTGTGCTGAGTGTTATAATATTTGAGAGATACGATGTGCCGATTGCGGCCTGAATCGCTGTCACATTCGACGCATAGGCATAGATTGTACTGAATGAAAGAGTGCGTGCTGCTCCTGTGATATTTAGAACAGAGCCATAAATACTTGTTGCGGTAAAGTCACCTGTTTGACCTCCTCCTGATAAGGTGAGATTAGAGAGGGTCGTCGCAAGATAAGGATATGTCACGTAATTGGATGCATCTGCATTCGACAGGTTGTTTAATTGTGAAACAGTTACGAAGTTTGAATTTGCTAATAAATTTGTCACATATGTCTGTGTGGCGGAACCGAGTCCTATCACAGTAGATTGGAGTGAAAGAGAGGAGATATACACTGCTGAACCAAAGTTTGTTTGTTGTCCACCAAAGGTGCTGGTATATTGTTTTAGACCTGTGACCGTGGAAAAAAGATTTGATGTATTTACATAGTTATAATTTGGGATATAATTCACAATACCAAGCGTTGTGGAGAGAAGCTGCTGACTTGAAATATAGCCAATTGAACCTAGACCAATGACTGTTGAAGCAAGAGTGAAGTTTAGTTCAGTTGTACTGACGAATCCTTCAGTTCCGAGGCCCACAATGGTAGATGTGAGTTCATCGGTATTAATAAATGTATTAATATAAGTCGTGAGCCCTTGTGTTGTTGAGAAAAGCTGTGACGATGATATATAGCCTATGCTACCAAGACCTATCGCAGTGCTTTGTAGTTGATAATTTAATCCAGATGCTGATACATAGCCCGCTGAACCGAGACCATCTACAGTAGATGTGACAAGGGTGAGGGGTAGAATTGTTCCGAAAGTTGTATGCAAATGTGAGTAGGAAGAGCCTTCATACAGTGTGTGAACAACATTTGATGTCCCTGCAGTGTTATTACCATATATCCTGAGAACAACTGATGTGCCTGTTGGAAGAGATGTATAAGGAACAATTATGCTTAGGTCATATTGTGTCTCTAGTGCACTACTAATGGGGGATGGAGCAGATGATGCAACGAGGGTCTCTACACCTGAAAGTCTCGTGTAAATTGACGCGTAGACTGAGACATTTGCAATATCAGAGCAATATGCGAATAAGTTCAAATCCCAAATACCTGCTGAAATAAAGGGTGGAAGCCCTGTATTCGTCTGGAATTCTGCTATAACTGTATTGCTTGTAGTGGCTGGAAGAGTTGTAGAGAGGTTAGTTCCTGTTGATGCATCTATTGCAAGTCCAAGTGTATTATAGGGGGGCGAGGATACACTATAATTGAGATAAAATAGAGTACCTGTTGTATTTGCAACGGGTAGATTCAGAATAGATGAGATATAGTTCTGAAGTCCTCCTGTTGTAGAGATGAGTTGGGATGATGAGATATATCCTAGTGTACCAAGACCCCTGATTGTAGACTGGAGAGAAGATGATGAGATATATCCTAGTGTACCGAGGCTTGCTACAGTTGACGCAAGCAGAGATGTACTGACCAAGTTTGTTAGAATCACAGGTGTTCCACCTAGACCTATTACAGTTGAAATGAGTTGCCCAGACGAGATGTAGCCAAGTGTACCAAGTCCCTGTATTGTTGACTGGAGAGAGAGGGAAGAGATATACCCCACTGTACCAAGACTTGCAACAGTTGACGCAAGCAAGGATGTGCTCACTAGATTGGCTATTGATATAGATGTTCCACCTAGACCTATCACAGTTGAGATAAGTTGGCCTGATGAGATATAACCAAGTGTGCCAAGACCCTGAACTGTAGACTGGAGGTTTGCTGAGGATATGAATGACTTTATATCAAGTGTAGTTACAAGAGTTGAGCCTGTTGTTAATATAATAGAGGATGTGTAAAGTGCATTTGCATTTATAGAAGAGGTCACAATAGATGTCGCAGTTGCTAAACCAGTGTATACCGCGAAGGTAGATACACTTGTAGGAACTAAATCACCCATCGTGATATATCCTGGATTCGGCCCAATTGTCAGCGAGTTCACAGTAAGCGAACTTATGAATCCATCTAGGACTGATATAGAGGACGCAGTCAGAGAAGATGTGATGAATGATTTGGAAATGGAGGTTGAAAAGCTTGAGAAGTAATTTCCAGAATTTGTCTGGAGGTTCTGGACTGTGGAATAGAGTTGTGTAGAGGAAATATATCCGAAAGAGCCAAGACCTATTACAGTTGATGTGGTTAAAGTGCTGTAGTCAGTTGTTGTAATTTTCTGTGTGAGACTTTGCACAGTTGATTGTAGGCTCAGAGAAGATATATATCCAAAGGAACCAAGGCCCTGTAGAGTACTCTGCAGCTGAGTGGATGAAATATAACCTACCCCTCCTAAATTAGCGGTAAGGCCTTGGGATGTGGAGATTAGATTTGCAGCCGTCACAACTCCACTGCCATTAATTGTTGAGACAATGAGAGACTGTGTGCTCAGACTTATAGAGTATGTCATGCCTGAGACGTGGAGGAGACTTTGCGGTGCCGCGGTACCAATACCCACATAGCCAGTATTTGCAATACGCATTGCCTCAGACAGAACATACGAGGGACTTGCAACAATAACGACGCGGCCTGCGCCACCTGACGTATTACCGTTGGGGCCACCAAAGTTTATACCTGACACGTAATATGTATCTAAGGTTCCAACTGCAGTGCCGTTGCCCACACCTGCAGATGAGTTTAGCAGAGTGAGACCGCTGTATGAAATGTAGGATGAACCACCTGCGCCAGCAGGGCTGTAACTTCCACTACCATTACCACCAGCGCCTCCAAAGAATCCGCCGCCACCGCCGCCAGGATTATTTCCTGCATTTAATGCTGCGCCGCCTTGGAAAATAGAACCGCTTGCTCCAGGATTTGTTCCGCCTGCAGTCTGTGTTCCGCCTGTTACCGCTACAAATGCACCGGCTGCAGAACTTCCACCTGTTGTTAAACCTGCACTACCTGCATAGTCTCCACCGCCGCAGTTTGCACCTCCACCGCCACCGCCTACGTCGACGAGCTCTGTTGCAAGAGTTGCAGATTGACCTGTGACAGTAGTACCTGTTGCTGCATTTGTGATTGTAAAGGATGTAAGGGTTGGTATGCTAGCAACAATACCACTTATATTAAAAGCAACCGTTGCAAGACCGGTGATAGTAACACCAATACCTTGTTGGAGACCATGATTTACAGAGGTTGTATAGGTGATTGTTCCACCTGACGCAGATGCCCCTGTAATAATACCACTCTGTATAAGCTGAATCGCTGAACGACCACCACCTGAGTAAGAGCCATTTGTGCCTGTGCCACCGCCTCCACCATAGATTCCACTCTGGCTGCCGGCAGCAAGGCCGCCACCGCCTGTAATAATTCGTAGGTACTGGCCAGGTGTGACTGCAAGAGTTCCGTTTATATATGCACCACCACCGCCATAGGCTCCTGCGGCTCCGCCAGCACCACCACCTCCCCACATGGAGATTGTGAGTGAGGTTACGCCACTTGGAACTGTGTAGAACTGGTCTGAGCCTGTATATGCAAAAATATTAACACCTGAGAGGCCAATATTTGCGTTTGAAGTTGCAGTTTGGAAGACAAGGGCGCTTGTGTCAGGTGCAGTAGTTGAGGAGTCTACACCAGCAATGCGTGCAAGAGGGTAGCCAGCTGTTGCAGTTCCAAAAAAGAGAGACGCGATTCCTCCTCCATAGTTAGTCAAGCCTGACTTCAAAGAGAGTGTATCAATTCCTGAGCCATAGGCAACAGCACTCGTTGTACCATTGAAATTTATGGTTTCTGTACCATTGTTGATTATGAGATTGCTTGTTGTAATTGTATTCGCATTTACACTGCTCACGAAGACGGAGCCTGCGCTCAAAGACAGCGTAGAACCCGTGAAAGATGTTGCGATGAGGCCTAGAACAGTACTTTGAAGTGAGAAGGTTGAAATATACCCCATAGACCCAAGACCAACATGGGATGAAATCAGCTGCTGCTGCAGAGTTTGCACGGTGGATTGGAGTGATAGAGTTGATATATAGCCATATGTACCTAAGCCCTGTACTGTTGATGCAAGATTTTGTGATGTTACCACGCCGCTTCCATTAATACTAGAAAGTACTAATGATTGTGTGCTTAGACTTATAGAATAAGTCATACCAGACACGTGAAGCAGGCTCTGAGGCGTTGCGGTACCAATGCCTACATAACCAGTATTAGCAATACGCATTGTCTCGCTTAGAACCGATGTAGGGGGTGCAACAATCACAACTAAACCAGGTCCACCAGAAAGATATTGTATTGCGGCACCAACATTTGAGGCTGCACCATATGCTATATAATATGTGTTTGTTGTTGCGGGTGCCTGATTCTGAGAGTTAGGACTGTTCACACCTGATGTTAATGTGAATCCAGGGGCGCCTGTATAAGATGTACCTCCTCTGCCTCCATTATTGAACCCACCCCCTGAACCTCCATAGTAGCCACCACCACCACCTCCACCTGTACTTCCACTGCCACTACCACCTTGTAAAACAACTCCACTTGCAGTTCCTGATGTATATACGCCCATTGTCGCTGTTCCACCATTTGAGTTACCTGCCGCGCCACCACCAGCAGCATCTACAAGTTCAACGATAACAGTACCTGCGCCAGATGAAGAACCTGTCGCTGATGTACTATTTACAACTGTGAATGTATTTGTTGTTACTGATGTGATAGCTGCAGTTATATTGAAGGCATTTGGAGATAGATTGCTGATAATTATAACCTCTCCACCTATGAGTCCATGTGCAGCTGAGGTAGTATAGATAATATTTCCGCCTGAGACAGTTCCTGTGGCTGTTACTGTAAGAGTTGCTTGTATGGCTGAGCGACCGCCACCTGAACCGCCTGCATTTTGACCACCACCTACACCGCCTGCGTTAGCGCCACCACCACCATAGGTTGCTGCGAGCGCACCACCATTAAAGCCGCTCATTTGGCCAGGGCCGCCTACAACAATTGTATAAGTTGCACCAGGTATCACGCTAAGAGTGCCTGTTATATATGCACCTGCACCACCTAGACATGCTACGTTGCCAGCTTGGTCGCTACCACCGCCAGCACCCCACATATATACAGTAATGCTTGAGACACCTGTTGGCGCGGTCCATGTTTGATTTGAACCTGTATATTGAAATACGTTGACGCCAGAACTGTTTGCATTTGCTGAAGCGAGTGCAGTTTGGAAGATAAGAGCGCTTGAGTCTGCGCCTGCAATTGATGCATCAGCTGCAGCAATACGTGCAAGAGGATAACCAGGTGTAGCTGTTCCAAAATAGAGAGATGCAACTGCATTGTTATAGGGTGTTAATTGTGAAACGAGTGAAAGTGAATCTATACCCGAACCATATGCGAGTGTATTTAAACTTCCTGTATAATTAATTGTTTCTTGGCCCGATACGATAAGATTTCCTGTTGTAACTGTACTAACAAAGATAGAGCCGGCGCTTAGTGATAGCGTGGAGCCAGTGAAAGCGAGGGCTAGGACAGTGCTCTGGAGTGAGAGACTTGAGATATAGCCCATTGAACCGAGACCTATATGGGATGAAATCAGCTGCTGTGTTAGAATTTGCGTCGTTGACTGGAGTGACAAAGAGGAGACAAACCCTTCTGACCCAATGCCTGCTGCAGTGGATGTGATAGCAGCGTAGATTCCTAGCGATGTACTGAAGAGTTGTGTTGTGGAGACATAACCTACTGAGCCGAGTGAGGCGATTGTGGAGACGAGACTGAACTGTAAACCGACTGAACTTACAAATCCATCTGTTCCTAGACCAATCACTGTTGATGTAAGTTCTACAGGGTCAATGAATGAATCAATATAAGTTCTAAGGCCCTGTGTTGTTGAGAAAAGCTGTGATGAGGAGATATATCCAAAGGAGCCAAGACCTATACTTGTTGATGTGATGAGACTACTGTAATCTGTTGTTGTAATTTGCTTTGAGAGGCCCTGTACTGTTGATTGTAGGCTCAGAGAAGAAATATATCCAAAGGAACCGAGGCCTACAGTTGTTGATTGCAGAGACAAGGATGAGATATATCCTACTGTACCAAGACCTTGCAGAGTACTCACATCATTTGCGAGCTGCCAGATGGGTGCACCATTTATACTTGATACATTAAGTGCGAATGTACTGATTGTTGTGCCGCGTATAGTACCTGCCACATCTAAAATGGTTGCGGGTGTTGTTGTACCAATACCAACATAGCCATTTGTTGCAATACGCATGGCCTCAGCCATTGCATTGCCAACAGTTCCAATGATGATTTGACCATTGCCGCCTGCTTTTCCAGTACCTGTTCCACCTGCAGCTACACCCACTTGATATCCAGCTACACCCGTTGCAGGTGCTGAATAAAAATTTGGACTGTTTGAACCAGACGGTGATGAGAGAAGAGAATAATAGGATGAGCCGCCGCCAGCTGAGCCGCAGAAACCAGTACCATTTACACCTGCACCACCGCCATAGTAGCCGCCACCGCCACCTGAATTACCATTCGCACCCTGTAAGACTCCACCTGTGCCACCACTACCTATGCCACCTGTTTGCGGTGTTGCAGCATTATACTGAGGGCCGCCAGTTGAAGTACCGTCAGTACCTTGACCATTCGCACCAGCGCCAACATATGTACCATTTCCACCATAATCCGTGGTATGACCCTTACCACCAGCACCTCCACCGCCTACAATGACAAGTTCAGCTATAATATTACCTGTGCCCGTTGAGGAGCCTGTGCTAGCATTAGAATTGACTATTGTGAATGAATTTGATGTGGGTACAGATGTAACGGCATATGCACCGTTGAAAGATGCCGACGGACTTAGACCAGAGATGGTAATCGCTTGACCGATTATGAGACCGTGTGTTCCTGATGTTGTATAGGTGACGTTAGAAGTAACTGCGCTTGCACTTGTAATTACAATGACAGTCGGCTGAAGACTGAAGTCTTTCTGGATAGCACTGCGACCTCCTGCACCACCTGGTGTAGCACTATTACCGCCACCGCCATATCCACCCGCGCCACCATAACTAGCAGCATTACCTGCGCCGCCACCGCCGACGAGCATGGTAAGTACTTGGCCTGGTACCACAGTAAGAAAACCTGTAAGATATGCACCTGCTCCACCATAACCACAGTCACCATTGTAAGATGTACCTGCACCTCCACCCCACATATTGACAGATAGTGTTGTGACACCCGCGGGTACAGTCATTGTCGTCGTGGTTCCTGTATAGGTATAATTGGAGGTGAAGCTTGTTGAAGATGCAGGTGTTGTCTGGAAGACGAGCTGCGAAGTTGCTGAACCAGACACTGACGCATCCACTGAGTAGATGCGCGCAAGAGGATACCCAGGTGTCGCAGATGTGAAGGCGAGGGATGCAATACCGCCATTGTATGCATTGCTTGCTTGTAGAGTCAGCGTATCGACACCAACACCGAAGGATGCAGGGGCTGAAGAGCCATTATATGTTATAAGAGCACTGGATGCAGTCAACATATTTAGCTTCATGCTTGACGCGACCACATTGGCTGCAGTTAGTGAACCAGTGCTCAGAGTGGTGAAGAGACTCTGAATGGTACTCTGGAGTGATAGAGATGAGATATAACCCAGTGTTCCTAGACCTTGAGTTGTGCTTTGAAGGTTAGGAGTACTTATAATATTCTGTAGAATACCACCTGTGCCAATCTGGGTTGTTAAACCCTGTACAGTCGAAAAAAGCTGAGCAGATGAGATATATCCATACGTTCCTAGACCTTGGGTTGTGCTTTGAAGATTGGGGGTGCTTATAATATTTTGTAATATACCGCCAGTGCCAATCTGGGTTGTGAGTCCTTGTACAGTCGAAAAAAGCTGCGCAGAGGAGATGTAGCCATATGTTCCTAGACCCTGGACTGTACTTTGGAGGTTAGGAGTGCTTATAATATTCTGTAGAATACCGCCTGTACCAATCTGGGTGGTTAAGCCTTGGACAGTCGAAAAAAGCTGCGCAGAGGAGATATACCCTTGAGTTCCGAGGCCTGTTACAGTAGATGCAACAACATTAGTTAGATAGGGGGTGCTTACTGTACCAGCTGTGAATTGGTTAGCCCCAGCTAGTTGGAGGGCCGCGAAGAAATAACTACCGTCTGCTAAGGCATTTTCACTAGCAGATGTATAGGCTGTAAATGTTATATAATCAGTTGTTCCATTGAGGTATATCAGTGCAGAAAGAGACTGACTATTACCATAGGATACATTGGATGTTTGTGCGATTGCTACGCTACCAACATTTTTATGGATTTGAATATTTGTTTGGCCAGTTGGGGCTGGAGCCCCTTTCCACCATAAATTATAGGTTATCTCATAATAACCAGAAATGTTGGGTTGAAAACTGTGTGTGCTATTATTCCACCAGTTTTGCGGGTCATATGCTGGTACGATTGTACTTACAATACCTGTTGTTATGAATTGAAGGGTCGTATCTGCATTGATAGGAATGGTTTGAGCACTATCAAGAACACCCTGTGTAAGATAATTTCCAGGACTTAATTGTGAATTTGAATTTATATTATTCATTGTGAGAATGAGTCCCGCGGTTGTACTGTATAGCTGAGTCGTCGAGATATATCCAAGAGTTCCCAGCCCCTGTATACTACTCCGCAGTGTTTGAGATGAAATATATCCATATGTTCCTAGACCCTGAAATGTAGAGATAAGTGACGAGGATGAAATATAGCCATATGTTCCTAGACCTTGAACAGTAGACTGGAGGGAAAGTGTCGAAACAAACCCTTCTGAACCAATGCCTGCCGCGGTGGATGTAATCGCGGCATAAATTCCTAGAGATGTGCTGAAAAGTTGGGTTGTAGATACATAACCGACAGAACCGAGAGAAGCAATTGTGGAAACAAGAGAGTACTGCAATCCTGCTGCGCTGACAAATCCTTGAGTTCCCAGACCAATCACCGTTGAGGTAAGCTCTACAGGGTCAATGAATGAATCAATATAAGTTCTAAGCCCTGTTGTGGTTGAGAAGAGTTGTGATGAAGAAATATAGCCGGCAGAACCTAGTGTAGTTATAAGACCTGTTGTGGTGCTCTGGAGAGAGAGCGTGGAGGCATAGCCAAATGTTCCCAACCCTACTATACTAGATGTTGTTAGTGAACTGTAGTCAGTTGTTGTGATTTTCTGAGATAGACTCTGCACTGTGCTTTGAAGAGAGAGCGATGAAATATAGCCTAGGGTACCCAGAGTCGTGACAAGACCTACTGCAGTGCTCTGCAGAGAACTGGAGGAAACAAAGTTTTGTATATCCAGTGTAGTGACAAGCGTAGAACCTGTTGTTAGAATTATAGAAGACGTGTAAATTCCTCTTGTATTGATGGAGGAGGTGACAAGTGTTGTTGCATTTGCTGTTCCTGTATAAACAGCAAGGGATGATAAACTTGTTGTTACTAAGTCACCCATAGTAATGTATCCTGGTGTAGGACCAATCGTGAGTGAATTAACGGTGAGTGAACTTATAAATCCATTTGTCACACTAATAGAAGACGCGGTGAATGATGATGTTACCACCGCTAATGCGATGGAAGTTGAAATTCCTTGCACTGTGCTTTGAAGGGAGAGGGTTGAAAGATAACCGAATGTTCCTAGACCTTGAAGGGTACTTTGAAGATTGGGGCTGCTCACAATGTTTTGTAGAGTGCCACCTGTCCCTATCTGTGTTGTGAGGCCTTGCACGGTAGAATAGAGCTGACCAGATGAGATATAACCGAGGGAGCCGAGACCTATTAGACTACTTTGTAGATTAGGGGTACTTATGATGTTTTGTAAGATACCGCCTGTCCCTATCTGTGTTGTCAGGCCTTGCACAGTAGAGAATAGTTGTGTAGATGAGACATAGCCAAGTGTACCCAGGCTTGTAACTGTAGATGTTAGAAGAGTTGTACTCACCAGATTCTGCTGGGCTGCAAGTTGTTGTGTAAATCCCTGAGTTGTTGAGAAAAGCTGTGATGAAGAGATATATCCTAAGGAACCTAGACCAACATGTGATGAAACAAGTTGCTGAGATATACCTTGAATACTACTTTGGAGAGAAAGAGATGATACATATCCATATGTGCCTAGACCTTGAATACTGCTCTGGAGTGACATGGTTGAAACAAACCCTTCTGAACCAATACCTGCAGCTGTTGATGTTATCGCTGCATAGATTCCTAGAGATGTGCTGAAAAGTTGGGTTGTGGAGACATAACCGACCGAGCCGAGAGAGGCAATTGTGGAGACTAAGCTATATTGTAGTCCAGCCGCGCTAACAAACCCTTCTGTACCTAATCCAACGATAGTTGAAGTGAGTTCTACAGGGTCAATGAATGAATTGATGTAGGTAGTGAGTCCTTGGGTTGTTGAGAAGAGTTGGCTTGAGGAGATGTAGCCAAGGGAGCCGAGGGAGGTCACGGTGGAAGCAAGGAGAGATGTACTCACCAGGTTTTGCTGAGAGGCAAGCTGTTGAGATAGGCCTTGGGTTGTTGAGAGGAGCTGTGTTGAAGAGATATAGCCGAAGGACCCTAATCCTTGAACAGTGCTCTGCAGGGACAATGTTGAGACATACCCTAGGGTGCCGAGCGAGGTGACTGTGGATGCAAGGAGTGATGTACTCACTACATTTTGCTGAGAGGCAAGCTGTTGTGATAGACCTTGTGTTGTTGAGAAGAGTTGGCTTGACGAGATATAACCGAAGGAACCTAAGCCTTGAACTGTGCTCTGCAGAGAGAGTGTTGAGACATACCCCAGGGTGCCAAGAGAGGCGACCGTAGATGCAAGAAGTGACGTACTCACCAGGTTTTGCTGAGATGCAAGCTGTTGTGATAGGCCTTGTGTTGTTGAGAGAAGCTGTGTTGAGGAAACATAGCCTAGAGTACCTAGTCCTGTAACAGTACTCTGCAGAGAGAGTGTTGATACATAGCCTAGGGTACCAAGCGCGGTAACTGTGGATGCAAGAAGAGATGTGCTGACTAGATTTTGCTGGGAGGCGAGCTGTTGTGATAGGCCTTGTGTTGTTGAGATGAGTTGTGAACTCGAGATATACCCAAGGGAGCCTAGACCAATAATCGTGCTTTGGAGTGAGAGGGTTGAAACTGTGGCAAATGACAAAATAGTAGAGAATACTTGTGATTGTAGCGCGACACTAGAGCCATTGAAGAGCAGAGAGCTGCTACTTACAAAAAGCGACGCATCATTGAAGAGAATAGATGATATAGTAAGTGTATTTGTGTTGATAGATGAGGTTGTTAGAAGCTGAGCATAGGATAGACCAGTATAGACTGCAAGTGTCGATAGAGTTGTGGGGACCAAATCACCCATCATGATGTAGCCTGGGTTCGGGCCAATCGTCAGTGAATTTACAGTGAGTGTGCTGATGAATCCATAGTTTGCTGTGATGGAGGAGGTCTGGAGTGTCGAGGTTGTAAAGACGGAAGCAGCTGTCGTTGAAAAATAAACAAAGGAATTTCCACCTGTTAAAAGGTTCTGAACGGTGCTCTGGAGAGACAGAGATGAAATATAATGTCCATCTGTGATGTTTTGCGTGAGACCGAGAACTGTGCTCTGGAGGGAGAGTGTTGAAACTAGGTTTGATATACCTGTGCCTGTGAGCGTGGAGACATTGAGGATACCGATGCTGGCGGTAGGGAGCGCGCTTCCACCAATAATGTACCATGTTCCTGGTTGGCCAGCATAGAGTGTAATGGACTGGTAGGCTGCATTGAGGGTTCTACTGGTTGTTCCATCCTCAAATACATCTGCACCTTGAGTATTTAAAGTCACAATATTGTAGCCAGATGCGCCGTAAATATCCTTTAGTGTTAAAATGCGATAGGGTATGTCTGTTGTAAGTGGCAGAGTTATCTGACCACTTTTAAGTCTGGCATCTATCATGCCGACTTCAGCGAACGTACTGAAAGTCTGCGCTGACATCTACCATCACGACATAAAAAATTAAAGAAAGTATATTTGTTTAATTTTTTATGTGCTCCGCCGTTTATCATAGTCCAAATCGACTTTTTTGTGCAGAATAGTTTCTACCAATTTCTGTTATAGACAGTGCTCTATTATAGATGCGCAGAACGGCTAAGTAACCACCCCAATAGTCTGGATTATCCCAGCGGCGCATAATGCGGAATCCAGTGCCGCTTGCCTGTGTCGGCGTTGCTGAACTCGCAGTTTGCTGTGATAAAGCTCCATTAATATAAAGAGAAATATTCGTTCCGTCATATGTTCCAACAATATGATACCAACCAGATGCAGGGAGACTATACGTCGTTGATGTGCAATACCAGGTGGGTAAAATAAAATAGGCGGCCTGTAAATTTGTATTTGAACCACCACTTGATGCGTGACCAAGAGTTATATTAATATTACCAGTTTGGGGGAATACATCAGTTAAAATACAAGGATAGCCCGTTGAATTAGTTCCATTGTAATAATGCCATACCTCTGCTGTCCATACTGGCATTCCAGCTAATTTCGTAGATGTTTCTCCATATTGTGCACTAGCTGGGGCAAATGATAAGTATCCTCCATTTGCAGAGGAATAGGTCGGTGACCCATAAAGAGTCATGGATATACCTGAACCTGTTAAATCATTCCATGTTGAACCAGAGCCAGAATAAGAGGACGTATTTCCAGCATCTAGATGATACACAAGGCCATTTAAAATTATAGATGGATATACAATCGTATACAAAGGCGAGTAAGAGCCCTTTGAAAAGGTTTGTGAGAGGCCTATATGCCCTGGGGGTAGATACGAAGTCAGGGTCCATTTTTGCGCGAGATAGGCCTCTATCTGATTCCGCTCATATGTTGTTAAGACTTTGTTATAAATGATAATTTCATTAATTGCAATTTGCGCGGGCAAGTCGGAATTAGGGCCGATTGCACCAAACCATGTATTTGTTAGCGATGTCTGTGGACTTGCAGCAGTATCTGTAAAGTTTATTGACTGATTTCCATTAATATATGCATAGGAAGCAGTTGTACCGAGCCCATTATAACTTGCATGATATATCAGTCGAGATGCAGTATTTAATCCTGAAATAACATTCACAAGGGGGGCGGTAGAACCCTGTGATAAACCGAAGGCCTCGCCTGCGTTTGCAGGGAAAGAAAGCAGCTGGAGACGATTCCAGCCTCCATCATCATCTCCCCATAAACCTCTATTTCCACCAGATGCATATCCAGTCCATGCATAGACGATAAATACTTGTAGATTGGGTACAGTCGTTCTACGCGAATCAACAGGTGCATAGAAGTAAGATGACCCATCTGTAGAAACTGTATTCGATGAATAGGTGATTGTTCCAGTTAAAACGGCATGATTATTTTTTCCTGATTTATCTTTCCATGCTGTTAGAGTTCCATTCGGTGCAGTTAAGAAATTTGGGTCAGCAGCATCGAGCCAGAGCTGGCATGATGCAATCTGGGTAGGAATAAAATAAGGAATTGATAAGACAGGAACGAATGTACTTCTGTAAAATGTTTTGGATAGGCCTATGTGACCTGCGGGCAGTGAAGCGGTTAGTCCCCATTTTTGTGCAAGATAGCCCTCTACACTCTGGAGGTCAGATGTGCCCAAGGCAGTATTATAAACGATTATTTCATAAATAGTTCCAACAAATGCCTGTGAAATAGCATGTGATGTCGCACCAATCGTAACTGGATTACTTGCACTTGTGCGTGTACCTGTAGGCCCTGTTGCAGAGACCTGTGAATTTCCAGTCAAATACATGTTGATTTGACCTGTTGAACTTACGCGCGTAGTCTCGCATATAAATCCTGCACCTGTGTTAACACTCGTCGTCGTTACTGCCGTATAATCAGTTGTTCCTGTGAGCTGACCTACACCGAGGGCGAATTTTCCGTTGATTATAGCGAGTCCATAATCTGTTGTAACACCTGCGGTTTCAGTATCATAAAGACCATAACCTTGATACCATTGTGGACCAGCGCCGCCTGTACTCGTCGTTGTTAAGACTATAAAGATGGACCAATCATTCTGTACAACAAGGGGGCAGGAGAAGTAGCTAGAGTTTCCAACAAATGTTATACCTCTGTTTCCATTGAGTGTTGTCGTATATGTAATTGTTCCTCCATATGCGCTTGTAGAATTACCATTTCCAGACTTGTCAATTAACTGAGTGACTTGAGAACCAGTCATCGCGACTTTGCTACTATCTGCTCCATCAAACCATTGAAGACAACCTTGTATCTGAGGTGGTGTGAAATATGGGACACTAACAATAGTCCTACTCATTATCTAAGAGGGATATAAAAATTGTCCAAATCCAACACGAGCTCCTGCGAAGACAACATTATTGAAGTAGAGAAGAGAGCTACTCTGGAATACATTGCCTGTATTTGCACCGACTGTGCGGTCAGTTATGTTCATAGTGCAGAGTGATATGAAATTTGTGCTTATTGTATTGACAGTGAGAGAGCCTGTGCTAATCTTCGTGAAGGAGCTGATGAAACTTCCCAAGTTTCGGATAGTACTTTGCAGTGAAAGACTTGATATATATCCTTCACTGCCAATACCCGCAGCTGTAGAGGTGATGGTCGCATAAATACCTAGCGAAGTGCTGAAGAGTTGTGTGGTTGAGATGTAACCAACAGAGCCGAGGGATGCAACTGTAGAGACCAGTGAGTATTGGAGACCTGCAGCGCTTACAAAACCTTGTGTACCTAGACCTACTACTGTAGATGTTAGCTCTACAGGGTCGATAAAGCTGTTAATATAATTACGCAAGCCAGTTGTTGTTGAGAAGAGCTGTGAGCTAGAGATATAGCCCGAGAGACCAAGATTTTTCACAGTTGATGCCAGTGTGGTCGCGAGGTAGGCTGTGCTCACGAGGTTCTGTACATTAATAGGAGTGGTACCGAGACCTATCACAGTTGAGATGAGCTGTCCTGAGGAGATGTAACCTGCTGAGCCAAGCCCATCTACTGTGGATGCAAGGTCAAGAGATGATACATAGCCTAGGGTACCAAGACCATCCACTGTGGACGTCAGATTCAAAGAGGAAATATAACCGAATGAACCAAGACCTATTACTGTACTCTGTAGTTGTAGGCCGCTCAGCTGAATAGACGAGATGTAGAGTTGTCCTAGCCCATCTACTGTAGAAGTGAGCTGTGAACTAGAGACATACCGTTTTCCTAACCCGTCAATCGTTGAAGTCAACTGGCTTGTTGAAACAAACCCAGCAGTACCTAGACCTGCAACTGTACTCTGAGCATTCACGATGGAGAAGGGTGTAATAGGAGAGATTTGCGTGTAGATTCCAAGTGTTGTACTGAAGAGTTGGGTTGTTGAGATGTAGCCGACTGAGCCTAGTGCCGCAATAGTCGACACAAGCGTGTACTGAAGACCAATACTGCTGACAAAACCTTCTGTTCCCAAGCCTACCACAGTGGAGGTGAGTTCATCTGGGTCAATAAAACTATTGATGAGAGTTGTAAGACCCGCGGTTGTTGAGTAGAGCTGTGCCGAGGAGATGTAGCCTAGAGTTCCCAGATTATTCGTAAGACCTATCAAACTACTCTGCAGTGTCGGCGTCGAGACATACAGTTGCCCCAAGCCCTTGACAGTGCTTTGTAGCGATAGGGAAGAGACATAGACTTGTCCTAGGCCCTTGAATGTACTCTGGAGTGATAAGGATGAAATGTAGATTTGTCCTAGGTTACCCGTGAGACCCTGTATGCTACTCTGCAACTGCTGCGACGAGACATATCCTATAGAGCCTAGGCCATCTACTGTTGAGGTCAGCTGTTGAGATGACAGATAGCCAAGAGAACCAAGTGAAACAATCGTCGATGCCAGCAAGGATGTACTGACAAGCCCTTGTAAGCCGACCAAGCTGCTCTGGAGCTGTGAACTCGAGATGTAGCCGAGGGTTCCGAGACCTTGCAATGAGGATGTTAGAAGAGATGTGCTGATGAGTCCTTGGAAACCTGTTAGTTGCTGTGTTAGATTCTGTACTGTACTCTGAAGACTGGCCGATGAGATATATCCATATGTACCTAGACCTTGGACAGTTGATTGCAAACTCAGAGTTGATACGAAGCCTTCTGAGCCAATGCCTGCAGCAGTGGATGTGATGGCTGCGTATATTGCTAGCGATGTACTGAAGAGTTGCGTTGTAGACACGTAGCCAACTGAGCCTAGGGAGGCAATTGTCGAGACCAGAGAGTATTGTAGACCCGCGGCACTTACGAAACCATCTGTTCCAAGACCAATCACAGTGGAGGTGAGCTCCTGAGGGTCGATAAAGCTATTTATATAAGTTGTGAGCCCTTGTGTTGTACTCTGTAGAGACAGGGATGAGATATACCCTGCACTTGCTAGATTAGCAGTGAGACCATCCACAGTTGAGGTTAGCTGCTGCGTAGAGAGATAGCCTGCTGAACCTAAGCCTTTGAGAGTGCTTTGGAGCTGTATAGAGGAAATATAGCCGAGTGAGCCTAGACCAATTGTGGTAGAGGCTAGTTTTATAAAGATGCCTTGTGATGTTGAGATGAGCTGGCTCGACGATATATATCCTGACGAGCCGAGGTTAATCAGGGTGCTTTGAAGCTGTATACTTGAGATATAGCCTGCAGAGGCAAGATTCGCGGTGAGACTTGTGACAGTACTTTGGAGTTGTGATGTTGAGAGATATCCGAGGGTACCAAGGCCATCCACTGTAGAAGGGAAGAGAGCACCTTGCAATGTACTTATACCTGCAACAGTACTCTGTAGAGATAGTGTTGAGATGTATCCGAGTGTACCAAGCGTATTCACGATATTTACAACTGTAGACTGTGTAGTGGTGTTGATACCTAGTACAGTACTCTGGAGGGATGCAGAGGAAATGTAACCAAGAGAGCCAAGACTCTTTACAGTGCTTTGCAGAGAGGATGCGAGGTATTTCTGGAGTTGTGACGTGGAGATGTAGCCAGTGGTCCCTAAATTAGCAGTAAACCCTATTAGACTGCTTTGGAGCTGTGTACTAGAAATATAGCCTGCATTTGCTAGGTTAGCTGTAAGACCATCAACTGTTGATATGAGTTGTGGACTAGAGAGATAACCCAAAAAGCCTAGACCATCCACTGTTGAGGTGAGTTGGCTTGTAGAGATATAGCCTGCTGTCGCTAAACCATCCACTGTTGATGTAAGATTCAATGTGGAGATGTAGCCTGCACTTGCTAGATTAGCAGTTAGTCCTACCAAGCTGCTTTGGAGTGTGAGTGTTGAGATGTAGATTTGGCCCAGCCCTCTTACCGTGCTTTGAAGCTGTGTACTTGAGATATATCCTATAGTTCCAAGCCCTCTGAGGCTTGATGTGAGTTGTGTCGAGGAGACATATCCTAATAGAGCTAGACCTGCGGCAGTAGAGGTGAGTTGTGTGGAGGAGATGTAACCTTTACTACCCAGCGTAGTGAAGAGCCCTTGTACTGTTGATTGTAGCTGCGGTGAAGAAATATAGCCTAGGGTTCCTAGACCCACTAAACTGCTTTCCAGTTGTGAAGAAGAAAGATAGCCCGCTGTTCCTAAACCATCGAGTGTGGAGGTCAGTGAAGTAGTGGAGATGTATCCATATGTTCCTAGACCATCAATTGTGCTTTGCATGGATAGAGATGAAATGAAGAATGAGCCATTCAGAAGGGTTGTCGCGGATGATGTGATTTGCGTGTAGATTGAGAGTGATGTACTGAACAGCTGTAATGTTGACTGGTAACCAACAGTTCCTAGCGCTGCGATGGTAGATGTGATAGAAAGCTGAAGACCAATTGAGGATGCAAGACCTGCTAGACCACCTGCAATCACAGTAGATGTGATGAGTGATGGGTCAATGAAGGTACTTACAAATTGTGTGAGACCGATAGTTGTAGAGATGAGTTGCGATGAGGAGATATATCCATAGCTTCCAAGACCATCTATTGTACTCTGGAATGTTTGCGTTGAGATATATCCATAGGTTCCTAGACCATCGAAGGTGCTTTGATTTAGTGACTGGAGACTTTGCACGGTTGACTGCAGTGAAAGGGATGACACGTAGCCTGCTGCAGCTAAATTAGCGGTTAGACCCTTGACGGTGCTCTGAAGTTGTGTGGATGAGATGTAGCCTGACGCTGCTAAAGTCGCGGTAATACCCTTGAGGCTCGAGGCGAGCTGTGAGCTTGAGATATAGCCAAGTGAACCGAGACCTAGTAAGCTGCTCTGCAGAGTCTGCGTTGACACATAGACTTGGCCAAGACCCTGTACTGTACTCTGGAGAGACAGGCTGGAAATATAGCCTATTGTTGCTAGGCCTACTAAACTGCTCTGAAGCTGTGTACTAGAAATATAGCCTGATGTACCTAGGGTAGTCACAAGACCATCGACAGTAGATGTGAAGATGGGGACAAGACCCTGTACTGTGCTCTGAAGAGACAGGCTGGAAATGTAGCCTATTGTTGCTAGGCCTACTAGACTGCTCTGGAGCTGTGAAGAGGAGATATAACCTATAGTGGCGAGGGTATTTGTAAGACCTGTGAGACTTGAAGTGAGCTGTGAAGAGGAGATATAGCCTATTGTTGCTAGGCCTATCAAGCTACTACGTAACTGTGTTGAGGAGATATATCCCAGAGTACCAAGGCCCTGTAATGTGCTTTGGAGAGAGGGAGATGAGATGTAGCCAAGCGAGCCTAGATTTGTAAGAGAAGAGATATAGCCGGCAGAGCCAAGACCATCCACAGTTGACGTGTACATAGGTAGGAGACTTTGCACGGTTGATTGGAGTTGCGTGGAGGAAATGTAGCCTATGGAGCCGAGATTATCCACAGTACTTTGTAGCTGTGTGGATGAGACATAGCCAGCTCGCGCTAAATTAGCGGTTAGACCCTGTATAGATGACTGGAGTGATAAGGATGAGATATAACCTAGACTACCTAGACTACTCACAAGGCCTCTTAGAGTACTTTGGAGTGAGAGAGAAGAGATATAGCCAGAAGAACCCAAGCCTCTTACAGTACTTTGCAGTGAAAGACTTGAAACATAGCCTTGCGTGCCGAGACCTTGGAGTGATGACTGGAGTTGCCCAGAGGATACATAGCCAGCAGTTGCTAGATTAGCGGTGAGACCATCTACAGTGGATGCCACAAAGAGGCTTGTGCCTTGTATGGTACTTTGCAGGGAGAGACTTGAGATGTAGCCTGCTGAACCGAGGCCGTCAACGGTTGATGCTACAAACGCGCTCACACCTTGCGTAGTTGACTGAAGTTGTGTTGAGGAGATGTAGCCTAGAGTCGCGAGTCCTAACACACTACTCTGAAGAGCAGGATAGGCTTGACTGAGGCTTTGTACTGTTGATTGAAGCTGTGTTGAGGAGATGTAGCCTAGAGTCGCGAGTCCTGTAAGACTTGAAACAAGAGAAGGTGTTGAGACATAGACTTGGCCAAGACCTTGTACTGTGCTTTGGAGTGTCAAAGAGGAAATATAGCCGAAGGTTGCAAGACCTTGTAGAGTACTTTGGAGTGATAAGCTTGAAATATAGCCTGCTCCTCCTAAGTTTGCGGTGAGACCTTTTGTTGTGCTTTGTAGGGAAAGGGTTGAGACATACACTTGGCCAAGACCTTGTACTGTACTTTGGAGTGACAGAGAAGAAATATAGCCGAAGGTTGCAAGACCTTGTAGAGTGCTTTGGAGTGACAAAGAGGAGATATAGCCTGCTCCTGCCAAGTTAGCAGTGAGACCTTTTGTTGTGCTCTGGAGTTGGAGTCCAACACTTTTTACGGTTGATGTGAGCTGGGTAGATGAGATATAGCTTGCTTGGCCAAGACCATCTAGCGTGGATGCAAGGTCCAAGGAGGAGATATAACCTGCAGAACCCAGACCATCTATTGTGGATGCAAGGTCGAATGAGGAGATGTAGCCGAGTTGAGCGAGGCCATCTATGGTGGATGCAAGGTCGAAGGAAGAGATGTAGCCAGCTTGTGCTAGGCCATCTATGGTGGATGCAAGGTTAAAAGAGGAGATGTAGCCAGCTTGGCCGAGACCGTCAATGGTGGATGCGAGACTCAGTGATGAAATATAGCCGATAGACCCGAGACCAGCTACAGTTGAGTTGAATACAGTTTGCTTAAAAATAGCGACTGTCATACCTTGTACAGTACTCTGCAGAGACAGGGACGAGATGTAGCCTGCTGAGCCAAGATTATCTAGTGTAGATGCCATTGCAGTTGCTGTGGCTGCATTCAGACCCTTTGTGGTTGAGTAGAGTTGTAGAGAGGAGATATATCCTAGAGACCCAAGGCCCTGTAATGTGCTTTGGAGAGTTGCGGTAGACACATAGACTTGTCCTAGACCTTTTACAGTACTCTGGAGAGACAGGGATGATACATAGCCCAGGGTTCCTAGACCTCTTGTTGTGCTTTGCAGCGAAAGCGTTGAAAGATAACCAAAGGTACCGAGGCCCTTTAGTGTACTTTGTAGCTGCGTAGTTGAAATATAGTTCGCTTGACCAAGGCCATCTATAGTGGACGCAAGGTTAAGAGAGGATACATATCCTGCAACACCCAGACCGTCTAGTGTAGATAGAAGGTCCAGGGAGGAAATATAACCTGCTTCTCCAAGACCTTCCAGTGTTGATGTAAGCGCTCCTTGTGTTAAAACAAGGTCAAGAGAGGAGATATAGCCAGCTTGGGCGAGACCATCAATCGTTGACGCCAGGTCTAGAGAGGACACATAACCTGCTTGACCAAGACCTTGTATAGTGGACGCGAGGTCAAACGACGATACATAACCTGCTTGACCCAGGCCTTGTATAGTTGATGCGAGGTCAAAGGAGGACACGTAGCCCGCGCGTCCTAAATTGGCTGTAAGTCCTTGCACTGTTGATTGGAGTGATAGGCTTGAAATATAACCGATTGACCCAAGGCCTATTATACTAGAATACAGAGATGGAGTTGAGATGTAGCCAGAGGAACCAAGACCTGTTACAGTGCTTTGTAGCTGCGTAGTGGAAACATAGCCGGCTGAGCCCAATCCTACTACAGTACTCTGTAACTGTTTCGTTGAGATGTAGCCAGACGCTCCTAAATTAGCAGTAAGACCTTGTACTGTTGACTGTAGTTGTGTCGATGAAATATATCCTAGGCTTGCTAAAGAGGCATTTATACCTGTTGTTGTAGAAAGGAGTTGTGTAGATGAGATATAGCCTGCACCTCCTAAGTTAACAAGTAGACCTTGCAGTGATGATTGGAGGGTGGGACTTGAGACATAGACTTGTCCAAGGCCTTGAAGAGTGCTTTGGAGAGATAAAGAGGAAATATAGCCTAGAGTGCCCAGGGTAGTCACAAGACCTGTTACACTACTCTGCAGTGAAGGAGTTGATACATATCCTAGAGAGCCGAGGCTTTGTACTGTGCTTTGTAGCTGTTGTGACGAGATATAGCCTAGGGTTCCTAGACCAACCAAGCTGCTTTGCAACTGTGATGATGATACATATCCCAGAGAGCCGAGACCTTGTACTGTGCTCTGCAGCTGTTGAGATGAGATATATCCTAGCGTTCCAAGACCAACCAAGCTACTTTGCAGCTGGGATGATGAGAGATAGCCGAGGGAACCTAATGTAGTAATCGTGCTTTGTAGTTGCTGACTTGATATGTAGCCTAGTCCTCCTAGGTTTGCAGTAACACCCTGAATACTAGAATAGAGCTGAGCAGTTGAAACATAACCGAGTGAGTTGAGACTTACCAAACTGCTTTGGAGCTGACCAGAAGATATGTAGCCTATACTACCCAGGTTAGCCACAAGACCTTGGATACTGGAATAGAGCTGTGTGGAGGACACATATCCTAGAGAACCAAGATTCGCGACTGTACTTTGTAGTTGTGAAGAGGAGATATAGCCTGCTCCTGCTAAGTTAGCAGTTAGGCCCTGGACGGAACTTTGTAGTTGCCCAGAAGAGACATATCCTAGTGTTCCAAGACCTTGTATAGTAGAATAGAGTTGCGTAGAGGATACATAGCCTAGAGCACCAAGATTCGCGACTGTACTTTGCAGCTGTTGACTTGATATGTAGCCTAATGTTGCAAGACCAACCAAACTGCTTTGAAGCTGGGTGGAAGAGACATATCCTACCGTTCCTAGACCTTGGACAGTTGACTGGAGTTGTTGAGTTGAGATGTACCCTACCGTTCCTAGACCTTGGACAGTTGACTGGAGTTGTTGAGTTGAGATGTATCCTACACTTCCTAGACCCACCAAGCTGCTCTGAAGCTGCCCAGACGATACATAGCCGAGTGAACCGAGGCCTTGTAGTGTGGAATAGAGTTGTGTAGATGAGACATAGCCTGCGGTCCCTAAACCTTGTACTGTTGATTGGAGTGATAAGGTTGAAATATAGCCTAGGGTTGCAAGACCTATTAGACTGCTCTGAAATGAATTTGTTGATACATAGCCATATGTGCCTAGACCATCTATTGTACTTTGCAGGGAGGCTGATGTTGTTAGACCTGCCCCGCTTGAAACAATTTGATTATAGGTTACGAGCGTTGTGCTGAAGAGTTGCAAGGTTGACTGGTACCCAACAGTTCCTAGTGCGGCGATTGTTGATGTGATGGACAGTTCAAGACCGATTGAAGATGCAAGACCTGCTATACCTGCGGCGACAACCGATGATGTTATACTTGCTTTATCTATAAATCCACTTACGAACTGCAGAAGACCTGTGGTTGTAGAGTAGAGTTGTGCAGAGGATATATAGCCTACCGTTCCTAAGCCTTGCACTGTTGATTGGAGTGATAAGGTTGAAATATACCCAATCGAACCGAGTCCTATGATACTACTCTGGAGTTGACCAGAAGAGATGTAGCCCGCGGTTGCTAGAGTGGTAGTAAGATTCACTATACTGCTTTGGAGTTGGCCTGATGAGATATAACCAAGTGAGACGAGGCCTACCAAGCTACTTTGCAGCTGACCAGATGAAATATAGCCGAGCGAACCGAGACCTATCAAACTACTTTGCAACTGTTGGCTTGAGATATAGCCTGTGGTCCCTAAACCTTGAACTGTTGATTGGAGCTGTGTAGATGAGATATACCCTGCGGTTCCTAGACCCGCCAAACTGCTTTGGAGGGATACGCCTACGCCTCCTAGATTCGTACTAAAACCTTGTACAGTTGAATAGAGCTGTGTAGATGAGATGTAGCCCGCGGAACCTAAGCCTACCAAGCTGCTCTGGAGTTGTTGACTTGAGATATATCCTAGAGAGCCAAGACCTTGCACGGTTGATTGAAGCGATAAGCTTGAAATATAGCCTGAGGTTCCTAGACCCACCAAACTGCTCTGGAGCTGCTGGCTTACCCCTCCTAGATTCGTACTAAGACCCTGCACAGTTGAATAGAGCTGTGTTGACGAGATGTAGCCCGCGGAACCTAAGCCGACCAAGCTGCTCTGAAGTTGTTGACTTGAGATATATCCTAGAGACCCGAGGCCTTGCACCGTTGACTGGAGCGATACGCTTGAAATATAACCTAGCGAACCTAAGCCTACTAAGCTACTCTGGAGTGATAAGCTTGAAATATAGCCTGCCGAACCGAGACCTGTTAGAGTACTCTGGAGTGATAAGGTTGAAACATATCCTAGAGAGCCCAGATTGATTATTGTGCTTTGTAGGGAGAGACTTGAAACATATCCTAAAGAGCCAAGACCCGTTACAGTGCTCTGGAGCGATACGCTTGAGAGATAACCTAGCGAGCCAAGACCTGTTACAGTACTCTGGAGCGATACGCTTGAGAGGTAGCCTAGAGAGCCAAGATTGATTATTGTACTTTGCAGTTGTCCAGAAGAAACATAACCCAGAGTGGCCAGGCCTTGGATTGTTGATTGTAGCTGTCCAGAAGAGATATAGCCAGATTGACCAAGCCCTTGGATGCTGCTCTGGAGCGAGAGACTTGAGATATATCCAGCTCCACCTAGATTTGCTGTGAGACCTTGGATGCTGCTCTGGAGCGAGAGACTTGAGATATATCCAGCTGAACCTAGATTTGCGGTGAGACCTTCGATGCTGCTCTGGAGTGAGAGACTTGAGATATATCCAGCTGAACCTAATCCTTTGAGTGTACTTTGCAGAGAAAGAGAGGATACATATACCTGTCCTAGACCTCTGATTGTGCTCTGTAGTGAGAGACTTGATACATATCCTGCGGTACCAAGACCTCGCAGAGTGCTTTGTGCAGAGAGGGATGAGATAAAACCTAGACTGCCAAGATTTGATAGGCTGGAAACATATACATTGCCTAATCCATCAAAGGTTGAGGCTAGGTCTAGAGACGATAGATAGCCAGCTGAGCCAAGGCCGTCGAGTGTTGAGGCGAGGTCAAAAGAAGAAATATAGCCGGCTGAGCCAAGACCCTCTAGGGTTGAGGCGAGGTCAAGCGAAGAGATATATCCAGCCTGGGAAAGACCATCAATCGTGGAAGCAAGGTCCAGAGAGGAGATGTAGCCGGCTGAACCAAGACCATCTACAGTTGATGCAACTGTTGCAATAGAAATGAATCCAAGCGAGGTGAGAGTTTTACTGATTGCTGCGATACTTGAAAAAAGCTGGGTGCTTGAAATATATCCCGCGCTTCCAAGACCATCTACAGTCGATGTGAGTTGTGAAGTAGATACATATCCTGCAGACGCCATGTTTTTTGTAAATCCTGTTAATGTTGATTGCAGCGATAGGGTTGAAACATAACCTACTGACCCTAGGCCTATGACAGTACTCTGTATCGCTGGAGTTGATAAGTAGATAGAGCCTAGGTTTCGCGTTAGCCCTGCGATGCTGCTTTGGAGGGAGAGAGACGAAACATATCCTAGTTTGGCTAGATTGTCAAGTGTACTCTTCAGCTGCCCAGAGGAAATATAGCCTGCTGTGCCGAGGCCGTCGAGGGTTGAAGCGAGGTCAAGAGAAGAGATATATCCAGCTGCACCGAGGCCGTCTAGGGTTGAGGCGAGGTCAAGAGAGGAAATATAGCCAGCTGTACCGAGGCCATCGAGGGTTGAGGCGAGCTCAAGAGAGGAGATATAGCCTGCTGTACCTAGACCTTCGAAACTCGATATAAACTGCGCGGGTGAAACATACGCACCGCCGCCTGTTGCAATGAGTCCTATTAGGCTTGTGAATGTACTCTGGAGTGAGAGACTTGAGACATAGCCTGTTGTACCGAGACCATCTACAGTGGATGCAAAGGATGCAGGTATATTGAGTCCAGCGACTGTACTCTGTAGCTGCAGAGAAGAAACGTAGCCGAAACTTCCTAGATTTAATATAAGACCTTTTGATGTACTTTGTAGAGTGGGGGTTGATACATATCCCAAAGAGCCTAGAGTTTGTATAAGACCCTGAGTTGTGCTCTGTAGAGAGGGTGTTGATAGGTAGATAGAGCCTAGGTTTCGTGTTAGCCCTGCAATGCTACTCTGGAGAGAGAGCGTCGACACGTAGCCTAACTTGCCTAGATTGATAAGTGTGCTTTGCAGCTGTGAAGAGGAGATATAGCCTGCTGCACCGAGGCCGTCTAGGGTTGATGTTAATTCAGATGTTGAAATATATCCAGCCACACCAAGACCGTCAAGTGTGGAGACCATATCTCGCGTGATACCATCCAGAGTCGATGCAAGGTCAAAAGAAGAAATGTAGCCGGCTGACCCGAGGCCATCTATTGTGGATGCAAGGTCAAACGAAGAGATATAACCTGCCGAGCCGAGGCCATCTACAGTCGATGTAAGGTTCAAAGAGGAAATATAGCCGGCACTTCCTAATCTAGCTGTAAGACCAACAATACTGCTTTGCAGTTGGCTAGAGGATATGTAACCAAACGTGCCGAGCCCTTGTACAGTACTCTGCATGGAGAGTGATGATACATAACCAGCAGAACCAACTTGGTTTATCAGATTAAAGATACCTAGGCCATTGACCGTTGAGACAAGTTGTCCAGTTGAGACATAGCCCAGTGAACCTAAACCTATTAGGGAGCTTTGGAGAGTATTTTGGAGGGCTATAGAGGAGCCATTGAAGAGTAGACTGCCACTACTTGCTGTAACCGAGGCATTTGCACCCAGAATAATTGTTGAAATATAGAGTTCCTGAGTTTTTATAGAAGATGCAACGATAATTGTAGCATTTACCTGTCCTGTATAAACTGCCAGTGTTGAGAGACTTGTTGGCACGAGGTCTCCCATTGTGATATAGCCTGGGTTGGGGCCAATCGTGAGCGAGTTTACAGTGAGTGAGCTGATAAATCCAGTGTTAGCTGCGATGGAGGATGTTTGCAGAGAAGATGTTGTAAAGAGATGCGCGACATTTGTTGAAAACGTGGAAAACGCATTTGCAGTTGTGAGAAGAGAGAGTGTTGTGCTTTGCAGGGACAGAGATGAGATGTAACCCGCAGAACCAAGGCCTTGAACTGTACTCTGAAGTTGACCTGATGAGAGGTATCCAAGTGTTCCCAAGCCTATCAATGATGATTGAAGCTGCTGCGTTGAGATATAGCCTGAGGCCCCTAGCCCTATCACAGTGCTCTGCAGCTGCGAGGATGAAATATAGCCCGATGTGCCCAGACCTACAACAGTACTCTGGAGTGAGAGGCTTGATACGTAGCCTATACTACCCAGGCTAGTCACAACACCATCTACAGTTGAGGTGAGTTGCTGGCTTGAGATGTAACCAGATGTACCTAGCGCAACTAATGTGCTCTGAAGCTGTGAAGAGGAGATGTAACCGAGGGATGCTAAGGTAGCGGTGAGACCTTTTACTGTGCTTTGGAGAGAGGGGCTTGAAATATAGCCTACGCTTCCTAGATTAGCAGTAAGACCTTTTGTTGTGCTCTGCGTTATAGTAAGTATGGTTGAGGTTAGGGTGAGTGAAGAGATATATCCATATGAACCTGCATTATCAAAAACACCCTGAACTGTGCTCAGGAAATAGGGTGCGGATTGAAGACCCGCCACAGTTGAGATGAGTTGTGCAGATGAGATATATCCCGCTTGGCCTAGACCATCTACAGTTGAGGTGAGCTGTGACGTGGAAACATATCCTACCCCTGCTAAGTTAGCAGTAACACCTTGGATACTACTCTGAAGTTGCTGGGTTGAAATATATCCGAGCGTTCCTAAAGTCGTTGTAACACCTCCTAGAGTGCTTTGGAGAGAGAGCGATGAAATATAGCCTGCGGCTCCTAGATTCGCAGTAAGGCCTACTGTGGTAGAATAGATTGAGAGATTTGTTCCCTTGACTGTACTCTGCAGTGAAAGAGAAGAAATATATCCATATGAGCCTAAACCTTGTACAGTGCTCTGCAACTGTAGGCTAGAAATATATCCTGCCCCCCCTAGACCATCTACAGTTGAGGTGAGATGTGATGTGGAGATATAGCCTAGTGTTCCAAGGCCGATAATTGTGCTACCTATCTCAGTTTGTATAGTTTGCAGAAGGCCTCCTGTGGTTGATGCAAAAGGAAGACTCAGGCCTTGCACAGTAGATTGGAGTTGCTGGGTTGAGATATAACCGAGGCTGCCAAGACCTGTTGTTGTGCTATAAAGTGTTAGGGTTGAGACATAGCCTACCCCTGCTAAGTTAGCAGTAAGACCCTGAATACTGCTCTGGAGCGACAGGGTTGAGACATAGCCAGCGGACCCTAAACTTACAGTAAGACCTTGCACACTGCTCTGAAGTTGCTGCGTTGATAGATATCCTACAGTTCCAAGACCGGCTATACTACTTGTGACACTTGTTTGAATACCTATTGTTGTTGAGGCGAAAGGGAGACTCAGGCCTTGCACAGTAGATTGGAGTTGCTGGGTTGAGATATAACCGAGAGTTCCAAGACCGATGGCTGTGCTCTGGACTGAATAAGTAAAACCTGTAACTGTGCTTGTTAAGGAAGGTGTAGAAATAAATACATTGAGAGCTGTGGCGCTTGATGTAATTTGAGTATATACTCCGAGAGTTGTACTAAAAAGCTGGAGAGTTGACTGGTATCCAACTGTTCCGAGAGAGGCAATACTGGATGCAATGGAGTAATTGAGGCCGATGGATGACGCTAGACCCGCCGTTCCAAGTGCAACGAGAGATGAGGTTAGCGCGGCCTTATCAACAAAGGTACTGATGTAATAACTCAGACCTGCAGTTGTACTGAAAAGTTGTGATGTAGAGACGTATCCAATGCTACCAAGACCTGTTACTGTGCTCTGGAGCTGTTTTGTTGAGATATATCCGGCTGTGCCCAGACCAACAAGGGTGCTTTGCGAGGCCAGATTTATAGCCTTTACGCTGCTTTGTAGTTGTTGACTTGAGATGTATCCCAGAAGGCCAAGTCCGCCAATGGTACTTTGCAAGGAAAGGCTAGATACATAACCTATTTGGGCCAAACCATCTATAGTGCTCTGTAGATTAATAGTTGTTCCTGTTACTGTCGACTGTAGGTCAAAGGAAGAGACATATCCTACCTGGGAAAGGCCATCGACAGTGGAGGCGAGGTTTGAATAATTTACATACCCTGAGGTTGCTAGACCATTAATACTCGAGGTTAGATTGGTTTGTATATTGAGTACAGTACTTTGAAGAGAGGCGCTTGAGATATATCCCGCCGACGCTAAATTGGCAGTAAGCCCTCTTACAGTGCTTTGCATAGACAAAGATGAAATATATCCTGCTGTCGCTAGACTGGCAGTAAGGCCTTTGACAGTGCTCTGAAGAGAGAGAGTTGATATATACTTCGCCGAGCCTAGACCCACTACAGTCGACTGTAGATTTGCATTGAGTGTATAGACGGTGGAGGCGAGGTCAAAGGAGGACACATATCCGGCAGAGCCGAGACCATCCACGGTAGAGATAAGGCCAAAGGAGGAGACATATCCAGCCTGGGAAAGACCATCCACAGTGGAGGTGAGGTTTGAATAATTTACATATCCCGCGGTTGCTAGGCCGATGATGCTGGAGGTTAGATTGGTTTGTATATTCACTACAGTGCTTTGGAGTGAGGCACTTGAAATATAGCCATATGTGCCAAGTCCTCTTATTGTGCTTTGAAGAGAGAGCGTTGATACATATCCGGCTGACCCGAGATTCAGGGTTAATCCCTTTACAGTACTTTGCAACTGCTGTGTGGAAATGTATCCTGCTGCTCCTAGACGCAGGGTGAGACCGCCAACAGTGGAGGCGAGGTCAAAGGAAGAGACATATCCGGCTGAGCCGAGGCCATCCACAGTTGATGCGAGGTTAAGAGAGGAAATGTAGCCGGCGGAGCCGAGGCCATCGACTGTTGACGCGAGGTTAAGAGAGGAAATGTAGCCTGCTGACCCGAGACCATCAACTGTGGAATTTAGGATTGTCTGCAGATTGAGTACAGTACTTTGAAGCGAGGCGCTTGAAATATAGCCAGATGTGCCCAGTCCTCTCACAGTGCTTTGAAGAGAGGTGCTTGAAATATAGCCCGATGCTGCCAGATTTGCAGTAAGCCCTAACATCGTGCTCTGGACAGGTAGCAGTGAGATATAGCCTAGCGAACCAATACCCTGCACAGTACTTTGTAATTGTGCGGTGGAGATATAGCCTGCACTGCCTAGAGTGTTAGTAAGGCCAACCAAACTGCTTTGCAGTTGTGTTGATGATAGATAACCGGCTGAGCCAAGACCTTGTACAGTACTTTGCAACTGTGGGGTTGACACATATCCTACGGAGCCCAAGTTGGCTGTTAGACCTAGAGTAGTACTTTGTACTGGTGTAAATGAGATATAACCCAGTGAGCCAATACCTTTTATCGTGCTTTGCAGACTCAAAGAGGAGATATAACCATATGTTCCTAGCCCCCCTATTGTTGATGTGATATCTGTATTAACAATGAAATTTGAGGTATTTATGAGCTGTGTATATGTTCCTGTTGTTGTGCTAAGAAGTTGACTACTTGAGATATATCCAATCGAACCAAGAGCTGCAATTGTGGAGACAAATGAATACTGAAGGCTGAATTCATCTGCGCTAATACCCATTACAGTGGACGCGAGCTCAGTTGTATCAATGAGCGATGTGAACATAGACGCAAGTCCTGCAGTTGTAGAGGTCAGCTGTGTGCTAGAGATATAGCCTGCTGAACCGAGGCCATCAATCGATGAGGTTAGCTGAGGCGTTGAAACATAGCCAACTGTGCCTAGGCCTTGGATTGTACTGGCGAACACATTGGGTCCTGCTAATCCTGTAGCAAGACCTACAACAGTGCTCTGGAGTGAGAGACTAGAGATATATCCTGCTGAACCAAGCGACTGTATAATCCCAGTTGTTGTGCTCTGTAGAGAGGGTGTTGAGACATATCCATATAGACCTAGACCTTGGATTGTTGACTGTGTTCCTGTATTCTGACTTAGATTTACAGACTGTATAGTTGTTGTGATACCAAGTACAGTGCTCTGGAGCTGCTGTGTTGAAATATAGCCGAGCGAGCCGAATCCTATAATACTGCTTTGTAGTGTTTGAGAGGATACATAGCCTATACTACCCAGGGTATTCACAACGCCCACAAGACTACTTTGCAGTGTTTTTGAGGAGATATATCCTGATGTACCGAGACCCTGTACAGTACTTTGCAGTGAAAGAGAGGAGATATACCCTGATGTGCCAAGACCCTGTACAGTACTCTGCAGTTGAGAGGTTGATATGAATCCAGAGCTTCCAAGATTTACAAGAGATGATGTGAGACTTGTCTGAAATCCTACAACTGAACTGAGCAGGATACTGCTGTAATCAACCTTCGTGTAATCTACAGAGTGAATTGCGATGCCCACGCCCAATAATTGGCTTTCTATGAAATTAAAGTTGTTGGTAATTTGTCCTGAGAGGTTTGCTGTTGTGCTTTGCAGTGAAAGTGAGGAAATATAGCCATAGGTGCCAAGGCCTTGTAGAGTGCTTTGTAGAGAGGGTGTTGATAGATAGCCTGATGAACCGAGCCCTTGTACTGTGCTTATTATATCAGGTTGAAAAGTGAGAATAGAACTGGAAGTCACAAGGCTTCGCCCGAAATTGACGGTTTTGTTACCTGTATCAATTATCAGAGTCGCGGCAGCCGGATTTACTCCAATGACGGTCCCAGAGTTATTTTTTAGAACTGTGTTTGAATACCCAATATAAATAGTAGAACTAGCATTGGAATCAGAAACAATCATCCCACTTTCATTCAAAGTGTTACCTTGTTGTTGAGCAAATACTAGTCTATTATTTTGTATTAGAAGTCGTGAGTTTGAGCTCATACTTATCTACCAATTGAACTTAAAATTAAGGAAGTAAAAACTTCCTTAATTTTAATTAGTCGTATGACATAAAATCTAGTGAAGTGTAAGCTTCATTAGAATTTATGTCACGACTTCAACGTTGAATGCTAATTTTAAGAAGAAAAATCCTCCTTGGAATTATCATAACTAAGGTATACCTCTTATAACGTGGCAGCTTCATCTTCAGCAGCCTGAACTTCAGCCTCTGCTACAGCATCAGCGGCAATAACATCAGCGGCAACAGCCTCAGCCTCAGCAGTCTCGGCGGCAACTTCAGCGGCGGCAGCAACAACCTCAGCGGCGGCAGCGACTGCATCGGCGGCGGCGGCGGCATCATGAGCAGCAACATTGGAAGGATTCGCGGCGGCAAGAGCATCAGCGGTGGCGGCAGCCGCAGCATCGGCGACTTCAATAGCGTGGGCTGCTGTAGCAGCGGCCCTGGCAGCAACAGCAGCAGCATCTGCTTCGCTGGCAACCAGTACTGCTTCGGCGACAGTGTCAACATATCCAGCCTGGCCAGGCTCATGCACGTCCTCTACCTGAAAGCCAGCAAGACCCCATGTACGCTTAATGGCAAGGTATGTCACAGTATACATATTCTGAGTTGCAAGCACAGATGAACCTACAAATGTATCCATCAGTGATAGATTCTGGGGGAGATTGATAGCATTTCGGCCAGCCTTCTTATCAGCGCGACTCTTGTAACCCTTCACCGTATATACACAGTGTAGGTCACCATCTGCCGTCACAGTAAAGCGCATACTATTAACCGATAGATAGAGAGGAGAGATAACAAATCCCTCATCAGTTGTGTACGAAGGTCCAGCAGTGATTCCCATCTAGTCTACCTATAGGAGGGGAGTTTAAGTTGCGTTAGATACTTAGACACCGATTTCTATATGAGTGTAGAATGCGAGCAGACCCTCATGGTGAGCTTCTTCCGGGCATGACCAGACTTGGCGCAGAACCTGCAGCAAACATAAAGCCGCTTGCCGAAATAAAGGGAATTCCTCCTGCTGGTAATCGCAAAGTTGTTCTCCTTGCAACTGCAAATATTACGGAAGACAATATCTTTACAAATGGACTTTTCCAGAACGTGGTTCTGATTTACCGTATGTTTGAGGCGATGGCGTGGACGCCTATTCTTATTGTAAATACGAAGCCGACAAACCTCGATAAGATTCCTGAGCAGATTCGTTCATGCCGTGTCGTAAATGCCGAAGAGATTTTAAAGCAGCCGATTCCTGTGTATGGCTATATTGAGATTGGCATGAGCATTGACCCCAATCTCCGCCGTTTTCTGAAGATGATTGGTAGCAAAATCTGCAAGCTCTATCTTGGTAATATCTTGAATATTGACATTGAGACGCCTGTTTTTTATCCTGATATGAATTTTGCCCATCACGTGATTGGTGAGCTGGATAAAATCTGGGTCTCGCCGCATTATGCGCAGCATGACCAGTACGCAGCCGCACTGAATCACGTCCCTCTCTCAGCCCCCGAATCGCAAATTGGTCCTTATGTATGGGACCCTAGCTTTGTGACGGATGATGGGCGACGCTACTTAGCGTGGCGCCCGACCGCCCCTGGTGAGAAGCAGACCATTGTGATTACTGAGCCGAATATCAGCTTTCAGAAGAGTTCCATCATTCCGCTTCTTATGATTGACAGGTGGTACAGAAAGAATCCTGGCTGGAATGGGCGTGTAGTTGTTGTGAATGGCCCTCGCATCATCCAGATACCGCATTTTAAGAATAATATCTACGATACGCTCGATATTGTGAAGGATGGAAAGGTGGAAATGGCTGAACGCAAGGATATTGTTACAACGCTAAAGACATATCCGAATGCCACCTTCATCTGTCACCAAGTCAATAATGAATTTAATTACATGGTAATGGAGCTTATGTGGCTGGGGTTTCCTGTTCTCCATAACGCGAGAAGCTGGGAATCTTACGGATATTACTATCCTGGCTCTGACTTGGACGCTGGAGGTAAGATTCTAAGCTCAGTAGGTGAGCACAATGACCATCTGGAGATATACAAGGCTCATGCGCGGGCTCTAGCATGGCGCCATTCGCCTTATAATCCTGATATTCAGCGGGCCTGGGAAAAGCTGTTCCTGTAACGCGCTTAAAAACAACAGTACGTTTCTTCTAAGATACAAGATGCGCATTGCTGTGATTGGTAAATGCCAGTTCTCTATGTTTAGTGGAAGCCAGGCGAATGCTACACTTGCCGTGGCTGAGATGCTAAAACTACACAACCACGATGTTACGCTAGTCTCCACAGAGGCTGAATGGTGGGATGATGTGAATCTTCTGAAGTCGCAGTGGCCGGTTGTCAAGCTTGCAGATGTGAAGGAGCCGTTTGACATTGCTTTTGAGGTTGGCTTCATGTTTGAGTCGGCAGAGGATAGACGGCGTGTTGGAAAGAAGTCGGTCTATGTTGCACGAAAGCACGCCGTTCTTGATGAGATAGAACATTCACTTTTCCCGACGAGCGCCCTGAAGAGGTCATGGGAGTCTATCTCTGAGGTCTGGGCATTTGACGAGTTTTGCAATGACGATGATGTCCAAGTACTTGAGACAATCTCTCGCCTTCCTGTGTACCGTGTCCCTTATCTCTGGACCCCATCTATTGTAGAGAAGCACCGTGAGGAGACGCAGGCGCCTCTTTGGCTGCAGCTAACTCAGTCATACTTACAGGAGAAGGGTGTAAGTTCTATGCCCTGGTCTTTTCATATCGCCGAGACAAATACGACGAGTGCGAGCAGCTGCACCCTTCCCACACTGATTGTTCGTGAGACGATGTTGAGAAAGTCACTGGATGTGAAGTCACTGCGTATTCACAATGCTGACCATGTATACAAGAGCAAGTTCTTCCAGGATAATGTGTGGCGTCATGCACGTGTGGATGATTTGAGTGGAGAGTTCGTGGGTCGGCAGCGTGTAATTGACTGGGTTTTTGAACCGATGAGCTGCGTGATTACACACCAGCGGTTCAACCCGTTCCGTCCTATGCTGTTTGATTTGGCGTGGGTAGGCATTCCGTTTCTTCACAACTCTGAGATTTTCCGCGACTTTGGACATGGTATTGAGCGTTTCTATTACAAGGACAATCGCATTACAGATGCAATTGGCGCTCTTCAGGCTCTGAATCAGGATTTTATGAATAAGGATGGCTATTTTAAGATAGAGAACGTTAATGCAATTCGCAAGGCGATTCTGGAGAGGGTTTCACCTTTCAGTACTGTGACACACAAGGGGTGGGGTGATTGTTTGGCGCGTTTTATAGGTGAAATACCGGTTCAGCCGATAATTCCGCCTTCTTATGTGGAGGCTGCAACTTCTATGGCTCCTATGCCTATGGCTGCACCTGCCCCTGCACCTGTCCCTGTACCTGTGACCCAAGACCCTACGAGTATCACAGTCGGCTTCTCTGATATGTGGGACTCCTTCAATCCTTCCTACAACTTCTTTACCTTACTGCTTGAAGAGGCAGGCAAGCATATGACACCGCCTCTGCAGATTAATGGTGTGAAGACCAAGGTGGGTGACGTGGCGCCCGACCTTCTCGTCTTTGGTCCTTTCGGCAATACATGGAGGGGTTTCCCCGAATCCCTACCAAAGGCGCATTTTACTGGAGAGAATACAGCACCTTATGATGTGTCAGGCGTTGGACTCAATATGTGCTTCCCGCATACTGATATGATAAGTGAGAAGTATATCCGTCTTCCTCTATGGATTCTGGAGATTGACTGGTTTGGCGCAGACCCTGAGAAGATTGTGAATCCGAAGCCGATTCCGATTGACCGATGCACGAAGACATTCCCTGAAGAGGTTGAGGCGAAGAAGAAGTTCTGCGCATTTATCGTCAGCAATCCTGGAAATGAATTGCGGAACTCAGCATTCAAGTGGCTCTCAACCTATAAGCATGTAGATAGTGCAGGCACTCTCTTCAACAATGTGGGACCTGTCCTTGCGGCTGGCCCTGGTGGCGGTGGGGGTGAGCTCAAGAAGATGGAGTTCCTGAAGGACTACAAGTTCTGCATCACGTATGAGAATTCATCTGCCCCTGGCTACGTCACTGAGAAATTGCTGCATGCAAAGGCGGCTGGATGCATCCCGATTTACTGGGGTGACCCGAAGGTCAATCGCGATTTCAGCCCTTCTGGCTTTATTGATGCGCGTGATTGCAGAACTGCCGCGGAGCTAATCGAGGAGGTTGCGCGTGTAGACAGGGACGACGAGCTCTGGAAGAAGATGGCGTCTGTCCCTGCACTTGACAGCTACAAGCTTGAGTGGACACGTCGCACACTTGCCCATACGGCAGGTCGTCTTCTTGCACTGGCTCTCAACAAGGAGGTGAAACTCCCCAAGTTTCTCGGCGCGTCTACATCGGAGGAGGCGAACTTCATGCGTCTCGAGCGTAGTTCAAGGTCTACACTACAGAAGACGAAGACTGGTGTTGAGACGCCAATTCTTGTGACGTATGTGACACGCCGCTTCCTCCCTTCTCTCCAGATATGGCTATCCGCAATAGATATACAAAAGAGGGCGGTTCCTGACCTAGAGGTGCGCGTATATTATGGAAATGATATTCCTATGGAGGCCATTATTCGTACCACGGAGACATATAACTACGTTACGTTCCAGAGTATACCGCATGATTCTGCACCTGAGGACTTCAAGGACATATGGGAGCCGCAGCATTTTGCGTGGAAGCTCTGGATTTATAATACGCTTGCACAGGATGTAAATATTGCAGGGCGCATGATATTTTACATGGATGCTGGATGCTTCATGTGTCGCTGGCCGACAGAGTGGCTCCTCAAGGCGCAGGCGAATGATATCTGTTTCTTGGAGGATGCCCGTCAGACAAATGAGCAGTGGTGCCACCAGACATTCTGCAAGGCCCTCCAGGTGACAGATGCTGAGAAGAAGCAGAATCAGATTGTCGCGGGCATTCTCATCTTCCGTGCTGGGGCTGAAAAGGTCAAGCGTCTTTTCGCAGAGGCGTGGGCCTGGGGACAGAAGCGTCATGTGATTGTGGGCGAGAAGTGGAGTGGCCTTTTATCCGATGGTCGCCCTTACGGCCACCGCCATGACCAGAGCATCCTCAGCATCTTGTCTGCACGCCTTTTGGCAGAGAGGTACCCGCTTGATAACGTGTATTGCGATGTAAGCCTGCGTAAGACACACCAAACGGGTCGGGCTATCTACTGCCACCGTGGCAACTTCAAGACGCACGTTCAGTTCAGCGATGGTATTGATGACTGCTACATCATCAATCTCGACAGACGTGGTGACCGCATGGACCGTCTCTATGCGACAACTCCTTCTCTCAAGGAGAAGGCGAATCGCTTCTCTGCGATTGAAGGGAAGAAGCTAGAGCTTACACCTAGCCTCGCCCGTCTTTTCAGGCCGCACGATTTCCTCTGGAAGAAGGCGATTATGGGCTGCGCCCTAAGCCATCTGTCTTTGTGGTGGAAGCTGGTGAATGAGCACCAGGACATCGAGTCCTATCTGATTCTGGAGGATGACGTGAAGCTGAAGGGAGAGTGGGAGACAAGGTGGCTCCAGGCGAAGCCTCACCTACCCGAGGACTGGGACATCATTTATCTGGGTGGTATCCTGCCTCCTAATCGTGCTGGATTTGAGAATGTGAAGGAGAGGGTGAATGAGCATTTCAGTCGTGTTGGCCCGAATGGGTTCTTCGGACAGCGGCCTCCGAACCGCTATTTCCACTGGTGCGCCTACTCCTATGTCCTCTCACGCAGAGGTGCACGCAAGGTTCTCGATATTCTCCAGGCGCACGATGGATACTGGACAAGTGCTGACCACATGCTCTGCAATCCTGTGAACCAGATTAAGATGTATTTCCTGGACCCACTGGTTGCTGGATGTTATCAGGATGAGGACCCGAAGTATGCAAACAGTGCCTTTAATGATTTTAACCGTGTAGATTCTTTTGATAGCGACCTCTGGAACAATGATGAGCGTTTCAGCAAGGAGATTGTAGAGAAGCTTACGGAGGAGACGAAGGAGAAGGACCTTGATATTGGCCTGGCGCTCAAGGATGCGCGCGCTATGATGAGCGATGCTGTAGTAGCACCTGCGGCTGTAGTTACGGCAACGCCGATTGAGCCGCTTCCGCTTAGCCCTTTTAAGAATAGGCTTATTTGCCTCGCCGAGCACAATCTCGACATATCACTCTTATATGAGAAGGACTGGATTTTCGAGCTTTTCGGGAAGCCTACTCTTCTCCCCGTTGACAAGGTTAAGATATCTGACCCACCCTTCTCTGTTCTGAGAGAGGGTGAGACACCTATTGTGCTGATGCAGCGGCCTTGGCCTCACAAGTACAATCTTCTGCTGCAGAGATGGAGTATGGCGGGTGTGAAGTTTTACATCTTCCACTTGAGCGATGAGCACTGTACGGATGATATTTCATCCTATACTCTCCCTGGCTGCTTGAAGGTTGTTCGAATGTATGACCGTCTTGACCTTACGGCAGAGGAGAGGGAGAAGTGTGTGATTATCCCTCTTGGATACCACTGGACAATGCGTGGAGGTGGTGTTCCGTATCCGATTGAGAGGACACCGCGTCTCCCGTTCCGTGGAACTCGCTGGACCTTCTTTGGAACCAACTGGAAGGGGCGGTCTGAGAAGTTTGGGCCTATTATGGACTTCGGGCCGAATCGTTGCAAGTTCCTGGATGGATGGAATTCCAAGGATATCGTCGGCTATGATGAGTATATTGGAACTCTACTTGACACTGTCTTCGTGCCGTGCCCTGGTGGAAACAATGTGGAGACCTATCGTTTCTATGAGGCGATGGAGTGCGGCTGTGTGCCGGTTGTAGTGAGAGAGCCAGGAGACGAATTGTTTGTAAAGATGATTACAGACAATCTGCCCATTGTTCCTGTGAAGAACTGGGATGAGGCGAATGCACTCATGCAGCAGCTTTATAATGATAAGAACCTGCTAGAGAATTACCGCGCGAATATTCTCAACGGATGGAGGGTGTGGAAGACGAAGCTGGCCGAGCAGGTGAAGGGGGCGTTTGGGCTTTAAAGAGACAGAAGAAACGTGACCATGTCTTCTTTGGCTCTGCTTCAGGCACCATCGCAGTCCACTGGTCAAAGGTATACCGGTCTCCCATAGATGTATTGCATCGAGAGCAGAGAGGATACAGATTGTCGACGATTGTTTTGCCTCCCTTTGACTCTGGAACATTATGACCACTCTGAAAATCAAACACTGTAATTGTATTTGGACACCAAGATGTAAGACATTTATGTTCGAATACACGGCCACAGCGTAGTACCCAGACGGCTTCACGAATTGCAATGGGAATCTTCTGCTTCTTGTATTTTTTAACAGCGGGTGGTGGTACTGGAATCCTCTTTAAGAATTCATTCATCTTCGTATGGTAGGGCCTGGGTTGAGCCATCTAGTCTTAGTGGCAAAGAAGTTTAAAGCCATCTGGTGATTTCATTTAGAAATGGCCGACGGACCCGCTTACCTTCGCTCGCTAGAGTCACAGCTTACGCTATCAAACATTGGATTCGGCACTATGTTTACGCCTTCCAATGTATCCCATACCTCTGCTGCACCCACTGTTGTCTCTGGAACCGTACAGCCTGAGAAGAAGCTGAAGTTCATGCTCGTCTCCACTCACCTTCACCAGTTTACTGGGTATTCAAAGGTTGCGCACAACCTCGTCAATGAACTCACAAAGAACTCGTGGCTCAGTGTAATCCACTACGGCTTCCAGAAGCATCCACAGGTTCCCGCGGACTTCCGCCCCTATCCCGCCGACGTTGACGTGATTGATGCTGCTGCCCTAGAGAAGCCTGCAGCCCAGGGCTTCGGATTTCAGGCCCTGCCTGAGGTCATTCGCCGCAAGGAGCCGAACATCGTCATGATTTACAACGATATGTCCGTTGTTGCACGTTTCCTTGAGGAGATTCGCAAGTCAGGCATCCCGCGTACGTTCAAGATTTGGATTTATGTTGACCAGGTCTACACAACGCAGCTCCAGATGTACCTTGATATCATCAACCGTGATGCCGACCGCGTATTCGCCTTCACCCCCTTCTGGAAGCAGTGCCTGAAGGACCAGGGTATTACTCGCCCTGTCGATGTTATCCTCCACGGCTTTGACAACAAGAAGTTCTTCCCTGTTCCCAAGGAGCTTGTGCGGAAGAATATGGGTCTGCCCAATGACAGCTTCGTGTTCCTGAGTCTCAACAGGAACCAGCCGCGTAAGCGCTACGACCTTCTCGTTATGGCGTTCGTTGAGCTGATTGCGAAGTATCCGACGCGTCCTATCTTCCTCCTCTGCATCTGCGACAAGGGTGAGAAGGGTGGCTGGTGGATTTTCGAGCTCTTCCAGCGTGAACTCAAGCTACGCAGCCTAAGTGTAGAGCAATTCGGTGGCCGCCTGATGCTGAGCAGCAATGATATGAGCTTCAAGGACGAGGACATCAACATGTTCTACAACGCGGCTGATGTGGGTATCAGCACGGCTGATGGCGAGGGCTGGGGTCTATGCAACTTTGAGCAGATGGGTGTGGGTGTTCCGCAGGTTGTTCCCGATATCGGCGGATTCAAGGAGTTCTGTCTTCCGAACAACTCAGTTCTTGTGAAGCCCAAGAATCGTTTCTATATGCCGACGGCCTTTTCACCTGTGGGTGGTGAGTGCAATGCCTGTGAGCCGCACGATATCTGCCTGGGAATGGAGGAGTATGTGCTCAACTCTGAGAAGCGCGAGTCTCATGGTAAGGCGGCGCGTGAGCACGTACTCACGTACACATGGGAGAAGGCGTGTGGTCCTCTTCTGAAGCACCTGAAGAGGTCACTGGAGGACCTTGATGAGTAATTCTAATTCTAAGTGATTGTTAGGTATGAATAGTCTTATAATAACTGCAGTCTTATTGCTACTTCTTGCACTTGTTCTATCCCGGCTTTTTCCTATGGCCGAGGGATTTGAGGCTACGCAGACTGATATATGCGAAACAATAAAAAAGAATAAATCTGATATTTCAGCTCAGCTAGACCAGGCAAACGCGAGTGTAACCGATGCAAATGCCCAAATTGCAAAAATCCAAGCCTCTCTCGCTGATATAACCGCGATGAGTACTTCTTTTTCGTGTTAATATATAGGAAATGGCGAAGAACAGTTCTATGATTTATGGTGTTTGGGTTCTCGCACTTGTTGCTCTGCTTCTGGTTATTTACTATAATCGTCAGATATCTGGATTTGCTGGTGCTCCTGCAGTGAAGGAGATGTTCGACGGCATGGATGAGTCCCAGAAGAAATTAATCTGCAAGACTATGGCTGACCAGCTGGCTGATGTGCAGGGAAAGCAGAACAGTGCCCCTCCTGAGCATGCCTCTGGATATGCTGATGCAGTCAAGGGACTCACTGAGCAAATGTCATCAGTTGGTTGCTAATAAATAGGCAATATACCATTATAAATGAAAATCTAGTAAGTTTTTCATTTATAATATATCATGATAAAGAAGAATGAAAGATGTAATAAAACTCATATTATTAGGATTTTTAATCCTATTAGCCCTATTAACCCTATGGTATATTAAAAAACCTACAACGGAAGGATTCCAGGTTGCTGTGGATTCAAGCGGTGCCACCCCACAAGATGCTGAAAATCCTACTTTACTACCTGCACAGCTGTATGGAGATATTCCTCAAGCCGCAACTATTTCTATCTTTCAAAACGCTGAGTTACGTGGTCTTACGGCAAATCCAGATTCCATAACTATTTCTGAAGGCGACCCTAAAACAGGTGCAGGTGCAGGTCCTCAATTAGCAATAACAAATATTCCTCCGCAACCTGTTCCTGCAGACGATATTGAGGCTGTTTTGAATGCCGAGGCCTCATCTACCGTTGAAGGATTTAAGGGTGGGGCTGTTGCAGCTCTTTCAAATCAGGCTGCAGCGGCTGCACAAGCCACGGCGACACAGCAAGCTCAGCAAGCTGCGGCCAACAAAGGAATCCCTACAAGTGCAGGTGGTGCTGCCACAATGGCGATGGGTGCAGCAGGGGTAGCAATACCTGTAGTGCCTCAAGGCAACTCTGCAACTCTGCAGGGACAACTTCAGAATGCTGCCATGGACAAACTTCAGGAAAAGGCAAAGGAAAAGGCAGGAGACCTTGCTGAAAAGCTAAAAGGCAAGATTGTCGGTAAGCTAAAGGCTACAAAGCTTGGAAAGGCTGGTGAAAAGGCTGCTGCACAAGCGAAGAAGGTTGTTATGAAAGGTGTTGCGAAAGCTACGCAGAAGTTACAAGGGATGTTTGCAAAGAAGGTCGGTGCAAAAGTAGGAACCAAGGTCACAGAAGGAATTTTTAAGAAGATGATAGCCAAAGCTGCCACAAAGATATCAATTAAAGCTGGCGCGGCCCTTGCTGCAGGTTCAGCGTTAAGCTCGAATCCAGTGACGGTTGCTTTCGGTATTATGATGAATGTGATTGCTGCAGTTGGACTTTCTCTAGGAATCGCGCTCCCTCTCCAATTCAAAGATGAGGGTATGTGTGACCCTGGATGGCAGCGCGTATCTGAGAACTGGCCTTCCTATCTTGATATGATTCCTGGTCTTGGTGACATTATGGGTGCAATGGCGCCTTATATGTGCTCAATCAATGCGTGCGAACCTGGAGAGCAAGAAGATGCTGGATTATGCTACCCTCAGTGTGATGCTGGATATGATGGCGTTGGTCCTATGTGCTGGGCTAAAAATGTTGGAGTAGGCATTGGTGTTTTAAAGACATGTCCGCCTGGATGGCACGACGATGGGGGCTTGCTCTGCCAACAAGCATCTGGACGTGTATGTGGAGATGATTGTACTAAAGGATGGGATAAATGTCGTCGTAGAACAGCACGTAACTGTACAAGTTGGGGTGCATTAGGTGAAACATGTGTAGGTGGAGATTGTATCGGTGGATGCCCTGAAAGCTGTTCCGATGTTTATGCAGATGCATCAAAATGGATTGGAAAAATGAATAACGACCCGCGTCTTGTATGCCCTGGTGACCATCCTGATATGATTGATGGTCTTTGCTATGGAAAGTGTCCCTCACTAGGAGGAAATCCTTATCAGAAGACAACGAAATATCCTATCTGGGTTAAGCAGCGCGCATTTCCCAATAGAGATGCCGCACAAAAAGCGCTAGATAATGAAAGGGCAAAAGGTAATAATGCAAATGCAGATACAATTAAGAAACTAACAACTGCACTTGGTGATGCAATAAATAAGGATTATGCCGCCCCCATACCTACTTCAGTACCTTATATTCGTAATCCTGAAGGACCTCGTGCCCCAGAGGAACAAAACATACCACCTCTACCCCAGAAACAACTTCCACAATTTATTCCTCCAGTAATGGTACCTTTACAATATGTAGCTGGAAAATTTACAGGTGGTGGATTAAAACCTGGAACTGGTACGATGATAATGGTTGATAATCCGAACTACAATTCGCAAATGGCCGACTATAATGCGAAAAAGGCGGCCTTTGATAAAAAATATCCTCAACCTTCGCCCACAACACTTGATATGGATATACCCTTTTTGAGTGAAACAGTCACAATTGACCCTAGAAAGCCCCTTCAACATATACCTGGTATGCCCTATCAGTGCATGGGTGACCGCGGAATTGCATATGGTCGCGGTGTAGGAAAGCCGAAACTCAAGATGAAGATGGCTGGCCCCACACCGCCACCTCCTCCGCCGCCGCCGGCCTACATGTCATCCGCATATGCCGAGGACCCTAGCACAGCCTTTGCGTGCGACTTCTCAGATGCGACCATCTTACAAGATATCTGTGAGTTCTATTACCACGCAGCTGCAACAAACCCTATCACAAATGTTGATGGTACTATGTCAGTATCTTATATCACAAAGATTGTATCTGTAATTGGCAGTTCAGAGCAGTCTGCTGATATTATGACTGAAATAACGAGCAGTGTCTTCAATCCAAATACAGGCCAGATGATATCAACAACCGTCGTGCCGAACTCAGACCGCCGCGTTTATTTTGCGAAGATTGTCTCCATTAAGAAATTCATGGTTGTCGGTGCTACAAATGTGAATAAGACTGCACCTTGTGTAACTGCATCAGGAGCTCAGGTGAAGGTGGTTAACTTTGTACCTGTCATTAATCGTTGCAATGATGTGCCGATTACACTTGATAAGTGCACGATGGAATCATCTGTGAATGCGATGATGGCAATGTACACAAAGAACCTATCTTCAAATGTGCGCATTAAGAGTATTGATGCTGTTGAAAACACGGGGCCTAGTGTATGCACAGTTCGCTGGACTGAGTCAGGTTACGACCCTGCTACAAACATAGAAACAACCCCTGTACCGAAGGTTGGAAACTTCTCATACTCACAGGATAAATCGAATGATGCATGCTTCTACACTCTTCAAAGCTATGCTGAAGGTGATGCGGCAAAACCTATAAAGGCTCTTGATAAGACAATTAAATATCCTGAACCTCTCCCTCCTGACAATACACTAAAAGGCTGCGACCTCGGCTGCAAGGACCCTAGTATTGTAGCCAAGCTCATCAAGGCATTTAACACATCTGCCGCAAATCCTAATCGCATCCTTGAAATTACGAAGGTAACCACGCCTTCAGAGCTGCGTTGCGACGTAGAGGCTAATGTATTCATGAAGGACACGAAGCAGACACAAAAACAGCGTATCCGCTTTGACCTTGCAAAGGACCCTGGTGGTTGCGTCTTCAGTGTGGCGAATGTCGGCGCGCTCGGCTCAGGTGGATTTATACAGGATAATACACCTGCGCTCGGAAAATCTGTAGTCACGAAGGATACTCTTGGCGCGGTTGACACAACAGCAATCCAAGGTGTCACAAATGACTCAATGAAGGTGACAACGAGCAAGGGGCTTGTTGATTCCATCTATCAGACCTTCTTTGCCGCCTTCGGACAGAGCGAAACTTTGAGTACAGGATGTGCTGTGAAGTGCACAGATGCGTCCGTTCTTGATTCTATCATCAACACGTATAACAGTGCAAACTATCCTACAACACGTACCAATGTCACAAAGAAGACTATGATACGCATCTTGAAGGCTGGAACTGCAGGACCGAATTCATGCGATATCTTATTCGAAGAGAAGACTGAGAAATATGCTGATTTATATGCAACTGCGCCTGCCACAGTCATAAGTCAGAAGACTCAGAGGTTTGTTGTGAAGGATACAGGTGGTTGTAATTTTGTTGTTGACCTCTCAGGTACACCAGTCTATGAATTAGCGTCTCCGCCGCCGCCTGCCACGAAGCCTCTCCCTAATCTGAGTATACCCGATGTAGTTCCTGATATAGTTCCTGATATAGTTCCTGATGCTGATGCTTCTACCGATGACGCCATAGCAGCCGATGATGGAACACAAGAGGGTTTCCAGACAATGCCCAGTGTTATTAATCCCAAGACTCCTGCATTACCCAAACCTTACACTGGAAACCAATGTATCTTAGATTGTGCTCTTAGAACACAACTTGATGCAATGCAGCAGCTTTACCAGACGGGGGCAACGGAAGGATTCAAGAATGGTGGATGGTTTTCTAACTTCGCAGAGGCGTTTCAGGATACTCTTCCTACTACCATGCAAACTGTAAAGCGTTCTATCAAACTTGGCCCTAACCAATGTGAATATGAAGTAATAAACTCTGATAATTCAACTGATTACTTCACAACAACATATACACAGGATGAGGGTGCATGCACCTTCACGCCGAGTATAGTAAATAAGTCAACAACTCCTATTATACCTGGAGTTCCAGTTGCAAATACTACGACGATTGGGTACCCCCTGTCTGGAAGCGTTTGAACTTTTTTAATCACAATTCTATATAGAATATAAAGATGGATATTAATGTTTTACGAGATTATTTATATAAAATAAAAGACGATTGGAATTATATAACACCAATTGACTTTTATAATGAATACTATCTGAAAAAGAAAGATTACTTATTAATTGATTTGCGAACTGAAAAGGAATATTAAAAAATGCATATTAAAGGCTCAAAAAACATATTCTGGTTAAATATTTTAGATGAAAAAAACTTGAAGAAATTGCCCAAAAACAAACCTATTTTCTTAATTTGCTATGTTGGGCATACAAGTAGTCAAATATTAACTATATTAAAACTATTAGGCTATAATGTTATATCAATAAAATATGGTTACGGATTATCACCGATAAAAGGTGTTCCAGTTGCGGGTTGGCTAGATTATGGCCTACCAGTAATTAGCCATGATGCTTGCAGCGTGTAAACCAAGGTGACTTAGCCTTTTTTACTAAATCAGAATCTGTTGTATAGTGAGTTTTACCACATAACAAGAGACTTGATACACGGGCATATCCCCATTGCTGTTGCGTTGCACCAGGACGATGACCTGTTCTCCATGCGGCCATGCCGCGATTATAGCACTCCTTAAGAATGGAAAGAGGAACACCTGTGACCTTGGCCCTATCTTCCAGTGATTTTACACCAGGGAAGAGGCGGTTCCAGTCGGCAGAATAATGGGACTTGCGAGTTTTGACTCCTTTATTTGTTTTGAATCCAACATAGGCCTTGGGGTCCTTCCAGCCCTTTGCGCCAAACTTTGCAATTTCCTTCTTTCTCGCAACCTTTTTCGTTTTTGAAAGTGTTCCGAAATATTTTGGAGGGAGATACATTCTATCTAGTAAATAGAAATGGTTTGCCCGTGTTCTCTAAAAATAGGTGGTTATATCCCGACTCGTAAGAATAAGAATGCATTACGTAGATATAAGCAAGGAAAGAGCATCGGGTTCACCATGCGTTCTTCCCTGAAAGCAAAAGGTCTACTTCCTCGGACTTCTAAGAAAAATCGCGGCAAATATATTGTAAGTAAGAAATACCAAACTAGAAGATGAATAGTCTGTTGATAGCAGCAGATGAAAAGGAAGAAGAGCCTGTCACGAGATGTGGTTACAAACCTGGTGACAGTTTACGAGCCTACGAGTCTGCTCTCTTAGAATCGGGTGCAATTGCCACAGGTAAAGCCCTCCATTTTTCTGCAGATATTCTGTGTAGCGGAGGATATGATATCTGGGTCCGTTCCCTCTGGGAATTTGCCATTGACCATGTGGGTGTAGTCTCACCGCGCCTATTTGTCTACCTGAGAAAACGGACAAAGGAGCTGGATGAACTCTTCAAGAAATATCCTGATGAGGCACTATATAACTCCGACGAGTTCCACACAAGATGCGGAGAGATTGTGATGGTCTTGAGAGAGGTGCCCAGAAAACCTAAAATAACCTGGCCGAAAGTGGGACCTGAAACCCATTTGGGTGGCTGGATTCAGAATGTTGCGGCAGCATCGCAAACTTCAGTCATTCAGCGTGTTTGGAGGGCCGAAGGAGATATGAATATTCTGCGGCTTGCAGGGTGCGAACTCCTCAAAGCAATCACGGACGGCTCTTTAGAGAAGACACTGTTCTGGGTGAAATGGCTGTTTGATGAGGAGGCGCATCTGAGAAAAGAGACAAAGGGCGCCTCTCTCACAACCATTCATAGAGGGCCTACAGAGAGTACAGATGTAGGTCACTATATTGCGGCTCTTCTTGGTGAAACATACAAAGAGATGGCTGCGAAGACAATGATACGGATGACAGAGGAATATCAGTGTCTTATTGACCTATGGAGAGCTGGTGACCCACGTATTTCACCTGCCTCGCGGAAGAAAATACTGGGAATCATGGCGCAAATTCTGTGCGAAGTCCCTCGCTGGAAGGTGCCTGCCGCCCCTGCCCTTATTCAGGACCCTGTGCAAGTTTCGCGTGCTGTCTCACAGAGTGGAAAGTTTTTCAAGGAAGTTCTAACATATCCTGCTGTGAAGAATGCAAAACTCGTTGTGAAATTATTTAGAAGTCGCGGTGTTGTTGATACTGCAACACGAAAGAAGAAGGAAAAACAGAATGAATTCCAGGATAAATTGGATGCATACGATAAGGTTATGAATGAATATCTGAATCGTTAAGAAAAATCAGAACAGACCTTTGCTGCTACACACGGTAACACTGTGGACATTTCAGGCATCATATATATCCAACCATCTACATCAGGAAGCCCTGGATAGATGATTGTATCGCCTCTTGTTGTGAGTACATAATCTTCATCTGTATGATAAAAAATCCTCAGGCCCCAGCCTTTTTCATTAGAGAGTTTCTGTAACTGATAGAATGCTTCTGTGTTTTTTGCATGAATCCACAGAAATTCCGAACGCAGAAACTCCACATTCACAGGCTCTTTTGGTTCATCATGTCCAATCCAGAAGGCTCTCTTGTGCCACCAGATATCAATCTCACTGGACCGACCCTGCTCACACAATTCAGTAATCGTGGTTATTGAGTTTTCAACATTCTTATTGGGTCCAGCAATAAGACCACGATGTGCAATCTTTTCAGGCGTCCAAAAGCGCGCCAATTCAGCGAGTTCATTTGAATGCATTCGAAGACTTGCATAGCCAAATGACCAACGGGAAGGGGCAATTTCAGCAAGAATACACTCAGACCAGCGGTCAATCCCCTTTTGAATATATTCAATCATTTCTTGGGTTGGGGCATGTGTCCACCGAAAGAGAGTTGCGTGACAGATATCATTTATATAAGGAGGGTCAAATGGAACACCTGCTCTTTGAAATGTATCAGAAAGCGCATTGCGAACCTCCATAAGCTTTTCAAGCCCTTGTTGAGTACTCGGATAACCACGTAGTGCAATTCCTGTTCGTGTAACTAGGAGTCCGCGAAATACAATACGTAACCCAGCAAGCTTCTTTACCAAGGGCTCTATGAAATCTCCATCATATGCTTCTCCCTTTGTTTCATAGAATCTACTACATTGATGAAGAGTAAAATGTAAGACACCTTCTGTCCCGCCTACAGAATAAAGAATACCTGCTTTGCATAATGGTTGCATCCACTCGGTTAGCCTGGACCAACTTGGAGAATGAAGCTTCCATGGGCCCATGGTATAAATAGCCAAACATGACAACGTATCCATAGAATTATTATATGACCAGGTTTCAGGTGTACCTAAGTGTTTTCTCATACTCACGTATACCTCTTCAAGTTGGTCAAATGTCTTAGGCCTTGGGTACATATGGATAGTGTCTGAGAAAATTCTCTAAATCCTCAGGAACACCGAGCCCCCAGATTTTCTTACAAGGCAAACTGCGAAATCTCCCTCCATTGCTTATTGCCTCATTATAAACAGGACATACATAGAATTCATTATTTACACGGATATTCTTAGAAATCATCTGTTCTGCATACTTCACATAGTCAGAGCCACGTGCCCAGCCATAAACTCCTGTAGTAGCCCATTTACTAATATACTTCTTTTCTGCAACTTCAGATACAATGCCTGCACTGTCAAGCTTTGAATATGACCACTTCGCATCATCCGCATTATTCTGTTCGAATACTGAAATACATCCATCATATCCATCATTGCAAAGCGCCCTGTAAAACTCATTTTGGTCCCATTCAAGAAATTGGTCGGAATTGACAGTCACAAGTGGCTCATTATTATCGATATACTTCTTCGCAAGTAAGACAGAACAGGCCGCGCCGTCTGTAACCTCTAGAATAGGAGTAATTGTATAGTCAATTCCACATGATGCGCAGAGTTCATCAAAGTTATATGCATCTAGATGCGCCTGTTGAACAATAAAATGAAATTGCAAGGCCCAGGGACTCTTCACTGTAATATTTCCATATACTTCCTCATGAATCTTCATATTATCGATGACCCACTGAATCATTGGTTTATCAAAGACAGGAATAAAAGGCTTGGGAATGGTATATCCAGCCTGTCGAAATCGTGAGCCAAGTCCTGCCATAGGCACTACCACATGAATTTTTCTCGTCTTCTCTTCATTCTTTAGTGCACCCAGTATCTTCTCTAGCGTTACATCCATAGGGTCAACGATAGGAAGAACATGAGCGCCTGAAGCATATGCCGATGTGCGACCATACTGACTATCTTCAAGAATGAGGACCTCGCTCGGTAAAAGTCCCTCTTTTTGAAATGCATTGTAATAAGGCTCAGGAGAGGGCTTGGGGTTCTTGCAGTCTTCATTTGAATAAAGAGCGCTAAAGAAATGAAGAATGCCTGTTACATAAAGTGCCCTTTTTACCGTCTGTGAAATAGAGTTACTAACACAAACAAGTTTATACCCCTTTTCTTTGAGACTCTGGAGAGTTGAAATAAGAGACATATTTGGGTTCGGTTCACCTGAAAGTGCAGTTTCTGTGAGATTCTGTTTAATATCAAAAAAATCCATTTTATTTCTTTGAGGTAAAAGTCCCTCCTTAATAAGAATATCAGTTTTCTGAAGAGTGGAAAGACCGTCTAGATACTTTTCATGATATACCTCATCTACCTCTGTAATACCGAACCGTTTAACAGTTGTAAGAAATAAGTCTCGGTGAAATGTTCTACCGTCGAATAGAACGCCATCTAAATCAAAGAAAATAGCCTTTATCATTATATAAGAAGCATCTATTCTATTTAAGCTTAACGATATATGGTATAAAATTGAAGTACGTAAAGACGGCATAGATGCATACAAAAATGAACGCTGAGCAACTTGTAAGTAAGCTGAAGGAGGCTTCTGACGCATACTACAATACTGGCATTTCAAAGATGACAGATGATGAGTATGATGAGATGAAGGAGCGGTTGGAGGCCATGGACCCCGAGAATCCCTTTCTGCTTGAGGTGGGTGCACCTGTCAGTGGCTCAACCGTGAAGCTTCCTGTTCCTATGCCCTCTCTGAACAAAATCAAGCCTGGTACGGGTGCGGTTGCCCAGTTCACAAAGACGCCCTGCAGTGGCTGGGTCCTATCTGAGAAGCTCGACGGCATCAGCGTTCTCTGGATTCCAGCTGAGAAGAAGCTGTATTTACGTGGAGATGGTGCAGTGGGACAGGATGTCAGTCACCTCGTTTCCCTGGGACTTCAGGGTCTGCCTATTCGTCTTGAGAAGGGATTCCGTGTTCGCGGCGAGTTCGTCGTCTACAAGAAGGATGTGGCGCCTAATACGATTGGCCGCAGCTGGATTAACGGGGTCCTGCACCGCTCGGACCCTGCTCCAGAGGATGTGAACAAGATTCGCTTCGTTGCGTATGAGATTTGCTCTGCAAAGGGTGGTGTTGGAACCCGCCAAGACCAGATGCTTCTTCTCTCCAAGCTTCGCTACGAGGTTCCTTGGTGGACCTTCGCTGATAGGCTTGATGAGGATGTTCTCTCTATTGCTCTCAACAAGAGGCGGACAGAGGGTCTCTACGATATTGATGGAATTGTCGTTGGACAGGACCGTGTTCCTATGTGGCATCTTGCAGAGGGTGAGCTGCGTAATCCTAAGGACATGATGGCTTTCAAGATGGTTCTGTCTGACCAGTGTGCTGAGACAGAGGTGGTTACAGTTCACTGGGCTCTCTCCCACCAGGGATATTACATTCCTCGCCTGGAGATTAAGCCTGTGCGGGTGGGTGGCGCTGTCATTACTTTTGTGACGGGTCACAATGCTCGCGTGATTGTGGAGAAGGGAATCGGAGCGGGTGCCGTCATTCGTATTCGTCGCAGTGGCGACGTGATTCCCACGATTGATGGTGTTCTCAAGGCTGTAAAGCCCGACCTTCCTCCTGCAAACCTATGGAAGTGGATGGGTCCAGATGATACTGCGGTTCATATTGGGGCTAGGTCTGAGACTGCTTCTGTTGAGCTGTTAGAGTCAAAGCTGAAGCACTTTGCTACGACTCTGGAGATTGAGGGACTGGGGCCTGGCCTGGTGAAGAAGCTTGTGGTAGGCGGCATCACAACACCTAGGGCGCTCTGTGAGGCTAGCGCTGAGAAGATTTGCGAGCTGGTTGGAAAGAAGAATGGTGCATCTATTCATGGGGAGCTGCGAAAGGCTCTGTCGGCCCTGACAGAGGAGCGGCTCATGATTGCTAGCAGTGTGATGCCTCGCGGTGTAGGTGAGACAAAGCTGGATGCTCTCTTCGCAGTGGAGAAGGACCCGCGGAAGTGGGGTGCAGCTCTTGGTCGACCTGCTGGATGGAGTGTGGAGGGTCTGAGTGAGTTCTTGAAGGCATTTCCTGTCTATGAGGTGTGGCGCACGAAGGAGTTTCCTGTACCGGCTTATCCGATTCTGGCTGCTACTGCTATTGCTGCAAAGCCAAAGGGAGACAGGGGGGCAATCTGCTTTACTGGATTTCGGTCTGCTGCACTGGAGAAGAAGCTGGAGGAGATGGGCTTTACAATCGCGGCGTCTCTCTCAAAGAAAACGAGTATGCTTATTGTCCCTGATAGTGGGGCTGAGAGCAGCAAGGCTGTAAAGGCTGCTGAGCTTGGTGTGCCTGTGAAGAAGGTGAGTGCACTGCTGCAAGAATATAGCATTACTGTGTAGAAGGGTTTCTATGCTCGCAAGTTTACAAGCAGCAGCAACACAAAAAGCAACAGCAGCAGCATCTACTGCTGCTGCCGCGGCAACACAAAAAGCAACAGCAGCAGCATCTACTGCTGCTGCCTCAGCAACAAAAGCTGCAACAAATGCAGCATCATCTGTAGCAGTGGCCGCTCAGGCAAAAGCAGCCAATCTAGCTGTAAATGCTGCGGCGACCCAAATACCCGGTGGACCCGCGACGGTAAGTACTCTAAGAAAAATGGGTGTATCCTCCACATCAATGCTCTCTACTGTATCTTTTTTTACAAAAATGACTCTAGCAACAAAACTTATGATAGGTGCAGCTATTCTTATAGTAATCGGTATAATTGCAGGCTTGGCAGTCTATTTCACAAGCACGTCAAAAAGTACTCCTCAAAATGTTACAAATACTAAAATTACACAGGCGGCTGCTACATCCAACCAAGCTGCAGCACTCGGTCAAACCATTCAAGGATTGTCTAAAAGAGAAGGTTTTACTGATGCACCCTCTTCGGTAAAACATGATGTAAAACTAATAAATCTGCAGCCTCTTACGATTAAGGACGCAGGATTCATTGGGCCTCTTCCTGCAGGTGTTTTTGATGAGAAGACGTCTGTAACAAATGCGATACAAGCTGGAGCTCGCAGCTTCGTTCTACAGATTGATTATCACGATGATGAGGGCAAGGACCCGACCTTATTTCCTGCTATAAAGGAACCGTGCCTCCTTTATCGCGATGATTCAGGTGGACTTATCTCACTGAATGCAGGGTCTATTGAGAAGTTTGCAACTGCGCTTGCAGAAACAGCATTTTTCAATAAGACAGACCCTATTGTTTTGATACTTTATTGCCTCAGAGCGCCTGACCCTGTGACAAGCCCTAAAGACTACCTGATATTCTGCAGCAAGATTGCGAAACAACTGGGTCCTCTTGCACCCTTCCACTTGGGCCTGACATCTACTGGTGATTACCACCGTCAGGGGTTACAGGACCACATCTTTAGAACGCCTTTCCATTCCTTTGAGAAGAAGGTAATTATCATGAGCAATATGGATACAAGTCTTTTCCGCAAGACGTCTTCCCTGAATATTCCTGCCTATGCTCCTCTTGAAGACTTAGATTACTTGACACATGTCCAGCTATTCAAAGAGCAGGGCGAGGCAGGCCTAGGTGTAACGGCTGTTGCATCTTCTAAAGGAGCAAATGCAATCATTACATCGGTTAAGACAGTTTCAGGTCTAGCACCTGAGGACCAGTCAGCATGGGCGACCAAGTATAAGAATACCTTTACAGTTATCATACCCAGTCAGATGGTAAATCCTGAACATACTACTGTGGAGACACTGATAAAGAAGATGGGTGTAAATGTACTTCCTATGGACCTGTTCTCTTTTGATGTGAATGACACAAAACGTCTTATGCATATATGGGATAAGAAGACGTGGCATCTGAAACCTCATGCTCTTCGTATCTAGGCGATGGACATTATTTTTTAAGTCTCACCAGTAATTAGGTATGGAAGAAGATATAAGAAAAACAAAATCTGATGTCGAGGACTTCCTCAAGAAACGTATTGAAGAAGTCATTGATAAGGCGCAAGAGAAGATTGATAGGGATGCTGCAGCAAGCCCTGAGATTCGCTTTGCCCTTGATATTGTTGAGGAGTTTCTGCGCCGCAAACGTCGTGTTTGCTACGGTGGAACTGCAATGAATGCACAGCTTCCAAAGGAGGAACAGTTCTATTCTCCCGAGCGCGATTTACCTGACTACGACTTTTTTACACCTGACATTGAGCATGATGCTGAGGAGCTTGTGAATGAGCTGAAAAAGTCTGGTTTTGACGATGTTGCAAATCGTGTTGGAATGCACGAGGGTACACGTAAAATTCTTGTTAATTACGTGGCCGTGGCTGATATCAGCGAGATTGACAAGGATATCTATGATATTTTAGAGAAACGTGCTGTTGTTATTAATGGTATCCGCTACACCGACCCTGATGTTCTTCGTATGATGATGTACCTGGAGTTGAGCCGCCCTCGTGGAGAGGTGAGTCGCTGGAACAAAGTCTACGAGCGTCTTACATTAATTAATAAGACATTCCCTATTGAAAAGTGCGAGAAGGAAAAGCGTTTTCCCAGACGAATCCCGATTGAAATCCGCGATATTCTTCACAACTTCTGCATTGAGTACAAGCGTATTCTAGCTGGTGCACGTCTAGAGAAACTCTATTTCAGGTCACTGAAGGGGAAGACTGCGGTGAAGTGGGAAACGAAGGAGGGTGGCGCGGTTGTTTTCTATAGCCCGGACCCGAAGAAGGACGCGATTGCTCTTCGTGCAAAGCTCGGATTCCGCGGCGTTGATGTGCGCTATTTCAAGGAGAAGGGTGATGTGATTCCCGCGCGTCTTGTCTTACGTCTCCATGGTGTTCCGATTGCTCTTCTTATCCAAGAGACTGCGTGCCATTCCTATAACTCTCTCAAAGATGAGAAGGGGAATGATGTTTATATTGCCAGTTTGAGCACACTTATTGCACTGTATTTATCACTCTCAATCTTTACACATGACGAAGAGGAGATATTCGGCTTCTCTCTTCTCTGCGCAACCCAGCGTTTCATAGAGGTGAATAATCAGTTACAGCGTCTACGTACTGTAAGACAGTTTGAGCCCTTCTCACTCGACTGCAGAGGATACCAGAAGGGATACCCGACCCTTCTTCGTGAGAAGGTCAAGCGTATTTCAGAAGAAAAGGCTGCCTCTAAGATAAAGCGTCTACTTGAAAATAAAGGTACCAAAAAGCGTCACACTGGTGAAAGGAATAAAACGTACAAGAAAAGAAGAGAATGATAGCGGCTAGAAAGTGTGATGCAGATAGGGCACTTGCAAAGGCCCGTCTTCTTTATGGTACTGGCCCCAGATACGTTCCAGCAACTCCGGCTCCAACTGTCAATATACAGAGTGAATCGCAGCTTTTAGCTAAAGAGCTTGCGGCATGTCCTCCTTTTGTCAGGTCAAAACCTACCACTGAGTCTGCTCGTGTAAATACGCTTGTCAGAGGTGTACTGGATGCTGAGCCGCGATTCAAGGAGTTTGTGCGATTTTTCCCTGTTCCTTGCGCACCCGTTGGGGCCGACGTACTCAATGCATCTATGCCCAAAGCCTCTACGGCCTGTCAGTTACCGAATTCTCATCTCTTTCCTATTTTCCCAGCTTAGGGTAGAGAATGCCCACGGATAATTACGATGCCTCACTGGTAATGGAGCGTAAGCGGAATGCGACTATCAGAGCCTACAACACGAATCTGGCGACATACCAGAATAACGTCAACTACAATCTGGCCAGAAAGGAGCAGCCCACTGTCCAGTCTGCACAGGTTGTTGCTCAGCGCACGGGCCAGGGTTGTATGGGTGATACATCAATGCCTGGATACATCCGCCGCGTTGTAGGCATCACAAAGCCTGATAATGACTCTGACTATGACTTATATAATCCTATATATGATAATGATGCGGTTCTAAACCCTGCTGACTCCCAGTAGTAAAAAATATGTGAACTCTCTTTTTTATTTTTTGATTTTATGATATTCTATCTCTTGAAATCAATCTTTACTTCTTCACCGAGGACACCGTCTTGACAACCTTCTTTGCCGTAACAACCTTCTTCGGAACCGCAACCGGTGCCATGTCCTCCGCCTCATCATCAAAGGTGGGAGCCGCGCGCTGCTGCTGCTGCTGCACCGGTGCAGCGAAGACCTCCTCATCATCTACATCCTCCTCCTCAGCAAGAGCCTGGAAGGTATTTGCACGCGGTGCCGCCTTAGCCGAAACAGGGGCAGGAGCAGAAGAAGAAGAAGACTGCTCACCATCATCAAGGAAGGCGAACCCGCGGATACGGTCAGGCATGCTGTCGACGCGAATCTGAACCGCCTTCCAGCTGATACCATACTTGCTGCCACCAAACCAAACACCCGTGCACTCAATCAGAACCGTGATGTTAGAGCCCTTGACGAGGATATCCTCCATCGGAACATCCGTCAGCTCGCGCTTCTTGTCATCGTAGACGCGAGTGTCAAACTTACCATCGCGCTGCTTGAGTGCAACCTTCAGAGTCGGCGGGAAAGGCTTCGGGTTGCCATCCGCATCCTTGCTGAAGCGAAGAGACGGCGTGTAGAAGGCCTTTACAACCTCCCTGCTGAGGTCCTGCTTGAACCATGACTTTGAGTTCTTCACGCCCTGCTCAATCATGTACTCATCAAGCTTCATGAAAGCATCGTGAACCGCCTTCGCCTTCGGGTTCTCACCATCATAGCCGCGAAGAGACATGTCAACACTGTACTTTACCGGACCCGCCTTGTCAAAGACACTCATGCCATAAGGAACCGGTAGAGAGCCAATCTGCATCGTCAGCCTACGGCCATCATAGTTGAGGTTCGCCATCTTTGCGCCACTGTTTAGCAGCTTGGGCGGGTTGATAGCGACATTCGAAACATCAAAGGAGGCAGGAGAGACAACAGCACTAGACATCTTTTTTACTACCTAATCTACCAATGAAGTGGCGCGTCAATTTTTTGGACGGCCCGTTGATTTTGTGGAGAGATATCAGGAAGATGGCAATGTCACAGAGCGAGTACTTACGGCGTATGTTATCAAATAATGCTGTTGTGCTATCACGAAACAAAGTAAGAGATTCAAGCGAATATACTTTCATAACAAATGCACGCGCCGCTAAGGTTGTCCCCACACCTGTGCAGAAGTCTCTTGAAGGATGTGTAGGCTATGCGAACAGTGTATTAAATGGGACAGGTGGAGAGTACATAGGCAATTTGCAGGTGAAAATTGGCTGCGCAGTCTGTTCTGACCCTGACCCCGTTGTGAATAACTACATTGTAACGCCTTGTATTGTAGAGGACCATACCAAGTATCCTTGGGTACAGCAGCAACAGTATGTGGTTTTTGTACCTGAGGCTCCTTACAATGTTACTGGCACAACAGGAAATGGACAAGTTATACTCTCTTGGACAGGGCCTATGTCAGATGGAGGGTCGCCTATCAAATCCTATACTATTTTTTATACTCCTGGAGATGTCACGGTCACATCAAACACACCGACTGTAACAATCTCAGGTCTGACGAATGGAACAACTTACACATTTAAGGTCTATGCTGTGAATAATTTTGCAACCTCCGCGTCAGGTTCCTCTTCTACAGGTCTTATCCCCAGTACAGTACCAAATGCACCAACTGCACTCTCTGCAACAACAACCTTGGCTGCAACCTCTGCCACAGTATCCTTTACACCTGCATTTAATGGTGGGCGCGCAATTACGAATTACAAGTACTCTACAGATGGTACAACCTATACCGCATTGAGCCCTGCACAGGCAACAAGCCCTGTCACAATAACAGGTTTAACAAATGGAGTTACATACACATTGTATCTAGAGGCTGTGAATGTCAATGGTTCCAGTACAGCCTCTTCATCCACGTCGGTTACGCTCTATAGAAATGGAAGTATTTCCTTCTCTGGTTCAGGACAATATCTGACTGTCGCAAGCTGTACTGCACTGAGTATGTCAACTGGCAACTTTACAATTGAAGGCTGGGTGAATGTGGCGAATTTTACAGTTGGAAACTGGTCTGCAGGTTCTGGCGGATATGCAGAAGTAATTCAGATGAATAATGGTACAGGATATCTGGCAGTTGAAGTGGGTCAGGCGGGTGGATGGCGCATACGCTACAATGTTGGGGCAGCGGCTGGACCCAATTCTCCACAGACAGGAGGTACTATAACTGCTGGAACTTGGTACCATTTTGCCATGGTAAGAAATGCAAATGCTCTAACACTCTATGTGAATGGAGCTTCCGTTTGCTCAGCCACCCTCCAAACCTCAGATAACTTAGGCTTTGGTAGTGCAACTCTCTCACTCGGTGCCACAGTATCTGGTGCAAATACAGGCCCCTTCAACATTTCAAACATACGCACCGTCATCGGAACTGCAGTTTATACTGCACCTTTCACACCGCCCACAGGACCTTTATCAGTTATACCTGGAACAAGTCTATTATTTAATACATTTTACACAAATGGTGGCACTCTATCACTCATTGATGCTACAAATACGTATACATACCCTACAAATATAACCCCTGTTGGACCGCCCACGTTCTCATCCTCTGCCCCCTTTTAGTTTAATATTTATGCAAGTGTCTCTTCAATCCAAGGATATGCTTCAGCAGCGTCTTCTGAAACATATACTAAGCCCATCATAGAGTAAACAGCTCCAAGAGCATTCTTTGACTTATCAGTGCTCTTTGTAATAAGAGTGTGTATAAGCCAGAGATTGTGCTTCTGCCACCAGCGTAAATTATGCTGTGAAAGTGCTTCAGGCATCCAGCGAAAGAGTTTGACACTGCCTGGAACAATCAACTCCTTTTCTGCAGCAGTTAAGCCCACGCGCCAGTTCCACAGCTCAAACATCATAGTATAGAATTTGATATGTTCTTTTACACTAAGAGTGTGAAACCAAGAACAGGCAGCTAAATATCCTAGAGCCTCCAGCTTCATGAAGACATCAAGTACTCTCTGATTCCATTCTTGCTCCTGAGAGAGATTGTCACCCTGTAAGTATAAAACAGGATACTTCCTCTTACGAAGATATGCAATGCGCTCTCGCACCTTCTGAATCGCTTTCATTACGAGAGGTTCGCGTGTGTAAGGATTTTCCAGAGCCTTTCCTTCAGCTAACATGTGTGAGAGCGAACGTATATCAAATGACCATATGCACTTCTTTGTATCAGCGTAACTGAAGAAGAAAAGCTTAGGGATTTTATCGATTGGTTCCATGCTATAGACCTCTGTATCATTTTGAGAGAGAGACTGGAAATTTACAGAGGGGCCTTGGTTTTTATAGAGAACATATGGAAGAGTATGGCGCCACCAAGTCTGAATCCGAATAATAGCTTGAATATATGAACGTGTAACATAGTTATTTCTTAACTCTGCTAACGCCACATATCGATGGGGACGTTTCCAGTGTCTGGCGCAGAAATCTCCATGAACCGCAATACTCTTGCATGGACTATCAGGATGAGTCTTACTCTTGATGCTAGCACACTTGCGAAATTCCAGAGGGGCGCTCTCTGTCATATGTTCTACCCGTAGGAGGGTTGTAAAAAAAGACTTGGCAAAAAAGTAAAACGGGAGCATATGTCTAAGCTCATTACGGTTCTACTATCATAATTGTATCTTTCAAGAATACTATGAGGTTTTCCTAAAAGAAAATTGAACAAAAAATCAACATTTTGTCCAAAAATTGACGCACTCAAGTACCCCGGAAGTAGGTAGTGCGTAAAATGTCCTCTTCTAATACCCCGACTACTGGTATGATGAGCTCGTCTGTTGCCCCTAAGGTCGCTAAGAAGGTCGCTGCTAAGTCCGCCGCCGTTGAGGCGCCTGTTCCGGCTCTGGTTCCGGTAGCGCCGGTTGCCGAGCCGGCTGCCAAGAAGGCCGTTGCCAAGAAGGCCGCTGCCAAGGCTGAGCCGGTTGTTGCGGCGCCGGTTGTCGTGGCCCCTGTCTCAGCGCCGGCCGCTGAGGCGCCGGCTGCCGCGGCGCCTGCCACCACGCTCGAGGAGGACATCAAGTCCGTCACGGGCAACCTCGCCACGATGCGCGAGACGGTGGCCACGCTCCTCGGCCAGATTAAGCGTCTGGAGAAGCGCGTGCACCGCGAGATTAAGGATGCGCGCAAGCGCAAGCGCCGCGTCAAGACGGACGAGAACGGTGTTGAGGTCAAGCGTGCCCCGTCCATCTTCGAGCGCCCGACGCAGATTTCCGAGGAGCTGTGCCACTTCCTCGGCAAGAGCAAGGGCTCCCTGATGAGCCGCTCTGAGGTCACGAAGGCGGTGAACAACTACGTCAAGGAGAAGAACCTGAAGAACAAGCACGACATCAAGCCTGATGCCCCGCTCAAGAAGCTCCTCGGCGTCCCTGAGGGCGAGCAGCTGACGTACTTCAACCTCCAGCGCTACCTCAACAAGCACTACATCAAGGCGGTTGTCCCGACGGCGTAAATTGCTGGGATATAAAATAAAAACAAAAAGAAAAGAAAAAATATAAAATTTAAACCATAAACGAGACGAAAAGAGAGATTTTTCTACTAAGATTAATGTTAATGATACTTATGAGTGCTCAACATAAGTGGAGACATGCGAGCCATTATACAAATACTAATTCTGTCATTGTGAGGCATTTGCCTAGAGCCGCGATAGTATCTTATAGTATCGCGGGTCGATTAGCTCAGTTGGTTAGAGCGTCAGGCTGTTACTTTTAGAACAAATACCTGAATGTCCCCGGTTCAAGTCCGGGATTGACCGTTTTTTAGTTATTAGTAATGAGTAAAAAACTATCAATTGAAATACATATCCTAAATATAAATGTCTAGTCTTTTTTCTGAGTTAAATACGGTTGATGCAGCAGAACTGCAAGAAGTTAGAGTACACTGTGCTCTTGCTATAAAAACTCTAGAAAACATTAAGAATCTAAGTGATATGAGCTATTATTTCAGAGAAATCAAGATAGAAAATTTTACATTTCCTAAGCTTCGCAAGTATATACAAAATGGAGCAAAAGGTGAGTGTATACAAGAATTTTTGAATGCATTTAAAAATTTGGCTCTGTCTGACCCCTCGTATCAGACGTATAGTAATTATTTTGAGAGGAGCGCATCTGACTCAAAATTAATTAGAGAAATGGAAAACATACCTGACAAAGAAAATGCCTGTATATCAAATCTGCTAAGCAAAGGGTATGGATATGAGCAAGCTAAGTACCTCTGTGATAACGTCGTGACTTAATGTCCAACGACTATTAGAGTGATAAAACTTAAAAAATAAGGAAGCTCAAAAGCTTCCTTATTTTTTAAGTTATCACGGTAAAGCATGAAAGAGTTTATACGTGCGAAATCCACTCACTCCAACTCTCGCCACTATTGAGGTCCCACTTCTCATGCTTATCAATTGAAAGAGACCACTTGCGATTTAACAGTGTGATATCTATATGGGTCGGCTTGTAAAAAGTAAGCGTGTGAAGAACATGCCGAATTTGCTTGCTTGTTAGTTTTCCGCAGGTATAGATATCAAACTGCAAAAGACAGGTTCCTTCCTTCGTATGAAGAATTGACGGGTCGGGAGTATTCCAGAAATGAAATGCAATATGACTTGTCTGAATCGGTGTAATTGCCGTCAGACCTTCATTGTACTTCGGCGTCTCCATGTAATAAATTTTCGGGTCATCCAGAGGAACCATCTCAATATCCTTAATCAGCTTCCTCACAAATTCCTCTATTCTACCCTTATCCTCTGCATGAGGACATATCTGCGTCTCGGCGCGAATTAGGAGATGGTGATGCTGAATCTTATCTTTCTTATTCTTATTCTTATTCTTACGTGTCTTATTCAGAGACATCTGATTTATACTATTAGAGTTGTATAATTATTTCGCGATAGTCCTCTATTACCATTTCTTCCGCTTTTACAAAGAGAAGAAAGCGACTGCGAATCTCTGTAAGAAGCTCAGGGTTTATGAATTTAAATTTTTTTTGCTGCATATTCGCCAAGATTTCAAGAGAGCCATAATGCCGCATAAATGCGAACGCCTTCTTAGGATACATGTTTAAGAATACATATATAGGGGAGACACCACAAAGGATTGCAGCGTCGCGAAAGGAACCCATCTCCAATCCTTCCTCCTCCAACACAGAAGATAGAAGCACCTCTTCGCACTTATCAATAGATGGAATCCATAGACGTTCAACACCTGCAACCAAGAAGTCCATGTCTGCAGAGATAATAGCATGAAGCCTCCTATCAGACCAGAGAGACATCAGAACATCGTCTGCCTCTCCTTTCGCTTTCACAAAATGCATTCCATTCTTGCGAATAATATCTTGAAAAGCGTGACGTGCTTCTTGTGTCAAATACCATCCTTCACCGTTCTCAAGAGCATAAATCTTTCGCTCAATTAACTTGCGGCCCTTTTCATCAAGAGTCTCAACTGTTTCAGCTAGTTTCAGGTAGTTGCGAAGAATTGCAGCCTCTGCCTGTGCAACTTCACGCTTTGCTCTTCTCAAAGCTTTTTCCTCATTCTTTGTATCAGGTGCTTTTCCATCAAATACAAAGAGGATTTTACATTCTAAACGTTGGAATGGCTCTAAGAATTTTAGAATCATTTCAGTGTTTGCACGGAATTTATAGAGTAGTGAAAGGGCATCTACACCTAAGACAGACTTAGATGGAATACTCCCTATATCTAACTCATGTCTATAGGGCCTGAGATAGGTATAGAGGCCTTTTACCCCCATGTTGAATACCTGGCTTGCGGTTTGTAGGGGATATCAAATTTTTAGTATATTGTATAATATGGGTCTGGTGTAATATAACATCTTCCTTGATTATTAGAAATCTGACCATTTTGAGGAAAACATTTCTCATTAGGCTTACAACCACTCGTGTTCGAACATGGCTTTTTTGAAGAAGTTACAGATGTTGAACAAAAACTACCATTGCTGTAATTGTGGCATGTTGTACCATTAGGACAAGGAGTGCTAACCCCAGCTCCGCAATGCAAATTCTTCGGAGAAAATCCTTCCGTCATATCTAAATAGAAATACGCAATGACTAAAAAAATACTGAGTAAAATAATGATGCTTGTTAAGTTAGAGCGTTTCATTCTATAAGATTATTAAGATAAAAATTAGCCGTGGGTTATCTAATAGCCGCCGCGAAGACGGAGAACTAAGTGGAGAGTTGACTCCTTCTGAATATTGTAATCGCTGAGTGTGCGTCCATCCTCAAGCTGCTTACCAGCAAAAATAAGACGCTGCTGGTCACCTGGAATACCTTCCTTATCCTGAATCTTCTGCTTGATATTCTCAATGGAATCAGACGGCTCAACATCCAGCGTGATAGTCTTACCTGTTAGAGTCTTCACGAAAATCTGCATTATATAATTATACTAGAAATAATTGTTTAGGTTAGAAACTTATCGAGCTTTTTCGTTGTAAAACGTGAGGATGTGGTTCTATTCGTAGAAGAAGAGGGTAATGAGATTCCTAAACTCTTCAACTCTTCAGCACGTGCAACCGTATAGCGAGCCGAATAATCCGCCAGCGTCCTCACGCCATGATTTGCAGCGAGCGTCGTATTCAGCTCCTGAATCCAATTGGATTGCTGCGACCACAGCTTCTCTGCCAGCTTCATAGAACCGCGCGAGGCATAGCCCACCAAGAAGAGCTCAGCATATGTCTCTGTCTTCGCCTCTGTCAGTTCAATTGCTAACTCATGATTATCTGTGCAGGAGGCATGAAGAAGTTCATGTATAAGAACACGGGTCGCCTCTTCCAGACGGTAAATTACAACCGCATCTGTTCTACAGGGAAATGTGTAGCCACCATTGACGTGCTCTGCAGCCACTGCAATACCCTTCCCAGGAAGTTCCCGCTTCTGCGGATGCGCAAACCAGCAAATGCGAGCTTTCACATCAAATCCCTGTAAAATGCGGCCCCAGAGAGACCATGATATCTTGAGGTCCTCTCCTTTCATTCGTATGACGAGAACCTTGCCGTACTTACACTGCCGACAGAGGAGTTCAGCCGAACCCTTTTGGAGTACCTCCCACATCTCCTTGCGGAAATTCACCTTGTCGAACTTGCTTTCTGTCATTGCTTCTCTTTTCAAAATAAGCATATCCTCCTCTGTAGGGTTTGTTGTGACCCAGCGCACATCAGGAAGGGTATGATATTGTGTTTTTATATTCTCTACTATCTCTTGAAGAACAAGAGGGAGCATCCTACCATTTAAACTTAAAATTATGATAGCGCCTCTCTCAATTGCAAAAATAGGCTCTCCCACAAGATAGGAATACGATAACTCGGAAGTGTCTGACCGCCGCCTGTTCCTTCAAATGTGGCAACAACATTCAGCGCCTTCTGCCGCTGTTCCCACTCCACGCCAGGTAGAAGAAGCAGCGCATCAAGGACAAAATGAATACACTCTGTCCAGCGAAGATTGCGCATAAGTAGCTCATAGACAAAAGACTTGATTCGCGGAACATCTGTCAGAGTTGGCTTACCCTCCTTCATCCATTTCATGAACAGTCGCATAAACACATCAGGCCAGTCTGCCGCGACCGCAGCACCAAGTTTATTCTTGTAAAGCGAGAGCTGCTTATCATCACCCGTCACAGGTATCTCCACAAACCAGTCGCGAACGCGGACAGGAACCGGAATTTCTGATGTCATCCACACTGAAAGGTCGCCATTGTTCTGCTCTAGAGAGGCCTGCAGCAGAAGAATGGATTCAGTGGAAAGAAGATGTGCATGGTAAAGAACCAGGATGCGCGAGCCACGACCCTGGGTTCCTGCAAGAACCTGGCTGCCTTGACCTAAGCGCAGAAAGACAGGTCGAAGAATATTCTTATCCTGCATACTCATTCGTGAAACGTCAAAGCCAACATGCACAACGGAGGATTCGTAGGAGAACTGACCAGCCTCCGTCGTCCGTTCACCTGTTGTCTCATCATTTTCATCTACTTCTCCTGTATTCGCAGTGGCTGAACCAACCTGTAGATATTTCGTGTGAAGATTGAAAGGAAGTGAGCGTGACTTCGCAATAAGTTGCAGATGCTGCAGAACCTGCGTTCTTTTACCTGTACCTGGATTGCCTCTCCAAGCAAGACATAGACTGTCCATCTAGGCGGTTACGTAGCAGGGCTCTAAGTATGCTTAAACATCAAGACCCTTAAATTATAGAATGGAGTGGGTAATTCCGTTACAAAAACTAGAAGTAAGCAAAGTACAGATGGGAACATTTATGAATGGTGCAAAGCCCCTTGTACCCCTTTCCTACGCAGATGGCATCAGCCTTTTTCCATCGCTTTCTATTCTTCTACCTCACCTTACAGTCAAGACATATGACCCTCAGAGTGGAAAGCTTGAATTGCTTCTTCGCGAATCGGCGCCGGCGTTTCATAAAATCCAGGCACTTCAGAATACTCTTTTGAGCGCTGTTCTAACAAACCAGACAAAGTGGTTTAATCAGCCTCGCAGGGAGGCAACAGAACTGCAGACTCTTTTTCAACCAATGGTAGAGGGTGATATACTACACTTATATTGTCCAGTAAGTATGCAGGACAAGAAAAGTGGAGGTGTTGATTCTATTGTTGTATATCGCTCAGAAAAGGGTGGACCTATTGTAAACTCTCACGGTATACGTCCTTCTTTCATTCAACCGGGAGATTCAGTGCGTATTTGTCTTCGTATCCAGGGAATTTCCTTTCATAATCATCCTACTTATGCAGAGTGGACAGGTAAATTCCGTCTTCAGCATAAAATTATTGCGCTCTACATTAATGCACGCTAGTCACGAATTTAACTTTTTAGTCACGACTTCAGAGCTGTTGCAGAGCCGAAATAGAGACAGCCATTAAGCTCAAGAAAAGAGATGCGTGCAACATGAAGAGTATATAAGACTCTGTCATACTGGGATATGCGGCAAGAAAGAAAGATACCATATAACCAAATATACAAATCATGATGAAATTTGCAATTGCCATGCTTTGTATTTGAGAAATCGTCTGCTGACTAGAATCCTTCTTTGTTCCAGCAACTGTAACATACACCATTGTTGTTACAACAACAAGTAACATTCCAACAAGTAGACCATATCCATAAAGATTTTCAAAAGCCATTCTAAAGTTAGTTATTATTATTATTTTGATAATAATAATAATAATAACTAACTTTTTAGCTGTTGGACATTATGCCTTGCCTAAATCACAGTGTTATCTGGGGTCTTCATTTTTCACAACTGATTGAATTGCCTTGTAAATAGACCCTGATGAAATCATCTGAGTCTGCGGAATAGTAAAGAGTAAGTAGAAAAAGAAACCTAATACAACCAATAACATCGGTATGAATACACGCGTCCAGTATCTATCTGCTCTTTTAGCGGCCATTTCTTATAAGATGTAAGAATAGAATGGCGAAGACAAGAAAGAGAAAGCATGTCGCTCTCAATCCTGGTCCTTATCAGTGCCATCCGAGAGTGGGCATGACACGACCTGCAACAGGTTGCATTCCACCGGAAGAAGTAGGAGGGGCCAATAAATCTAAGAAGGGTCAGTCTATTAACGAATGGGCTTTCTTACAGAACACTTCTTTATCACAAGTGGAGAAGGATACTCTTGCCAAAAAGTATTTACGGCCGAAACAGCCTGATGAATGGAAGGCCGACCCTGATAAGTGGCTTGATAGTAATAATATTGAGGAGGTCATGAAACAGTATGAAGAGGCGTTCCCTGATTTTGAGTTTATGGGCCCTTACCCTATTGATTTTGCCGCCCCTGACCCTTATGTCAAAGACAGAGAGAAGTGTCTTATTGATGAAGTCTGTGAGCTAAGAGTGGCGACAGCAATGGATAGTGGAACCAAGACAAATCGCATTGGTATCATCTACAATCTTGACCCTCACTACAAGAGTGGCAGTCACTGGGTCGGCGTTTATATTGATATTCCTAAACACAAATGCTACTATTTTGACTCCTATGGCCTCTACCCCCCCAAACAGATTGCTCGCTTCATGAAATGGCTGACGGTACAGGACCCTAAGATGAAGCTGCATTACAATGGACGTCGCTTCCAGCATAAAAACACGGAGTGTGGAATGTATTCGCTCTACTTCATCATCCGCATGATACACGGTGATGGCTTTCGCGCATTTACACGACAGAGCCCTCCAGATGAAGAGATGCTGAAACTACGGCATTGGATTTTTGCGACTTAAAATCGGATTTAGACGTTAGAGATAGTGCTTGATGTCAGACACAAAGAACCCATTCTTTTCTACTCAAAATGAGGCTATGCTAGACCGCATTCTCTATAATGACTTTCAGCGTCGTATAGGCGGAGATTTAAATGAAAAGCAAAAAGAGCGTCTTGTGAAGACCGTGCGCCATTACATGAACGAGGTCTATGAGGAAAAAGGTGAGCAACCCGTGCCTATTATGAATAAGGAGGTACTGGCGGCGGTTGTTCCCGATTACCTCTCCTATCTTCGCCGTGGCCAGATATCCTCTGAGGAACGCACTCGTGTGGATGTGGGCACTCGCTTCAACCAGCTGCAGAATGAGAGACAGGAAGTTCGCCCCACTCCGCCCGCAATGCCTGATTTCCGCATAGCCGGTGATGAAGAGTCATCAACTGCACTCACGCTCTTCGAGCAGGTGAAGAAGCAACGCGAGGATGATGCGAGCCGTGTTGCTGCAGCAAACACCGAGTCTCGTGTAAGAGGACAGGACTCTATCAATCGCTCTGTGAGTGCATCTATGGAATATGACGATGGAGTGGATGCCGCTAGAAAGAGGGACGAGCTCGCTCTCATTGAGCGCAACATGTCGCGCCAGAGCGCTGCAAAGCAGGTAAACCTCAGTCTACCTCCTGACCCTCGCGCCTTCTTTTTTGGCGGAACGTCTCCCGGTGCTTTACGTGATGATGCGCCCCTTGCGCAGGCGAACCCTACGCTCGCCCTTCCTGATTCTATTCGCACAAGACCTAGTCTGCCCCAGGACTCTATCAAGAAGCAGGACGATATCGTCACGTACCGCGAGAATGAGTACAACCTCTTCTTATATAGTGCAGACCGCAACTGGGTTGCAAATTCCACAGAGAACCGCTACAATTTCAGCGTGAACTTTGACCCTGCCAATAACCGCCCTGGATTCGGCTTCTCCACCGCCGCCAACATCAAGTTCAAGAACATTGTGCGCATTGAGCTCGTGAAGGTTATTGTGCCGACGGAGGGTATTGATATTCTCGCTCTTCAAGATACCAGCGGTGGCTACACAAATACGTGCGATTACAACACATCCATCAACATTAATGCACTCTCCTTCCCTTATCTCATGCTGAATATCCCTGAGCTAGATACGAACAACTTTGGCACCAACACGAACATAGATAATGCATTCGGCATTGTTCAGTATGATGCAAATTGGATTTCTGATAACACTGCGAACAACCGCGGCTACCTCGCCATGATTCCCAAGTTTATGAAGTGCCAGAAGGTCTATTATCCTACACCTCTCGCCACACTCCAGAAGCTAACTATCCAGTTGAGACAGCCGAATGGAGACCTCGTGAGTGATAGCTTAGATACTCTGGATATCAGCGGTTTCCTCTTCTCGTCCCAGCTCAGCTCAAACCCTTCAGGCGCGAATATCTCCTATGCAAAGTTCGCTGATACAAGTGGTGCGTATATCTGGATTCAGACGAGCACATGGTTCAGTCAGTTTATGGTGAGCCAGGCTGACCGTGTGGTTTTCCAGAATATTGCATTCCCCTCTTCTTACACTGGAACACAGGCCTCTGCAGACTTCTTGAATTTCCTTCAAAGAAAAAAGGGCCACGTCGTTGTGGGCACTGGGCACTATGAAAAGAATTCAAACGTTGTTATTGTTCAACAGCCAATTTATACAAGAACTGTCTATACAAATACGTATTTCAAGGCCTTACCTAATGTACAGGGTTACTGTAATTATATCATTATACGTAATTTCTTCAATGACCCCACGACAGGAAGCACAGCCCTAGGTTACTATGGCGGAACATCGGCGACCAATACTGCATTTGTTGCGAGCCTTCCTGGTGTATCACTCACAACAGGCCGCTTCATTAATATGAATCACCAAACACAGGTTGTGCTCCGCGTCATTACGCGCGACATGGACTCCGCAAGCCGCCTCCGCCCTGACAATAACTTTTAGACATCCGTCCAACCGCAGATAAGACCCGTCTCATCCTTCACAGCCACCAGGTTCGTGAATGTCGGTCGGCCCTCGCTCCAGCCCGCAAGCTTCTTCAGGTCCTCAAGAACTCGCTGAGAACCGAAGAAGGGATGTGCAACAACCGGCTCCGTGAAGTCGTGACCCAGCGTCACGCAGTCAAATCCCTCCACACTCGCTATGTGTCCCTTGTCTAGTACTAGATTGTACACGGTCTGCAGCATGCGCTCCGTGTAGAAGTAGAGGGATGCAGGAAAGACCCACTCGCCCTTCATACGAATAGGGTGCCACGGCGTAATAGAGAGGCTATCAATCTGGCTCATCGGCTGAGACTTGTTCTTCGTATTGCAAGTGACGAGTGCAACAACAGAAGCAGGGCCACTCGGCGTCCAGACTTTGGCGCCCGGCTCAATATCCTTGATAGAGCAGCGCGTGAAGTCGGCCATCAGAACCTTGCAGTCACCATGGAAACAGCCGCCACTCGGGTTATTGAAACTCTGCGTCAGGCTACGAAGAGAGGAAACGGGTGATGCATAATTCGCCTTCGCAGGAGGTGCAGCTGAAGGAACAGGAGGGCGGAGCTCATCAAATGCCTTATCACCCACCGTCTGGAGCTCATGGAAGAGCTCTCCACCATAGACCTGTAGTCCAGGGTCCTTGAAGTTCATGCACTGCTGTAGGCGCTGAGCTGAGAGATATGAGCGCATGTAGTGCTCACCCCACTTCACATAATAGGCCTCTAGAGGTGCCATGCCAATCTGGCCAGACGGGTCAGGGCCACAAATATCAGCGATGAACGGTGCAACCTTGAGAACCTCTGCGGTGTTCTTGAGAAGGGATGCGGCGGCAGCATAACGCGCAGAAGATGCAGCCGTCAGTGCCTGGTTAATTGCATCCATATACTTCTGCCGACTGTCAGCAAAGTTCGTGTCTAGCTCATCCGCAAATCCTGGAATATCATTCAACTTAGGCGTCACATCCTCATAAGGCATGATGAAATCGCGGCTCTGACCATGCATAATAGGTCCAGTATGAAAGCTAGTAGACCCATATGTAATCTTGGAATCCGTCGCAGCAGTGGACAGCACATTCGCAAGGAAGTTGATGAAGATGGTCGCGACCATGGAACAGTCAGGAATAAATCCGAAGATACCATTCCCCCACTGCGCAATCCGATGGAGCAGTGCACTGTCAAGCTTGTAGCCGAACCCGAAAGTGTGGAGAGTCCAGCGATTCTTCAGCTCAAGAGCCGCGAGTGCGTAGTCAAAGCCGCGGGGAGGATTGATATTCGGAAATCCGTCCGTCAGCAGAAGACCAACGATGTTCTTCCCTGCCAGCTCAGGTGAATTCACAATTGCGACTGCCTGACGAATACCATCATAGATATTGGTCTGGGAATCAGGCTCAATTGTATCGAGAGCGGCTGAGATACGCGCCTTTCCTACCGCATTCATCTGGACAGGCCGAACCACCACCCGTGCCTGTGTACTATACGTAACAATTCCGAGCATGTCATTCGGACCCAGTACGGCAGCCATAGTCCGAATCGTGTGCTTCACAAGGTCCATGCGAGTATATCCGAATGACTCCTTCATGTCAGAATCGGCCACCTCGCCCATGGAGCCTGAGTTGTCCACAATCGCCAGAATTACTGCAGGAGTCCGCTGAGCTGCGCCCACCGCCTTCACGCTGATATGCATCTTGTCATCATACTTTGCATAGCTGAGCTGGAGAGGAGATGGAATGTAATCAGGAACAGTGGACCTCATGAGAGCAGAGGGGTTGGCCGTGATGAAATCCTGGATAATGTTGCGAAGAGCAAGATTCGGAATGAGATTCGTTGAGTTGAGGGGCTGATTCGTCTTGGGTGACGTGCTGTTCGTGGTAAACCACTGGGTAATGGCCTCCCGCTCATAGGTATGACCATCCTCAGCAATCACAGGGTCGCGCATGATGCTCAGCGTGATAGGGCACAGCCACTCGTTAGGGATAGAGATAGACATCGTTACTCTTTCTTATAGAAAACCTGGGGTGGGGGTGAGGTGTCAATTTTTTTAGCTTAAGCGCGCTAAAGAGTCTAAGATAAGACCGCTTAGTGACCTAGATGGAGTGGCCCTCAGAGATTGATAAAGTATATGTGATAGTTCATCCTGTCAAAGAAAAGGCACGCTACGAGCGTCTAATACCTCATATGGTCTCTCTTGGAATTCCGCAGGACCGCATCAAAGTCGTTGCGCCTTATTGGGGTGATGAGCTGACACCCGACATGATTTTCAAGGTCTACGACCCCTACCTAGAGAGGCCCTGTGCAACCTTCACCTTTAAGGGGCGGTCATTGACACGTGGCGAAATCTCACTGGGACTGAACTTCTTCTTTGCCATGTATACTGCTGTGGAAGAGGGGACAAAGATGTGCATCACACTGGAGTCTGATGTATTCCTACGCGAAGATTTTGTAAGTCGGCTTCGTGATTTGATGGCAGACCTCAAAGAAAAAGAGTGGGATTATGTCAGCCTTGGAGAGGGTGTTGGAACGAGACCCAAGGAGGCTCCACCCTCTATGTATGCTCCAACGAAAGCATATACGCCACCGCATCAGCTGGTCTTCCGATGCACGGATTCTATGATGTTTAAGACGGACTTTCTCAAGAGGGTATGCACGACCTTCATCCCTTTCCGCGAAATCATTGACTGGGAAATGAATTTCCAGATTCTTGTGCACCAGGGAAAGGCTATGTGGGCCGACCCGCCACTCGCTGAACAGGGAACTTGCTATGGTCGTATTCTGACGAGTTTGCCTGCTTAGGCGGCAAACAAAGCCTGCTTAGGCGGCAAACAAAGCCTGCTTAGGCGGGCCCTATCTTTGATGTCAGTCTATTCTGTTGCGTGAAAAGGCTCGGTAGAGTCCATGTGAACCATGGCTTTGTTGCCACTTTCATACATGGAATACCCTCTTCAGCGAAGATTGTCATCTTAATCTCATGTATACAGTCATCTTTCGGATAGAACGTTTTGACATACTCTCCATCCTTATACATATGATAGGCTGGAAGACTCAAGACATATTCTCTATCTTCTTCTATAGCTGAAGCGTCAAATTCACGCAGTTCAAATATGATATGATATTTACTGCAGTAAACGCGAACCGGGTCAAAGACCTCCTCCTTTATAGGTTTCCCCCAATCATAAATTCCTATAATTACGAATTTATGAGCATGTTTTGCCATAATAGCTCTCTCTTTCATCTGAAGAAGACTTTGTTCTATAACTGGATTTGTCGTTGCCTGAAGCATCTTTTAAATATGGAGTGGCTAAATAATGCATTTAATTTTTTCTACCATACCCTCGTAGGACAGATTAACAGATAAATCTTAAAAAACCTATGTAAACTATAAAGATGGTAACAGTTTTTTGTTCCGGCTCATGTAGATTGCTAAGAGCAATACATAATGGGCGTGGAAAAATAGAACCTGTTCATTCTATGTTTCATAATTTTGTTGGAATTAATTTTCTTGGAAAATTACACAATATAAAACAACACATACAATTTATAAGATGGATAAAGGATGAAATAGAACTGCCAGAAAATATATTAAATTCATTTTTAACATCATACGCGAACATAGGTGATATAGAAGACCCAAAAATGAACCCTTCTAAAAAAGAAAGAATTAAAAATGCATTGTATCACTGTGATTATTATATTTTTGAGATATGTTCTCTAAAATGTTATGAAAGAGATGGCTATCAAGTTCAGTTTGAACTTACACATAACTATACTTGTCTTTTACAATCTGAAACTGATTTATATAATGATTTGAAAACACTCAGAGACCTCATTCCTAAAGGCAAAAACATACTATTTCAAATACATTTTAGACCAAATATTATATATGATGACGCCTCAAAAAGTATTGATAAAAGAGAAATACTATATAATGTTGTTAATAATTTCTGTACTACAAACGACAATACATATTTATATGACCCGAGTGTTTTATTAAAGAAAGATATATCTTTGTTTGATGATACGCATTTTAATGACAGAGGATACGAATTAAGTTTTACATATTTGTATGATAATTTCATAGAAAAATCGGCATATTAGACCGACGGGCATTTTAAACGGGCACTTTTAGTAAGGAGAAATGGGAAAACATCACACTGAAGACTATAAAGTCTCCGCGGTGAAGTATGCTCTACGAACCAACAATCAAGTAGAAACCTGTGAAGTTTTTGATTGTAAAAGAGCCTCTTTACAGAGATGGATTGAAACCTATAGACAAACTGGTTCTCCTGTTGGGACTACCAGACGACAGCGAACTGCTTACAAAGTAAAGGAGGAGTATGTTGATTTTCTCCGACAGGAACTTCACAAGAAGCCTGATATTTTTATGGAGGATTTGAGAACACTATTGATTGGTAAGTATCCCGATGCTGATATATCAAGAGAACATATAGGCAGATTGCTCCGTGATAATGATAAGACCAGAAAGCGTCTTCGCAAACGGCACGAACCTAAACTCTATAGAGGGAAGGAGAGAAATCATAAAGGAGAAGTCCAAGAGTATTTGAAACAGGCAAGGAAATACGACCTTGATAAAATCATTTGTTTAGACGAAACCGCAATTTACGCCAACCTGCATCCATCGTATGCTCGCTGTGATATTGGAAAGCGTTGCTATATCAAATCAGACGACAATAAGGTATTCACCCATTATTCTCTGCTTGTAGCCATCACAAACAAGAAGACTATTGGTTGGACTATCTATGAGAAAGGAGCGGTGAATGCCGAGCGTCTTGTAGAGTTTATCAATGAGTTTATAACAGGAAAATATGAGGACAATCTGGTGATTATGGATAATGCTATGTTTCACAAATCACCAGAGGTAAAGAAGGCAGTAGCAGACTCTAAAAATACAATTCAATATACCGTTCCATACTATCCCAGATCCAATCCTATAGAGCAGTATTTTAGTCAAATGAAACACTACTTGAAGAAAGAGTCGCCAGTATCATTTGCCCACATCAAAAAGGTCGTTGAGAAGAGCATCACAAAGGTAAAGGAACAGAACTATAATAACTACTTCTTACACGCATTCCGTAGCGAAACCCTCTTGAAAACAAGAAAGACAAGAAGGCGAACACCCAAGGTCTATAAATCTTGAACCTCCGGTATCACCGAAAAGTGAAAATCGGTGAAATGGCTTAAAGATTTTCGGTGTCTATAATATAGAACCAAATGGTGAATTATAGTTGCGATAACTGCTCTAAAGTCTTCAAGCAGAAGGGGCATCTGGAAGTTCATAAGAACAGAAAACTGCCGTGTAAGAAGGATAATACTATAGAACAACTGATTGAGAAGAAGGTGCAGGAGGCTCTGGCAAAAACGAATGCGACTGCGTTAAAAATTGAGCCCCTACAAAACACTAATGCCATGTCCAACGAAATGGATTACACTAAAAAGACTGTTCCTGAACTAAAAGCGTTGTGTAAGGAACGCAAGATTAAAGGCATCAGTGGTAAGAGCAAGACTGACCTAATCGCTATGCTTGAACCACCAACAAATGTAGTTGTAAATACTACAGAGGCTGTTTCTAATAACAAGTTAAATGTCTTATCATTGTTTAGTGGATGTGGCGGTCTTGATTACGGATTTCATCAACGGGAAGAATTTGCTGTTATGAAATCATATGATTCTATGAAACATGCCGTTGAAACCTATAACTTAAACTTTACTCCCAAGGCACAACAATTTGATGTTAAAGATATATTGAAACCTGAATTTAATTTAGGATTTGCCCCAGATGTTATTATCGGAGGACCACCTTGTCAAGATTTCAGTGTCGCTGGAGATAAAACACTAGGAGATAGGGCAAATCTTACAGAAACCTACATAGATATTATTTGTAAATATAAGCCCTTATACTTTGTTATGGAAAATGTTCCAACTATTAGAACAATAGGTAAATCTGTTTATGATAAAATCATTAAGAAACTAAAGGATGCATCATACGGGCTTTCGGTAAATGTAATTTATATGCCTGATTATTGTATTCCGCAAGAAAGAAAACGCCTTGTTATTATCGGAAAACGAAATGGCGTTGATGGGATATTTGATACACCTTTAATTAAGGCAAAAAATCCAATTAACAGTATCCGTGCATATATCAAAAAGACCAATATTGATATCGGATTGAATGGTAAAGAGCATATTTACAGACATCCTCGTAACTATAGCAGACGTGGCGTGTACTCAATTGATGAGTTATACCCAACTGTTCGCGGATGTCTTCGCAAAATGTCACCCGCTTACGAATTTCACGAAGGTGATACCACAAAAACACGAGATTCTGTAATTTCTCCAGACTGGAATATGGTTGCTAGGATCCAAACATTTCCTCCATCTTTCAAATTTGCAAATAAAAATAATGCTATAATTATTGGAAACGCAGTTCCGCCTAAATTCTCCGAAGTATTAGCAAGTATTATTGCGACTCACCACACAACTTCTTAAGCCTTTGAATTTCATCAGCCTGAAAGCGAATTCTATCAATCAGTCTACTTTTCTCTATTTCCTGCCATAGACTAGTATCAGAACGAACATCTTTTAGAATAAGGTCTGTAGATTTTACACGAAATTCAAACTTATATGTCGTTAATGTATTTATATCACGCAATGGGAACAAGGAAACTTTTTGATGTGCTACAGTAGTAGTTTTGTTCAGTTTATAAGTCATTAATCCTTTTGATGAGAATTCTGCCAAAGAATTGTTAGTAAGTTTTAGTGCTTCTTTTGCACGTGGTGTATCTGCATCCTTAATCATACGAATGACAGATACATCAGTAAATACAACACAATCAAAGTAGATAATACCATCTATCTTTTTCCATATAAGCATCCACATATATGGACGTTCAACAATCGTCGTATCATTCAATAGACTAGTTGTATCATTATATGTTTTTGTCGGGTTATTAATCAGTATATTTTGAATGCAGTTAAAGGCATAGCAGTCTTGACGAAGAATAAGTTCTGTCTTTTTTTCCTTGTAAAGAACAACTTTAGATTCATAGTAATCAGAGATGTCATTAAGCGTAGCACATATATCGTTTGGGGGCGGGTTAATAAATTTAGGATGACCGTGTGCTTTCTCTGTATCAAATTTGATGCCCGTAGGAAAGCGGGTTTCCATATTACTAACTACAATATTATTACACATTGGTATTGTGTATTTTTTATCTTCTGAATAAATACCGTATGCCATTGGCAACAAAGCATTAGCCACTTTTTCAGAACTTTGGTCTTTATTACAACAATTTGATGTATGTAGCCCATAAAGACTAATAACTGACATTTCTTCTATTGGCGGAGTAAATGATGTAGCACCTACAACCGTATCAATTTTTGGAACGGTTGTAGATTTCTCTACTGGATGGAACTTCTTGTTATCGCTACGATGACCCTCCTTCTGACAAAGAGAACACTTCATTTTGATGGTCTCTTTGGTAGTTATATTGATTGGACTTGGCAATTCCGTTTTACGGGGTTTCAATTTTTGTGTCGTCGTGTGCCCGTTTAAAATGCCCGTCGGTCTAAATGTGTAAAGAAGTCGCGACATCAAGTGCATTCTCAATCGCCTGGTCCATATTGAAATACTTGTAATTCGCTAGGCGGCCAACAAAATAGACACCCTTCTCTTCAAGAGATAGCTGCTTATACTGTTCATAAAGGTCGAGGTTTCGCTGAGAAGGAATCGGATAATAAGGTTCGCCTACTGAACTCGGATACTCCTTCACAATCGTTGTACCCTCGGCCTTCTGGTTGAGAAGATGCTTGTATTCACAGATGCGCGTATAGGGAACCGTCTCATCCGTATAATTCATAAGACTGTTTTCTTGGTAGTGCTCTTCAGGCCTCTCCTCCAGTTCAAAACGGAGAGAGCGATACTCTAGAGCTGGGAGACCCTTGTCCCTGAAATAGAAATCAATCGGCCCCGTGTAGAAGACCATATCGCCCTTATGAACTTGAGGCTCATACTCAGTAGATACATGCACCTTAATCAGAGGATTGGCTATTATCTTCTCACAGAAGGCTGTATATCCATGCTTCGGAAGAACCTGGTACTTGTCACTGAAATATCCGTCTTCATGTGTGTAACGAACAGGAATACGCGCAAGAACAGAGGGGTCGAGTTCAGACGGCTCCTTCTCCCACTGCTTCTTCGTATAACCGCGAAAGATTGTCTCATATAGTTCTCGCCCGACACGTGAGAGCGCAACTTCCTCTGAGTTCTTTGGGGCTTGCGTAGGCTCCTGGATTGTTTCCATGAAAGCACGCATTTCTTCTTCTGTCTGTATGTTCTTGCCAAGAAGGGTATTGACCGTTGTAATATTTACAGGAATAGGAAACTTCTTACCTTTATAGGTTCCAATCGTCTTGTGCTTATAAGGCACCCATTCTGCAAATCGGTTGACATAGTTCCAGACCCGTTCAGAGTTTGTGTGGAAAAAGTGGGGGCCATACTTGCTGATTAAAATGCCCTTCTCATTCACATAATCATAACAGTTGCCGGCAATATGGTCCCTCTTTTCAAGAAGAGTGACAGTATGGCCTTTTGATGCAAACTGTTCAGCCAGTGTGCAGCCTGAAAGACCTGCGCCGACGATGACAATCTTCATTTGTAAGATTTAGACAGCGCTATTTAGACTCTCCTTTGTAACCTCCCTGACAATCATAGAAGGACGGCGAGAGAGAGGGGCTGAAGAGGGACGGCGCTCTGCAACAATTGTAAGCTGCCGCACAATTTCATCCTGCTTTTGTGGGGCGCGTCTTAGCAGAGCTGCGGCACAGGCTGTACAGATTACCAGTGTACCGAAGATTGCAGCGAGTGTAATTGCAGCGATAACGCCTGGTGTCGCATATTGTTCTTGTGCTGATGCCCCTGACAAGTAGATTACAGTGATATTCGTACTGGGGACCGGTGTAAAAGAAGGTGTGGCTGTCAGTGTATTTGTTGATGAAGGGGTGGCGGTGAGTGTATTTGTTGATGAAGGTGTGATAGTTGCAGTTGTACTCGATGTTGCAAGAGAGCTTCCAGATACAGAAGGTGAAGCAGAAGGTGATGCAGATACAGAAGGTGATGCAGAAGGGCTTCCAGATACAGAAAGAGTGGCGGAAGGAGTCTTTGTAGGGCCAGCACTTACGCTATGGGTAGGAGCGGGGCTACGCGAAGCAAGAGGTGTATTCGTAGAACTACTTGTGGGAACAACAACAGGTCCCACGTTGCAGTAGAACATCTCATTGGTTGAAAACTGGCCGTTCACAATCGTGCAACCATAGCCAGGGCCCTTCAGATAGCAAGTATTTGCATTAATAATATCCCAGCTACCGAGTGTGTTGCAAATCGCCGCAGAATTTGCCGTAATATAGGAGCAGTCAGGGATGGCTAGACCTGACGGTGCACCCGTCGTGTCGTGAACCAGCGTACTTAATGAAGTACACTGGTTTTGGGCAGTGGATAACGCAAAAATAGAAAGGAGGACGGCGAGACGAGATACCATTTTTCTACAGTTGCGCCATTTTATAATTTAAACCGCAGTTCATATAATTTTGCAGCATGGCCACCGAGCTGCCTGATTTACACGAAAGTCCTACCGACCGTTTAGCAGATATATTTGATACTTTTATTAAACAGATAGAAAACACTTATAAAGATAAGGAGACCAACTTGGACGCACATTATGTTCGGTGTAAATCGAAAATCTATAATCTCCACAAGAAAACTGTCGCAGTATACGAAGAGCTTTTTAAAGATATGACACGAGCTCTCACTGAAGATGGCGATGCAAAAGATGCTCTCTTCTTTGAAAGATATATGCGCTCAAAGAAACAATATTTCTATCGTGAGCTTTTTCAGCGTGCTCTTCCTGAACTAAAGAAGGCGGAAGAGAACAATACATGCATTCAAATTTCTATAAAAGAAGGTACAGGCTCTTTTTTACATGGCGACTGCGGCCTAGGCTATTATGATGATTGGGAAGATGACAGTGATAAAGACTTTTCTGGAGAGTATGGTACTAAATATACATATGAAGTTACAAGGCGGCTAAAAACAAAGGCTGAGCTAGAGTTTGACAAAGAAATGCGAGAGAATGGATTTGTGGTTCTAAGTCGGCCACCAGAGCCTTCAAATCCTGCAATTTTAAAGGAGTATTTGCCAACAGTTACTATACCTGTTTAAACCGCGCCCCCATAAAAGAAAGAGATGGCGGGAACAGGAGCAATAGGATTCGTATTTGAAAATCGTGTTGCTCATGTACTTGGACTTTTAAAAGAGCGACTTGATGGTTGGGAGATGGCGATTATGGGTGAGCAGGAAATCCGCGACTTCTTCGGTGAGCAGTCGCTGAATGGCGTAGACCATATGATTCAACTTCAGGACCCGTCTGGAAACCAGAACATTTTCTTGCTGCAAGAGAAGTGGAAGCTCATTACAAATCAGCGCGAAGTCAGCCAGTTCCTGGATTGCTGCGCTCGCATCCTGGCGCGTATGCCTGAATACAAGGGTCCAGTGCACAGACTCTGGGTCTCTCGCACCATGCCCACACTGAATGGAGAGAAATCACTGGAAGAGGGACAGGTCGTTGTCGTACAGAGCTCCATCTCGCAAACCATGCTGGCCTATCTCACAACTCTTGTTGTTGCTGAACTGGTAGGGAAGAGAGATGTGTGCGATGGTATCTTAGCTGAGTTGGGGCCGATTCTTCCTGTGAAGGGTGCAGCACCTGCTCCAGTTGTCAGCAATTTCGGTGAAAAAAAGGTGTTTGTGGCAGGCAAGAAGCCGCTTGTGACCGTTACACGCCTTGGTTAATCTGTCACTCTAATAGTCGTTGGACATTAAGTCACGACGTTAGAGTAAAGTTATTGCAAGAGCCAACTAAACTTATCATCGCATCCAAGAATGAATCCTAGCGCAACGCCACGTTGAACATAGATATGACTATCACTCTCCCTCTTTGCCATATCAAGCCATTCATTATTTTTTGCAATTGCACACTCAACAAATAACTCTGGTGTCTGCTTTGTCACATGTGAAATATTCTTCACAATTACTTCGCGCAACTTCTCAACCGACATATAGGGCCGCTTCGTTGCTCCAGACCTCACAAGTCGCTCCTTTTCCTTTTTGTCCTTGTTGAAGCTTGCCTCAAAGAGGGTCACATAGGGCGCTGCTAGCATGACAGGGTCCTCCTTCCACTCAATCGCGCGTGTTGTATTGAGAAGCTTGAAATAGGCTGTGACGTCTGCTTGAGAAGCACATGACTTCTCGACAACAATAACATCAAAGTTCTCCGTGTCAGGATTATTGAAGAATGCATCTTTCAAGATGCTTACGCGATGCTGCCCATCCACAATAAATGTCTTGATTTCATCTTCACACGGGTACGTGACAAGATGAAATGGCTTGAGGTCTAGAGACCTTATGCTTCCAATGCTGGCTGCAATACTGTTCTTATGCTCCTCATTCAAGATGCGATTCCCATGCCAGATAGGGATTTTGGAGAGGTCTTTTGCAGGCATTTTCCGAAGAACGGATGAATCTGAGAAGATATGCAGCTGTGTGAGGCGAGGCGGTGGCAGCTTCCTCTCCATTTTTTGTTGTGTAAAAAAAGACTGGATTTAACTATATCAAATTTAGACAAGCGCCAAGGTCGCGGATGTTCGCAACTCAGGTGCAACATACTTCACACCCATGAAGCGGAAGATGTCCTCCTCTGTCTTCATCGGTGGTGGCAGCGGAAAGGTACCCGTCGGCTTCATCGTGTGCTCATTCAGTGTGTAGCCCCTTGAGAGGCAGTGAGAACGGAAGGCGACATTGAACGTGTCTGAGCCAGTGAAATAGAGGATACTGTAGGCAAACTGGGAGGTGGGTGTGACCAGTAGGTCCAGACGCCGCGCCTTCTGTCCAGGAAGAGCCACGTAGGCCATGCACTTCTTTTCACCGAGAGCCAAGATATCTGTGAGATAACCGGTTGCCTTTAGCGTCTGCACATAGTTCACGAAGGTGTCCTTGTGGTGAACACCCTTGTACCGAATCAGCATGTCGATATCACCCGAGTTTTCTGCCTTCCGCCTGTAGGAGCCGACAATGACGCCCTCGCATGTGGGGGGGAGCAGCCTCTTCAGCATGACCTCATGCTGCTCCATCTCAGCGCGCGGAATCCTCTCCAGACTATCCTCATAATACTTCAGACCCATCTTCTGCACATCATTCAGCAGATGCTGCTTCTCCCTGAGTTCGCTGATACTCTTGATGCCATCCTTCACCAACTCCTTCGCCTTCACAGGGCCGACACCGTGCACCTTCAAGAGAGCATCATAGATATCTAGATTCAGCTCGCCGCGGGTCCTCGTCGCTGCCTTCAGCTCACCTGTTGTCAAGATTTCCTCAATCTTTGCGGTAATCTTGGCACCAATCCCCTTCAGACCCTTTACATCATCAACCGAGGTCAGAGGTCCAGGCATGTCCTTTAGAGACTTAATAGCCTTTGCATAGGCAAGTGCGCTAAACTTCTCACCGCGAATGAGGTCGCCCTGGCGCATAACATCCAAGAGGTTGATAACAGTCTGCTTCATTTTGTTGGTGCTTTATGGCTTGGAAGCTCAGCCTTCAATTTTATGAATCTAAAATAGAGATGGGTGATTATGGTTTTTCAATGACAAACTTTACAGCACCTGGGCCTGGATTAGGGTTTTATGGACAGGTTCTTGCAAATCAATATCAAGCTGCTCCGGCGAATTATCATTATGCTCTTGCGCGTGGTGCGGAGGGAGCGGCTGGCGCAGCCACTGGTTTAGCGCTTGCTGCACGTAATACAGGAAGACCTAAAAGTATACTTAGAAGGGCCGTGGAAATCGGCGGCCCTCTTATTGTACAAGGCGTTGGTCGAGCCGTTTCTAGAAGTATAGGCAATGGTCTACACAGTGGCTATCAGTATTTGACTGCACCTTCGCCCTTTAGAAATCGTATGAATCTTGATGTTGAGACATTTGGAAGACGCGCAGAGGCGGCGGCTCGTCGTGCCACATTTAAGAATCAGGCCACACTCCGCCAACCGCGTTACAATGCTCCTGCTGCAAATGCTGGAAATGAATCGGAAAATCAACTCGTTCCCACTCGTAATTTTAATGAATCGCGTTGGAAGAATCCGCGCCCGCGCCCAAATGGTCGTTCAACATCAACACTCAAGTCACCGCCGCAGCTGCCGCAGAGTGACCCGAGATATAATAATGCATCAGGTGCGCAAAGATGGATAAGCAAGAATGGAAGACGAATCATAAATCACGACCCTACTAATTTAAGTCATATGAGAAATTGGCCTAGAGAGAGCATAGAGAATTCATTACGAAGAGCCGATAGCTTACATAAAGAATTGGTGCCCGAGGTGGCGGCAGCAGCAGCTCCCCATGTGATGCAAGGCACTGCTGCATCACTACTAAGCCCGCCTAGACCTATGAATGGCACCGCAGCATCGCTACTTATGCCTCAACCGAGACCTGAAGGCCTTGGTCTTGGTTTTCTTCCTAGAGTATTAGGTGCAGCTACTACTGCTATGCTTGGTTCTCAGCCGCAAGCCCCGATAAGCCGCTCTTTTAGTTCAGCTCTACCACCTCCTCGTGGTGGTAAGACGCGGCGTACCAAGAAGACAAAAAAGTCAAGGGCTCGTCGCCATAAGTAAATACCTCTAATGAATAGATGAACTTCACCCGAAAACTCAAAAAACTTCTGAATACAAGGCCATATGAACGCTTAGTCAATACACATCTAAAAAATGAAGACAAATACAAGGCCGCAGGCTCAGTCTTCACAGACGGTAAACTTATTCTGGCTGGATATCAGCCACTCAAGAATAAACCTTTTATTAGCGGCATAGGTGGAAAGAAGGAGGACGGTGAGATATATCAAGTAACTGCGCTCAGAGAAACAGTAGAGGAACTCTTTGAATTTGAGACAGTTCCTGAGAAGCTGATTGAGGACCTGATGAGTGTTACACCTGAAAAAGTCATACAGAATGGGTCATATATCATGATGGTCTATAATTTCAATGATTTGGCCACTATGCTCAAAATCATAAGCAAATATAAGCTGAAGAGCAAACTCTACGACTCAGCGCCTTTGACCCTGATGGACTTACTCTTCAAGAGAAAGATAGAGTTGGCTGTCACACCAGAAATCTCACACCTGGCTCTTCTGCCTCTTGTGCAGCATGAAAAGTCTACACCGTATGTGAATTCATATTTTATAGAAGATATGCCTATCTTAATGAAGTAATGTGCTCCCAAAAATTGATACTACATCTATCGACTTTAAAAGTATATAGATGTATTCTCGTGCTGAGCTGAAGAACTCTGGGCGGGCGTATGCGGATGCGGTAAGGGAGCGGGAGATAACACTCTTTGTTCGCTATATAACCGACGGGATTATTACCTACGCACAGAAGGGTCTAGAGAGGGTTCATTTCCCTATGCTTGAAGAGTTTCAGGGTGTTGCACATGGCGCGGATGGTCTTCTCAATAAGTATGAGCCTGGACCTATTCCTCACAACTATATCGATGAGATTGTAAAGCGGTTGCGCTTCTCTTTCCCAGATACAGATTTCGTATTCAATGAGAAGTTTCTGTATGTGAACTGGACCTAAGTCACGACGTTAAGAAGTTTCCACGCACGCGCCAGACGCGTCAAACCAATGCCGCCGCCGAATCTGGGGAAGAAGTCAAAGCGGAGGAACTCCTCCAGCTCAGCCTCCACACGCTCCTTGCCAAAGAGCTCAAATAGCTTGGCCGCATAGCCGCCATCACTTATACTGTAAAAGGTGTTCCGCATCTCTTCCGTATCACATGAGCGCTCAGCTGAGCCAATCGTCTCCTGCCCATACATGATAACATCTATCTTGTTATACAGACCATTGCCCTTGTTCCGCATATTCCAGAAAGGACTCGTCCGTTCAGGGAAGTTCTGTAAGCTCACAATCGGACCCTTCTCCTTCCACATTCTCGCCTCGTGCTCATCCTCCAGAATAGGTACGCCACCATACTCGGCGCAAGTCGCATCATAGTCAACAACAATAGGCGCAGCGAAGCCGAGGTGCTTCAGAATGTCAGCCTCCAGAGTCTCCAGGTCCTTCATGTCCCCCCTGCTCTCAAACTCAAACATCGGGAAAATTTTTTCATGACGGCCAGGTATCGGCGTCTTCTCGTCGCGGTATGAGGTGCTTACGCAGAAGACACCGTGCCAGTCAGGATTCTTCAGGAGCTCGTACTCCAACCACATCTGGCCCGTCTGGGGAAGAGGCCACACTTCTCCATTATAATTAAAGGTTGCAACGGAGTGGGGATTTTCACAGGCAGCAAGAATGGAAAGGCGCGACTGTGTCGGAACTTCCTTGAAGCCGCGGTCAATGAAAAAATCACGAAGGTGAGAAACGAGTTCGTGATAGCTCTCGGTGTCCTTCATGGTTTTTTCTACAATGGGTGTAAAGATTTTTTTTACGCAGATAACCGCGGTTTCAAACGAAGAAAATTCCTTTCACATTTTCTATGCCCGTATCATATTCTGCCTGATTATCAAGATTGTTTGAACGCCGACTGCTTATCGGTAATTGCCAGTTTCCTTACAGGAGAGAAGGGATCCGTTATGCAGCAGAGTAGAAAGCTGTATGAACAGGTCCATGTAACGTCGTTGGACATTTCAAAGCGGTATTAAAAATTGAAGAGTCATGGTGTTCGGCAAAAATTACACCAAGATGATGCTCAATCCTAGACTTTTCGTTCTCCCGCCTTCTGAGATTAAGGAGTGCGGCCTTGAGGCTCTAACCTACGGCTCTCTGACTGAGAAAGGTCTTGCTTCAGTCGTGAAAACTATTACGCGGTTCATGCATCCGGACCATGTCCAGGGATTTGACCTCGGCTGCGGCGATGGGGAGCTGATTTGGCATCTGGGTCTTAGCTTGCCAGGGTCTGCATGGTCTGGCGTGGAAATCAGTGAGAGCCGCGTGGAGGCCCAGGCACGCGACGTCTGCATCTGGCAGGGCGATATGCTCGCTGAGAATTTCAAGCCTTACAATCTCCTCCATGCAGATAACTTGTGTCTGAGTGAGCATATTGCTGACCTGCTGGAGAAGAAGATTGTGGATGAGTTCTCAGGTCTGTATATTACTTATAGAAAGCCTAAGAATCTGGAGTTTCTGCGCCGAGCTACCTTGATGGACTATATCAAGACGGAGACGACGTGGTCTACATGTCTTCTGTATTATTACTGGGTGTAATGATGTTTTCAATCTCTTCTATAATTGCCTCCTTATAGTTTTGTTCAAGAATAAGAATAAGCTTTTCTTTTATTTTGATATTGGTTCTGAGTTGATGGAGGAGAGCAATCGTAGTTTTGTAGGCTTCGCGCTTATCCTCCAACTCCATCTTCGCCTTTTCAAGAGCTTCAAGAGCAACATCAGCCATTTTATTTAAGGATTGGGTTAAAATTGCAGTTAATTTTTCGCTGGTTTCAGCTACAAAATGGAAGACTACTTTATTATCAAGGGGGTCTATACTGCAGAAACAAAGGCTCACTGCCTCCAGTTTGATGGACTCGCTGCACCCAATCCTGGAGAGGGGACTGCAGGGGCTGTTCTGCTTTTGGATGGAAAGGTTGTTGCGGAGATTGGAGACTACATTGGCGAGTCAGGGATTACGAATAATTTCGCGGAGTACACAGGTCTTCTGGCTGGCCTCCAGATGGCCCAGGCGCTGAAGGTAGAGAGTGTCTTGATTCAGGGCGATTCTAATTTAGTTGTGAACCAGGTTGCTGGAAAGTGGAAGGTTGAGAATAAGGACTTGAAGGATTTGCATGCAATGGTTCACAGTATACTGGTGACATTCAAGTTCGTGGGTATCAAACATGTTTACAGGGAGAAGAATAAGCTTGCAGATGCACTTACGAATGAGGTACTGAAGGATAAGAAGGATTTTATGCGCACTTATTAGATGCCTCCGAGAAACAGAACATATAAGAAAAATAAAAAACACCGCGGTGGAAACTTGGAGGAACGGAATAAGATGGGAAGAACCCAGATAATGCGTAATATTAAAGCGTATCAAAACAATACTGGGAAAGCAAAAGTTCGCAATACTCTAGCAAAGGGTGCTAGAATGGATGCTACGAACGTACATGGCAGAACACCGCTGTTCTATCTTTTTCTTAAGACAGGAGGTGAAGACCTCCCCTATATAAGCGATGACTTAGTCAGAGAATTTATAAGTAAAGGCGCCAATATCAATGTCAGAGATGATAAGGGTAATACACCTTTGCATATTGCGTGTGAACACCATCGCATCATGACGCCTACGATTGATATTTTACTGAAGGCTGGTGCTGACCCTAGTTTAGTAAATAAACATGGATGTACACCTTTACTTACTATGCTACTGCATCGTCCGACGACAGTGCAGATTGCTGCACTTGCTTTAATACAGAAAATGTCAGAGGCTGCATTAAATGTACAAGATATCACAGGGAACACTGCACTTCACTACGCGATACAGGATGAGTTTACTACTATTATAGATAAGCTGTTAGATTCAGGTGTTGATGTAAATCTTAAGAATAACTATGGACAGACTCCTATTTATATGGCAATTGAAAACAATGATTTGGGAAGTGTTAGGAAATTACTAGCTGAGCGCGCAAGTATACAAATAAAAGATACTGGTCGCTATACACCTCTCGACTATGCAAAACGCACAGTACCCATGATAGCTGCCAAGAAAAGGATGGCGCGTGGTAGAAATGCTAAGAATGAGGCTGAAATCGCACTGGTGAATGCGACTGAAATTGAAAAACTGCTTGAGGAAGAAATGAACTACTTAGATACGCGTGGTATCAATAATATTAATATTAATCAATATAATAACATGAATACTGTATATAGGTATTAATAATAAACTTTCATGTCAGGGTCTGTAATAAAATCCTGAAGTGAAAGATTCGTCTTTTTCATTAAACTTACACCCATCTTATTCTTGAAAGTATTCGATGAGTGAATGATATGAAGAATTTGGCCCTCCAGCTGAATCATCGGCTCGGTAAAGTCGTTCAAGAAGACACGTTCCACTGCGCACGGCTCGTCATTATCATAGGCATGCGTCTTCAGATATGTGAATCTGTAGGCGAGAGTGCAGTTCAGTGCGTGCATATCATGGTAAGGGCCTGCACAGTAAATTGTCTCAGTGTCTGTCGCATACATGTAGACCTTTGATGAGCCCGCGACCTGCTTCTTTGGATTCTTCTGGAAGGCCTCCACAACAGAAGAGACACGTGTAGGTGGATAGTAATCATCATCGTCCATCACGATAATAATGTCGCCTGTTGCCTTCTCATTCAGGATATTCAGCTTGGAGCCCATCGGTAGCTTTTCAGCTAGAGGGAAGTAGCGAATATTCAGACCTGCGGCTTGTTCTCTGAAGATGTGTCCGACCTTCTCGGTTCCGTCGTCTAGAATAACCCATTCCATCAGTCCACTTGTGTAAGTCTGTCTCTTGTATGCCTCAATGAGGCGAGGAATGAACTGGGGCCTGTTATAGGTTGTTGTGATGACGGAGACAAGCATTGTGTGCTTTAGGAGGGGGTGTCCTAAGGCTCAATTTTAGGTATCACACCTAATATATATAAACTAAAGAGAAATGCCTCACTGGCGGAATATACGTGACCCCGACCCCAGCGCAAGCTACGAGGAGCAAACTTTAAAGATTTTAGAAGAAATAAATAAAAAAATGGATAAGTTTATACACGTTTTTATTGATAATGATATTCTTGAAGAACATAATAATCGGTCTACAAAGAAAAATACTGATTGTGACCCTACAGAATTTAGTACCGTCGTTATCAATGGTAAATCCTATCTGAAGAACTGTCGCGGTGACATCTTAGACGAGAACTACGAGTGGGCGGGTCGTCTGCAGGCAGATGGCAAGACTATTAACACTAAATTTCCTAAGCCAGCTAATTTAGAAAATTCAGGAGGTGGTACACGTCGTCGGCGCAAGGGGAAGAAGGGAAAGACACGCCGCAGCCATCGTCTCAAATAGAATTACGGCGCCCAGCGGCGACATCAATCGCGATAAAATTCGGCTCCTGTGGAGGGGTTGCAGGAGGCGTGTAGTCTTTCACCACAGAAAATCTGACATTCCTATTTTTTACAATAAGAGCCATGATGGTGAGGCTACATATGAACTCAAAGGTGGTCGCAAGTAGAAGAGGATTATCTTCCGTTCTAGCTGCGTAATAAACCCAGAGCCCGAGACTCGTCGCATCAAATACTGTTCTGTAGATACTAATTCCTTCTGTTGTCTTGGATTGTAGAGTGTGATAGAACTGAGAACCGTATGCTAGCACTGAAGTTGTAGTTGCAACAAATCCGATTATTCCGGTTTCCATTTCATCTAATCTATTGCTAGATTAGAATGTCATGGCTACCTGACTTTTTAAAGACAAAGGAACAAAAAGAGAAGGCTGCACTAAATGCACAGGCTTTGCATGCAACAAAGATGCTACAAAGCGGACTTGTAAAACATACTGCTCCTGAAACTGGAAAGACTGAATGGGTAAGCCAAGATGAGTATTACAGGCGTCAGAAAGAAAATGCAAAAATTCTACAAAAAAAGAGAGCTAATAACACTGTAATACCAACTAGTAAAAAAGCTATACCATTATTGTATAATGGGCCGCGATGGGGACCTACTCAATTTCCTTTGGCGCCGCGGGTTAATAATGAAAAGACGGCAGCATATTATAAGAATCTCAATGCTAAGCTTGCAGCACAGCGTAAAGAGAGCTTAGAAAAAGAGGCCGCGCAAAAGAAGGCGGATAAGATTGCATTTTGCAAGCCTCTTATTGATGAAGCTCTTGCTGCTAGAAACAAGGCTGCTGGTGGTACACGGCGTTTGAAGAGGCGCGGCGGGAAGAAGGGGAAGAAGACGCGTCGTGCCTAAACCCATAACCCCATTAAAAATAAATGGAACTCCTTAAATACTATACAAATTCTGGTTCTCCATGGTACAAATACGAGGATGAACAACTAAAAAGAGAATTTTTTATCGATAAGATAAATATAATACAAATTGGCAACTTGCATAAACGTACACCTGGTGGAATTGTCGCAAGATTAAAACATCTTGGATTAATACAAAAAAAAGCAGTGATAAAAGAATATGAAGAATATAGAATGAGTAATTTATATAAAGAGGTGCGTGAGAAATGCGGTAAACAACCCCTTATAGTATCAGAAGAGGTAAAACAAGAACAACTTACCTCTTCTGATTATACACAATCAAAGAAGATATTGCTAACAAAATTTAAGGGTTATATCTATTGCATGTCAAATGCATCTATGCCAGGTATACTAAAAATCGGCATGACAAATCGGACTCCAGAAGACCGTTTGAAAGATGCAAATAGACATGATACTTTCAAACCTCCAACACCTTATCAGCTTGTTTTTGCAAAAGAAGTTTGGAATCCGAAAAAGAAAGAGGGAATTATTCATACTCTTCTCGCGCGGTACACAGACCGAATTAATCCGCAGCGTGAATTCTTCAGAGTAAGTTCAGATGAAGTGTATCAGTTTTTTCAATTAGTAGACGGTCCGTGGTGGAAGAATGATAGTAGTGAAACTATCTTAAACCCGTCCAATAATAGCACAGCTGATACGTGCACCCGCATGCCCTGTCACATGTGAATCTTCAAAGCCGCCACGTCCATAATCATCGGGGTCTCCATGCACAATAACGGAGCGTCCCCACAAATCCTCTACATTCACCCCTAAGAGGAAATAGGTATAAGGCCCTCGCTCAAGTGATATATTTCCAAGGTCACCTGTATGCCTAGGACCGCCAAATCCAGGAGGACCGCCGTGCTTCGTAGGCTCACCTTTCTGGTAATGAGCACATGCGCCTTTGCAACCCTCTCCTCTCAAATCTCCTTTGCTGTGAATATGAAATCCATGCTCACCAGAAGGAAGACGCGTGAAAGAGGCATTTACACGAACTCCTTTTGGAGTTGCTGTAAATGTAACTTCGCCCTCTACTTTTGAATCCTTAAACATTGCGACAGCCATCCTATTTTTTAGAAGAAAGATTTAATGGTGGCCGCCACCACCGTGCCCACCGCCATGACCCCCATGCCCACCATGTGAATGTGAATGTGAATACCCTACACTGGATGAGCCGCCACCTCCATAATAGAACCAGGGACCGTATGCATAATAAGGATAATAGTAAGGATAGGCATTAAAATACAATACATCATAATCAATAACCTGTTTTTTATTTTGCTTCTGACCTGCCACAATCATATACAAAAGTACAACAATAATGAGAACGAGCAGAATGACAACAAGCTCCATCTACCATATCAAGTTAAAATAAATCCTCAGAACAGATGGCCAGCCTCAGTCTTGGTAGTACTTATATAGTCCCGATATGGGAGCAAGACCCAGAAAGAAATCGCAACGGAAGTTATCCTCCTGCTGTAGATTCTACAGAGTATGGAATCTTCATCGGAACTCACAAGGACTATTTTCTTTTTGCATCACCTATACCCACGCAATATACCAAGAGATATAAGTTTGAAATATACTATATCCACAACTCTGATGAAGACAAGATTAGCGATGCACCCTATGACTTGGGGATGCCGCTAGTCGATGACCTTATTGCCTTAGTCGCAAGCCATGACTTCCACCACCCCAATAAAAATCCTCACAGCACAACATCCACCCGAATAAACAGTAAGAATATTGCGGAGTTTATTGGAAAGCACAAAGCTGCAAAGAAAATCGCCACCTTCATGGAATCAGCACCGCCTGCTCTCAGCTCAGTCATGGGGCCGCGGAAGAAGGGTGCACCGTGGCCTCCGCGTAAATTCACAGGTGGGCCTTATTTTAAGAATGCATCTACGAGAAGTAAGGAATCTGGAGCTTTTAAGAATAAGAAAAATGGTGGTGGTCGCACATATAAGAAGCGTAACGTCGTGACTTAATTTTAAGGAAGTCATTACTTCCTTAAAATTAATGTCCAACGACTAATATGGTGATGGACATTAAAAATAAGAAAGTTCTTGAACTTTCTTATTTTTAAGTCTCACCGGTAAGACCTAAATATTCAGCCACATCTTTCTAAAGGATGACGAGTATCTATATTCTAAAACTGGAGGATGGAAAGTATTATATTGGAAAGTCGGCAAATGTTGAGAGGCGGTTTTTTGACCATATGGCTGGCACCGGTTCTTCATGGACGCGTAAGCATCGAGCTATTGAGATAGAAAAGGTGATTCCTAATACATCTCCATTTGATGAGGACAAGTATACAAAGGAGTACATGGCCGCCTACGGTATCGACAATGTGCGCGGCGGCTCTTATGTCACAATTGACCTGTCAGATGAACAGAAGGGATTTCTGACGAGGGAAATATGGGGTGCACAGGACTTATGCGCCCGTTGTGGCCAGTCAGGACACTTCATTCGGCAGTGTCCTATTACACCCATTAAAATCCCGTCTAGTAATGTGTCGCCTATTGAGTTAGATGATGTACCTGAACCTGCACCTGTACCTGCACCTCCACTAGAACCACTGCCCGTGCCTCCACCAGAGCCAATCACAGCCTCTATTCCCCCAACGCTGACAATCCCAAACCCCGTTTTTGTAATGAAAAACTGGTTTGACACTAGTTTTGCCAAGATTCATAATGAGTTCGCGAATCCTAATAGTGATTTGCGAACTGGGCGTTTCCTAAGAAATACTACTTGAAATCAGGATTCCAACTCCTCTCGCCCTTCAAGATATCCCGCAAGAACCAATTCTTCGGCTTCGTGAAATAGGCGTGACCGAAATCAATAATCCAGACCTTACCATTCACTTCAATGAAGTTATACGGTGTAATATCAACATACTCAATTCCTTCGCATGTATACAAAACTGTAAGTATGCGAACGATTTCTTCCCATATCCAATTTGGCAGGTCATCAACCTCCTCTCCATACATATCTGCTAGACAGAGCCCATCAATCTTCTCCATCTCAAACTCTAGGCCATTCTGTGAGAGAACTTTCGGAGTAAAGCCATGGGTCGAGGCAACCCGCTGGAGCTCAATCTCTAGAAGAGAGGATGCAATCTTCTTGAAAGACATAGTTTTATGATTCTTAGTATGCCACCGTATACTTCAATTTTTAGTGTGACCTACCGCGTGTAGAACGACGCTTCTTACGCATATGCCGGGCCTTTCTCGTTTTGCGACCACCCCACCACGACTTCTTAGCTGTATTACAGTCTAACATTAATAGTGCCTTATTATTTCCTACCATAACCTTAACAGGTGACCCTTTATTATGCTTGAAATGCTTTCCACCTATATAAATATCTACCTCTCTCTTTAAAAGAGCATCTTGGGACATAATATCTTCTTCATTCCTTATCTCACTTGTAAATGTAAGGTCTTCCTCTGACAAAGAAGCAGGAGTAATCACATAATTAGGGACACCATTTCTACTATTATTTCTTGCAGCCTTGCCAATCTCTGTTCCAGGACAATAAATTGGAGTTGGTTCAAACTCAGAAACGCCTAGTGAACTCCATCTAACGGGCATACTCATATATCTATTCAATAGAAATTAATTATATCATTCCTGTGAGTTCCTCATCTGTTGAAGCCCTTTCACGCGCACAACACCGCCGCCTGCATATCTCACGGTCCCTCTTGCAATCCGCACAGTTTCTTTTGCAATCCCTCCGAGGATTGCAGCTACACGGAAAGAGGGTTGTAAGTAAAATAGTTAGCCCGCAACTGAAAACAGCAAGGGCTGTTATAGTTGCTAAAGCCATATCTGTAACATCATCCATATGTATAAGATAATGTTAATTATATTTTAGGCCACTATACCACTATACTATATTCTCCTCTGTCATGGCGCGCTCCTTCTTACCCTTGCAATACCGACGGAGATTTCCACATAACGGAAATATAATTGATAGAATAACAGGTGAACACGTTAAAATAATACCAAAAGGTATCACTATAAAGAGACTAGCATCAGTCATCCCACTGTAGTAAATACTCAAAAATGTTTTAGGCTCTTTAACCAGATAAATGCCCACCGATACTACTATTGAAATCCAGTCTATCTTTGAGAAAAATAAACTGGATGACTTGAAAGAATTTATGGGGAAGCGCAAGTGTTTGAATGCCTGGAATATTGCACTTATCTACCTGTTTCACATTGTCCAGTCAGCTGGAATTTTGACAACAACCATTGCGGCCGGCTACGACATGAAAGACCTGGTGTGGGTTGGTGTGGGGCTGAATATCACTGCAACTCTGATTAATGTATTTGAGAAGACAAATACATCTATCTCTAAACATCTGATGAAGGATATTCAGGCAATTAAGCAAGGTGTCTATGTGGATGAAAGCGAGATGATTGAAATTCAAGAGAAAAAGGATGAGAAGGGTGTGCCTTTACTTTCTAGTGATTCGGCGTCTTCTACTGCGTGATTTCTTGGACTTTCTTGTTCTTCTACCGCCTGCTGATGGTGGTTTTCTTGGGCCACTGAATGCAGTAGGAAATCTAGTAGAGAGTGCACTAGGGACTGCAGTAAGAGAGGGACCCCGAGAGATAGAGGGGTCTGAGTCATTACCAATACCAGTACCCATTGAATTACTTCCATATTCCGTATTGGCCTGTGATAAACCTTTCATTCCAAAAATAGGTTGGGGGGGAATCGGAGCAACTTGACGTGCAGCAGTAGCAGCGGCAGTAGCAAGAGTGGGAGCAGGTCTTGGAAGCGTGGATTGTAGTTGTGAAACTCCAAACATAGCAGGTGATGAAGCAACGCCAGATTGATTAGGATAGGCTGGACGAGCTGCCAAAGGAAAGAGAAAAGGGAAAGGAGAGAAAGGAGGAGCGCGCGCATTTACCTGGGGTGATGCGGCTGTAGGAGAGGGTTCAATATAAAATGTACGATTATTTGGTCTTCTTATAGATAATGAAACGGGAGCAGGAGCAGGAGAAGAAACAAAAGAAGGAAGATAAGAAGGGGCTGCATTTGCATTTGCATTTGCTTTTTCTGATTTACTTGGTATTCTTGTTCCACGGACTGTAAGCTTAGAAGTATAATTATTATTACGACTACCACTATTATTAGGATAACGAGGACGACTACGACTAGCAATACGATATTTTCTATAATTTCCTAAAGCTTGTATAGTTCTAACGTGTGAACCTTGACGTCCACGCTCTTGCTCGAACTGCCTACGCGCCGCCTCCTTCTCTGCAAGCCTACGTATATATTCCTGATGCAGAGTAAAACTAACATCTCTAGCCTCTTGCCCCTTTCTTATATAAGTAGGATGAATCGCCGGTCTACTACCATGAGTTTGAAGATGAGCATAATAAATTAACCAATCATCTCTGCTAAATGATTGGATATCTTCATTTATTATATCTTCTATTAAAATTTTAATTACATCTATATCATATGATATAGAACAGTTTATGTCAAATAAAAAGAATAGATATGAATATAAACTTTCTACGTCATATTCATTAATATGATATTTAAATAATCTATCGATTCGCTTAGCAGGGGGCGACTTTTTAAATGAAGCTAGAGCAGATTTTATTAAGTCTTTTAAGGTCTTCGTTGGGTCTGTATCTATATTTTTAATTTTCTCTTTTTCAGGATTAGATTGAATATCTGCAGCTGCTGCAGCTGCTGCAGCTGCTGCAGGTGCAACAAGTGGCTGTAGATGTTGCATCCCAATACCAGGGCGGCGGCCTCGAGCTAGAGCTGCTAATATAGAACTACTCGGAAACATACCACCTTCTGCAACAGGTGCTTGATGAATTCTCATTGCTTCCCATTTATTCTGGTTGATACCAGGTAAATATTTGAAAAGTTCAGTTTTTATAGTAATATATCCAAAACCTGGTACGAGAGAGAATGGATTTGAAACAGACCTGTTAAAGCTTATTTTTTCATCGGAAGTCTCTTGTATAATATCTTTAATCTTATATTGAATTGTATCTTTGTAAAATATTTCGTAATTAATGCCATCATGGCTCGCCGCTGGTATCCTTGCATTAACATCAAGTATTCTATTAACATCAAGTATTCTATCAATAATCATATTAAGAAATTTTTTTATATCTCTATTTAGTTTTGCAAAGGGAATTTTAGATGCTCCAGTATATAGAAGTGTAGTGATATTATCATCCTGGTTTATAACATATTGGATGGAATCAATCACTTTTTGATTTAACTTTTTTATATCCTCTATTAACTTAACTTTATTATTATATAACTCGTTTCTTATATATTCTGGGTCAGTATTATAGATAGCAACAGTAGCTTCCAACGTAATCGCCAATGGTTTGCCATCTCTTTTACTCAAATGATTTTTTGAAACATGGTTAACCTTATTATTTCTGCAGAATGCAGTTAATGCATTATCTCCAGTGAATACTGCATAGTCATTTTTATTAGCAGAACATGTTTTGTAATGAAGCGCAACTAAACCAATCATTATATCACCAAAAAACTCTTTAGAAAGAATATATGCAATACCATCTGATATTTTTTCAACTGTATAGTTCCTAATATTATCCTTATTATTGAAAAATTTATTCTTTTTAGGATTTCCACTTTGTTGAGGGCCTACCACAGAATTAAAAAATACAAATGCATCGCGATGACCTGCTGGTAAAGGGTAAGCACCATCTTTTTGTAAATTTCTTAAAACCCGTGTACTATATATCTGGTCTACATTAAGAGGAGCTATGCCATCTTTTGCAAGTCTTTTAACGATTATCTTAAATTCAATATATGCAACCACTTGGTCATCGCGTTCTGCATTATACATCGTCGCCTTAAAATACTTAATGATTCCAGTGGGTAGAAGCTTTGCGAAATCTTCTTCTGTAACTATAAATTCTGTCCCTGCGGTAGGATACATTTCAAAAGTTTCACCAGGATTCATATACTGTGTTCTAGAAGATGGGTCTGTAATATCAGAAGGATTATAAAGGATAGTTATATCTCTATTGAATTTTTTAGGACCTGTTCCTGAATCACGTATTGCTTTTGTAATATTTGTAGGTAAATATATATCATTCTTGGTGTTCTGTCCATATCCTTTTGGTGATTCTAATTGGTTAATCTGTTTTACTATGCTACTATTATCTTGTTTTAATTGAGTTTCTAAGTTAGTTTCTATTTTATGTAATGCAGCACCAAATGCCCAATTAGCTCCACCTCCGCCACATACCCAATCAGTTGGTTCGATTGTTTTAAGTTGTGTTCCAAAAACTATCCCCATACATAACGTAAAAAGGTTAAAGCTTGCTGTTCCTGGCAGTGTAATGGATGGTGTTGCATTAATAGCATCTTTACATACATCATACACGTGAAAACTTTGTATGTGTTTACCCTGAATATTAATACCTCGAGACATTTCTGTAGAGCGATTTATATCTCCTAAACATCTGACTTCTGCAGCTTCATTCATTACAGCAGCATTAGCAGCAGCAACAGCGGCATTTTCTTGCATAACTGCACGTGCAGCATCCATCTTACTTTACCATTTGAAATTAAAAATGAAAATAACAAGGTTGAACCCTCTTATTTTTATTTCATTTATTACCATATAGACTAAAAGATTTTAACAGGCGCTGCAGGAACTCCATCCTTCGCACCCGTTGAACCAACGGGTGTCACAAGTCCTCTATCCTCCTTCGCATAGAGGCTGAATCCGCTAATCTCACCCTTCTCATCGCGGTCAGCGCCAGCCCAGTAGCCCACACCGCGCCACTCAATCTCTTTTACAAGGCGCGCTTCCTCCTTATACGTATACTCAGACTTCGCGATGTCCTTCTTCAAATCAGGCTCGTAGACGAAATCGCCAACCACCTTGTCTAAGACAAGACACTGGAATGTTCCATCCAGATTCTCTGCTGCAGACAGTTGACAGTCCACTGCAGCCCCCTTCATCACTGTCTCCAGCTCCTCAATCACCTTCTTCTTGCGCTCAGAGATGACAAAAAGACGCTCGTCGCTCGTCATCACATAAGATGCCGCCGATGCAGGTATCGGGAGCTTTACTTTCTCAGCCATCGCTCTGTCTATATTATCACGAAGACGAATCGTCTCATCAATACGACCTTCCGCCTTGGTAACCTGTGCATCCTCACTGAAGATACTGATATAGGTGTAAATGGATACATTGCGTTGGGCCTCGGGTAGCTCCAAGTGAGAGCCAATACGAATCGCGCGACCCTTGACCTGCTTCAGACGCACATCATTCCAATAAGGCTCCATGATGTGCACAGCGCGCACATTCTTCAGGGAGAGGCCTTCTGCACCTGCACTCGTAATGCAGAATACACGCGCGAGCTGGCCCGTGTGATTATTTGTGAAACCTGACTCCTGGAGAACCGTCTTGAGCTTGCCAGGAAGTTCATCGAATCTCGCGTTGAAGACATCCAGCGCCATGCGGCGAACATCCTCTTTTTCTTCGCCTGAGAAGGTCATGTAGCGGAGCTGTCCGTCTGGCCCCTTGCGAAGAGAGGCCTCTGTTTGCGGTGTGAAGGCAGGGCCATTCGCTGTGCTCACGATTTCAATCGGTGCGAAGCCATTAATGTCCATGACAAGACGGAAGATACCGATGCCCTCCATGTCCAAGAACTGACTGTAGACGAGACTGCTGCCAGGGGCATCTAGGATGCGCTGGAGAATCGCCGCATACTTGGGACTGTACTTGGCGAGGCTATCTTCTTCAGCAGAGAGACGAAGAGAGTTGGCGGCAAGTGTGCGCAGACAGTCCTTGGCTCTTTGCAGTGCCTGCTTGTATGTCTCGTTCTCCTGGATACCACCCTTGCACTTCAGCTGCTTGCCTTGTACTGCCGCTGGGGCCACAGTCTTTTCCTTCTTAGGCTTGGCGCCGAGCGCCTCAAACTGCACCCTCGCTTCATCCCTTACTCGTGCATCTTCTTCCTTAACATCGCGTCTTAGTTGTAGCTTTTCCTTTTCCTTCTCAGGATTCTCAAAGGCAGCAACTAGGTTATTCATAGATACCTCCTTGGATTTTGCAGCTGTAGCCTCCTTCTTTTTCTTCATGGCCTCCTTGACCTTGATTGTCTTTGGTGCAGCAACCGCTGCCGCTGCTTTAGCAGCAGGGACAACCGCTGCCTTAGCAGCAGCAACCTTAGGAGGCTCTTCATAATAGTCATCTTCATCCTCCTCTTCCTCTCTCTCTTCGCCAATAGCAGGATATTCCTTCGCTCCAGCGGCCGCACCCGCTGCGAGAGCCTCCTCATCCGATGCACCAGCGGCTTTGGCAGCACGGAAAGCGTCCTGTGCTTTCATAGTTGCAGCGCTCTGCTGTGCAATTGTAGCCTTTGCAGCCTTAGCAGCCGCACTTGCATCAATACCAACTGCCAGAGCCGGCGGCATTCGCCCTTCCTCTCGCATTATCCTAAAACTCTTTTCAAGCGCAGTCTCTTTCGGAGCCAATTTCTTAGCATCGACTTGTTTCTTTACTTGCTTGTCCATCGCTTTTAATTCGTCAAAGACTTTCTTCTCCGCCCTCAGCTGTTTTAGACTCTTCGCCTTTGTCTTATTGAAAGCCGGCTTTTTACCTTCATTATCCGAGTCACCACCGCCTTCCTTCTCTTCCTTTTCTTCCCCTTCCTCTTCTTCTTCTTCTTCTTTAGCAGGAAACTTACCAATAAGAACCGCCAAATCATCATTGAGGTCATCACCGTCAACCCCTGAGAATCCATCGGGTGTGAAACGAAGTGTCTTAAACTCATTATCTAACAGAGCAAGTTTCTCGGCGGGTATAGGTATTGAAACCTTGAAATACTGCCGACCTCCCTCCACCTTATCCTCGATGTCATTAACGGTTAATCCCTTCTTAGTCAATCCTTCAAAAATAGCAGATAACTCTTTTAAAATACGGCGTTTCTCTTCTTCTTCTGAAACCTCATCCTCGAGCGGTCCAGTCTCTACATCAGCATCCAGTTCAGGGAAATCAAAAGAAGCCGACTCCACAACCTCAGGGGTCGCGTCATCTGTAACACCCTCTATAATATCCTTATCATCCACATTCTCCTCCTCCTCTTCCCCTGCATTACGTGCACGAGGACGTGTAACTGTGGTAGGGAAGGCGAAATTGCACATCTGGCGAGAGCCCATGCGATAATTGGATGACTGCTTCATCTGGCCAATATCAAACACCTCGCCCCACACATCACCGAGACCACCTGCACCCTTGTCCTTCTTCTGCATCTCAATGTCAATCTCCTCAAGACGTATCTTGCTATAGGCCGCCTGGGAGAAAGGAGAGAAAGGTACACGTACAACCTCATCCACCGCAACCGCGGGCATCAGGTCCTGACGACTACCCTTGTAGTAGGAAACGAGACCTGTTAACCGCTTGCCGAGAACGAACTTGTTCTTCACCTCCAGTCCATCAGGTGTCAAGAAATCCTGGCGGAACTCATCGCCAAACGGGTGGAGAAGAGGTGTTGCGGTGAGTGTCACCTCGCCACGGAACGTGTATCCATTGCCCTTCAGCATCTCAACAAGCGATGATTTAATCTCGGTGGGGGTGGGGCTAGGGCCTGCTCTTAACGGCATCCGCTCAACACCACCTTCTGTCTTCCGAATTCCATCAGGAAGCAGTGTTACTGTCAGCTCAGTGCCCGCAAGCTGCTCACTGCTCTTTTCCACACTGACGAAATCAATGTTCGGGTGTTGGTCTACGAGAGTCTTTATTGCCTTTACCACGTCGTCACCAGTCTGCTGGATGGTGCCCTTCAGAAGAGGAATGTAGCCGTGAAGGATATTCGCCAGAATACCCATCTCTTCAGGGAAGTTGATGAGCGGCGTACCACTCAGACCTATCAGTTTCGAGCGACGGGCAGAGAGGAGTAGGCGGTAGAAGATGTAACCACGTCTGTAATTTGTCTCAGAGCCGCAGAGCGACGGCTTCCACGGGTCAACCGTCACCGTCTCTCTGGCTAGCTTGCGCTTCTTGCCAGGCAGGTCCTTGAGGTAAGGGTCAATCTCACCCTGCATGAGACGCACCAAGTTGTGAATCTCGTCCACTACAATGACCGCATCATCAAAGAAGGTAGGATTATCGCATGCAATCGCCTTCAGCTTCTTCGCAGAGATACCGTTGTAGTTAATGAAACGGATGCGACCCTTGGGATTCTTCTCCGCATCCCAGACCAGCTGGGAGAGAATCTGCTTACGGATTTCCGTCTGCTCCTCTGATGAGAGTGAGTCATAATTCGGACTCTTCTGGTCAAAATCGGGTACCCAGATTTGAGAGGCGGAACGGATGTAGCCCTCTGAGAGGCCGAGGATTTCCTGGGCGAACATGCGGTGCACAGGAATGTTCTTGTCAAGAGGGGTCCAGTAGTTCAGGAGGCGGAAGTGTCTGAAGCCGCAGAAGGAGACCTCCTTGAGGAAGTTCTTGCGGAGAGAGAAAGGTGTCATGACAATGACCTTCTTGGATGCGGTGGCGAAGAGGGCTTCGCTGGCCGCAATGGCGGAACAGGTTTTGCCTGAACCGAGACCATGATATACAAGGAGGCCGCGATAGGGTGAGGCTTGGCGCATATACTCGCGAACGAACTTCTGGTACGGATACTTGTCACCGGGCTGCATTTCAGGCCCCTGACCTGGAGGAGGTAACACAAAATCGGCATAGTTCATCTTGATGAACTTGGAGAAGCCGCGGCGGGTTTCAGAAACATAGGCTTGGGGGGCTGGATTTACATAAGGGTCCTCCAGCTCCTCTAAGAGGAAGCCTTCGCCGAGCTTCTTGAGTTCGGGTGTTGTCTTGGCGAGGAAGTCCAGCTTTTGTTCGGTTTTGGTTGGGGGCGCTTTTAGAGCAGTGACAACCTTTATCTTGGAGGTTTTCGGCTTGGCTGGTGCCTCTGCTGCGGGTGCAGGAGGGGCCTCTAGTGCCTCTTCTTCTGCGGGAGCAGCAACAGGAGCAGCAGCAGGAGCAGCAGGTGCAGCAGGTGCAGCAGCAACAGGAGCAACAGGAGCAGCAGCAGGAAGAGCAGTCTTAGGTTTAGCAGCAACAGCAGCAGAAGGAGCAGCAGCAGCCTTAGGTTTAGGGGCAGCAGCAGCAGCAGCAGCAGCAGCAGGCTTAGCAAACATAGCCTTTGTTGAAGCTGTCAAAGCACTGGGTCCAGATGAGACAGCCTCCTCCTGCGGTGTGGGTAAGTCGACCATTTCAGGAGGAGCCTGTTGTATGATTACAGTTGCAGTTTTCGGTTTGAAGAGGAATCCTTTTTTCACCGGTGCCGACATCTACTGTTTACAAGTATTTTTAAGAGACCCCTTTCAGCGCTTTGAGCTTTTCTAAAGCAATACGGCTAGCAGCCTGCTCAGCCTCAGGCTTATTTCTAGCCGTAGCCTCAGCGATTACCTTTCCATGTATATCCAGAACGCCCATTGTGAAAACTCTGTCATGAGGCGGCCCCTCAACACGCACTTCCTGGTACTTGGGCGGCTGGTGATACTCACTCTGGAACCAGCGAAGAAGCTGGTCCTTGAAATTCCGATTATTTGTAATGAGCTCGACAAAATCCACGTGCTTCTCAATCACACTGATTACAAACGTCTGCACAGCCTCAAACCCACGACCCTTCCCACCTTCCGTGTAATAGAGCGCACCGAGCCATGCCTCAAACATACTCCCGAGAAGACGCAGATTCTTTCGCCCATGACACACCTCTTCCACGTGACGGCTAATCACAAGAAAGGGTGCAAGACCAACCTTAATTGCAAGTTCACCCAGCTTCATATTATTTACAATATTTGTTCTCAATGTCGTCATAAATCCTTCACCCTTCCCTGAGTACCTCTCGCGCAGGTAGCATGCAATAATACCGCCTAGAAGTCCATCTCCAGCATACTCCAATTCCTCATTGTCTGCTTCTTTGAGAGGAAGACAGTTAGGTGGTTTTTCAGCCAGAAGCATGGGCTCATCTTGCTGCGCCCACTGGTCTGACTTGTCCACGTAACTCGTATGAATGCATGCTTGTTGAAAAAACGAAATATCGGCCGCCTTGCCCTTGTACCCATACGTTTTAAGAATTGTAATACACTCATGAGATGAAAGATTACGATTCTTTGAGTTCCATGGATTGAAAAGTTTGGGTTCCGTCATTCGCTCTACGTAGTAAAGCGTGAGATTTTTAAACCGGTACGTAATTAGAATGTCTGTTGTGATAGCAGGAGAAAAAGTATACTTAGATACTGTATCTAGAGGACTAGGTTCAGTCAATCTAACTGATTATGCCGTTGGCGAATCTGTAAAACACTTATTTATACCTATTGTTCCTGAGAAATACGAGACATGCGACTCTTCCCTCTCAGTTTTCTTAGAGGGCCTGAAGCACCGTTTACATACACTCCAGCTTGAACTTCCTAAGGAGAAGAAAGATAGAGCGAATTCAGTCACAGTGCGTACAAAGCTTGACCATATGCAGAGGCTTTCTGATTATATCGCGAAGGTTGATAAGGCGATTAAGGCGTGTACTGTGGTACCTGTTGACCCTCTTTCTGGAAAGCTTCCCATGCAGTTCACCGAGGAGCAGCTGAAGATGCTTGTCCGTAAATTCGCAGTATTAATTCTGCATGCGAAGGAGCCGAAGCCTGAAGATAGAGCAGCATTAAATGGAATTGCAGTAAATGTCCTGACGAAAGTGGAGACCGTCAAGAATCTGACGCCTGAGTTTGAGGCCGCCCACACGAAGCCCGCTGGATTTCTCAAGACAATGATATCACTTGGACGGCTAGGTGAGGCCGCGTTTATTCAGACCCTGTTCCAGGAATTCTTAGAGAAGACAAAGGCTAGCACGAAGCCCTTCTCTGATGCGCTAGATGGGTCTAAGTCTGCGCCTGAGCAGGTTACACAACTCATAGGGCTTATTCTTGCAAAGGTGAAGGAGCTAGAAAAGGAGCTCGCCGAACATGCAAAGGAGGCGGCTGATTTACAGGCCAAAGTAGAAACAGTAACCAAACGTCTCAGTGAAGCACCTGACTCTGCGGAACTTGATGCACTCAAGCAACAACTTGCCGCATGCACTGGACAGAAGGGTAAATTGCAGATAGATTTAGATGAGGCTAAGGCTGCACAAGGAGTTGCTGCCGTTGCAGCTGCAGAGGCGGCGGCGAAGGCGGAAGGCCGTATAGCAAAGTTAGAAACTGATTTAAAAATAGCCAGTGAAAAAATCTTTGGTTTAGAGGGTGATTTAGCACAATGTCATGTGGACTCTAATGCAGAGACTGAGAAAGTTGCAAAACTAAAAGCGGAGATTGAGCAGCTAAAAGCTCAGGTTGGTGGTATACCTGCTCGCGATGCGGCTCTTGCTGCAAAAGAGGCAGAACTCGCGGCAGCAGTGGGGGCGGCAAGGGCTGCATCTGCCACCGCGGCACAAGAAAAGGAGAGACTGGAAAAGCAACTTGACGAGGAGAGGTCTAGAGTTGCGGGTCTTTCTGGCGAGTTACATGGGCTACAGGGGGCTCTGGCCAAGGCGGAATCAGAAGCTGAACGTTTGAAGGCGGAAGGCAAGGCGGCGGCAGAGGGAGCATCAAAAACTTTGACTGGTGTAAAAGGAGAGTTGAAGGCAGCACAGGATGCTTTGGGACCTCTAAGACAACAGTTACATGAAGCGGAGGCGCTTCGTACCAGCATACAGGCAAACGTCGAACGATTGACAAGGGAACTTGCCGAATGCAAGGAGGCATCTGCTAGACTAAGAGGAGAATCTGAAGCAGATAAGAGAGAAAAAGCCGCACTTGGTGGAAGGGTCAAGAGCCTAGAGGCACAGCTTGCTGCAGCTAAGGCTGAAGCCGCTATGAAAACGAGCGAAGTAGAAGCCAAGAGTCGCTTACTCACCGAGAAGGAGGCAGAACTTGCTGGAAAAGGGGCCAAGATTTCGCAGCTGGAAGACGAACTTGCAAATGTGAAGAGGGATGCCGCCGCCACAGCAGAGGGGTTACGTAGACAAATTGCCGAGATGTCTGCTGCATCTGAAGAGCAGAGAAGGGCATTAAATAATTCATGTGATGAACGCATTCGTGAGGCAGTGCGAAGGGCAAATGATGCATTTAAGTTTGAGCTGGGTAAACGAGATGCACAGATTAGAGAGGTAACGAATAGTGGAAGTGCTACAGCTGCACAAATAACTCAAAGATTTCAGGAAGAACTTGCGGCTCTTCGGGCTGAGATAGAGGCTAAAAATGCTAGAATAGCAGAGGTGGAGAGGGGAAAGAGAGAGGCGATAGCCGCGGCAACTGCGGCCGCTGAAGCTGAAAAGAATAGACTAAAAGGTATCTGGGATGCTGAGAGAGATGCGCTTATAAAACAACATGCTGCAGCATCTGGTGAAAGCGAGAAGAAACTGGCGGCAGCTATTGCTGCTGGCGAGAGGAAGTTACAAGAGGGAGTTGCCGCAGCTGAAATGAAATGCAGGGAGGCACTTGCGGCTGCAGATGGCGCGGCCGCGGCGAAACTTGCTGCGGCTCTTAAGGGACTCACTGACAAACATGCCGCTGAGACTGCCGCACTGGAATCTGAAGTGAAGAGGGCGCATGATGCACTCGCGCTTATTGAAGAAAAGTTAAGAGCTCTTATGATAGAAAAGGATGCTGCAATAAAGAAGGCAGTTGCAGATGTAACTGCCGCTAAAGAGGCGGAGTTTTCGGGACAGGTACAGGCAGTAAAAGATGGCGATGATGCCAGAATCAGGGAAATTAAGAGCAGGAAGCTAGAGGAAATTGCAGCAGCCGTCGAGGCTGAAAAGAAGCGAGTCACAGGTGAATTTGGCGCAAGGGAGCAACGTTTAATTGCCCAGAAAGATGGAGAACTTGCTATTATTAAACGTGATGCGGCGGCCGCTCTAAGAGCCGCCCAAGATGCGGCAGCAGCCGAAAAGGCCAGAGCCCTTGAACTTGCTGCCGCCGAAGCTGCAGCTGCCGCGACGGCGGCTGCATCAGGAGCCAAGGCCTCGGCCCTCGCGAAACTCCAGGATTTTGCCGCGAGAGTGATTGCAGGTCATGCAACGAGCGATGACTATGTAGGGTCAAATAATGCGCCACTGCGCAATATTATCCAGAAGATTAAGAGCATGGAGCCCAAGGATATCTGTATTCTTGCCTATTTTGTTAACTATTTTATGACACATCTTGACATACCTAATGATATGCAGGTACGGTTAAATGCGTTTGTAGGAAGAGTTCCTGATTTATTCGCTCTTATTACAGCATTAGAACCGAGCCTTCTTCTTGCAAATAAAATACAGCCTGCAACACCTATGCGATATTTCATTCAGCAAGATGGCGTATCTCTTGTTGCCACGCTTTCTACTGCAGAAGTTGATGCTAGACAGGCTTTTGCGGTAGTTCGCAGAGGCGGTACATTTCTTGATATGCGATTTTACCCTGATACAGCAAATCGTCGTATGCTTTTATATGCTACAGATGGTGCTGTACCCCAGATAAGACAATATAAGAATGGAATTATCGGTCCTTCTGTAGAAGATGCTTCACAGCCTCCTACTTCTACGCCAATCTCCTATGATGTGATGTTCCTTGTTTTCTTATTTGCAACCCGCCAATATGTCAAAAAGGCAATGATTGAACATCCTGGACTTTGTAGAATATCAGCACAGGTTCTTGATGATGCGCCGCCTCCTAAACCTAAACTGCCGACAAAATGTGTACCTATTAACATTCGGCTTATGAAACCTACAGATGATATGAATGTAATTAAATTACACCCTGACCATATTACTTTATTAAATGAGGACCCTTACTGTTTTCGTATAGATGGTGCACCTATGCAACCGCTATATCACTCAAAAATAAATTTGAGTTACAGAGATTTTGAGAAGGGACTTGACGATGTTGTGGAGAGATTTTGTCTAGGTATAAATCCCACACCTGTTAAAATTCCAGCGGGATTCTATCAGAATTTAGAGAATAATACAATCCGTCCTATACAAGCAAGGGGTAAAGATAGTTCATCAGTTTATAATTTAGTAGACTATGGAGGTATAGCTACACACCTCTTCAAATGTGACGAATCTAAATGGGCTAAACGGAAGGCTGCTGCTGCTAAGGCTGCACCTAGGGTACCTTCTGCTTCTGCTGCTCCTAGGGCACCTTCTGCTGCTGTAGTGCAAAACTATGTTAAAGGAAGAGGTGCCCTCGGTCCTTCTGTAAACAATGGAACACGGGTGGAAAACTTTGAGGGCGGTGTACGCAATACGCGCAAGAAGAATAAAAAGTCCTCTAAGAAATTCACACAGCGTAAGAGATGAGTCTTAATCTGGCTCTGAAGGCAAAATATGCTTTTTACTCGGCGCTGATTTTCTTCCTTGTGGCCAACCCAGAAACCTTCAAGATGACTGAAAGGGTTTTCGGCTGGATATTCACAATTGCTGATTCTGGTGGCTGTCCCACCTCAGGCGGTTTCTTCTTTCACACCGCCGTCTTCTTCTTTGTTCTCTGGGGTGTTATGCTGTTCCCACGAGAGCCAGTTCAGCCTCAATAGACTTACTATAAGAAAGACCAAGTGTCTTCTTAAACACATAGGCTTCTGCCAACTGAGATGATTTCTCATGGGAAAAGCCCTTCGCTACAAAGGATGCAAGAACCGTCGCATAGAGAAAATATGTATCAGGCGACCATGAAGGGTTATTAGGAACAGTGATATCAACCCATGCACCACGGCTAAAGACGAGTACCATACTACCGGTTAATCATAGGACAAACTTAAGGTAGTTATGACTACCTTAAATTTGTGTCACGACGTCAGATAAACTATGCTGAAGCTTTTAGGTGCTTTAGTGGCAGCAAACACAGTTCGCGATTGCTCCTCTGGTACATCCGTTTTTAAGTTTCTTACGGCAACTGTTACACCCGACCCTGTTGTGAAGGGCCAGGACTTCACAATCTCGTTATCATGCCAAATCCCGGATGGTGTAACTGTCACAAGCGGAACTGCTCAGTATGGATTTACCTTTAATGGTATTCCGTTCTCACCCACAACTGAGGAGCTCTGTTCCCAGGTTACCTGCCCCCTTGTCCCTGGGCTCTACTCGAATGCGACGACTGCACCGTTCCCTGATGTGAGCGGCAAGATTGTTTCCACAATCAAGTGGTTTGATGATGCGAAGACACTGCTATATTGCCTGGAGACAACGGTAAAGGTTTGAGATTTTTATGAACTATGATTAATAGAATGATAAAGACAGTCATGATTTCAGTCGCCGTCCTTGCGGTTATAGCACTTGTTGTACTCATCATCTTTGGTAAGTACCCCAATCTGCTCAAGCAGGGTTTCCAGGACCTTGGCGCCCCGTCCACGCCTACCTTCACCATGTTCTATGCAGACTGGTGTGGACATTGTCAGAAGGCGAAACCTGGATTTGTGGAATTCATGGGGAGTGGTCAGCTTACCCTCGGTGACAAACCTGTAGTAGTGGAGATGATTAATGCTGACTCCGGCTCACCGAAGATGAAGGCGTTCAATGTCTCTGGCTACCCGAGTTTCTGCCTCCAGAAGACAGATGGCACTGTTGTGGAGTACAAGGGTAAGCGCGAAGGCGAGGGCTACCTGGAATTCCTCAACAAGGAGCTCGGCGTGAAGGCCGATGTTGCTGGCGCATCTTCGTAATAAACTCTAGAGAGGTATGAAGTTTCTAAAAACATTAAATTACGGAACACATGAAAGCAATCTTATAAATTATATAATACTTTTGCTTTCATTCTATTATGCGTATGAAAAAAGAGATGATATGCGAATTTATATTGTAACAAGCTTATCTATATTTATTCAATTAGGTCTCTGTACATTTTTATTACCATGTAGAGGTATTTCTATTATTTATTGTTTCATTTTTGGCTTTTTAATTAAAGCATATTCAGATGAAGGGCGAACAAAGAAGGCAACTAATTTAGGTATATTACTTTCCTTCTTACTTGTCCTATCTGGATTATCATTTGATATAGTGCGGACAAACCCCCTCTTATTACTCGGATTTTTAGCCGAGCATGCTCTTTTTACAGCGGTTGGTGTTTTATTTGCATTTATTCCACCTATAAAGAATAGAAATGTGCTATAGCGCAGAGGTATCTATAGGAACATTTACTGCTGTTTCAACAGTCTGTTTATTTTTATGGATGCGAGGGAAAGGAATAGACCATGCCGTCGCAGCCATTCTGTTTTTTGTAGCCTTCATGCAACTTTTTGAATATATCTTATGGATAAACCAAGAGTGCAACTCTATTAATAAAGTAATCAGCTCTATCATACCGACCTACTTGTTCTTTCAACCTGCGGTCATGGCTTTTATTGTATGGAAAATGAATGCGGGCTGGGGTACACTCTATCCATATATTATTGGCGGGTCTCTTCTAGCGTACCCCTTTTTTGCTGGAATGCGCTATAAATATTCTGTGGAATGTATCAAGAAAGGGGAGTGTAATCATTTGGACTGGGGACTGAAAGGGCAGAATAATATTTTGAATAAGGACATAGAACCGCAAAACCTATTTGGTGCTCTTCTCTATTATATTTCAATGGCCTATACCCTTGGAACACTGAAAAACACAAATCTTTCTATTCTATTTATTGTACTTTATAGTGCATCCTGGACCATCACAAATGCTCTTTATAAGGAGGTATGGGGTTCAGTCTGGTGTCACGCAGTAAATGCGATGGCGTTGGCTGCGCCATTCGTTTAAGAAACCGAGAATCGCCGTTTGACTTTTGCTTCACTAGGACCGACTAGAAAAGTTGCAACTGCCTTATATCCCAGATGTATCATCCTCTCCTTTGCTTCAACAGGAGCTTCAAAATCCCACAGTGGATACTCGCCGCATGGAATAATGATAATCTTATCCTTATGCTTATTCCATACGTCCAACGTCCTCGGAAGATAGAAACATGCATAGATTTGCTGAAAATACTGGTACATGGACTCTATCTTCTCAGGTTTCACGTGGTCCTCACTGAAGGTTAAGCCCAGAGCGGTTTCTTGTTCACTCGGTGCTAAGAAAGACAGTGGAAAGTTGTGGAGCGCTCCACCGTCCACTAAGAGATGTCCTGTCTCAGTATCCTTCACTGGAAAGAAATATCCAGGAATACACATGGAGGCCATTAATGCGGTGACCAGGGTGGCATTTGGTGTTTTTATAGCACTGAATTCGTGAGGTTCAACTGTACAGAGGTCGGCAGCAAAAATGCGCAGACTCGGCGCAGTGGGTTGCAACTCTTTCAGTTGTTTGAACGTGAGAGTTGCGGCGAGACCTCTGTGTTTAAGAAGGCTCTCTATGAGACGCTGAAGTTTAGCGCCAGAATCCATTCCATATTTGTCAAAAAAGGAGAAGATATCCTCAGGTTCAAGTGTGCGTATGGAGCTGAAGTCGAAATCGCGGCAGAGGGCTGTGAGTTTAGGAATTGGATATCCGATTGCTACACAGAAGGCAATGAGGGCACCTGCCGAGACTCCAATGTATTCCTTCACTGCTGTGAGCATGTGACTTTCTTCCAGTTTTTTGAGAGCGCCCGAGTGTGCAACACAGCGAATACCGCCTCCACTTAATACTATGCGTAGAGGTGGTATTCTAATCATTTCTTCTTATCAGGTCTGTGTTTTTAGATGGGCTTTACTTAATAAAGGTCAGGCCAAGCATTCCAGCAAGACCTGCTGTCGTTGCGCCTTCTATCCACGGTACCTTCCCTTGCGATGCAACGGACGTAGTGGCCGCCGCAGCCACCATTAGTAGGAGAGAGGATAGACCGAAATCGGCAATACGCACAAGAGTTTCAGTGTGATTTATTAAGATAGTTGCAGCCGCGCTTACGAGTGTTGCACCCACCGCATAGATAGGAACTTTTGCCTCATTTAGAACTTTCATGGATTCTAGGGGCTTGTAAATAGCTCCTAGACCATATACATAGCGGGTTGTCGCAAGGAAAGTAACAAAAGTTGTAATAATCATATAAATGACTGAAAAGGAGGTGCCCATAAAACCTGCCTGTTTTCCAAAGAGTGCGCCGAAAATACGTCCAATTGAGTCATCAAAATGTGTAATACCCTTCATATTCACTAGAACAATGAAGGCTAAGCAGAGACCAAGTACAAGAAGAATGGAGAGAAGGTTGCTGAGATAGAAAGAGCGCGGTATATCCTTTTCATCCTTCGTCTCCTCTGTGAAATTAATCAGTGAATCAAAGCCGGCTAAGATGAAATAGAAAAAGAGCGTGCTGAGAGCGAAGGACGTGATTTTTGTCTTCGGTATCGACGGGATGCCCTCTGTGGCAGCTGTTCCAACACCTAGAACAGAAAGACTTCCTAGAACAACTATGAGGGTCGCACTGAATGTATTGATTACTTGCTTATCCACATCTAGACCCTTCAGAGAGAAATAGCCCATGAGGCCCAAAAGAAGGAGTGCGAACAAGATTTGTGAGGCCCAGGATGCTTCAGGGAAGAGCATATGAGAACAGAGTACGAGAATCGTGCTGATAGAGAGGATGTCCCAGATAAGAACTGCTCCTATTGTTGCGAACGATGCATTCTCTCCAAATATTTTCCCTACGAAATCTGAGGCTGCAGTATTGGTCTTAAAGGAGTCAAATGCCTCCTCGTATGTGCGCGATGAACCGAGAAGCACGGCGGCGGCGATTGCAAAGGAGATGGACCAGGTGTTTCCTCCAGCCAGTACGGCCTCTCCGACAAGATTGAATCCGCCTGAACCAATAATACTCGCGACTCCGAAGAAAATAAGGTCTGTGAGGCTTAGTGTTTTCTGAAGGGCTCCTGAAGCATCCATCGCGAATTCTACTCATGCGTTAGGTATTGTCTACTTACAGAGAATGGAGGATGCCGCTCCTAAACTAGAACCCAAACACCTCTTTGAAAAGCGGGCAAGTCGGGACAGAGCCAGGCTTCGCGCATATAATCAATTACTCTCGCAAATTCATCATCGCATCTTCACAACATCACAACTTCCTGGAAATCCGAACTATCTCATGTACACAGTACCACCTTTTATCCTAGGTCTCCCGAGCATAGACCTAGAAGATTGTGTTGTCTACATTGTGTTTCAACTTCGCGCCAGTAACTTTGAAGTTCGCTTCACATATCCGAATCTACTCTATATTTCTTGGAAGAGCTATGAGCGCGAGTACCTATTGACGAAGAATCCTATTGTACAGGCCATGGTACCGCCGCCGCCTCCGCCTCCTGTGCAGACAAGCAAGAAGACGACTGGTCAGCGGTCCAAGGTCTCTTTTAATACGCCTGGACCTACTGCAGTGCAAGAAGGTGGGCAGCCAAAGGCTGCTGCTGAATATACGCCGCCAGCGAGTTTCATGAATACCATGCAGAGACCGGCAAATCCTCCCCGCGCAGGGGCGACTGGTGCTGGAAATATTCTGGCTGACTTGTGGAACTTTACGTAGGCGCACCATGAAGAAGCGCATGAAGTCGCTGCGCAACAACAAGGCCTAACTTCCTCTTTCCAACCAGAACAACAGAAAGTTCCTGCGACGTGGCTGCCCAAATTGCTGTGAGAGTTGGATAGGTTGCAAGAATGGCCTTCGCACCTGCCGCCGAGATGCCTGAACATTGCTGCAAAACCGCGGATGCAAAAACAGCGGGGTCATCTGTGTTTCCCTTTCTATGGACTGAAATTGTATCTGTGTATGTGACCTTCGCTGCCTCCTCCGTCTGAAAAATCTTCGGGTCGGTGGACAGTTGGTCAGCAAGAGCAGTGCACAAGTTTGCAGTATCCTGGACAGACTCCGTCTGAAGAACAGAAACACCATAGCGCAGAGTCAACCTTGCGAGGAATTTTCTTAGAGCCTGCTTTGATAGGCGCCCATTCAAACGGTCCAGCTCCCCTTCTATAATATAAAGAGGCCTGTACCCATTGAGCTGACAATGAGAAAGAAGACGGGTGCGCTGTTCTCTGTACCGACCATCCATAATGGACGCCTCTAGGTCAGCGACGGTCTTCCTCTCAGCGATGATGCCACCCACCTGGAGAACTTCACCTGAAAGACCAATCCAGACATCACCTACAGGAAGAGATTTCGTGGGGAAGTTGAGTTTAATAATTAGCTCTCTCTCACGTGTGTCTATGAGAATCGTCATACTAGCATAGAGGCGGCTTCGTTTAGACCTCGTAATACACTGTATAGGAAACTTCTTCATTTGTAAGAACATCACAACCTGAATTATCTTCCATGTAATACTGAAACAGCTTTTCAATTACCTCTTTGAAAGGCAGAATTGTTATATTATTATGAAGATTTGCGCGCCCCTCAATCCAGATATACGCCATTTGCAAATCACTGAAGAGGTCCCTTGAAACTACACTACCTTTCTCACGATAGACTACAAGAACAGGTGTAGTATACTGCATTTTTTGGTTCATTTATTAAAGAATGCATCTTCAATTTTTACTGTAAAGGGACGGTAAAAACTCGAAAATAAAGTTTCGCTAAAATGATAGAATGGCGGCCTGTTTTTCTGTTAAAAAGGAGAATGGTTTGCTACAATTCAAAGATTTCAAGAATAACTGTGAGAATCGCAATCCGTCAACAATTCTGATGTTATATATGGCAAATACGATTTACAATTGGCCGGATTTTGAGGAGATTCTCATACAGACCGACGATGTATATCTTCCGGTTGCTTTTGAAGGAATTACCAGATACTGTGCATACAACAAAGAAGATACGTATGAAGGTGTCATTCCAGATTTTCATTTTCACCAGTGTCCAAACTCGCGGTCGGCTGATTATCATGAAACCATATTTGAAATTGCGAAGGCTGGTCTGAAGTCACCAGAACTCATCAAGGTTGGATGGATTGGACAAACATCACAGAAGCGGGAGATTCTTTTCTATATAGGCAAAGAGGCCCATTTCCTATTTGATATTATGGATAGCAAAACTACACCTTTTATGTCATTACCTGAGCTTACGAAATATGCAATCTTAATTGATATTGAAGGTGCAGGATATTCAGGTCGGCTCAAGTATCTTCTCTGGAGTCACCGTCCTATTTTACTCGTTGACCGACCTTACAACGAGTATTTCTTTGAATACTTAGTTCCCTGGGAACACTATATTCCCGTGAAGCGTGATTTGTCTGATTTAATTGAAAAGACGTTCTGGTGTTTAGAGAATTATGAGAAATGTCTAAGCATCGGAAGAAACGCTTTTAATTTTGCAAGAAAATATTTAACACGCGAGGCCTGCTTCAAACAGTGGGATGCGGTTATTATGGGGAAGAAGGCCGAGTTTTAATAATAAAAGCATGAACCATACTTTATTACCCTGTGCCTCTCAGATTTACTAGGTATAATTATAACTGCAAGTGTCCAGTTCATTATGTGGAACCACTTGTTCGCATGTAGCTCTTGAAATCGTCTAACTCTGGCCTCCATTTTTGTCAGGGCAGGTGAGCTTAATACCAATCAACTTTAGACTCGGTCGGTGCGAACATCCGCTCCAGACCCGGTGTCCACTGGCGATAATTCCACTTACCCTTCTTCGTCCCTGAATCAGCGTCAAAAAAAGGGTCCAGCGCAGTGTTTAAATCCGCAGGAGCCTGAGGAACTGCGACCGACGGCGGTGGTGCCGCAGCATCCGCCTCCGTTCCATCATCATAGACAATCTTCTCGTTCTTCTTGCGAGTTCCGACTATCTCATATACATTGTCGTTTTTCTTGACAACCTGGGGGATTTCGTTTTTCTTGTCATATATCTTCTGGATAAGTTCCATCGCATCATCCACATTGTAGGTCGTCAGGTCGCCCGCATGCTTAGGCTGATATGTCTGAATGATTTCCCTCTCCGCCCGCTCCATGGCCAATGTATCCGGAGGAGTCATTGAACTATCCACAATGGCAGTGTAAGGATTATTAGCACCTGTAGGCTCTACAGGCTGCTCTTCCTTATTCTCAAACATCTCCTTCATACCCTTCTGAAACTGAGACGAACTGGGAGGCTGGGCGGCCCAATCCAGAGGATACTGGCTTCTCAACTTGTTTTGCTGTTCAGTTGTCATTTCGCGGTCGGCCTCATTCGCAAACACCAGATTATACTCATAATCATCCATACTACGTATGGGTGCTTGCGCATAGGGTGTTACCGTCTGTGTCACCTGAATCTCTGTTTCTGTTACTACAGGATTTGCGGACACATCCTTCACAACCACAGCGGGCCTTTTAAAAGAATATAAAACTGTTAGTATTATAATAATTAAGGCTAGTAATATTAGCAGGGGAACCACCATCTGATAGTAATTTATAATTTATCACCGGTAAGAAGAATGGTAGAGAAGTCAAAGAAATCCGTAGATGTTCGGTCAAAGAAAGATGTTGCAGAACTGGAGCATGATATTAAGATTGGGCCTATTACTATCGTTCTAGTCTATGCAGATTGGTGCGGTCACTGTGTAAACTTCATGGAGAATGTCTGGAAAAAACTACTCGCAAAGTTACTCTCAAAGTCCCACAATGTAAATCTCGCCAGTGTTCACCACGACCAGCTGGCACACACTTCACTGAGAGATGCGAAGATTCGTGGATATCCGTCGGTCCTTGTTGTTGGGAAGGATGGAAAGCCTGCAACCTTTCATGCGGAGGGGCAGGAGACAAATGCTATGCCTAATCCCGACCTGCAGACACTTGAGAAGATTGTAAATGCCGATGTGAACACTATAATGCAGGATAAAGAAGAGGGTCCCAAGGTCTTATCACCTCCCGATGTTCGCAAGGATATTATCGGCGGCGGAAACTTACTGAAGACCATGATGCGATATGCGAGTGGAAAGACGCGGAAGGCTGCTAAGAAAGGTAACAAAGGTAAGAAGGTTAAGAGAACACGGCACCGCAACTAAAATTTGAGTCTCCCTTTTCAGTAGGGTATCATCACACAAATGATTACATTCCATATTCTCGACGCATTCAGGCAAGATGAGGAGATTCAGGAGGAGACTGAAGAGTATATTACGAAAGTATATAACGATGATGTTGAACCCGACCTAGATGATGAGGTGCAGGATGTTAAGGTACAGTCAAATGGTCCACAGGGCCAGGTTGACCTGGAGAAGAGTAGTCTCGTTATCCACTTGTTCGGTGTAACCGCAGAGGGAAAACCGATTCGCGCAAATGTATATGGCTTTCAGCCATATTTCTATGTACGACTTCCCGATGAGAAGGTTGCAACGAAGAATAAGTTCATCAGGCGTCTCGACGCTGAGCTTCTAAGCAAGCGAATCCCCAAGAAGTGCGTCGAGGTGGAGATGTGCAAGAAGAAGCTACTCTATGGCTACACGGGTGACAGAGCCTTCAGCTTTGCTATGGTAAAGGTAAGCAGCCTTGCCGTTCTCAGCAAGGTCCGCTCAGCCTTCATCAAGTATGAGACGAGCGAGCCCTACTTCCGTATTGATGATGAGTATGTCACAGATGAGTACAAGAGGACGAAGAAGGTCACAGGTAGGACTCAGCCGCTTGACCTCTACGATGCAAATCTTGACCCCATGCTCCGCTTCTTCCATACGCAGAACATCCAGCCGTGTGGTTGGGTATCCATTGAGGGCGACCTTGCTGGAGACCAGATTGATTGTCGGTGGGACAGCGTGACTCCTACCACAGGACCTGTCCCCTGCGCCCCCTTCCTTCTCGCAATTTGGGATATTGAGTGCTACTCAGTGACAGGTGACTTCCCAGTTGCAAAGCGCGGCGACCCTATTATCCAAATCGGCGTTGTTCTTGTACGCGCAGGCTCACCCACAGAACGCCACATCTTCGTTCGCGGAACATGCGATGATGTGCCAGGCGCAGTTGTCCACAGCAAGCCGACTGAGAAGGAAATGCTGATTGACTGGGCCGCCTGTATGGACACATGGAATGCCGACATGCTCATTGGATACAATACCTTCGGTTTTGATGAGCGCTATGTATGGGAAAGGGCGCAGCAGCTGAAGATTTGCTCACGGCCTGAAATCCAGGCTCTGAGCCGTCTCTCCGACATCGGCAAGGAGGTCAAGCTAGATGAGAAGCGTCTCAGCTCCTCTGCACTCGGTGACAACTTCCTCTACACATGGTCAACCCATGGCCGCGTGCAGATTGACTTGTACCATTACATCAAGCGTAGCTATAACCTCGCCTCCTACAAGCTCGATTCTGTCTGTCAGCATTTCATGAGTGGAAAGCTGACAGGCGTTGATACGGTAGGAGAGCCTGGCAAATGGGTTCTGAAGACGAAGGCCACAGGTGATGTGATTGCGGGTCGCTACGTTGTTCTCCTAGATGAGACGGGTGATGTTGCGGTCGACAAGATGAAGGTGCTAGAAATTCGCAATGGCTCTTCAGTTGTTGTTGAGGCACCTCTCGGCGATGATGGACTCCTCGTCCATGATGCGGTGAAGTGGGCCGTGGTCAAGGACGATGTGAGCCCTGCGGATATCTTCCGCCTAGACCGTGGTTCCTCTGCCGACCGCGCTCGGATTGCGGCCTACTGTATTCAGGATTGCGACCTTACCTATGAACTCTACAAGAAGCTGGATGTCTTCAACAACGCGATGGCGATGGCGAATACGTGTCCAGTACCAGTTGCCTATATCTTCACGAGAGGCCAGGGCGTGAAGATTGAGTCACTCATCTTCAAGGAGTGCTTGCAGTCGGGTCAGGTCATTAAGATGCTGCCACAGGCCAGTGATTCGGCGGAAAGCTATGAGGGTGCGATTGTTCTAGACCCGAAGCCTGGCTTCTACTTTGAGAGCCCAGTAGGTGTTGCAGATTTCGCGTCTCTCTACCCGAGTACAATTGAGTCAGAGAATATTAGCCACGACTCTCTTGTCTGGGTGAAGGACTTCGACACAAATGGAAAGTTCATCGCGTTCAGCTTTGGTGCAGAGGCGGATGAGAAGTATGCGACAGAGGGTGTTCTCTTCACGGACATCGAGTTTGATATCTGGGGACCGCACCCTGAGGATGATGAGAAGAAGATTCCGCGCAAGATTATCACGGGGCGGCGCATCTGTCGCTATGCACAACCACCGAGTGTACCAGGTGTTACTGCTGACCCGAAAGGTACACTTCCTACTATCGTGAGGAAGCTACTTGCTGCGCGAAAGGCGAAGCGCAAGGAGGCCGAGAAGGAGTCGGACCCATTCCGCAAGGCGCTTTTGGATGCAGAGCAGTTGGCGTACAAGCTGACTGCAAACTCTCTCTATGGTCAGCTAGGCTCAGGAACATTCAAGATTCGTCTACAGCATCTGGCGGCGTCCGTGACTGCCTATGGTCGCAAGCAGATTATGGCGGCGAAGGAGGTCATTGAGCATTTCTATGGGCCGGCTGCTGCAAATCCTGCGTTCTGTGCGGAGACGGTCTATGGTGACACGGACAGCTTGTTCATTAACTTCAATCCGAAAGACCCTACGACGGGAAAGCGGTTGGAAGGTCTAGAGGCTCTCAAGGCGACGATGCATCTCACAGAAGAAGCAGGTCAGCTTGTCACACAGGGTCTGAAGCCGCCACATGACTTTGAGTATGATAAGGTCTTCTATCCATTTATCATCTTCAGCAAGAAGCGCTATGTGGGGAACAAGTACGAAGAGGACCCTGAGCATTACTCGCAGACAAGCATGGGTATTGCGACGAAGCGCCGAGACAATGCGCCCCTTGTAAAGATGATTTATGGTGGGGCGATTCGCATTCTCTTGACGGAGAAAGATATCGAGGCCGCGACTCGCTTTGTACAGGAGAAGACGATGGAACTGGTGTCAGGGAAGATGTCAATTACACAGTTGACGATTAGTAAATCTTTGAGGGCGGAATATAAGACACCGACACCGCCAGCACATAAGATACTCGCGATGCGAATGGCTGAGAGGGACCCTGGTAATGCACCGGCGTCAGGTGACCGAATTCCCTTTGTTTATATTCAGGCACCGGTTGGACAGATTGCGAGTAAGTTGCAAGGAGAGCGAGTCGAGCACCCGTCCTATGTGAAGGAGAAGGGGTTGCAGTTGGACACTCCTTATTACATTCAGCATCAGTTGATGAATCCGCTTTCACAGCTGTTTGCCTTGTGCCTTGAGCAAATGCCCGGTTATGGAGGGCATGTGAAGGGAATGGAGGAGATTGTGGCGGCGGAACTCCTCTTCAAGGCTGCACTTGCCGAGTGTGACCGAAAGGGGCGAGAGAGCCTCGCGAAGAAGTTCGGCATGACAGTGATTTCCAGGACTAGTGCTACCAGCACAACCGCAAAGCCGGTTACACGGTCTACTGCTGCATCTACGTCTAAGCAAACCTCGATGGATAAGTACATGCTTGACAGTATGCTCATTGATGCGGCAAAATCTGCAACGAAGGCTGCGGCGAAGGAGGTGAAGGAAGCCGAGAAGGCAGAAAAGAAGAAGCGGGGTAAAAAGACAGCAGAAGTTAATGTATAGTCGGCTTTAAAGTACTACAACTAACCAGATAGATGGACCTTCTAGCAAAAGCGGAGGCCCAAGATGGCTACAGAGCCGCATGCGAAAATTCAGAGCTGAATAAACTAGCAAGGCAGGGTGATAGTTACATTTTTTTCTCAACGCCCCTACAACAGAAACTCCAGCATATTGTTGACCATTATGAATTTACACAGGGCAGTAAAATAGTCACACTCCATCCATCAGCTGATAGCGGATTTCCGCACACACGTCCTGGAAATATTATCTGTATGCCTGCAACGACAGACATAGGCTCGGCCACACAGACTCTCTTTCACGAGGCCTGTCACCTTTCCCAACGCAGTGACCCTGCACCCTGGGTTTCCTACTCCATTCACCAAGGTTGGTGGCCCGTCCCATCAACTGAACTTCCAGAAAAATGGCTGGAGCGGGTGCGGATAAATCCTGATACAATGGCTGAACCCTTCTGGAGCTGGCAGGACTACTATGTACCTCTTCCTCTCTTCGCAAATGAACAGAATCCATCGCTCCGTGAATGCGATATCCGCTGGTTTGATAGGCGTAATGGCGTTCTCTATAAAGATGCCCCGCCTTCATTTGCAAAGAGGTATGGCAATATAGGACAACCTGAACATCCATATGAAGTCTCGGCAATTGAACTGGCTGAGAGTTCCAAATCTCCTACAAAGAGGGGAATAATGAATCTTCTTTCTAGTTAGACAGGTATTTATTATGCTTAAACAATTCTCTCTTTTACCTCTACATATAAATCATACGGTTTCTCTATCAAATATACGCATTCCTATAGATAAATTTCCAACAGAAGATGGGGCTGGGAATTTATTTGTGGAGAAATCAACTGTAGCAATAGCAAGACTTATTTATGGGAAAAAAATGTTTGAAGGTGGATATGGAAACGTCTACATATGCAAACGTTTAGAAGATGGTAAATCAACGAATGTTATGGTTAAGAAAGCAAAAAATGGTCAGATTAATCTTGGAGAGGAGGGTACTTTACAATGGATTGCTAGGAATACACTGAAGAATCATTCACTGGAGAGTGCAATTCCAGAGGTCTATGATATATTTATATCAGGTAAATCTCTTTCATTTTCTATGGAGCTCATTGAAGGTGATTTTCCTTATGTATACCTTGCAAAAGTAGAGAATCCAGATGAGTTTTTCTTTCAGATTCTTGCACAGGTGAGTGTTCTTCTGTATTTTCTAGAAATTGATATCTTTCTTGACCACCGCGACTTGAAAGCAAATAATTTGTATATAAGAGAAAGACCTGTGGATTATAAGGTGACAATTGAAGGAGTTACTTATCATATCAAGGCTCCTTTCCAAGTTCTTCTACTTGATTTTGGATTTGCGTGTATTGGAGATGAGTCTGGTAAGACGAAAATAAATATAGCGGATGGTATATTTCCTTTATCAGACCCATGTCCCAAAGAGGGCCGCGACCTCTTTCATCTCATTACTAGTTTTTGGTCTATTCCATCAATCCGTGAACGAATGTCAGAAGCAACGCAGAAGGAGGTGGATGGATGGTTGCGTAAGGATACGAAGGATTTTTCGAAACTTGCACGCAAACTTACTCAGACGGACTGGGTTTATATAGTAACAGGTGACCCTAAATTCAAATATCCGAAACTTAAACCATTGACCATTTTAAAGGTAATAAGCGGGTCTAAACCGCGCTCATCTAGTAGTGTAGATGTCTGAGCGCCCTGTATTAATCACTTATTCAAACAATGGCTATGCTCCCTTCGCTATCAATCTTCTGATGAGTCTTGTAAAGAATAACAAGAACCATCTCCTGCATTTTTATTGTCTTGATGAGGATATTTACAAGACTCTGACTACGAATTTTGGCCAGTATCCTATGTTCAAGTTTCAGCTCGTGAATGGAAATGTCTCGAAGAATTTTGAGCACTATGGTTCACCTAACTATAATGCAATTACGCACACGAAGCTCTATCTACTCCGCGATGCTCTAGAACAGTATAAGTTCATTCATTTCATTGACTGCGATGTTGTTTGTATAAATGAGCCGCCCGCGGACTTCTATGAGAGTTATACTGAGTATGATATTGTATTTCAGTATGACACGGGTACGATGTATGAGAATGGACCTATGCACCCCCTCTTTAATCCGTGGGTGTGTACTGGAAACACCACGCTACGTGACACAGAGGGTGCTCGGTATATTCTTAAGCAGATTGAGAAGCTCCAGCTCTCCAATGGTGGAAATGACCAAGAGTGTCTCTATAAGTATCTGAAGGAGGACAGCGGGTTCACCGATGTTCGTATGGAGAAGAATGCAAAGCTGTATGTCTATCCGATTGAGCTTTATACGAATGGATTTATGATTAACCATGACCGTCTATCAACGAAGGATACATATTTTTTCCATGCGAATCATGTGTCAGGCGGCCAAGAGAAGCTGCGTTTGCTTAAAAAGATAGGACAGTGGTATCTAGACGGCGCATGAGCACCTGTAAACTTGTTATTTGTGTCTGTGTATTACCCGAATTTATTTCGCTTCAGGTAGCGTGTTTTAAACGCTTCCTCAAGCAGTCAGTTGATTTCTGTTTTGTTGATGATAGCAAGACGGATGAAATGAGTAAACTCATACGAGAGGTTTGTGAAAGGGAGGGTCATGAATATCTGCGGTCACCGCCGCATGGGCCAGGGCGCGAGGATGTATCCTGTCGGCATGCTGATACGCTTCTGCATGGGCTCAGAAACATGCGGAAGGTGAATACTGCTGGTGCTAGGTATACGTATATTGGAACATTTGACAGCGACCTGTTTCCTGTAAGTGCGCTGGACCTGGATAGTGTGCTGGGACAGAAGGATATTATCTGCCTGAAGCTGAAGACATTCCACCTGACGTATTTCTGGCCAGGTTGCTGCATCTGGCGAACAGATAGACATTCACTGGAGGAGTACCAGTGGGATGTATGTGTGGATGGTGGTGTTCGCTGCGATACAGGGGGGACTACTCATTTCTACAATAAGTATCACAACACAAAGCCTGTTGAACTCGTAGAGTATAAGTTCAAGGATATGGAGAGGAGGATGTGGCTGCCTTGTTTACTGCAGCTGCCTCGGCCTCTTATAGATTTTTGCGTGCAGGATATTGCTATAGCCGATGGGCGTGGTATTCGCTGGTGGTCTGACATTTATACTGACCCTGAGAACACGTTCCGTTTTTTCCATCTGCGCGACGTCAGTAACTGGCAGGGTGTCAATTGGGAATATCTAATGTCTAAGTTCAAGATGTTTTATGGGGCCTGTTACAATACCATTATGCAGGAGAAGGATACGAGACCTTTGCTCGAGGATATTGCAAAGATGGAGGCTGTAATTCTTGGGAGTATGAGGGACCATGTATGCGAGCCTTAAGGTTTATACCAAACTAGGGGTAGATGACTACTGTTCTTGTTCCTTTATATAACGGAGTTGAGTTTCTAGAAGAGTGCCTACGCTCCGTTCAGAATCAGGTGTTTACTGACTGGACCTGCATTGTTGGGGTAAATGGCCATGGACTTGGTGGAGGACCTGTGATGACGCAGGCTATCTCCATTGTGGAGAGCTTGACAGATAACCGCTTCAAGGTTATAAATCTGCCGCACGTAAAGGGTGCACAGGAGGCAATTAATGCACTTGTCGCCATGTCAACAACACCTTGGGTTGCACATTTAGATGCAGATGATAAGTGGCATCCTATGAAGCTGCATTGCCAGATGGCTGCGACGAAGGACGTAGATGCAGATATTATTGGCACATTCACTTTATATTTTGGAGACTGGAATGACTCAGGACCTTATACCGTGGGTGGTTTTGTCCCTGAGGAGCTCTTCCACAAGATGAACCCGATGGCGCACAGTTCCATTCTGATTAAGAGGGAACTTGCGCATTATACGACCGAGTTTGTGACCTATGATTACGATTGCTGGCTGCGCAACCTTCTCGCAGGTAAGAAGTTCTATAATGTCCCTCTCCAGCTTCTCTATCACCGCATTCATGGTGGCTCCCATTTCAATACGAGCGGAGGTGGACAGAAACCAGAGCTCGTTCGGCAGAAGTATTTTGGGCATTTATAGAACATTCGCTCTTTTCAGTCAATGGTGGCGTGTGTTGTAACCGCTTTTTATAAGATTCCATCCAAATGTCCTATGGAGCAGTATCTTATGTGGATAGAGCCATTCTTTAGGAAGATGCCTTTTCATTTAGTCATTTTCACACAGGCAGACCTCGTTCCTATTTTCAAACAGATGCGCGAAGACTGGGCTGACCGCACGCTTATTATAGACCTACCCTTTGGTGAATTCAGCGCATTCAAGAAGTGGAGCCCTGTGATATGGATGGATACGTTAAAAAAAGACATTGAAATTCCTGAGGGGATTAATCACAGTATTGAGCTTTATGCAACATGGTACGAGAAGAAAGAATTCGTTCTTCGTGCTATTAATATGAAGGCGTTTGGTGCGACTCGCTTCGTCTGGTGTGATGCTGGTATTCTTCGGTACCCCGACTGGCTCGAATTTATGCACCGCTTCCCTCTTGAAGAGTATATTCCAGCTGGAAAGATGACTCTCCTGAATCTAGTTGAGTTTGGACCTGAGGAGGATGAAGATACCGTCTTCCAGGGCTTGAATCGGATTGGAGGCGGTATCCAGGCTGCTGATGCCGACACATGGTACTGGTGGTCAATTCAATATGATAGCATGATGGTAAAATATCTGTTATCAAATCGGTTTGTTGGAAAAGACCAAAGTATTATGGCGTCTATCTGTTTGCTTCATAAGTCGCGCGTAAATCTCATTCGGCCTCATAGGACTCTTGACGAGCATACGCGGTGGTTCTGGCTTCTTCTCTACTTGGGTGGCGTTACGATTGCAGAAGAATAAGTTTATAACGTCTATTAAGTTATCACGGTATAATAGGATGAGTTTTTGGAGCTCCTTTAAAAAACATTTCTGGTCTACTGAATTTCCAGCTGCTTTTTCAAATGCAATGGGCTCAAATAATCCTGTTTTAATGCATAGACGTGAACAGCAGCTGGAAGAGCGAAAGGAACAGCTACAGCAAGCAGTTGAGCATATGCGCTCTAGGACATCTACACCTGTAGCATCTAGAAATGCTAGCCCTGTACCTTCAAGACCTTCTACCCCTCTACCTACCCCTGTACCTTCTAGAAGTACTACAGGTTCATCGACTGTAAGTGCAGGTGAATGGCAACAGGGTGGTAAAAAGACGCGGAGACTACGTCGTAAAAATAAAATGATGAAGACGCTCAAGAACACACGCCTCAGGCGTGCACATCGCGTCAAATAGATTTACAATTCGCAGATAAAACTCGCGAGGGCGACGAAGTATCGCCTCTCTCTTAACAATGAACTGTGCACCTGTTCCAAAAGTAAGAGGCATTTCTTCCTTTCTCTCTTGAAAAATCTTTTCATAAACATCTGCCATTTTAAGTTCAGGATGATGAGTACATCCTGAGAGATTAGAATAGAAAATAGTTTCGCTTAGAAAGACAAAATCTGTTGAAGGTGGCGTAATTGTGTACTTCCAGAGATTATTGAGAATATTGGGTGAATGGTCAAATGGAGCACCCTGTAAAAAAGCAGTATAATCAGCTAGATTGTCATAATTTGTGTAAATGTGATAATAATATGTGTGTGCTTCTCTGCCAATATTAGGAAGAGGAATATCAGTAGGTTCAAGTGTACTGCCTTTATTATAAATCAGTACATTTGTAAAAAAATCTGTCCATGCAACATCCTCATTATACTTTGCAACTACTATTTGCAAAGTCATTTGATATTACTTATTGCTTATAGCTCTTTAGATTGGCCTTACTATGTTTATGAGCGACTGCGCCACTGCTTATCACAAACTGTGCAAATATAGAGATACTTCATATTCACAGGGTCGTACTTGATATAGATAACATCCTTTTCTGTCGCGCCACTGTTACTTGCACACGTTCCGTTAGGACACTTGATTGTCTTGCTGTGAGGAAGTGTAGGGTCAAACTTAGTGAACTCATTCAGAAGAATCTTGTAGCCCTCATTCGCCCTCTGCTGAACATGCGTCTCCAGAATGAGTCCACCCTTCTCTTCTTGCTCTCTCTCACCGCAGTTCTTACACTCTCTTACAAGACCATCCTCTGAAACCTGTAGGAATAGATAATAGCGACATACAGGGCAAAATCTCATTCTGTAACTCTATCCTATCGTATCTTTATATTCAAATTTAGGACCCCCAGTCTAATTAAACCGGAGGAACTAAACTGCACCATTCTGTACGCCCAGACATTCCATATGGAATATAGGGATAGAAATCATCAATCTTAGCTGAAGAACGCTCTTTGATTAAATTACTGAGTTTTCGTTTTAATTCTGATAGATTCATATTCTTTTCAAAAAACTGCAAATATACCTTGTCCTTCAGTTCTTGCAAGCTGCATTTTACAATCTGATAATTCACATATTCACTGTAGTGAAGAGCATAGTTATGTTTCAGTGTAATATTCTCATACCCTGGCTCATGACGTAGAGGATTATTGTCTAGTAAAGCTTTCAAAGATAGAAGAATCATTGAAAAACTCATAGTGCTCTGCCAACTTGGCCCTGAATAAGTGCCAAGTATAGATAAACATACCTTTCCATCCGTATATAAATTAGGGTGAAACCGAGTTTTTCCATCGTTTGTTAGAAATGTGACGCTGGGTGGAGTAAAAGGATAGTCGTCTGGGAATTCAAACTTAAAAAAGAGAGGGCAGTGCGCATAAATAGAATCTGGAGGCCCAATAATCATAGCAGTGCCTCGTGTAAGAATATGTGGGTCTTGACAGTAATAGATACCGCCGCCAGATAAATCTTGTATTCTGCTAATTTCACGCGCCAGCCGTTTGAACGCCGACATTCTATCATAGGATTTGTTCATGCTTTAGACCAATATATATATAAATTCAACAGTTAATCTAATGTAACGTCGCTAGACATTAGAGTGATAAAACGGTATGCGACAAGATAAATCCTACTTATTTAAAGCAGAGGTAACAAAATTTCCAGCATTATTAAGTGCAGAGCTAAGAGCATCAGCATGAGCAGGAGCAATACAACTACCAGCAGCACCACCACAAGTATTTCCTGCAGGACAAGTCCAACTCGTAGCTCGAGTTGCATGATTACTAGGATTATTACTCACTAACCGCACTACCCCCTTACAAGTAATAGTATTAGCAAATCCTTCCATATCTCTTCCTACATAAGTATGTACGAATGAAAATGCGATTGCAAAAAGAACTCCGTGTAAAAGTGCAGCCATTGTCTTGTTTTTGTTGAAAGTTACAACAACACCTGGGACAAAAAATGTAAAAAGGATAACTGTAACAACAGACATCAACATTTCTTATTATCATATATATATATATATATATATATTAAACTTCCGTGATAAAATTGACCGTATTTTTTCGTACCTGGAATTATAACACAGGGGATGACATCCGTTTTACAGACATATTATGCACACCCCTTGCGAGACTTCCTCAACGAGCGCGGAGGATGTGGAAGCCATGAGGCGACCGTAACAGCCATGGGAAAGGAGCTTCAGGGTAAGTGGCTCATCACCGATGAGGACTACCCCAAGTTCCTTGACCTCCTTCACAACTATCTCTATGTAAAAAATGCGCGGCCACTCAACCTAGTTGAACAGCCACGCCTTAACTCACACAAGCCACTCCTCCTAGACTTGGATTTCCGCTATTCATCTGATACTGCAATCAACCGCACATTCGATATGGACAACGTGCAAGCATTCTGCAAGGATGTTGTAAAGGGTCTAGAGTACTTCTTTGGTCTTGAGGACTATGAAGACGGCATCCGCTTCTTCGTCACTCTACGTCCCACTCCTTACCAGGAGACGGGCAAGAAGGAGCGCAAGGATGGTGTGCACATTGAGTGTCCTGATATCTGCCTCAGCAATGAGAAGCAGAAGGCTCTTCGTCTTTGGCTCCTCGCTCGGAAGTCTATCAGCACGTGCTTCGTCGACACCGGGTACAACAACAAGGATGAGGATGTGTATGATGAGAGCATGACTCGGAAGCAGGGATGGTTCTTCTTTGGTGAGAGCAAGCCCAATATTCCTCGCTATGAGCTTGTGAACGTCATCAACTACATGCCATCCACGTCAACCTACATGAATGAGGATGTGAAGGGTTATACCCCTCGCCAACTCATGGAGATTCTGAGTGTTCGCTACAACCTTGTGGATGATGGAAACGTTGTCCGCGAGGATGCATCATCAGAGTATCATGCTCTGCTGAATCCGCCACTAAGTTTCCAGAAGCCGGCAGAGGCTCCTGATACGGCTCAGCATTTAAACATGATAGAAAATCCGACCATTGCTGCAATTCGTGATATTATTCCGATTTCAGATAGGGGTGAAGAGGAAACTGGAATTGTAAAGGCTCTTGTTCTAAAGTGTCTTTCACAGGAACGTGCCGATAATCGTGATACATGGATGAGGGTTGGTTGGTGTCTCCATAATATCGACCCAAGCGAGGAGATGTTCAACCTCTGGATGGAGTTCAGCGCAAAGTCGCCCAAGTTCTCTCAGAATAGTATTCAGGCGCTTCATCGCGATTGGGTCTCAAATATGCGGAAGGGCTTGACAGATATGGCACTTCATAAGTGGGCCCGCGATGATAATCCTCTTGCTTACAAGGAAATCATTGATGCGAACATTCTTGAGTATATTCGCAAGTATGTAGATGCTACGCATTTCCATATTGCGCGTCTTATGCATAAGATATATGGCTCTACCTATGTTGCATCTCTAACATCTAAGACCACAGATTGGTTCTTCTACGATGATACTGTTAACTTTTGGAAGGAGCTAGACCAGGGTATTCAGCTTCGTAAGAAAATTAGCTTTAATGTTGCTGATTATATTTCAAAGGCTCGCGATAAGATTCGCGATGAAATGCACAGAAATACAGCGAATGAAGATGCACGCGAGATGTTGGCGAAGAAGATGGATAAGCTACTCAAGGTTGAGACCCAGCTCTACAACTCTGGTTTCACAGATTCAGTTATGAAGATGGCATCCACCTTCTTCTTTGAAGAGGAGTTTAGGAACAAGCTTGACAGTAACGTCTATCTTTATGGTTGCAAGAATGGTGTTCTTGAGTTGAGAGCAAAGACATCAGAGAATCCTAATGAGCACGTTATCTTCCGCCCTGGTCGCCCAGAGGATTTCGTCTCCTTTCGTGCAGGAAATGACCCTCCTAAGTGCGAGGCGATGAACTACATCCCGTTTGATAGTTTGAATGCGGAGCAGCTTGAACAGCTTGCCTTTGTCCAGGACTTCTTTGATAAGATTTTCCCTGACCCTGAGCTCCGCACCTATGTTCTCCGTCTCCTTGCAAGTTGTCTAGAGGGAACAAACAGAGAGCAGTGCTTCTATACCTTTATTGGTGGCGGTGCAAATGGTAAGACGGTGCTTATTAATCTTTGTGAGGTAACCTTTGGTGACTACTACACTGATATTGCAACCACCGTTCTAACCAGGAAGCGCCCAGAGTCAGGCGCCGCGAATCCTGATATCATTGGTGTGAAGAACAAGCGGTTCATCAGTATGCAGGAGCCTGATAAGAATGAGCCGATTAATACTAGCCGCATGAAGCAGTTCAGCGGTGAGGACTTGATTCAGGCACGCGGCCTCTTTAAGGACCAGGAGAAGTTCAGGGTGACGGGTAAGCTCTTCATGATGACGAATGACCTGCCTCCAATCAATAGTATGGACTATGGTACATGGCGCCGTATCCGCGCAGTTCCATTCAAGAGTAAGTTCGTAGTTGCGAGCGACCCTGACTATGGAAAGCCGAACCACTTCTTGAGGGACAATGAATATGAGAAGAAGCTGCATCCGTGTCGTGAGGTCTTCCTCTCTTGGCTTGTGCACATCTATGAGACAGAGTATCTTGTACAGGGTCTCGAGCCAGTTCCGAAGGCAGTGAAGGAGCGCACTGCCGAGTACCGCGAGGACTTTGACTCCTTCGCAAAGTTCCGCAATGACAGGTTGAAGCGTGAGCCTGGTGAGCGTACTCTCTTCAAGCACATCGCGGCAGCATACAGGGAATGGGTTACAGATGGGAACCGAACGGGTTCTCGTCTGTCACCCAAGGAGTTGGAGAAGCGACTCAACTCAGAGTTTGGGGAGCCTAGTGATGGAAAGACATACAATCACGTGATGCTGAAGGCGGACGAGGATGATGAGGTCTCTATCACTTAGCCGAAGCGACGAATCGCTTCTGCTAGCATAACACTAAATACAATCGTGCCTATAACACCAACTACAGCGGCCATACTACCTGCCGTCTTAAATGCAGAAAAGACCAGTGTAAATGCGACAAGAAAGTATCCTATAAAAAATAATAGAAGAGCGAAGTCCTGTAGAGTAGTGAACATAGGATATGTCACAGGAGCGCCGTTTTTTCTATCAAGAAACTCCTTCTCATATGTCTCAATCGCATGGTCTAAATCAGCACGCTGTGATTCAATCGACTGCATTTTTCCTTGTAAATCTGATACATTAGAGGAATGCACAGCTGTCCTTGAGTTCAGTTCCTGGAATTGTGTTGTTATCGCAGTGGCTGTGCCAAGATTCATCTCAAGATTTGTCTTTCTTACCTGCCAATCTGCCATCCTCTAACGATGTATGGTAATTTAACTATGCTTATAACCAGCTGTCATACAGATTCCTGAGATATCTATACCGGAAATATCCGGTAATCCATACCGTCCAAAGTTAGGGAAAGACGGCATCGGTACCGCTTCAGGTGTAGCCGCCTGGGGGAAAAAGCGACGACGCGTCCAGTGATTCGGGTCCCTTAGATTTGCAGTATATGCATAGCGTCCCATAAAAATGAGCATATCAATCACCAGAAGAATAGCACCCACATACATGAAGAGAGCGTTACTGAAAAACCCAGCCGTCACTCCATATGCGAAGATACACAATATCAAAATACTAATGAGAAGTATTTGAAAGAAAAAGAGAGTATCCATTTTATTTTGGTAAGAATACTCGTTTATTCCTAAACTGCGTGTCGTAGTATCATAATCCATTCTACTTTGAGCGATAAATATAAATCAGCAGACCAATTGCCGTTAGATTCAGAAATCCGTACAGAGCCAGCATATTCGTAGCCGCCTTGTTCTTTTCAACACTATATTCAACCATCTCTTTGCGGAGTGTCAGGTCTTGCATTCCTTCTACTGAAGAGAGAGGTTTCTGCGATTTTGTAGGTGTGACCATATTTGTTTCACCTCCAGCCATTTGTATTCTCTCCAAATAGTTAATACATGTAATTAAGTCATCCGCGGCTGTTAGCATTTTGACTGCATTTTCCTTTGCACTCGCATCTGACGTAGCGACAAACTGTTTCTCAAAAAAGATATAACGTTCAAGTGAATAGCAGAATTCTCTATTGACTTTAGCAACAAGTTGATAGAAACTATAAGCATTGTATTTGATAAATCTACCACTTGCATAGGCTGCATCGAGCAACTTATTCATTTGATTGATAGTAAGAATACCATCAGATGTTCGCTCCATATTTGATGATAAAAATGAGCCACCTGGAAAAGACAATAGAGCAGTTTGCATATCATTTACTGTATGGCTAGGGCAACTTGCCATCCTACTTCTTAGTCGTTGGACATAAAGTCACGACGTCACTTCTTAGTCACGAGATAGATTATAACAGCAAGTGATGCTACTAAGGCTGCTCCAATGCCGAGCGTAACAGGTGTAAGTTGCTTAGCTAACCAGCTCGCTTGCGCAGTAGGACCGGAAGGTATAAATTCATAGCCAAGGTCTACGAAAATACCCATTTGTCTCATAAGAAGACCTAGAAACAAGCTCAAGAAAAAGAGGGCAAATACAATGAGGAGAAGAAATGTACTTGTTTTCAGAGGACGATGCAGAGGAAACCAGCTTTCATAGACTGTTGTATGGTTCTGCGGTGCATTCAGTAAAGCAGCCCTCTCCTTTGCAATGGAAAGCGCTTCCTTTTTTGCTTCCAAATCAGTTCTTGCAGATGCATGAGTATCATGAAGGTTTGAAACATTTGTTGATAGATGCATTTTCTCAGTGATTTTAGTTTGCGTGCATCCAAGTGTATTTGCCATGTCTGTTTCGAGTGCCTCAATTGTGGTAACAGGTGTTGTTGCAACAATGCCTGAAATAGAAGCCGCGGTTGCTGTCTTCCATGTGGTAAATGTGGCTGGGTCACTTATTCTTTGTAAAATAACGTCTGTGCACGCCATTCTATACTCTAATTAGGTTAGAGCATTTAGAACATAAATTCATGGCATGAATATCTATGGCATGCATACACGATACGTCTCATAAGTTCCGGAAGCAGGTGAAGGTCGTGTAATCTTCACAATATCACCGGGTACAAGACCCATGATTCGCGCAATCATATCCTCATGGAACTTGATGAAAGGCAGATTCGCCTTGCTGCGAATATAGTTCTGCTTGAGGAACTCTGCATGCTCAGCAGCAGGCATCTTCATATGCTTCGGAACTAGAGTATGAGTGCGCGGGTCAAAGAGAAGATTGTGAGCCTTGAAGAAGCGAATATGCAGCTTCCTCTGGGTCCACTCATTAAGTGATGCAGCATGGAACACATCTGCAACATCCTCAAGAAGGATAACAATCACTTCCGTCGTAAGAGGGTCAAGCGGGGGTTCCGTATCAGCATTCAGAGCATTCATGAATGTTGTTAGGCGCTGCTTCAGCTTCTGGAGACTATAGACAACGAGGCAACGTGTAGGAGAAGTCTCAACAACAGGACGCTTCAAGTCCATCGTAAGAGATGACTGACCACCTGCGACCATCGCCTCAATCTCCCATGGACCAAATCGCTCATAGGCTGTCGTATCATATCCATCCTCCTTCAGGATTGACAGGATAGTCTTGCGGCTCCTATAGAGAATATCAAGTTCTTCGTAATCCATTCCTTTCTATATTATGGAGGGGAATGGAATATCAATTTTATCGTTCAACATTTATGAGCCCTGCTTAATAACAGTTACGCGAACATTCGCAGGCTGTCCCTGTGCTTGTTGCGGTGCCCTCGGTTGTTGGTCAGAAAATCCTACACGGCGTGTAGCATTATTGTTTCGTCTGAGAGCAGAGCGTATAGGTCCTTGTCCTTGTGCAGGCAGACCCTGCGCCTGCAGAGCAGAAGGAGAGGTATCAACTGCTATCATCGGAGGGGCGCCAGGAATTGGCGGGGGCATCACAGATGCAGGGGGCGGCGGCCCTGCCATTGGAAGTGGCGCTACAAGCGCCCCCTGCTGCTGAGGAAATGCCTGCGCCTGTGCACTATTCATCGGAATCACGATATAGGGTTGCTGTTGCTGTTGTTGCTGCTGTTGCTGCTGCGGTTGGGACCAGACCTCCTCCAGTTCGCCCTCCTCACCAAGAGCTTCAGGCTGTTCTCCAGGGACGACAGGTGCCTCAGGAACCTCTTCAGGTGGCGGCGGCAAAGCAGACAATGCAGACAAATCCTCCAGATTCGCAGTCTGTTCTTCAGTCAGCGGAACAAACTCAGGTACCTGCGTATCAGGAAGAACACGTTCAGGGAGACGCGCACCCAGAGCAGCCGTCTGTTCACCCTCCGTCAAATCCTTCAACATAGGCGCCTCCAGCTTCTGTAAATCATAATTCGTCAGAATACGTATACCAATATTCATATAGGTTGATAACTCCTGTTCTAACAGCTTCGTTGCATAAGGCATCTCAATCTTAGAGAATGACACCATACTCTTCTTCGACGGCGGTAAGAGCTCCAAGTTAGCCGCAGTTGAGCCAACATATTGAAGAGGACCATCGCACATAGGGCATACACACAGACCAGTCTTCTCATTGTAAATCGGCACAGTTCCACAGCCATTGCACACGGTAAATACAGTACCATCCGCCCTCTTCATATAAGACTCATGAACAAAGGATGCAATTCCATGGCCAATTACAGCATCGCGTTCCATCTCGCCCATACGTAGACCACCCTGTGCGCCACGACCACCTGTGGGCTGGTGAGTTCTCTGCTCTCTCCGCCCCTCTGCGCGCGCATTCCACTTATCCTCTGTCATGTGCTTCAGACGCATCGTATAGACATTACCCATGAAGATGGTAGAAGGAATCATACATCCTGACTGGCCATCATAGAGGAGCTCCTCACCCATCGGCTGCATTCCAAACTGCTCCTGAAGGACTTTGCCAATTGACGCCGCAGGCGACCCCTCGTTCATGAAGGTCGTGGCGTTTCCAATTGCACCCATCGCAGCGGCGGCCTTTCCTAAGAGGGCCTCTAGAAGCTGAGCCATCGTCATACGAGAGGGAATCGCATGACTGTTCATTATCATATCAGGTACAAGGCCTGAAGCAGAACGCGGCATATCATGACCGCGTATCATCATTCCAATCGTACCCTTCTGTCCGTGACGGTTGGAGAATTTGTCACCCAACTCAGGAATTCTGTACTGAACAATGCGAACCTTCACGAGTGCCAGGCCAGTATTAGAAATCATCACTGCAATCTTCTCTACGCGACCTGTCGTCCAGACTTGGGATGTGACGCTGGCATCGCGAATATCTGAGCCACTCTGGATATAGCGACCAACTAATACAGTTGTCTCATCAACATATTCACCCTCGCGAATAATTCCGCGCTCATCCAGCTTCGAGTAATCTAGACCCGCCTTCAGCTTTGTCCAGGCAGGCATATTCGCAGGATTCGCAATACGCGTGCTTGTCTGTGACTGCTTATCATCCTCTTCAAACGCCTCATAACTTCTATAAGAGACACTGTGGAAGAGTCCACGCTGAATCGCATCTGCATTCATCACGATACCGTCTTCTTGGTTGTAGCCAGAGAAGCAACCCATTGCAAGAACAAGATTCTGCCCATAGCCCATCTGGCCATTCGCAACATAGTCATAATAGAGTGTGCGGACAATCGGCGCCTCGGCATAGCAGAGAACATGTACCTGATTATCAAAACGGTTCGCATAATTCGTGGTATAGACCGAGAGGCCCTGTTTGCTCTGAGAGCAACTGAGCTGATTACGCGGTGACTGGTTGTGGTTCGCATAGGGAATCACGCTCGTCATCAGGCCGAAGATTGTGGAGGGGTGGATTTCCATGTGGCTGCTGTCCTTCTGGATGTGCTCAGGGAACGAGGCAACATAGGACTCATTGGCCTCATAAGGGTCAACATACTCAATCACACCCATATAGGGGCCGAGCTCCTCAACATACGCCTCCAGAGACACACCCTCTCTAGCTTTGAGAGGGTCAATAAAATCATTCGAAGATAGTGTGCGTCCCTCCATCGGCTTATAGCGACCCATGATGAGCTCCTTCCAAGATTTGGCTGTTGCTAAGACCTCAAGAGGAATGCGGCCATCCTTTCCAAGATGGATGAGAGGACGAACAGGGCGACCCTCATCCAAGTAGAGGAAGACGCGACGTTCGCGGATATTGAACCCCACGCTTGTTGTGACAGGGAGGCAGCCAGTCCACTTCAGAAGCTTAATCACGTTGCGGAGCATAATCGGGCGCGTAGTATAGCCGAGAATTCCAGCATTCACGAATACAGGCACGGCCTTCATCACTGTTGCTGCTGTGACCTGTTCGCAAGGAATCACACCTCCGCGTGTCAAGAGCCACTGGGTGACAGGTGACGGCTGGGTGAGAATGCTAATCGTCGCCAGGTTGCTGAGATTCTTCGTAATACCAATGGATGCGCCGCCAGGCGTCTCGTTTGTGCAGAAATATCCGAACTGACTCGTGTGGAGACGGCGCGGACCCTGGAGCTTCATACCTGTGTCGAACTCTAGGACGACGCGGCGGCAGTGGGAGATGAAATCCATATAAGAGAGGCGAGAGAGCGCCTGGAGAACACCTGACTTCTCCTCTCCAACGCCACTGCCCCACTTGCCCTTGAATCCACGCATCACACCGTCTGTGATAAAGGATGCGCCCAGCATGGTCGACAGATTTCCAGCTGAGAAGAGATTGGCGAAGTTATCGCCTCTGTATCCACTGGGATTGTACTTGTACTCCTTGTCAATGGTGACACGCGCAAACTTCAGCCAAGAGGTGTAGACTCCTTGGAACAGCATGCGTGTCAGAAAGCCACTTGTCAGACACCGCTGGTTGCGCGTATCATCACGGTCCGTCTTCGTGTCAATACCCGCCGCCACACGGAGAATCTTCCTCACACACTCGCCAAGGAAAAAAGCGCGGGCCATCGGCCTGTCCTCTACGTGAATGAAGAGCTGGTTGTGGAGAACATCCAGTACGTGGGCCTCGCTGAATCCCTTCGTCAGAACCTTGATGTACTGGATGGCCGAATATGTGTCTAGGAAAGGAAATGCCTCCACAACAGACTCTTCTAGCATAGGTTCCAGCAACTTCGTCTCTGCATCATCAGGATTGGGGAAGATAATACGCATGATGTCTTCATCAGCCTGGACACCCAGTGCACGGAAGAGTACGAAGATAGGGATGGGCTTGCGAACATAGGGGATGCCGACCTGGAGCGTCTTCTGTCTCCGTTGAAGGCCAAATACGACGCGGCGAACCTGGCGTGTGACAGGGCTGAGACATGAGATGGTCGCATATGTGAGCGTCTTGGGTTCCCTCTCCTGATTTTGTACATAGAGGGTATTAAAGGCCTGCTCTTGGTGTGTAATCAGCACCTTTTCTGCGCCGTCTACGATGAAATAGCCACCATAATCATAAATACACTCTCCAGCCTGTTTTAGAAGAGCGGCAGGCTTATTGTGGAGAACACAGAAGCGAGAATGCAACATGATAGGTATGCGGAAGAGCGGATAGTTTGCCATATAGCTGTACTTCTCAGGCTCCTTCGCAGGGTCCATCTCAAGAACAGTTGTTGTGAAACCGGGTCCCTCTCCTGACGCCTTCTGTTGAGTGCGTGTGATGCGGACTGCAATATCCGCCTGTACAGTGCTGCCGTACGTTAAATTGCGGAGGCGGGCCTCGTTTGGAAAGAGGAGGCGCGTTTGGTTTTGCAAGTTGAGTGTAGGTGTTCCAATCGTCAGCTTATTTCCCTCGAATCCACCAACATAGAGTTCAGCCTTGTAAGCATATTCGCCCGTTGAACCAATCTGGTCTTGAAGAACAATGATGGGATTTGACGACTTGATGATTGCAGGCAAGTCGGATGAAATAAATTGGTCGTAGCTATCTATGTGGTGACGTGTCCACGGATAGTCTACAGTTGTGTAGTAAAGATTTAAAAGCTTTTCTGAAAGCTCTCTGGCTTCATCTCCCCTAAGACTTGTAGTCATCTCAAGAGTCCTAATCGCTGATGAGGTTTCTTGAAATGGAAAGTTGACGTCGTGACTAAAAATTTAGGAAGTTACAACTTCCTAAATTTTTATGTCATATGACTAAGATGACGTCGTGACTAAAAATTTAGGAAGTTACAACTTCCTAAATTTTTATGTCATATGACTATCTTTAAAGAGGCTTATAAGGTGCAGGCATGCCTAACATGTTTGCTCTTACAGTTTGTATTAGATTAGGAGGTACTGTATTATCAACCGGTTTATATACAAGAGCAGCCAGTGCGCCTCCTGCCTGATTACTACCCATACCAGGAAGCAGCTTGGGTGAGAAATCCTTTACACCACAGTCTGCCATTCTGGCCTGCTGGTTAATATTGTCATAGAATGTCAGGCCTCCAGTTAAATACTCAGGAAAATTACCATAAGGTCCATCTATGCCGGGACGCGTTTGGAAATCAGCTACGGGTGCGCCCATTAGGGGAGCAGCGCCGCCACGCATTGAATTGCGTTTATTGCGTGTATTGCGCTTCTTGCCCTTCTCAGCATGTTTGACAGCTAGATAAGATTCAATCGCCTCAGGGGAGACAGTGCGTGAAAAAACACTCGCCCACTCATGCTGAAATTCTTTTATCTGCGTCTCTTTGTCCTTTCCCTTCAGCTCCATTGCCTTCTTGTCAAGACGCTCAAAGGCAGCTCTTAACTGAGGAACTGTAAAGACCTTGGTCTTCTTGTTTTTCCGTGTCTTTGTATTTGCCTTCACCATTCTAGATTATAGTGCGATTTTACCTAGTCCTAAAAGGGTCGCGCACCAGACTCTTAAGAGTATTTGTTCCATATGCAGGCGGCGTTGGCATCTTCGCAACAGGCTTTGAAGCACCACCACCACCACCACCACTCAGAAAGTTAAGACCAAAACCCAGCATCAGAAGGACTGTCATTGCGACAAGAAAAGGGCCTGCAGAAGAATAGACTGCCTGCTGCCATGATACTGTTGCATAGTCTTCTGTAAAAATGTCTGAGTGGTAATATCCTGTGATAACAAGCATGATTGTTGCGATGATAACAAGAATAATAGGAGATAGATTAGGTATTATAAGAAATATCACAAGAGATGCTATTAGTAATATTAACAGTGAAGGCAGATAAAACTCCATTTAATAATTCATTAGATTTTCTCAATCAAATCAACCTGGGTCAGAAAGTGCTTCCGACAACAGTCTCGCTTCAGGCCGAGCGCATCCAAAATCTTCTTCTCCGGAGTATCAGGCATTGAGTTTCCGTCAAAGTAGAACTTCTGTTCGGCATTGGCACCCTTCATTTCCCGCAGCTTCTTCTGGTAAAAGCGCCACTTGTCTGCGATAACAGTTCCGCAATTCATACAACGAACGGGAAGAAGCATTCTACTGAACAAAAGGGTTTCGTTTCCGCCAATTTTATGGGGCGGCCCGTGAATATCAGCCGCGTTCAATTGTATTGTTTGATTACCAAATCTATTTTCAGAACATGTCCTCTGTTATAAATCCTAGTATGAACTATCTGGGAGGTAACCCTCTTGGTGCAAAGGTTCGCAGTTTAGAGACGACCGTTGAGAATCTGCGTAAGCAGGTTGCTCTGCTTGTTGCAAACGGTCCTACGGCATCTGCTTCTGCTTCTGCTGTTGCGGGACCCCCTGGCCCTGCAGGACCCCCTGGCCCCGCTGGCCCCGCTGGACCTGCTGGACCTGCTGGACCTGCTGGACCTGTTGGACCCGCTGGACCCATGACCTACATTGCAATGCCGACGGGTGCAATGCCGACTGCTATGGCCCCTCCGCCGGTTCCTGTTGTAGCTCCTGTAGCTGTTGCTGCGGTTGCCCCTGCCCCTGCACCTGCTGCGGTTGCCCCTGCACCTGCTGCGGTTGCCCCTGCAGCAGCAGAAGCGACTCTATAAAGTCCCAGCCTTCCTAATCTTCTGCAAAGTTGCAGATGAAATTTTAATAGAGTGATACTCTTCCAACTCAAAAAGAATACGCGAAATGGCTACAGTAGGTTTTTCACGTAGAGTCTTTAGAATAATTTGCATCTGCTCAGGCGGCCACTTAGACTTTGTAACAGCAACAGGCTTCACCTCCACAACTCGCGTAGGACCTTCACTTGTCTGTTTAACAGGGCCAATCTCTAGGGAACCCGCGTGATGCTTATCGTGACACTCAGCGCAAACAGCAATCAGATTCCGCAGATGATTCTGATGAGTTCCATCTGCAAAATGACCGGTTGGTCCAGCGGCAGCCCGAGGCTGAATATGATGGATTTCAATCTCGCTGACAATATCGGATTTACAAAGTTCACAGGCGCGCCGTCTCTGCAGTGAATTCCATTCACTCTTCGCCCCCTCTGCACTCGTCCCAAGAAGTTCATGGCGAAACTTCACGGCCTCTTCAAGAAACTCATGAGGAAGACTCAGGGCACGCGCAACCTCTAGACCGTACATACTGCTTCCAGACCCTTTCTGAAGAGTCCTATCGTAAACAAGGCGACCTGTCACAGGGTCATACTTCACTTTCAGATGCCATATCTGCAGTGAAGGGCACTCTGCAATCGCTCTCAGAGACAGAAGACCATGAAGATGGGTTGCGAACAAAAAAGAGGACTTTCTTTGGCTCAACCATGAGAGTGCAGAAGCGACCAGACTTGTCGCTGAAATGGACTCCGTTCCACTGCAGACCTCATCGCCAAGAACCAGGGACCGCTCATCTGCCTTCAGTAGAATTTCCCGCAGCTCCGTCATCTCCACTGCAAAACTGGAAAGACCTGCCCACAGATTATCATGATTCAGGATACGCGTGAAGATAGACCCATAGGGGCTGAGTCGCATAGAAACCGCAGGCACATAGCAGCCACATTGCGCTAAGACAACTGCGATTCCAACAGACTTCATCAAGGATGATTTACCACTCGCATTCATTCCATACAGAAGCCATCCTTGGGACTTGAAACTAACGTTATGCTTCACATATTCCAGGCGTGTTTGTTGAGCTTCTATGAGTGGATGGCGCAGACCCTCTAGTTCAACTGAACCCACAGGACCCTCTTCAACGGTAGGTCGTGTAAATCCGCGAGCCTCTGAAACCCTCTGGAGAGTAATTGTCACATCCACCTTTGCAATCCATCCCTCCAAGAGATGCCAGGTATCCAGATACTTATCAACGAGGGCCTGACAAATAGGCGGTAACTCTCTGGAGAATGCCTCCTGAAGCTTTACCCGTTCGCTAAAAACCTGAGAGTGAATCCGATATAGGTCTGGAATATCTAGACTGGCTCCACTTTTCTTCTCATTGATTGTAATTTCATAAGGAGGATTCGGCGTCTTCTTAATCATATTCATCGTGGCTTTTGAACCTGCAATGCAGTACAAGAGTGTATCGCGACTTTCAACACGCAGAGCTGTATCTGAGAGCTTAGCCCACTTTGTAATCGTCTGAACAACCGTTGTGACCTCGCCCTTCAGCTTTGCAAGTTCACCTTCCGCCTCTGCTGTCTTTGGAGCCTTTCCATCAGGCAGAAAAAAGGTATCATCATCGCTGCGTGTTGCCTTCTCAATATCAAAATGCTGCTTGAACTCCGCAATATACGCAGGTAGACCCTCTACTGTAAGAGAGAGAGGTGAACCCTCTAAGAGGGCTGCTAGCTTCAGTGCATAGCTGTAACTCTGCTCAAGAAGAAGAACATCCGCTGCGGTTATTTTATATGTCTGGATTTTCCTGTGGAGGCGTGCCAAGTCTGAGATTTTGTGCAGAATGCTGTGAATCTGCTGCTTTTCAGGATGTTCATATAATCCCGCAATTTCGCCGAGTCGTTCATTCAGAGTTGCCACACACCGAATTGGAGATAAGAGGCGTTCACGCATAGCGCGGCGACCCATCAAAGTGTGCGTTTTCAAGAACATTCCTAGAACACCATCCTCTTCCCTGTTCGTCAAAAAATTAATCTGGGTCATCACATTATTGCCGAGGAAAACAGATTCTTCTGGAGACCAAATGCGGTGGGTGTGAAGCTGGTCTGTGAACGAGGGGAAGTGTTCTTCTATGAAACTAACCAAAGCGGTAAGAGACTGCTCTGTTAAAGTATCAAGATGCAGATACTCTTTGAGAGGCAACATTGTCTTTGGCTTGAAGACGCGCTCTAAAACATCCTGGCTGGGCGGCTGCGCAAGCTTCCTGTGAATCAGGCAAGAAAGACCAAGGCGGCTGCGTATAAAATTTTCAGCTGGAAGTGAGAGTGCATCGCCCTTCCAGTAAAAAATACATTCGCGAGGAGGAAATACCTGGAAAAACTGGAGGAGGTCATCTGCGGCCCAGGTATCCTGTCTACCCACTGCCTTCCCCTGGTAGGAAACAGCCTCACCTGTGGAGAGGTCAACCGCCGATGCTGCAAAAGTGGGAGGTATCTGCTTGGCCCATGACCCCTCTTCCATCCAGAGAGTTGTGAGAAACATGCTTTCCATCGGGTCGGCCGTTTCAAGATGTGTTCCTGGAGAGAGAATACGGGCAACATCTCTGGTTATTTTTCCCTTCGCGTCCTTCGTTTCATCAATAATAACACATGTCCATCCCTGACCAGTGAGCCGCATCGCGAAGGTGTGGAGAGACTGGGTTGGAACACCTGCCCAAAGGCCATCACGGTCACCTGGACCTGTAGCTTTTCTATAGGTAAGTTTTATGGCTAGAAGGTCTGTGATTTGCTTGGTGGTCGTTTGACCTTCCCCTGTCATGGGGTCCAAGATATCATAGAACTCATAAAACTTTCCTACTTGGAAAAAAACTGCAGTGTTGGTTGTACCATATAATTTGCTATACTTCTTAAAATGTGCAACATACTCATCGTACATTCCTAGTTATATATGGCGTTGGAACCTTAACCCCTTTTTGCCAAAATTTAATATGGTATCATTATAAATGGTTCCGCCTGTTCGCTGGTATCATCTTCTTTCATCCTGGATATTCTATCTATCTGTTGCATACCCTCTGCATGGTATTCCAACGTTTCCTCTGAATCTTCTGGCTTCTGTTGGATGCTTTGAAACTGTTATAAATCCTCACAAAGAGAGTGTGGTGAAGAATATCTATATCTTATTTATCCATCTTGCGCCTTTCTTATGGATACCTTATGAAATATCACGCAAGACACTCAGTTTTGCACTTATCGTTGCATTCATCTACGTTATCTTTATCGGTTTTATAGGAGAAAATGTAGGACATGTATATTCAGTGCTGCTCAACGAGAATCATAAGACCGCGGCCGAATTCTGGTGTGACCGTTATGGATTTTGTTAACGGTTCTCCTGGTCTTTCTCTTTTTCTTGCCGCCCTCCATATTATTATTTCCAAGTTTTCTTTTTATAATAGGAGTTTTTTGTAGCTGTAGCTCCTTATAAGTGTAAGCACCGCGCTCAACTAGCAATTGCTCTACATAAGTGAGTATACCAGTTGGATGATTTTTATCACGTTGACTTTCCATTAGATGTATATTTGTATCAGGTAGCCCATCGCGAATATAATCCAAAGCAGTCTTCTTTTGAGCATCTATCACATTAATATGAATACCATCAATCCTACAAAGTAACTCTACAACTCTTGCATATAATTCCATCTTATGTATTGTACTATAGAAACTCACATTTCTTTCACGTCCTCTTAATCTTTGTTTCAAAGCTGTTATAGCACGACAACATAATATAAGTAGTGTTCGGTAATCACCATTCAGATAATTTAAAGTTGCAATAGATGGCTGCCTTTTTATAATAAAATCATATAATATATCTGGATATCCAGAAAATAAATGCATACAAAGAGTTGCTTCAGCATCTAGTACATTTGGGTCAAGTGACGGTGTGTTAATTAAAATTTGTATAATTGTATGTTTATAGTTATCAGACTCCTCTTTAATCGTAGAAGTACGCTCACGATTATAACGATTAAAAAATAAATAAGGCATATATATATCATTTGTAAGATAACTAAGGGCTGTAAAATTCTCCTCATCACCCGCCTTTTGATTCGGGTCTGCACCCATTTCCAATATAAATTGTATGATACTTGGCGGAGCACCCTGTTCACATAGTATAAAAAGAGGTGTATATACTTGAGTGTCATCAATCATAGTACCATTAATATTGGCACCAGCACTAAGAAGTTCTGTTATAGATTTTTTAGCACCCTCTATACTATACTTATCAATATTTCGACATAAACTCAATAACTCTTTAGTTGCTATTGAATTTCCTGCCATCTACCATATGAAGTTAAAAAAACTACCATTTTATTTTCAAACGGTAGAATAATAGACCCTATTGAGCCCATATTCACGCATACACTTCTCCAAGACACACGTGCACTCGGAGCAAGGCCTAGAATTACTGGGCTTCCCAATGGACGGACTAAGACGCCACACATACATATCAGCACCACGCAGTTTACTAAGGTCTCCAAGACACCTAAGAACAGCAATTTCTGCGTGGATTGTACAGGGTCCGTGGGCCTTGTTTTCGTAGCGGGGACCCGTCCTAAATGCCCGCGCCTTGAATCCAATCTTATTGGTTGCAACTGCAATTACCTTTCCACGAATGACAATTGCACTTGTATGTAAATAAGTATATCGTTGGTCCACTTTCGACTGCAGTCGAATTGTCTCCATCAAATAGCTGAGGAAGTTTTTACGAGGCATTTTTGTGGGTTTTTGTTGAGCACTCAATGTACATCAATTTTATCACGAGTTTATAAAGCCCGTTGCTTCAGAACCTGGAAATCAGAGTACATCTGACGAAGAATGTGCTCAGGGGCCGTTGAACCCTTCTTAATAAGGGCAGCACCTTCTAGTTCCTTCTTGAGTTGTTCAATCGGCATCTTCTGGCTTTCCTTCTTGATGGTCTTCGCTCTATTCACGCGCTTATTAAGACCATCAACAGATACACGGATGCGACGAGAGACCTTGTGTGTCTTTTTTGCTCCAGCTACCCCTGAAGGGCCGGGGGCAAGTTTCACAACGGCTTTAGGGGGAGAGAGAACAATCTTCTTTGCCTTTTTCTTGGACGGGTCCAAAATTACTTTTACAGATTTTGAGCCAGCCTCTTGTACTTGCGGTAGCGTTAGTGCATTTGCAGCTGTATTTACAGGTGCATTTGCAGGTACATTTACAGGTGCATTTGCAGCAGCAACCACAGGAACAACCAAAGGAACAACCACAGGAGCAACCACAGGAGCAACCACGGTCTCATCCCCACCTCTCATAGGAACACCTCTCGGCGCGCGCTTTCGCGTCTTTGTCCCCTTCATATAATTCTCAGCCGCGGCTCCTGTTATTTTGAGTTTTTTCGTAGTGTCAGCCATCTTATTTAAAGATAGAAAACTTAACTGCCTAAAAACATATCACCTTAAAATTGGAAGGATGGAACACTCAAACGAACATCATAAAATGATTCCTTCCTACAGGCATATTCTAGACATGTATTTTGGACAGGCAGAGGGCCGCCAAATCATCTCGCATCAACTCGAATCGTTCAATCATTTCATGGATGTGGATATCCCTGAAATTATTCAGCATGTTAACCCTATCGTAGTGCGCGGCAGTCCAGAGACACCCCTATCAGGTCCTCGTTCAGCTCTTGCAACTGCAACCGGCCTCTCAACAACTGCAGCAAATGCTCTTATGAATGTTGCAGTTGGTGCGCCTCTTGCAACAGCGGTCCAGGTAAATCACGAGTATGAGGTCCATATCCTCTTTGAGAACATCAGTCTCCGCAAGCCGACTATCTTTGAGAACAATGGTGCGATTCTACCGATGATGCCAAACGATGCACGCCTCCGCAACCTAACGTATGCCTCACCCCTCTTTGTAGATGTTCGCGTCAAGACGACCTTCATCAATAACACAAAGAATGGCGAGCGTATTACGAGGGAGCGCCTCTTTCCCAACGTTCATCTCGGCAAGATTCCTGTTATGGTCGGCAGCAAGTACTGTCTTCTCCACGACCAGAAGCACCTGCATCCTTCTGTTCTAGGTGAGTGCGCAGAGGATTTTGGTGGCTATTTCATCGTCAGTGGTGGTGAGCGCGTCATCATCAGCCAAGAGCGCATGTCAGAGAACCGCCCCTTCGTCTTCCGCAACAACCGCAATCCCACCAAGGAGGTTGAGGTCATTGAGGTCAAGAGTATCGGCCCTGACAATGACCAGGTTCCGAAGAACAATGCGGTGAAAATCATGTACCACCCCAAGAACCCACAGATTCACCTTCTCAGGGCGACAATTCCGCGTATCAAGACGGATATCCCTCTCTTTATCCTCTTCCGCGCTCTCGGCGTTGTAGCAGACAAGGATATCTGCGACCTCATTCTGGGAACAGAGAAGGATGACCTCTTTGATTCCATTATGAGTGAGACGATTATGGAGTCACAGGATGTTCAGACACAGGAGCAGGCTCTCGCCTGGATTTCATCCCAGGTCAACAGCTGGTCATCTCGTGGCAACAAGGCCATGAAGATTAATGATATCCTGAACGTGGAGTGCTTCCCTCACGTAGGCATTCTGGAGGCGACATGGTATGACAAGGCCTGTTTCCTAGCCCACATGACTCGCAAGGTTCTCTGGGTCAACTCAGCGCGTATCCCCAATGATGACCGAGATGCATATCCGAATAAGCGCGTTGACCTTCCTGGCTTCCTGCTCGCCAATCTCTTCCGCACGTACTTCACGACGAAGATGATTAAGGATATTCGCGCGAGTGTGGCAAAGGAGATTCACGGTGGCTCATGGCGTGCCTCAGGTAACTTTGAGGACATCGTCAACGTGAGCAACATCAACAAGATGATTAAGTCCGTGATTCTGGAGGTAGGCCTCAAGACCTCTCTGGCCACAGGCAACTTCGGAAGTGCAAAGGCAGGCGGCCCCACGAAGATTGGTGTATCCCAGGTTCTCAACCGTCTCAATTACATCAGTGGTGTCTCACACTTGCGCCGCATCTCGACACCGATTGAGAAGACGGGTAAGCTCGTTCTGCCGCGTAAGCTTCATAATACGCAGTGGGGCTATATCTGCCCGTCTGAGACTCCAGAGGGTCACGGTGTAGGCGTTGTGAAGAACATGAGCTCAACTGCAATTGTCAGCATTTACAGCAATCCTGGTATTGTTCGCGACTACATCAAGACGACGAACAAGCTGGTTCCTCTAAAGCAGTGTTCTGCCGAGGAGAAGCACACACAGACGCGCATTTTCGTGAATGGTGCTTGGCTCGGTATTCTGAAGAACAAGGATGCGATTTCCGTTCTGGAGGCTCTTCGCTATGCCAAGCGGTGCGGTCGCATCCACATTCAGACAGGCATTATCTGGCGCGCCGCCCTGCGTGAAATCTGGATTACTACTGAGGCAGGTCGCATGCTTCGCCCGCTGTTCTTTGCCCCCACGATTCGTGAGATTGCCTCAGATAAGTCAGGCATCCTCGCTAACCATATCAACTCTCTGACCTCGTGGAAGGAGATTATCATGTGGGAGTCGCCTGCGAAGAACCATCTTGTTGAGTACATTGACCCTGGTGAGACGGAGAGCTCCTATATTGCTGTATGGCCTTCTGATGTGATTGAGCACACGGACCGCTCCTACACTCACACGGAGATTCACCCTAGTACCATCCTCGGAACGCTCGCCTCCAACATCCCGTTCCCTGACCACAACCAGTCACCGCGTAACTCTTACCAGGCGGCGATGGGTAAGCAGGCGATGGGTATGTATGCTCTTAACTACCGTGAGCGCTTTGACGCAATGTCGCACCTTCTCTGCTATCCTCAGGTTCCTTTCGTCAGCCCTTTCATGTCGAAGTTCTATGGTGCACAGGCGATGCCATCAGGACAGAACATTATTGTTGCGGTTGCGACCTATACTGGCTATAATCAGGAGGATTCCGTTATGATTAACCGCGCCTCTCTTGACCGTGGCCTCTTCCGCTCCATCTTCTTCAGGACGTACAAGGATGAAGAGAGGAAGAACCAGTCATCAGGTGAGGAGGAGCGATTCACAAACCCTGATTCGACTGAGACGCGCCAGATGAAGAATGCGAACTATGACAAGCTGGACGGAACTGGCTTCGTACCTGAGAATCAGTTCGTAGATTCAGAGGACATTCTTATTGGTAAGGTGGTACCGCTCCGCATTCCCACAGGTATGGTCATTCCTGCAGGCGCGAAGAAGTATCGCGACGTCTCAAAGACGATGCGCAATAATGAGACGGGCTGGGTAGACCGCATCTTCCGCAACCGCAATGGAGAGGGATACTCCTTTGCGAAGGTGCGTGTTCGTCAGGACCGCATTCCTGAGATTGGTGACAAGTTCTCGTCGCGTCACGGACAGAAGGGAACACTGGGAATGATTCTCAACCCTGAGGACATGCCTCAGACGGCGGGTGGCCTCGTTCCTGATATGATTATCAACCCGCACTGCATTCCGAGCCGCATGACGATTGCACACTTGCTTGAGACGCTTCTCGGTAAGATGGCGTGCCGTCTGGGTTGCCTTGGCGACGGGTCTCCTTTCAACAATGTGACACTTGACGGTCTACAGAAGATTCTGCGCGATGACCTCGGTATGGAGCCTGGTGGCAATGAGATTCTCTATAACGGCTACACAGGGCGCATGATGGAGACGAGTATCTTCACCGGTCCTGTTTATTACCAGCGTCTCCGCCACTGTTCAGCAGATAAGCTCCACAGTCGCTCCTCAGGCCCGCTGGTTATGCTGACACGGCAGCCTGCAGAGGGTCGTGCTCGCGAAGGTGGTCTCCGTTTTGGAGAGATGGAGAGGGACTGCGTGGCAGCACACGGTATCTCAGAATTCACGAAGGAGCGCTTGATGGAGTGCTCTGACCTCTTCCGCTGCTGGAGTTGCCAGGATTGCGGTCTGATTGCGATTGTGAATCCGAAGGAGGGTATCTGGGTCTGCAAGGGCTGCGGCAATACGACGAATTTCAGCGCGATTGAGATTCCCTATGCATACAAGCTACTTCTGCAGGAGCTGGAGACGATGTCCATCACAAGCCGCATTATCACACAGGGTAAGCTACTCAAGCATGCAGCTCTAACCAAGAAGATTACAGCTAGCTAGACATAATTACAGTCACAAAGCCGCCCATTAAAATTGACTTTCTTTTTTTGAAGGGTGCGGATAAGTACGGAACAGATTTGTAATCATGTCTTATAGTATGCACGTTCAAAAGCGTAATGGTTTGTTAGAGCCTATCTCTTTTGATAAGGTGCTGTCACGTGTGCGTAAGGCTGCGAGGGGTCTCCAAGTAAATGCGGATGCCCTCTCCCAGCAGGTTCTTTCTCGCATCTATGACGGTGTACCGACTACGCAGCTTGATGAGTTGACGGCTGCAAATGCGGCGAGTCTTGGAACTGTTCACCCTGACTGGAGCATTTTGGCTAGTCGTATTGCAATCAGCAATCATCAGAAGAATACGGAGGCGTCCTTCAGCAAGGTGATTGCGACCCTATCGAACCAGAAGATGGAGAAGACGGGTGAGAGCACCAGCTATATCTCAGCTGAGCTCGCGGCAGCAGTTGCTGCAAATGCAGCCGAGATTGATGCGTATGTAAATCACCAGCGCGACTATCTCCTCGACTACTTTGGTTTCAAGACGCTTGAGAAGTCCTATCTTCTGCGCGATACGAGCATGAAGAATATTATCGAGAGGCCGCAGCATATGTGGATGCGCGTTTCACTTGCTCTCTGGGTTGGTAATGCTAATATGCTCAAGTATGCATTTGAGACGTACGACCTGATGTCTCAGAAGTTTATGACGCATGCAACACCCACCCTCTTCAATGCTGGAACTCCGCGTCAGCAGCTCTCCTCATGCTTCCTTCTCGCCATGAATGATGACAGCATTACAGGTATCTATAAGACGCTTGCCGATTGTGCAGCGATTTCAAAGCACGCTGGCGGTATTGGCATTCATGCTCACAATATCCGCGCCCGCGGCAGCCTGATTCGCGGAACCAACGGTGTAAGTAACGGTCTCGTGCCTATGTTGCGTGTCTTTAACAATACTGCACGCTACGTTGACCAGTGCTTTACTCCTGGTACGGTCATTTACACCCTTGCTGGCCCTAAGCCTATTGAGGATGTAAATGTTACTGACAGTGTTCTAACAAGTACCGGTCGCTACGAGACTGTTAAGATTCCTGTTCGCCACGAGTATAATGGAGCTCTTCTAGATATCCAAGTGAAGAATGCAGTATATCCTGTTCGCGTCACACCTGAGCACCAGGTTCTTGCCCTGAAGGGCCAGGCGAAGGGTATTAACTTTGATGTTATTCGCAATCGTCTTGAGAAAGGATATGCTAAGGCTGAATTCTCTGATGCGAAGGACCTTGTTGAAGGCGATTTCCTAGTGTTTCCTATCCCAACCTATGAGAATGATATTCCAACCCTTTCAGAGGAGGACTGTCGCCTCTATGGTATTCTCTTGGGTGACGGCTACATTTCAGGTAATATGGCTGGAATTTCTGTGAACAATACTACTAAGAAGAGTATCTATGACTTTGTACTCAAGTATATCACTGACCGCGGTATGACTGTCTATCCAGAGGCTGAAGGTGAACACTCCATCAAGCTTCGCTGGTCTATCGCGAACCCTCGATTCAAGTTCACAAAGTCTCAGCTCTACGATTCAGATAAGCAGAAGAGGATTGATACTCCATTCCTCCATCTGCCTCTTACAAAGGTAAAGCAGATTGTGCGTGGACTCCTAGAAACTGATGGATGCATTGGCACAAAGGAGATTTCCTTTGAGGTAAGCTCTTACTCTTTGATGGAGGGAATGCGATACCTCCTTCTTCGTATGGGTGCTCTAACATCTGGTTATGAAAGGAACCGTGTTGGAAACGTATCTACAACCAAGGATATCCATACTAATCTGTCTACAACTGTTCTACGAGTGCCTCGTATTGCAGAGATTATGGAGATGTTCCCTGATGCTCCTAAGAGTGAGTACTTCCTCTTCTTGCGCTATGAGAACAATCTCTATACACGGATTCAGACAATCACAGAGACTCAATATGAGGGTGTAGTACATGACTTTGAGATTGATGGGCCCCATGACTACACAGTTGCACACCTCGGTGTTGCTCACAATGGCGGTGGCAAGCGCAATGGCAGTTTCGCCATCTATCTGGAGCCCTGGCACGCGGACATTGAGGACTTTCTCAAGCTCAAGCTAAACTCTGGCTCAGAGGAGGAGCGTGCTCGTGACCTCTTCTATGCTCTTTGGGTCTCCGACCTCTTCATGGAGCGCGTAGAGGCTGATGGAGACTGGTCTCTCTTCTGCCCGAGTGAGGCGCCTGGACTTTCGGATGTCTATGGCCCCGCATTCAACACACTCTACACAAAGTATGAGGCTGAGGGGCGTGCACGGAAGACGGTGAAGGCGCAGAAGCTCTGGTTCCAGATTCTGGATGCACAGATGGAGACTGGTACACCTTACCTAGTATACAAGGACCCTGCGAATATGAAATCCAACCAGCAGAATGTGGGGACTATCAAGTCCTCCAACCTCTGCACGGAGATTCTTGAGTTCAGCAATGCACAGGAGACGGCTGTTTGTAACCTCGCATCGATTGCACTCCCTGCTTTCGTGAAGGATGGAGCCTTTGATTTCGCCGAGCTTCGGCGCGTAACTCGTGTTGTGATTCGCAACCTGAATCGTGTGATTGATATCAATTACTATCCTACACCTGAGACTAAAGTGAGTAACATGCGTCACCGCCCTGTTGGTCTCGGTGTCCAGGGACTCGCAGATGTCTTTGCGATGCTAAAGCTCTCATGGGAGGATGATGAGGCTCTGAAGCTCAACCAGCTTATCTTTGAGCACATGTATTACGCGGCGGTAGATTGCTCTTCTGACCTTGCGGTGGAGGAGGGCCCTTACAGTACATTCTTCGCACACCAGAATCCGTATGCGCCGATTGGCCATTCTGACTGGGGAATGAACGAGGCTTCACCTGCTGCGACAGGCATGTTGCAGCCTGACCTCTGGAACGTGACACCGTTGTCAACAGAGCTGGATTGGGCTGGTCTGAGGGCGAAGGCGAAGAAGGGAATGCGCAACTCCCTCTTGATTGCACCGATGCCTACTGCATCCACCTCACAGATTCTCGGCTACAATGAGTGCTTTGAGCCTTTCACGAGCAACATCTATACTCGCCGCACTCTTGCTGGAGAGTTCGTCGTGATTAACAAGCATCTAATGAAGGAGCTTCTTGACCTTGGTCTGTGGAATGAGGACATGAAGCAGCAGCTGATTGCTCGCAATGGTAGCGTCCAAGAGGTTCCTGGTGTTCCTGAGGATATCAAGGCTCGGTACAAGACGTCGTGGGAGCTTAAGCAGCGTATTCTGATTGATATGGCGGCTGCACGCGGTGCATTTATCTGCCAGAGCCAGTCGCTAAATCTATTCGTTGCGGACCCGAATTATAGCAAACTTACAAGCATGCACTTCTATGCTTGGAAGAAGGGATTGAAGACGGGTTGCTATTATTTGAGGACGAAGGCACCTGTTGCTGCGCAGAAGTTCACAGTAGACCCTCGACTCATGGCTGCGATTTCTGGAGTTGCACCTGTTAGCAGTAGCTCTTCAGTGAATGAGGAGTATGCTGACTCATCAGACTCTGATGAAGAGGAGGAGTTGACACCTGCACAGAAGCGCAAGGCTCTTATGGAGAGGCTTGCGGCTGAGTACGACGAGGAGGTGAAGAAGGCGAAGGCGGCTGCCGATTCAGGTGAGGGATGCCTCATGTGTTCTGCGTAAACATAGTTCACGCATCACAGGGTGTTCTGCGTAAACATAGTTCACGCATCACAGGGTGTTCTGCGTGAACATAGTTTACGCATCACAGGGTGTTCTGCGTAAACATAGTTCACGCATCACAGGGTGTCACGCATGAGAACCTTCTCCCAGTCAATACACGGAGATAAAAAGTCATTATGACAGTGTGTTGAATATCCTGGAACACATGATGCAATGATTCTATTATAATCTTTTCCAAGTGCTAAAAACTTATCATTATCTATATTTTTATATGCCATATGAATATCTATATCATCCATAAATGTCTTGAATTTCATAGCATATGTATTAGTTGTAGAAGGAATCGTCCGCCAATGGGTTGATTTAGAAACAAATAAACGTGATTTTAAATCCGAATAAGTTTGTTTTGCATACTCATCATTAAAGCAATATTTATCATAGTGGTCATAAAGAGTAATATAATCAAATACTATAGAGGGTAAAACCGTATCTGATAAACCCTCTCTCAGAATTACACACCAATCCTTCTTATGAACATAATCATCCTCTAAGAAATAGAGTATATCAGTATCAGGCACTTCCATATTCATTGAAATATGAAGCATATTTGCAAGTGATAACTTGTCTGTGCCCGCCTTTATATGAATTAGTTCCTTAACATCATACTTATGTATCCAGTGACCAGTTGAATCCCCATCAAAAACAATAGTAAACTCAGTATTTTCATCCTTTGTAAGAAACGATGAACGAAATACTGCCTCTTTATCATACCAAGAAGGACGCGATGATGCACCAGACTGGGGAATATATGAATCTGGGGTCAATCTCATGATAACGTGTATCTTCGTTGTCATTTGTATATAAAATATAAGACCGTCATTTTAGACCACCTCTTCCTGCACCTTGATTCCAGCAAGTCCATGGATAAACACTAGAAACTCCTTGGGAAATCCCCAGAAACATCCTGGCTTCACGTCATCTCCCCCAGGGACACGACGCGAGCTCGTATTTTTTCCATGTGAGAAGGCGACAATAATTTGCTGCGGGGCGAGCTCCAGCACATCACCCTCGCGCCCAGTAAGAAACGACTCTCCCTCGCCAACCTGAATATCCCGAGAAAACTGGCGCTCCTCCCACCAACTCTTATAGAAAGTGAGCGTTGCCTCTGAACTGCGCTGACCTAGAGGAATATCAAACGGAGGAACATTCACCGCGCTAATCGCCTTTGTAAGGTCATAGCACGCAATCGTCGTTGCTACAGTGCATTTAGGCTTCCAGCTGTGCAGAGTGAGCCAGGCAACACGGCGACGGAAAGACGTCTCAGGATAGTGGTCATCATCATCCATCATGAGAACAATAGGATTCATAGCCTTGCCTACACCAATATTGCGCTTCTCAGCCACAGGTGTGCGCTTTCCAAGACGCACATAGACAATGGTTAGAGGGTCAGCCTTCAGCTGAATCTGCTCAACCTGCTCATCGAGTGCCTCCGTCGCATCATCTGTATCATCAACAAGAATCCATTCAATCTTGTTCTTAGGATAATCAGACACCATAATATTGTGACAGGCAAGGTCAAAGAACCGCTTACGGTTGTAAAGAAGAGTGACAACGCTGATAGACGGGCACTCCTCGACCTTCAGAACAGGAGGGCGCGGCGCATAGGGAATTGTGTTGAGAACAGGAAGCAGACCCATCACGAGAGTCTTGAGAGTGTCCTCAAAGACGCTCATACGGGTGGTAGCGGCAGCACGGCGCTTGGCCCTGATATCTTCCATGTCGCACTTCAGAAAGTTCTGGATAATGGTGTCAAGCTGATTCTGTGCCTCATCTGACTCGGCAACCCGTGCATACCTAGCCAGAGAATACTTCGCATCACTCTGCTCCTGAATTGTAGGAAACCAGCCGATGCCTGGCTGACCCGTGTATGTACACATGAATGCATCAATACTATTGTGAATTGTGTAGGCGCCGATTGCCTCCGCCTCACCGCCTGTATAGCAGTATCCCTCCGAGGCTGAGCAGACGATGTGGCCAGGGAAGAAGGTTCCCAGCTTATAGCGCTGCGTCTCATTCAAATCCTCTACGTGATATCTGATATTCGTCTGTTCAGGACATCCCTCAAGAGGGACAACAGAAAAGATATGCAGTTCAGGATATGAGTCGCGCCAGAAGGGGAGAAACTCCTTGATGAATGCGTGGCGATTCTTGCTGCTTCCCAGGAAGCAGGCAAATCCCTGGCGGGGGTCATTACTATCACGACCCTTCTCCGTCAGTTCATCTGCAAAGGCAGGTGTTGCCCAAGGCAGTACAACCGTCTTCTCGCGAGGCAATATATCACCAAGCGCAGTAACAAAGCAGCTGCGCGCATTCTCATTCTTAAAGATGACCTTATCAAACTTCGGCAGATAGGCATTGTAGGCGGAAGGAGTATACCATTCAGGGTTAACCATCAGCATATTTGTGCGGGCCCAGCTCATCCATGAGTAAATAGGATGCTCCAGGTGGATAATGCAGTCAGTGCGCACTGGAGGCTCAAGAGGGTCACAGTGTTGGATACTGTAAACGCCGAACTTCTTCAGTGTTGCCTCAATCATCTCGGCATCCTTCTTCAGACCGAATGCACTGGAACGATTGTACAGAAGGACAAACTTCACGCTGACAAGAGGGATTGACGTGCTCTTCGCTTGTGCCATAACTATTCAAACTACTGAGTAGAGGTTTAGGCAGATGATAAGAGATATTGGATTTGTGAAATGGAAAGACCCTCTCGCGTGGATGGAATCTATGAAGGGTCCAGCATGGCTACGGATAGTTCAGGCTGAAAATCTCCATTTTGATACTGCTGTGCGAGCGCTCTCTAGAGAGGTTGTCGTGCCAAAAGAGAAGTATGAATCCTTTCAGTGTGGGCCTATTCTTATTCAGCCAAATGGAACACTCTCTTATACATGGACATGGATAGGAACTGATAAATCAAAAGAGGCAGCGGCTATAGAATGTATTGAAGACACTGTCTATGCTATGGAGGCTGATGATGAAGGAAATGAGGTCTATAGTCTCGCGTGCTATACTAAAAAACGGGAGGTTTGGCGATACAAGACGTCTATTGCCCCCTATATATGTGTTAAAGATGGCGTATGTTATCTCATAGAGGCTGTTGGAACTCTGCAATACAGACGGCTCATCTGTATAGACGCTGATACAGGAAAAGGGCGACGTGTTCTCTTTGAAGAAAAGTCGCGGCGAAACAACCTGTCTCTGAAGAATGGGTTTCTAGTTTCAGATAATAGTGGAAGACAGGCACTCTATAGTCTTTCTCCTGTCAAAAGGGTGTGTGAAGAGGGTGTCTCCTTCTTTCCTGTAGGTGGTAACTGCTATTTTGCACGCATCGGCTCCTTCGATGCTCCCTGGAAACTCTTTGGTGCTGAGTACAAACTACCGCCGCTGAAGGATGGTATAGAATTCTTCTCTCTCAAGACGTCTCTTCTTCTGACCTCTTCTGGAGGGGTTCGCTGTCTGTACAAATGCTCTGCCGAGAAGGCACCTGTAAAACTACGTGAATTCATTGGAACCTGTGTATTTGATACATTTTGCACAGAGTCTATGTATATTACATACATACCCGGTTCAACGGAAGGGCTCTACGACGAGAAGAAAGTGATACGTAAAGAAGAGGTGTATGCGAAACATAGTCTTCACACATGCACATCTGCGGATGGGACAAAAGTACCTTATGTATTTGTTGCCAAGAGGGCTGCAGTAAAAGGGCTCATGGTTATTGTCTATGGCGGCTACGGTATACCCACGAAGATGGAGACTTCTCGTTGGAGACTTTATTTAGAGGCTGGCTGGGGTCTTGTATTCGGTCTGATACGCGGCGGTGGCGATTTCGGTGATAGCTGGGCCGATGCTGCACGCACCTATAAGAAGGGCAAATCAGTAGAAGATGCTGAGGCTGTCATAAAGGCTGCACAGAAGCTCACGAAAGTTGCTTGGACCTCCACATGTATATATGGGCGGTCTGCAGGAGGCTATGTTGTTGGTTCTATCGTTGCACGACATGGTCGCGGAGGCGTCATAGGTGCAGCCTATGCAGAGGTGCCTTATGTTGATATCTTGCGTACAACCACGAATCCTTCGCTGCCTCTAACAGTTCTTGAGTACGACGAATTCGGACATCCGGCTGAAAAACTTGAAGACCTAGAGGCCGTTCTCCGGCTCTCCCCGATTGATTCCCTCCCCGAGGAAGGGGCGCCGGCTATTTTCGTTGTGGCCCGCACATCTCTGAATGACAAGGAAGTCTTTGCCTATGAGTGTGTAAAATGGATAACTAAGCTGCGCGGCTCTTCGCCTTCAGCTCAAGAGAAGTATTTAGCCATTACGGACGGGCAGGGACATTTTGTTCGCGGGTCGAAGGGTGAGAAGCAAAAGATAGAGGATTTTCTTTTGCTGGATGGCTGGGCCAGCGCGTATTAAAAATCGCAGGCCTTAATATAAAATGGCTTGCATGAATGCTAATGGTAACGAAGTTGCATGTGTAGGTGGCAAGCGCCGCGCGACCCGCAAGGCGGGCCGCAAGAGCCGCAAGGCGGGCCGCAAGGGTGCCCGCAAGACGCGCCAGAACCGCCAGAATCGCCAGAGCCGCCAGAGCCGCCAGAACCGCCAGAACCGCAAGTAAATGGCTAGGCTAATTATCAACAAACGCATATGTATCAGTTTTACTGTTACATACGTGCTCTTCACCAAGAAGCTTCCTCAGGAAAAGTCTCCTATGCTGTACATCCTTTCCGTGCTCTAAGATTCCATCACGGTGCTTCTTTGTTCCATATCCCTTACACTTCAGAAGGTCATAATGGGAAAGCGTAGGGTCTGCCATACAGAAAGCATCAATAATATCATCATGCGCTTCCTTTGCAAGAATAGATGCAGCAGCCACCGCGATATACTTCCCATCTGCCTCAGGTTCAACAACCTCTTCTTTTCCAGAATCGAGTGCAAGTATTCCGTCAATCAGAAGACGGTCAGGCTCAACGGCTAGACCTTTAACAGCCCGCTGGAATGCCAGCTTATTTGCAGCAGTCATTCCCATCTCATCAATCTCCTTAGCCTCTACGCGCCCAACACTGAAGTCTACCGCAAGGTTCTCAATTGCTATTCTAAGCATACGCCGTTTCTTATGAGACAACTTCTTGCTGTCCTTGATTTGCGCTGAGATGGTCCGATGTTCCTCTGTCCATTCAGACTCAGGGAGCCAAATGACAGCTGCAGCAAAGAGTGGTCCCCATAGACATCCTCTTCCGGCCTCATCAATACCAGCTTCAATCAGCGTGTCATCCTTATATCTTGACGTTAACATCTCGTGTATGACTTATATTTTATGCACGACAAGTTCAAATTTAAGACGACGGTAATGTTAGATGAAGGATATCCTCTTTTGGACATTACTTTTAATTATATTTATCAGCATTCTTCTTGTTTCGCAAGTCGATGGATTTACTGATGTACCGAGTGTAAAGCCTAAGTCTGTAGTTACTGTTCCTCAGGTTGGACCGCCACGCGAGAGTGTTACCACTGGAGATTTTTCGTCCTACACCCCTCCTTCTTTTACGCTTATCTCACCTCCTCCCGGTGGTGTAGCAACCGTAAATTCACTACCTTATAGTGACCCTTCACAGCAAAAGGCTCCTTACGCTCGGATAAAGGAAGTTCTTGAGGCTGCGAATGGATTTCTTAACGTGGAGGCTCCTAACATGGCTGATGTTTCAGACCCCTCTATACAACTTCCTCTCACAACTCTTCGCACAGATGTTCACCGCCTGAATGATGAGGTTCTTGTTCTTGAGAGAAATCCTGGCATAGAATCTTCTCTAACACAACATGATGTCGATGCGATTGAGGCGAACTTGAGCTATCTGCAGAAGAAGTGGCGCACCATGGAGCCTACTGAGATTGAGGGATTTCAGTCTCCAGCTCTGCCCGTTCCTACATGGGACCCATGCCTAACAAAGATACCATCTTTATGGCCTCCTAATTCACCTCCTATTTGCGTAGGTGGTATGAAAATGGTTACACCTGCTCCTGTAGCTCCTGCAGCTCCTGTAGCTCCTGTAGCTCCTGTAGCTCCTGTAGCACCTGCAGCTTCTTCAGCTTCTGTAGCTCCTGTACGTCCTGTTTTACCGCCACCTACTCCTTTAGCTAAGGCCACAGATAATTCAGGAAATAAGCCACCCACAGATAATTCAGGAAATAAGCCACCCACAGATAA